CTCGATTGGGGGCTTAGTGCTGAGTGGAGCAAGCAGAAGAACACAGGTTCAATGTAGGAGATTATGTGCGCTGGCCCATAGGCGTTGCGGTGTTTGCAGCAAGTAGCGACGGAGAAGTCACACCGATAGAAAACACATACTCTTATGGTATCATTGTAGATATAGCTAGAGGTTGCGGAGAACATGCAGATGTGGTGATTATATATTGCACGCCTCCGCATGTAGACACATGGGTGGTGTGCCATGTTGACGACGAAAAATACAGACTTGAACTGGTTAGTGAGCAAAAATGAAGGTGGGTGATTACATCGAGATTCTGCGCCCCGACTTTGATGACGGAACGATGATATTGCGCGGCATCATATTGGAAGTTGACACCGATACCGGCCTTTGGCCCGTAAGTCGTGTATATTTATTTGAAGAACAGACAATAGAATGGTATTATGAATATGAGATTACAATAATAAGTGAGGCTATAGATGGCAGAGCAATTCAAAGTTTATTATCATGTGCTGGAGAATGAATCAGAAAAATATCATGTGTACTACGCATATGAAGAAATCGCCAAGGGTGCTATAAAAAGAGTCGAACATATGCTCGGGAGAGGGCTATATGTCTACGACATATTCCCAAATCTCACGGATGAAACTAAAACACTCAGCGAGCCTCTTTCTGTGATCACCGAATCTCAGAAAGAAATGTTTTTACCCGTTGGTATAAAAGTAAGATTTATAGGAATCGGCACTGTATTATTTGGATACGAAAGTGAAGAAAGTTCTTGACACGCGCACGAGGCTCAGTTATAGTATATAAACAGGAGCCAAATATGAAGATCACACTCGTTGTTGACACTGATGATAGACAGGGCATTATAGATTCATTCAAGATCGTTAGTCATTTTTACAAGCGACAAGGGGGAACAGCATATGCTGGAGCCCAAGTAAAGTATGGCAAGATTGCATTTATTAAGATGCTGCGTAAGTTTGCGCGCGAAGCGCGTGACGCGGAACAGGAAGGGATCGACTCAGCCTCATTGAGATTTGCGAAACAATGGGCAGACATCGCTTTCAATGAGTCCAGCCTTTGACATTTTGTTGACTTGACTATTTTGCAGACTAGAGGTATTCTATATATATGAGAAACAGTGGTGCACCCAGCATTGGCGATCTTGTTGTCGCTATTTATGACGAGCGACGAGGGCTGAAGTGCGTTGGTTTGGTTATCGACTGTCGCGGAGTCGAGTGCCGCATAAGATGGGGATCTCGCAGCGATCCGATCGGATGGTGGAGGAGAGATCAGATAAGAGTTATATCCAGTGCTCTCACAGACGAACAACTTGATAATGTTGTAGGAGGGATGAATCCCGAGAAGTTTAGCATCTGGCGCGCAAGGAAGATAAATGAAGGTTGGTAATAGGGTTAGAATGTCGCCCATGTGGAAGCACAACGAGGCTACTGGAGAAATAATAAAGATAACTAAAGAATATGTTGTAGTTTCGTGGGATGGCATCAACGGCCAGTGGCACTATACGAAAGAGCAGGCAAAAAAGTTAGAGGTGCTGAATGAGGATCGGTGATTTAGTTAGAAATCTTAACTCCGAAAGCGGCCTGCTTGGTATTATTGTTGGCTGGCAGCGTCCTTTCGACGGCTCGGATCCACAGCCTATCGTGCATTGGACCGACGGGCGCACAAACTGGATTCTGGCGCATCGCATAAAGGTGATCGCATGAAAGTCGGCGACTTAGTAATCATGCCAGGATCGTGCTATCGTGATCGCGAGGATGGACAAGAGGCTGTCGGCATCGTGGTGTCTGTCAAGGATCCGCATGTTGGCCGCTTGGGGTTGGCGCGTGTGTGCATACGCTGGAATGATAGTGATCGTAATGATTGGGAGCCCCTTGAGTGGCTGGAGGTGATCAGTGAAACTCAAAGTCGGTGATTTGGTACGAGTCAGTCCCGAGACTCACGATGCGAGGATGCCAAGCTCGCGCACCGGCCTTATCGTAGAAGCGATAAAACACAAAGCGTGGAACGACGAGGTGGCTCATGTTGGATTATTTATGGTCTTAATGACGAACGGAGAAAGGCTCAAGTTTCATGAAATGTTTTTGGAAAGAATAGAGGAAGAGTAAGAGAGTGAGAAAAAGGATTAAACAATATATTAAACACACACTAATGACCATCGTTTATGGTTATGAGGAGATTTATTTCTAATGGGAAGAAAGAATACAAAGAAACCCGGCGCGTTAGTCAAGATGCACCGGAGGCGAAGACCGGGACTTGGAATCATAGTCGAGGTTAAAGACACCGACGAGATTAGGCAGTTTGCGAGAGACAAGTTCAAGATTCGATTTAAGGCCATTCGTAAGATTCAAGAAAGAGTTGGCTATAATAAACTTTACGAGTTTCGCCGAGAAGGTATCATCACCGAGGACCAAAAAACTATGTTACAGGCTTTCTTCATGTATGCAAGAGAGGGGAAGAACAGACGCATGGCTAAGATACGATGGATCAATCGACCTTCTGCATGGGAAACAAACACCATTAACGAATCTTCCGACTGGTATCCATTCGACATGCTACGCACCGTGTCGGCTGTAAAGCCTTGACATTTTCTTGACATCTTTTCTATTGACTTCTTAGGCTCCGTGGGCTATATTATATGAGTACGAAGGAGGTACGCCTTGAAGATTGAACTGACCGAAACTGAAATCATCCACATCATGGATTCACTGCGTGAGCGTGTTAATGACTTGCGCGACACCCACTCGATCAATGGCGATGTCGAAACTGCTGATCTTGCCGATGAGCTTGAGGAGCTTGAACATGATCTGTTTGAAGCTATCAATCGCCCAGAGGATCCGTTCAGCGGCTCTCCCACGGTGGATGCTGCCCTCGATATGGTTCAGGCAGGCATTGATGCCCGTGAGCAGGTTAAGGCGTCCTCAATGGCCGCACAGCGCCGCAACGAACGCATGATGCAGGGAACAGCTAGCCCGATCTCTAACGATCCTATCGACTGGTAGGTCTTGACATTTTCTTGACATCTTTTCTATTGACAAGTGCTCGCCCCGGTGCTATATTATAGGGGCAATACAGGAGAACACATGCCAGTTACTAATGAAGAAGTGGTGAGAGCGTGGAGGGCTGGAGAGTTTGCCACAAATCATCGACGATCTTTCTATGCCATGCGGGATGGCGGGCTTTGGAGCTATAACTTGAAGATCGGCCAAAAAACAGAAGGAGGATACTGTATCCTCGCAGATTACACCGCACGCGGAGACTTTAAGTCTCAGACAACTTCTTGTCATGTCGGAGTTGCTCGTCGTGTTGCACATCAGGTGTGGCACCCAAAAGTTTGGGAAGTATCAAACTTTTGCAATGAAGAAATCCCATTTTAGAAAGGAGAAAAAATGTGGAATAAACTACTAACCGCTCTTGCTTTGAGCGCACTTACAATCTCAACTGCGGCCATTGCACATCCAGGCGACGAGGATCACGAGGTTGTGGAATATCGCGGCACTATCCTCGCAATACACGATGAGAGTGAAGCTCCAGACTATACAGTGGTCGGGTTTATTGATGTCCAGTTGCAGTTACCTGACGGCAACATCGAGAACAGCGTGTTTGAGACTCTGTTGTTTCCATGTAAAGTCGAGGTAGGAAATAGGTTCGTATTGCAAGTTGATAAGACAGACAACAGAGCCTCCATCATCTGCGTACAGTCAAATAGTTAAGGAGAGCAAGGTGAAAACGGGCGATCTAGTAACTCTGTCGGCATACGGTAAGCGTCTGACGCATGTTGCACGGCACATGACCAGCCGAAAGTGGGGAGTGCACAACGGAGAGGATAAGCCGCTCATCGGATTGGTAACTCAAGTTATGCCACCACACGAATATCGACCTTGGGAAACGCAGAATAAATATACAATCGCGTGGATCGGCGAAAATGACCATCTAGATGGGCGAGAAGCCTACACAAAATACTTTAACCGCAAGGATCTTAAAATGGTGAGTAAATCATAATGTATGAAGTAGGACAAAATATAGAGATTAGCGAGTGGTCGTATAACGCACCCGCTGATAGTCGCGGCGAGCAGGGCATCATCATTGATGTGAGCGGTTCGGTTGGCGAGGACGGCAATAGTTATACAGTTGACTTCACAGAGTTCGGTACAATGTACTTGACTGAAGACGATATTAAACCTTTGAACAACGAGGACGAAAATGGCGATTTGCATTGAGTGTGAAGAAGAGTATAATGATAAACGCTTGGCTTTAGGATACAAGACTTGTTTGGACTGCGGCGGTCGCGCCGCAAACCGACAGATCCGCCAACAGACAGCGCGGAACTTGCAGACTATGGCTCCGAATCATTATACTGGAAGCGTAGAAGAAATGTTCGATAAACGACCGGACTAGGCATCACAAGCGAGGATATAATATGGCTAACCTGGCATTTTCTGGCGAGAAAGCCTCACAGAGCGAAGTAAGGAAAGCGTTAATGGCTATCTTGGCCGATAGCTGGCCCAACGCTTTCACGGTGGATTTCCACTCAGATGGTGGAGGATCCATCTTGAGGGCCATCGTTGAGTGTGAAGATACTGATGAGCATTTGGATAAGGAGTTCACGGACAAGTTGCCGCTCAAGTTCATGGGCTGGCGACTGGTGATATTAAAGGTTCCCATTGGTCATGTCCGAGTCTTCTACTCTTCTTGACATTTCCTTTACAACTGCACCCTTGACTTTCTCGGTCAAGGGTGCTATATTATGGGCATGAAGAAAACAAAGATCAAGACCCCGAAAGCTCGCAACTGGCTCGCAGTGCGGGCACATCTGCGTTCGGGTGCCGGAAAGCACAAGGACAAATCCAAGTATACCCGCAAGATCAAGCACAAGGGGACACAATGAAAGTCGGTGATCTGGTAACACAGTCGCATGCCGGGAGTAATACAGGCATCATCATAGCCATCGATCCCGAAGAAATCGGAGATTCAAAAGAAGTGCTGGTATTCTGGGACGATGGCGAAGTTTGGAACCATTCGATGCGGTTTCTGGAGGTGATCAGTGAAAGTCGGTGATTTGGTTAGGCTTAGGCCCTCGATGTCTGCCATGACAGAATATGCATGGCCGCCAACGACAGGAATAATAACAGATATGCTTGAAGATGAAACAGGCTTCTATGATTGTCTGGTCTTGTTCGCCCACGGCGAAGAATGGGTCAGTGATATACAACTGGAGGTAATCAGTGAAAGTCGGTGATTTGGTGAGAGTTAAATATGATGGCACAACTGGCATAATCGCCAGAAAGGAAGTGATGAGAAATGGTAGAGTGAGATGCGCGAGCATATGGATTCACTTGCATACTGGAGAGAGCTTCAAGCCTGAATACCTGGAGGTAATCAGTGAAAGTCGGTGATTTGGTTAAGTTTCACTCCTCTTCCTGGGTTACGGATCGTGATGATTACAAGAACCCCGGCATCATCATAGAGCATGTAGCCGTCATTCCGAATCGCTTTCGGATATTGTGGGCCGATCAGAGGGTTACGGTAGAGCATGTGTCGTATCTTAAACCTTTGACATCTTCTTGACAAGGATCCTGTTGACTCTTGCTCTCGCCCATGCTATATTATATGGGTAATCAAGGAGAAACCATCATGGCATATTTGACTAAGAACGACATTGTAATCATTCGCACTCAAGACAGCACTATTCAGGCGCGTGTCGTTGACATGCAGTTCCGACGCTTTAAGCGCAGTTGGAAAGACAAGAAGACCGGCGAAATGAAATATCGCTGGAAGTCAGTTCCCTATGCCATATGCGAGTGTTTTCTTGGCGCTCCGGCTGGAACGGAGTTTTTGATCCCCGGTTACAAGCTGCAGTTTGAAACAAAGGACGGCGAAAAGTTGCTTGTACTTCGCGACAAGTATGCAGCAGAGTTCGATGGCGCATGGGTTAAGAAGATGCTCACAGAGAGCAAGGAAAAGCGAAATGCCTCATAAGAGTTTAATCGGTCAGTTAGTTAGATTTAGAGCAGAGGGCAACTATCCCGAGTTTCACGGCGCTATCGGCCTTGTGATTTCGCATAATAAACCTTTGCATGTCCGTGTGAAATGGGTTAAGCCTGTCCACTATGCCATCAACTCATCACACTATAAATACCACGGACCAGCAACCGTTTCAGATTTTGGTCTTGACAGACTTGACATACTCAAAGGAGATAAATAATGGGTTATCGTTCAACAGCTATTCTCGCGGTCAGCAAGCAAGCTCGACCTTATCTTATGCACTTTCTCGGCAAGGAGCCCGAGGCCATGTCGATGTGCTTCGGAAAGCACTCAGATCGCACCGAGGACTTCCAAGGCGAGGAGGGATCGATCATGTTTCGTTTCGACGGTATCAAGTGGTACGACTCCTTTCCTGAGATCGCAGCGATCGAGGAGTTTATGATGCACATGGAGGATCAGATTGAGGGCCTTGGTGAAGGTGATGAGTATTTCCGCTTCGTTCGCATCGGCGAAGACGATGGCGACATCGAACGGCGCGGGTACGCCTTTGACATCCACCCCGTCATTGACATTGTATATTGAAAATAAAGGTTGGTAACATGAAGTACATCATCAAAGAAGCGGGATCAATGATCGGCGCACTTGTCAAGGACGACTCATCTTCCATGCCTCAGATCGTCGTTGAATATAAGTGTGACGCCAAGGGGGAGTGGATTCGATTTATCAAGGATCCGCCTGACGAGTGGAGAGGTCTGGCCGCTTACACGATCTTGTCGAAGAAGGTACGCAAGTGAAAATAAAGGTTGGTGATTTGGTGAGGATAGTTATGCCCATCAACATCGACATGGGCATCGGCGTGGTCACGGCGGTGATCGAAACTGGTCACGATTCGGTTGATCACTTCTACACCGTACTGACTGAAGGTGAGATATGCATATGCGACTTGCCGTGGCTTGAGGTCATCAGCGAGGCCAGCCACGCACCTTTGACATCTTCTTGACAAGGATCTCCTTGACTTCTACCCACACCCATGCTATATTATAGGGGTAATCAGGGAGAGATATGATCAAGGTTGGCGATTTGGTAAGGATAGCGGAGCCCTTCATGAGCTATCAGGGTCAAGTGGGGATCGTTACAAAGATTCCGCTGACCGAGCGTGGCATGTGGGCTATCCTGCTCACATCTGGCGAGCTTATCGCCACGAGGCTCATGTCACGATTGGAGGTGATCAATGCTAAGTGATTGGCAGATAATGTTGTTGGACAACGGTTTGTGGATTCTTCCCAGCCTGTGTGTACTTGCTATTGTGGTGTTCCCGTGGGATCACTGGAACTCTTTGGTTGAGGATAATAATGAAAGTCGGTAAGCTATACAGATTTGACCGTATTAACGGACACACAACAACCGTGAATGGCCGACTGGCGATGTATTTGGGTGAGGCTTTCATCCGTCGCGACGATGGCGCGACCATAGAGAACCACAAGGTTTTGATAGTCGGAAACACAAGCCCGACGATCATTGATCGCGGCTTGTTGAAGCACATGCGAGAGGTGACAGCATGAAAGTCGGCAACTTGGTAAGCGTGAAGCGTACCCATGGCCGAGAGCCTGTCATCGGTGTCATCATCGCGATCAAAGCTGACTTGTTTAACACTGTCGCTATTGTTGAGTCCATTAAAGGCAACTATCAGATTTATGCTAACCCCCTTGACATCGAGGTGATAAGTGACTGTCGGTGATCTCGTTAAAGTTACACGCGCCTCCATCGGCGTACCTGTCGGCACACTGGGCCTGATCGTGTCCTCGCATGCCACCCGTGGCGACTATGATACTGCATCGGGCGAGAAGATTCACATACTGCAGCTTATTGGAGGTGATTTTGCATGGGGACAGAACCGCCGTTATTTAGGGAGAGATTTGGAGGTTATCAATGCAAGTCGGTGATTTGGTAAGGATGAAACACGCTAAGACGGGTGCCGCATTCGGCCCCGCTGCGATAGTGACAAGGAACGCTGCATCGAGTGAGTTCGTAAGAGTTTGGTGCAGCCGGGTGCGGCGGTATGAATACTGGGATGCCCGATACATAGAGGTTGTCAATGCAGGTCGGTGATTTAGTCAAGTGTGTTGCGGTCGATAATAAACCTCTCGGCCTGATCGTCGAGATCAGCGACCATCCGAGTGGTTATCGGATCCTTCATTATCGCGTGCTCGTCAAAGGATCCACCCATTCATTTCTCTCCCATCATCTGGAGGCTATCAATGAAAGTCGGTGATTTGGTAAGTTGTAACGGACATTTAGCAATCGTGATCGTGGCTGATGCCTATGAGACATTGATTAAGTGGTTTGACGATGGCATCGTTGAAGATGCTGATAACTATTCGACAGGACTGGAGGTGATCAGTGAAAGACCCTAGACCCTGGAAAGTTGGCGATCTTGTTAGGATCAGAGACACCGGCGAGACTGCATTGATAGTAGAGGTTGCCGACACTGCGGTGCTTGGCACAAAGATGATTAAGATTCACACGGGCGAATACTTCGCCCCTTGGAAAATAAACCTTGTTAGCAAGGGAGCTAACAAGGTCGAAGAGGGAGGAACTGGTTAATGCCGATTTGGGTTTTTATGGTTCGCTACGATGGCGAAATGGCATGTAGTACGCACTTCACTGAGAAGGGCGCAATCCTCGCAGCTATTGAGGATGTACTACAATATCTCGGAATAGAGGACGACGAGGACGCGAAGAAGGTCTACAACGACCGTAGCGGCATCGAGGAAGACGCTGCTGTCGAACCTCCCGAGTGGCATCATGAAAAGCTGCGAAAGATGACAGCAGGAGAGCTATACGGCATCTTTGGCGAATGGGTTGAGAAGACATGGGATGACTTCATGTATGAGTGCGAGATTCTTAAAACAAAGGTTGCAGCATGAGAAATAGAAGATTTAAGGTAGGCGATTTGGCGATGTGGAGTCGAGGACTAGGCAGTCAGCCGCCCGGTATCATATTAAAGGTTTCAGAAGGAACCGATCAATATCTGATTTGTTTTGCTGATACTGGTGTCAAGCGATGGTGTACTGGCGGGCTCTTGCAGGCGTTGACAAATCCTTTACAAGAAAAGGGTTGATTTCAGCCCCAGAATACTATATATTATAGGCAAGCAAGGAGTGAATCATATGCATCCGACCCTTCCGATCAGTGTCATCCTCGACCTTATGCGCCGCGAGCACCCAGATGGACAGCCGCCACTGCAGCTACGCGCCCCCGATCCCATCGAACCGCTCCACGATCCACGCGATTATGAATCGCCCATGCATAAAGTCGATGAAGATGAGCAGCCCGAAAGAGGAGTTGCAATCATTGATTTTACGATTTGACATTTCCCTGACATTTCCTGACTTGACTTCTGCCCGCGCATAGGCTATATTATATGCGTAACCAAGGAGATTCTATGCCCCGTCTGACTTACGCCGACCGCTTCATCGCTCTTCTCGCCCGCCCGCTCTCACAGCGGGATCGTCAGTTCTGCGAGAGCTTGCAGCACTACTATAAGAGCAAAGGTCGCCTGACCTCTGGCCGAGCGCGTTGCGTTAGAGAGCTTGAGGACCGCTATAGCGCCGAGAAGCTGGCCGAGGCAGCAAAGCGCGGCGGCACCATGATCAAGCGTCTGAGCGCACTGTCAGAGCGTGTAAGCGATGATGCATGGGCTAGCCGCTTTGTGATGAGTCTGAGCCTACAGGTACAGGGTGGGCGTGATCTCAGTCCCAAGCAGGTACAGATTCTTGAGAAGATCGAGCGCGAAAACAGTGATGAGGCCATGGCTGCAGCAGCTACATGGGCGACTGATTATACCTCGCCAGACGAGAAGGGTGTGTCTCCGCGTGACCGCGCTGTCATCGCCGCGCGTTACTACCAGACGACAAGCTATTTTCAAGGTGTTGTCACAAAGGTGCTGGCCGATGGCGTTCCGACCCAAAAGCAGTACCGTAAGATGGTCGAGAACAAGTACGCCCAGAAGGTCATTGAGGCCACTCTGAGCGCCCCGAAATACGCGGCAGGGTCATTTGTCGCTCTTAGGGCTTCCGCGCCCTCTAGCGCCCGTTGGGGCACTGGAAATAAGCCTTGCGTTGTCATCAAGACCGACGCTGCACCAGTGACTAGCGCAGCCCGTGGCGCGAAGAAGTATAGCGTGTTGCCGGTCGGTGGGGCACGCCCCGTGATTATCGAGGAACGCCACCTTAAAGCAGCGCGAAAAGTAAAATAAACCTTTCTAGAGTGAGTCCGGTCGAAATAGTAAACTAAAGGTGGGGTTCAACGCTTTGAATGAACCCACTGCACGGCGAGAGTCACCGAACACGGTAGATGCGCGTGCGAACCCGCGAGGGAGTTAAAACAAAGCTGGTGAGGAAGACGCGGCAAGGACAGCGATCATCGACCGGACTCACTCTTTAACCTCTCTTGACATTCTCTTTACAACTTTAACCTTGACTTCCTCGTTTATATCGGCTATATTTATAGGGTAAGAACGAGTTGAACCCTCTGACACTGGAGATTTTACATGGGTAACTATTCTGGAACTATTCGATGCGGCCACTGCTACGAGCGAGGCCACAACCGCGCAAGCTGCGAGAAGTTGACGGAGCAAATGGCTCACCGCTTTGAACGACTACGGAAAGAGGTCGAGAATGGATCCCGACCAGAAGACGACTATACCTATCAGCGCACTCGCGAAAAGCTAGCCAAGCGCATCGGAGAAGATCCAATCACGGGCGAAAGCAAACGCCGTCGCCGAGCGACCCACGGAGGCCGCGTGTGCGGCTATTGCGGGGAGAACGGACATAACCGACGCACATGCCCGCAGCAAAAGGCAGATCGTGAGCGTTACGCTGCTCTGACCGTCGAGACTCGACGCACCGTGTTGGATGCGATGCGTGAACATGGCGTCGGTCCCGGCACTCTCCTGTCGCATGATGAGTATGGCACGGTGACTCCGTGTATCGTCACGGGCATCAAGTGGGACACGATTCACCGCAAAGCCAAGTGGCCCGCTGCCATCATCGCGCGTCGAGTGACGGATAATAAACCTTGTGTGCTCTCGTTCCCGAGCGAAGTCACGCAGTCTTCCAGCCGATGGAACACGGTGACTATCCTGAGTCGTGCCCATGTTGTGCCGACGCCACCAGCAGGCTGGGAAGCGGCTTCCAACCTCGATTATGCCAGCGTGGATATTTTTGAGAAGGGCGCAAAGCGCGACTACTGGTTCTGGCGTGAACAGGGTGACGAGTAGTCTTGACATTCTCTTGACAAACTTTCTATTGACTTTCCCTCTCCCCTGTGAGATAATACAGGGGTAATCGAGCAAGGAGCTACCCGATGACTGACACCCCGACCACTTCTGACCTTCGCGCCCTCAAGCTGACCGAGGACGAATGGCACGCACTTATGCACATGGGCGAGCTTGAGCCGAATCGCGCTCATCTGGATATGCTCGTGCTGGCTGGACTTGCCGTGCGAACCAGCATCCACCCGCCCGAATGGGATCTGACCGAGGCTGGTCACGAAGCCTGCAACGCGATTGATTTCGTCCTCGACTGGGATGACTTTGTGTTTAAGGCCCCTGAGAGCCCTTCTGAGCCCTCCGATACGGTCTTCTTGGACGGTGAGCCTATCGAGCGCAGCGAGGCCATGGAACTGATTTCTGAGCGTCCCAAGCCCATCGGCATAGGATCGCTTGTGTGCCATCAGCATCACGGCGAAGGTCTGGTGATCGACCACTTCATGTGGGATGGTGACTGGGGTGGCTTCAGGATTAAACTTCTTAAGCCTTCTCAAACCGCGCCTACAACCTCGATTTCTGAGATCAGCGACCGGGCCGATGCCTTCACGCTGGTAAGTTAAACATCTTCTTGACATTCTCTTTACAAGAATGTCCTTGACCTTTTCCCCCCACTGTGCTATATTTATAATGTAGCGAGGGATGAACCCTCGCCCCCTCGACTAAGGAGTCCTATCATGGCAGTTGATTTCAAGACCTTTCGCGCTATCGTCCCTCATGTCACCGCTGCACGGTTTCCCGTGCTGCTCCGTGGCCGTCACGGTGTGGGCAAATCTCAGGTTGTCTACCAGTTGGCGGGCGATCTCGGACTCCCGGTTGTGGAGCGCCGCGCCTCTCAGATGACTGAGGGCGATCTTCTTGGCCTTCCGAGCACTGACGGTGCTGTCACCACTTGGAACCCGCCCGCGTGGTTCAAGACTGCCTGTGATGAGCCTGTGGTGCTCTTCCTCGATGAGGTTGACCGTGCGACTCCCGAGGTCCGTCAAGGCATCTTTGAGTTGACCGACAGTCGCAAGCTGGCCGGTTTCAGCCTCCACGCTGACACCATCATTGTCGCAGCCGTCAACGGTGGCGAGCACGGCGCACAGTATCAGGTCGGCGAAATGGATCCTGCGGAGCTTGACCGCTACACGGTCTTCGATGTCGAGCCTTCCCACGAGGACTGGCTTGATTGGGCCAAGACCGAGGTTGATGGTCTGGTCTGGGATTTCATCAATCAGAACCGTAATCACCTTGAGCACACCGGCGATTTTGAGCCGAACAAGGTATACCCTTCTCGTCGTTCCTGGGATCGCCTGAATCAGGCAGCGACCGGCGCGGATCTCCTTGGTGAGGACGCAGACGCGGGTACGATCTTTAACCTCGCTGCAGCGTTTGTTGGCTTTGAAGCTGCCGTTGCACTGCAGGACTTCTTCACCAACTATTCCCGTCAGGTGACGGTCGAGGATATTTTGGTCAAGGGTGAGATTGACCGCACCAGTGATTTCACGATCAACGATCACAGCGCACTAGTCGAGAAGATGGAGGCTACCGCAGCTTTCGCAGAGGCTCTGCCCGCCGAGCAGGTACAGAACCTTGCTAACTATTTCGTCACGCTGCCATCCGAGGTAGCCATGAAGCTGTGGGTTGTTCTGGGCAACGGTGAGATCCAGAATACTGTTGAGCTTCACCAGTCCTCTGCCGCAGATGGTACATCCGTCAGTGGCTATCTTGTCGAACTATTGACTGGAGAGTCCCAGCAGTAAATAAACCTTGGCTGCGTGGTGGAACGGTAGACACAAGAGACTTAAAATCTCTCGCTCCAATGAGCATGCGGGTTCGACTCCCGCCGCAGCTACCATCGGGTCAATAGCTCAACGGGTAGAGCACCGGCCTTTTAAGCCGTAGGTTCTGGGTTCGAGTCCCAGTTGACCCACCATTCCGGGCCTTTAGTTCAGTGGTAAGAGCGCCCCGCTCATAACGGGATAGTCGTCGGTTCAAATCCGACAGGGCCCACCATATTAAACCTTTACTCAATCGCCATAGGAGGCATATCATGACAGCAATCATCGCATCATCCATCATCATCGCTCTTTGGAGCACCGCACTCGTCGGGATCCCCGTCTGCGCTTTCTACGAGGGCCGATAGTGAAATACTATATCAGCCGCACGCATGTCAACTTAGACGCCGCAGGACGGCTCTCAGGGTACGAGACAGTGCTAACCCGTCCCGACACCCTCCGAGCCACTCAGACGGCCCTGAAACGCTACACAGCCCTTGGAATCACCGATCTCCACTTGTGCGAGCATCCAAACGGATCGCGTCGATGGGGGAGGTTGGATCGAGAAGCTGCCAAGCGACGAAAGGACCGGCCCATGACCGTCGCCGATGTCGCTGAAGACCTCGCAGAGCTTGATAAGGAGGCGAGAGCGTGTGAAGAGGACATTTGACATTCTCTTGACAGCTTGAGCCTTGACCTTTTCGCCTCACCATGCTATATTTATAGTATAGCAAGGAGATTTCTATGACCCAGCCCGTTTCATCCCCCGCGCCCGAAATGACTCCCGAGGAGCTAGCCGCTGCAGTGGCAGAGTTTGACTTGAATCGTCACACCGCGCGTCTACTCGTTGACGAGCCGTTCTTTGCGGCCCTCTCTCGACGCATCAACAAGAAGGCATCGGGCGCGATCCCGACTGCTGGTGTTCGCGTGACTGATGATGGTCACTTTGAAATGCTCTACAATCCGGCCTTCTTTGCGAAGCTGCCAGATGTCCAGCGTGCTGGAGTGCTCAAGCATGAGTTCTATCATCTTGTCTTTGAGCATGTCACTGGTCGTTTGCCCGATGGTGGCATGTCTAAAATGTGGAACATCGCCACGGATCTTGCGATCAACTCTCACCTTGTCGGCGAGTTGCCCGAACAGTGCTGCATGCCCGGTGAGGGCCCATTTGCGGATATGGAAAAGGGCAAGAGCGCGGAGCATTATTTTGCTGCTCTCAAGAAGAAGCAGGAAGAGCAGGACGAACAGCAGGGCGACGGCGAAGGTGGAGGATCCGGCGACCCATCCGATCAGCTTGGCGACAGCTTTGATGATCATAGTGGCTGGGGCGAGGGCCAGGGGGCCGCTCAGGACATCGCGAAGGAGCGTCTAAAGGAATCAGTCAAGAAGGCTGCAGAAGAGGCTCAGAAGGCCAATAGCTGGGGTTCCGTGTCTGGTGAGTGCCGTCGCGACATCCTTGACCGTATCGCCTCTAAGGTTGATTGGCGCAAAGTGCTGCGGTACTTCATTAAAACCTCTCAACGGTCCAACAAGACTCGCACGGTGAAGCGCCTGAATAAGCGTTACCCCTACATCCATGCAGGCTCTAAGGTCCGTCGTCAAGCTCGTATCGCGATCAGCATCGATCAGTCCGGTTCTGTTGATGATGGCATGCTGGCCGCGTTCTTCTCTGAGTTGAACAAGCTGGCCGAGCTAGCTGAGTTCACGGTAATCCCCTTTGATACCGAGGTTGCAGAAGATTTTATTCATGTGTGGAAGCGTAACGAGAAGCGCAAGTGGGTCCGTGTGCGCTACGGCGGCACCGACTTCAACCCTCCGACCAAGTATGTCAACGATCACGGGTTCGACGGTCACATCGTCCTGACGGATCTCATGGCTCCCAAGCCCATTCCATCCAAGTGTCAGCGTATGTGGATGACGACTAAGTATTACGCCCAGCGTCCGTACTTCCAGACCAACGAGAGGATTATTGCCATTGACTGCGATTGATAATAAACCTTTGCACACTCCGCCGGTCAGCCCCATCGAGGTTGACTGGCCTCCGTGCATCACGAGACTACCATCAGGCACTTATGCAGTCAGCGGCTCAGAATGGCTCTCAGTGCCTCCGAGCACCACCTTTGAGGACTTGCCCCGATACATGGTGGTGAAGCGCCGAGAGAAGCAGCCAGCCGCCCCGCGCGAGGGTCGAGAGTGGAAGGTGATGGGGTCGAGAGGGAGTGAATATATCGTGACCGAGTATCAGAGCGATTCGCGCCAGATTTTTTTCAGTTGTACTTGCATTGGGTATAGCTATCGTCGTAAATGCAAACACATCGAGGGTATAAAGGAGAGAATAAAGTAAATGTATTACACAGAAGAGGATATGATCAAGGGTATTCCAGTTATAAATAATGTTACACTCTTTGAGCGACACACTTGCAGAGCCATGGCATTCGGTGACAACCTCGCTTTGTCTGCCACCTTTGTGACACTAGCTAACGGGCTCAATGAGTTGCAACGGAAAACCACCGAGGCCAATGATAATAAAAGTGTAACAGGATTGTCTACATTGTCTACAGAGAGTGAACAACTTGCAGTAGCTTTAATGCAATCCCTCAGTGCCGTACTACATGAAGTATAAATGTCTTAGGGGTACTACCATCTGATCGTATAATAGTTGCAACATTGTATACATGTATTAACATTTAATGAGAAGGGAGCAAACCAGGGGAAGGAACTAGTACATATACGCCTTGCTTGTCAAGTCATTTATTGTCCGTATCATAAAGTATACGGTGTAACATTTAATGTATATTTATGCGACACGATAACGCAGGTTACAAGCCCAATATGAGCGAGGGTAATAAATGCATCAGTGTAACAAATACATGCGACACATGCTACAAGCCACCGTATCATAAAGTATACGCGGCGCATCTACCGTATCAAAAGGTATACGCCGAGGGGTATAAAAGAATATATGCTACAGTATGTGATACATGCGACAGCATATGGCAGGTATAACCTGTGTTACGGAGGAGTGAAACATTTAACGAGGGTAATAAAAGAATAAATGTAAAGAACAAGTAAAAGAATATACTACACAGTACTAACAAAGACTTGACATACATTTAACACCGTATAACAATGTATATGCTACACAAAACCCAAGCAATAACAAGCACTTACCAGGTACCCCCCCTCCCCCTCCGGGGAATCTAAGTCCGCGGAATCATTGGGGATTCTTAAGCTGCGCGCAGATACATTCGCGATCCCTAAGCCATTTTTCCAGATTTTTACATTCTCGCTAATTAAAAGAGTGAAAGTAAAAGAACCGGAAGTGCAGCTTGAACTGATTAGAGTAGGCGATTTAGTGCAGTATGTCGATCCGATTCCGGAAGACTTAAGGATTATAGATGGTGCAGGTATAGTAATCGAGGTTAGGAATAACATATATCTTAAAGTGAAGTGGTTAGATAGAGATATAAAGCCCGGGCTATACCTTCGTAAAGAACTTAAGTTATTGTCGAGGGCCAAGTTGCCAAAAAATTCCCAGAAAAAATTGTAAAGATATGAATAATATGTTATATTGTAGGTGATATGCAGAGTGAGAAGGTAGATGTAGGCGATTTGGTTAAGTGGTTTGACTATTATGCCGATGGTGATATTGTTAAGGATGCCGGCCTAGGTATAGTATTGCGCATAATAGAGAGGCCAGACCCGCCACATACGCATAGCTATTTCGCGCATGAACTATATCTGATTCAGCGAATGGATAAGGTTGGCCAACACTGGTATGCAGATCATTCGCTAGACTTGGTGGCTAAGGCTGCACAGAAAAATGCGCAGAAATATGATATTTGATGCTTAGCGTTATAGTTACTTTTGATTGGAGATAAACAAGTGGCACTGTCAATATCCGGATCATATGATATTAATGATTATATCAAGAACCTTATGAAAGCTGGTTCTAAGAGGAAGGGTAGTACCGATCTTGTACCCTATCAAGTAATAAGTGGAAGCGGGCCCGGATATTACTTTGCACCGGAAAAGCGCCGCATTATTACCATTAGCCGGGGGACGGAAGTATATGTATTACCGCTTGAACCAGATAAAGATGGTAGATATCATGTTGTCAATCTTCAAGGCCAGTATTTTATGGTGCCTGGAGATGAAATAATAGACCTAGGCTTTAATTAATGGAGCCCTTGGACCAAGTTATTAACCCGCTATTGCGTGACGCGTTGTGGTTTGCGTTAATCCTTTTTGGCTACTGGGCTATTGGCTTCGAGGCTTCTGTTATAATTTTGCTAGCAATTATTGCCAAAAGACTAAAATAAAACTAATTATATGCAACGGAGGCATACTATTCAATGAGTAGAGAAAGTAAGCGTAGGCAACAAGTAGAAAAAATTATCCGCGAAGAATTATTAGCTAACAAAAGAAAAATTTTACGCGAAGCTAGGGGCGCGGGCATGCACCGTAACGGCGTCGAAGCTGGATTTACACAAGGCATGGGTGCACGAGGCGGATCCGCGACAATGCCAGAACCGGCGGCCGGCCGTGAACAAACATGCGTCGAATCTGATTCTGGTGGATGTATCGACCCGCCCGGTTTAAAACATCATTTTGTCGAATCCCTAGGGCCTCACGAAAAAGAAGGTGTCGACGAATTGGGAGAACCCATACAACGCTTCCGCGGTCAGCGAAGGCCTAAATCCGTTGTCGATTCTTTGAATGAACAAGACACAGGAGACACCGGAGACACGGGGGATACAGGTCTGCGTTCCCGTCGGTATCGGTCCGCCGACTATAAAATGGGCGGCTGGCTCCCCGGCGGTCGATCTCCGAGTGAGGTTAGAGATATGAAGTCAGCCATGGATGCCTTTGAGCGAGGCGAAGAGACGCCTGAAGCCGTCCGCGCAGCTGCAACCGAGTCCATCCCAAAAACACAGAAAGAGAAAACGCTTGAACAAATAATCAGACAAGAGTTATTACAGTTATTGAAAGAAGAAGCTAAGTCTTCTGATAAGGAAGTCTTTGGTGTTGATACATTAAGTGACCATGAAGATGGAAAAATTTCCGGCGTTCCTGGAATTCCTGTAGCTACTGATGAGCCGATTGAAGAGTCAACTCTCCGCCGATGGAGAAAAATAGCTGGAATAAAAGAGCAAATGGATATGGATGAGTTTATGCCAGACGACGACACCATTGACGCACAAAATACCGATGCAGCCGCGGCTGCAGCGGGAGAAGGGGATATTGAAACTGAGTTGCCTAATGAAGAAGAAGGCATGATAACCGGCGAGGGCGCTGTGGCGGATGCTAATTTTGATGCGGAAATGGAAGATGTTGAAAAAAATATGGAAGACGCCCTTAAAGAACTTGAAAATACTGTTGACATGACCGTTTAAACGCTATATATTAATAGTATGAGTATTTGGTATACCGGTACGGGATATGAAATAGAGTATAAGGACTTAATTAAAGTTGTCGAAAACCACACGAAAGCTGGTGGTACTGTGTATATTGGTACTGATTCTTTTTTAACAAAAAAACACTGTGTGTTCGCTACTGCTATATGTCTTCATGGTGGAAAACTTGAGGGTGGAAGGTATTTTATACAAAAAAATAAGCCTAGCGCAAAAAAGTTTAAAGTACTGTTGTCTAGAATTATGGCTGAAGTCGAAAAAACAATTTATTTTGCGCTTAAAATACATGAAGATTGTCCAAAAGCCAATATTGAATTGCATTTAGATATTGGGGCGTCCACCGCTGAAGGAGCAACTGCGCAATATTCCGATATGTTGACTGGATATGCTAAAAGTAGCGGATTTTCGTGTAAAGTCAAGCCGGATTCGTGGGCGTCTTCATCAATTGCGGACAAGCATTCAAAATGATATTTGAAATTGGTAATTTAGTTGAAATTCGGACAACTTATGGTAGTATTGTTGGTCTATTGCTTGAGTTAGATCAGATAAGCCGGCGATGCAAAGTATTGACACGGAAAGGCGGAATCATAGAATCAGACGAGCGATATCTTATATTATATGGAATTGGAATATGAGAAAAAAAATACATAAGACAATTGAATATGGTCTATTTATAGGTGCGGTAGCTATTATAAGCGCCGGCGTGTATTTTAATGTACTGTATTATGAGCGGCATCGAAGAAAAGAAAGAAAAAGCGCTTGGAATTAAGTTTGCTGATGATTTATGTATTGGCGATTTAGTAACATGGAAAGACTTAGGTAAACATTCAAAAAACAATTATGGAATTATAAAAGAATTTTATACTAAGATAAAAGGCTCAAGGCCCGTTGCGTATGCACGGGTCTTTTTTTTGCAAGGTGACGGATACAGTGAACAAGAAGTACTTATTATTAGGTTAAAATTACTTTCCAAACGCAAAAAAAGCAACTAATTATTATATAATGCCCTGTAATGTTGATATAACTAATGAATCTGATATCGATTTAACTGATTTAATCGATTTAGCAAACGAATTTTTGCCTCATGCACAATCTGTTATGGGTTTTTCTGAACCTGTCTCTGTTTCGTTGCTTTCAGATGAAGAAAATTCTCTAAATCCTCTTGGAAAAACTGGCTATTATGACCCAGGTGAGATGGCTATTAGTATTTTTGTCGACGGAAGACATATAAAAGATATATTACGCTCTCTTTCACACGAATTAGTACACCATACACAAAATTGCAATGGAATGTTCGATGATATCGGCGAAATGAGCTTAGGGTATGCTCAAGAAGACGATCATTTGCGAGAGATGGAGCGAGAAGCTTATGAGTTGGGTAACTTATGCTTTCGAGACTGGGAAGATGAATATAAGCAGAAACAACAGTGGACTTTAAACGAAGGCGTTATTGAGGATTTGATGGCCAAACGGGCCGGCCGGAAAGGTTGGAGTCCTCTTGGGATTAATCCGTCTTCTCTTGGCTATAATTATAGTCTTAAAAATGTTGATCTTAAGGAAAAATCTCAAGAACACTATAATGAAGAAGACCCTGGCCCACATTGGGATAGAAGACCACAACCAGAAGGGCAGGGCGATGATATTTCTGTATCCGGAACAGAGAAAAAGAAAAAAGATGACGATGATAGTGATGATCTTTTCGAAACAATTTTAAGAATATTAAATGAAGAATCGGAAACTAAAAGATTTCCGGATAATGTGCAAGGTTGGATCAAGTGGATCTTTCTACATAAAGGCAAAGAGCAGCTTAAAAAAGCATTCTATTCTGCTTTATATGAAGATGAAATTAATATGAATAAAAAAATGAATATCTATAGAAAATATTCAGATATCATTAATAAGCAAGGCTATGGCGAAGATCCAGTTGAACCTGAGCCTGGACCTGAAAGCCTTAAGGTAGAAACGCCGCCAGAATCACTAAGCGCAGAAGAATATTATGGATTTCCTATAGATTCAAGTGAAGCCCCTACAGGAACACCTCCTGCAAGTATTACTGACAGGCCAGATCCCAGAGCAAGTCCCTCTACTTTGCCAGTTGAGGTTGATTGGGATGAGGACGGCCAGCCTGCAGAGCCCGAAGAAGCTTCTATAAATCCTGAACATTTATCTACAGCAAAACAGGTAATAGATAACTGGAAAAAACCAATAATAACAGCTGAAGAATTGAGCATAGCAGTATATGGATATTCTACATCCGAAATATTTAAAATTTTAGAGGTTATAGAAGGGAAAGGTAATTTAGGAAGAAATAATTTTGGGCCCATTCCTGGCGGAGACCCAGAAAAAAAGTTTAATTGGTATAAAGTTGAGAATATTGATCCTGGCATTGAGACACAACAGGCACCAGCGCCAGATTTAAGCAGTGGCGCGCCGACAAGAACAGTGCAGCTTAATAATTCTCAGATATCAAGAGCTTTAAAAAATGCTGGATTTCCAAATAACGCTAGTGTAAATAAGGGCATACTATATAGGACAGTAAAGCAAGTTTTGGCTACAAGTCCATATATTGATATAGTAGACTTTAAAAAAGCACTAATTAATAGCGGTGCGTTTCCCGGAGACGCGGCCGGCCGGCCTGATCCTAAAGCAATATCTCTTATAGATGAATTGGCAAAGCAGTTGGAGTCCATCGATAAACGAATAAAGTTTTATTGGGAAGAAGAGGGAGATGGTACAGGACTATCGGAATCATTAACATTATCGGAAGAATTACAAATAAGGGCGGCAGTTCAGCAAGCGATTAATAATACCAAAGGAAAACCTCATATGAAAGATAAAAAACCTTCAAATACTAAAATTAAAAAGAATAAAAAAATTACTTTAAATGAAGCCCAAAGAATGATGAAGCTGGCTGGTATTGATCCTTTTACTATAGACGCGAGCAAATTTGAAGAAAATAAGAAAGCAAACAGTAAAATTCTAACCGAGAATAAAGATTTATTAACCGAAGAATGTAGCTGGTACAGCTGGCAAAATTTTGTTCCAACTAACACTACATGCTCTCCAAGCGCCTTCGTGGCCGGCGGAGAAATGCTCGGTACCGCGGCGTACCACATGGTAACGGATGACGATGAGATTGAGAATCTCATTAGTACCGAACGCGAACAATACGATGCTGGGCAGCGGCGCTTGGCTCGACAATTAGCTAGCGGAGAAATTGAATATGGTAGTGATTTATATGCCGGCGCTATAGAAGACCTGGGAGGTAACTTAATTGGCGATCTAGAGCGACAATCTGCTCACTGGGAGCTTGATGAAGAGGGTGATCCTTTCTGGAGTATGATGGGTGATGTTGCAGGCCAAACAGCTCTTAACCTTGGGCCACTGGCGGTTGGAAAGTTAGGAGTGGTCGGCCGTGGAGGAGTGGCTGCCAGCAGAGGAGGAACAGCAGCAGGTGGTGCAGCGGTAGGAGGTGGAAATGTTATTCGAATGACGCCGGCAGCAAGTCAATTAGCTACGAAAGGTTCGGAGTCTGCAACACGATTTTTAGGCCAAACAGGAGGTAGAGGCCTCGCAACAGGTACTCGCGGATCGACTGCCCGGGCATTAGAAAGAGGAGGAATTCATTCTAGTCGCGTTATGCCCGGAAGCCGCGGATGGACCGGTCTCGCGAGGCACGCTACCGGAGAAGGTGCCGGAAGAGTTACCAACCTTACTAGAGGTGTTCTGTCTGCTGGTGATTTGGCCCGGGCAGGCATTTGGGGCTCTATGGCCGCGGCTGACATGGCAGGAGATCGAGAGGGCATAGAAATACCGTGGTGGGACGCGGATCCTGACACTCCGGGAACTCAAAATATAACAATTGGTGGCGTTCAGGGAGCTATAGCCAACCAAGATGAAGAAGCGTTGGCGCGTTTTCGAGAAGAAGGTGTTGCCGCGGCAAATATTCCTGCATATACTAAAGCACATGAGGCCGGCATAGATATTCCCGCTTCCTACTGGTCAAACCCTGAAGCACGGAATCTAGCCTTCGGACCAGACTTGTTTGATAAAAGACAGGGTTCTGATGCAGCAATTGCTTATAATGAACTGGTTAATAATATAAATTGTTATAATCCTTCTGTAAGTGGTTTCTCGGCCGGCCAAACCTCAAGTAAAAAAAGCGGCGGAATAAGAGAGCTTGGCGCGGTGCACAGAACATCAACAAATCAATATACACCCGGTTTAGCTGACGGCGCTGATTATATTTGTGGCGAGCAAAATATTTTAAGTTATAATAGCGAACAAAGGGCAGATGAAATTTACCTCACTTTTAATGATAATATTTCAACATCTCTTGCAGGAAGAAGAGCACAGTTTATGTCTCAAACAAGAGCATTTACTGGTGAAGCTTTTGATAGAGAATATATTGCAGATACTGCCTTCAACAGATATGCGACCACTGCTCTAGATACTATTTTTGGTGAGGATAGACCGCGAGTTAATACGAGCGACTTATATCAACAAATATTTGAAAGTGATCCTAGTACTTTAGACCCGGCTATTAGAGCCGCAATATCACAGCCAGGAGTACGCGAAGCATTTCAACAACTTGCTAGCGGTGATGCAAGGTTTTCTGATATGGGCGCCGACACACAATCTGCAGTATTAATGTTAATGACTATGGGCGTTCCCCGGGAAGAGGTGTTGGTAGATTATCCTGAGCTTGAAGATGCTAGTGTCAGCGGAGAAGTTACGATAGGAGGTCAACCAACGGGCGAAGTATATGAAACAACATTTGATCAGCTTGGTCGAGTAAATTCGCAAAGCGCCGCAAATATCGTAGCAATGATTTCTCCTCCGTTTGCAACCATAACTGAACAAAGAAGAGAGTTCACTAATCAATTACGCACATATGCTGTTCAAAGTGGTCTATATCAAGCAGAAGATCTAAGCGATTTAGATGACGCACAAATTTTAGAAAACACAGAACTCTTAACCAGTGCTTCTGAGGACCCAAGATACGGGCCGGCGCTTAGAAGAATTATCAATACAGAAGTTATTGGATCTGCAGATCCAAGCGCAAATTTAATAGAAAGCCGTGCCGAAGAATTTGAAAGAGTTGAAATGCTTCACAGAATGAATCAGCTATTATTAATGAAATCTGCTACCGCTAGAGAGTTGGCAGGGGAGAGTAGAACTGTTGCTGATCTAAACGATGCTTGTTCGCTAGCGATGAGTAATATGGGTCTGTCGACTCCCGAATCCGTTGGATGTATCGCAAACGATGCGGCACCAGAAGGAGTTGATACAGACGGTAATCCAGATACACCAAACGAACCGATGTATCGTCCTTTTATGCCAGAAGACATTCTTAGGCCGCCTGAGCATGCTAGTGAATTTGAACAAGAATATTTTACAGCTTTATCTGAAACAGAATTAGGCGCCGGATTTGTTGATATTATGGGTGATATGGTTCTCTATAGAGATCATTATGATGTTGATCCGGAAACAGGGGAAGCTCAGCCCATTTCTACTACACAGTATTTGATTGATTATGGTGGAGTTTATAGTGAGGGTAGAACTACTGCTCATATTGGCCATCATTTGGGATTTTTTAATCAAGGAAGAGAGAATCATGAACAACTTAATAGCTACAGAGATATTGTTTTTGAATTTGTAGCTAACTTCACTCCCCGGGGAGATATGTTAGATCCCGATCGTGCGACAGCCTACAGTACTAGCTTATTAAGTTCCTGGTCTTTAGATGAGTCAGACCCGGAGAATCGAGAGAGGCCATGGGCGCCGGCACCCGGGGAAGTAGATCCGGAAACTGGCATTGCTGCTGCGCCGACGAATGTTGTAGAGATACAAGGCATCGGTTTGGTTGATGCAGATATGGTTAAGCATGCCGGCCGTAGTCTATATGAGACGATTATGATGTCTGCAATTGGAGATCCTGGCGCTGGAGTTTTGGGTGAAGAGGGTATTGCAACCCAAATGGAATTTAGGCTCAATATGTTAAGACGATGGCAAGAGGCTGGCCTATTACCAGATGATCATGACGGTGATGGTGTGGCAGATATTGATATAGCTCAGACTGCCTTGCAGGTTCGAACTCTTCGCCAAGGTGAACATTACACGATTCTTTATCACAATGCCGGCGGTGATGTGGGAATGATTCCTACTATTGGAGCCGGCGTGATGGATCTTATGGGTCTCGGAGGGCCGACTGAATTCAGGGCTGATGCATCTTCACAGCCGGTACGCCGAGGACCTATGGCATCTGATGAAGAGATGATCAGCATATATGACGAATCTATTGAATTACATGGTGGTTCAGGCGAAAATTATGCTGCCGGCTTGCAAACAAAATACGGTGATCAACCTTTGTTTACTTTAGGATCAGATACGATACCAGAAGGAGAAAACATTCCTATGACCAGCGTTGAAATGGCTCTTGGAGGCTTAGACCCAATTGGAAATGCATCAGATTTTATCTCTTATTGGTATAATTATGTAGCCACTGAAGACGAAAAAGTACTTTGGGATGGTTACTCACAAGTATTAGAGGATCAGGCGGTACACGGCAGAAGAAAAGATATGCTTCATGGAAAATTTGGAGACGATATTGCTGCAACTTTCTATCGAGGTTGGTGGGATCCTAAAAGAGGAGCAGACGCGGAGACTCAGCGCTGGATGTTACAGTATGCACCAGAACTATTATATGCAACAGAAAGCTTGCGTGACGCAAGACCACTTATTGGAAATATAGAAGGTCTTGAAGATATGCCCTCGCCGGCCGAAGCAATAGTTGCAGCAATGTGGGCACAGTTGCCTAGTTCTCAAACTGGTGAAGATATTACTCGTATGGCTCAAGGCGGAGGAACTCCAGGCGCGCCACTTATAGGCTCACAAGAAGGAGAGTATAGGCTTGTTACTCAAGCTGATGGTTCAATGCGTCGAGAGCGTATTCCCGCACACCTCAGAGGCCAACAGCCAGAAACTGTACCAATTAATGATGTGTGGTATGGACCTGGAGCAGAAAGCCGGGGTAGACGATATGTCGTTGTTGGAGGAAATCCAGAAGCACCGGATTCTGTTGAAAGATACAGGGCATCTCGGGCCGGCATATCGCTAGAAGATTGGTTAGCCAATAACTCTGAAGCTGCTTCTGAAGGTAATCCGGAAACTTCCAGCGTCAATCCTCGATATACAAATACACAAGGTAATGTCGTTGGGTCATTAAACGCACAAACTGAAGTTGATTCGGCAGCGCAGGCTGCTTTGGCGGAGACCTTTGCTTCAGATGCTAATATGTTTCGGTGGGAAATTGAACAAGGAGGGACACGCGATCGAACCAAATTCTATATTCAAGACACTGGTCCCCAGGGTCTGGTTATTGGCGATGTTGTGCAAATTGGATTTTATAATCCACACACGAATGTGATCAATGTCTTCCCAGGAGATCTTATGGCTTCGGCCACTGGAGTTAGGGGTGCAACCGGTGGAATTCCAGATTCTTTCTTTGATAGTGAGTCGGGCGAATGGCAAAGATCTCTTAACGCTCTTATAGAAGCATGGAATCTTACAGAACCTCCAGAGATTAGATTTATGAGACCAGAAGAAAATCGTACCGGAACTACTGGCCAGTCTGGTGTACCGAAGAGAGATCTACGCGAAAATAGAAATTATAATCGAATTTATAGCGAAGACCCGATCAAACAACTAATTATAGAACAAGTTAATAAAGCTTTCGTTGGAAAGTCCATTAGATTATCGAGAACTAATCTTGAGAGCGTTATTCGAGAACAAATTATAGCAAAATTAAAAGGAGCAAAATAATATGTCTAAAAAATTAACAAGAAAACAAATTGAATCGATAATCAGGAGACAACTAAACGAAGGTTGGGGAATGCGCGGAGATTTACCAAGCCCTGCAAATCGAGACGAACGAGCAGAAACGCTGGCTAAAAAAATGGAGTCAACTCTGTCGCCGGCGAATCGCGACGGTGATGCGGATGAAGCGGCTTATCCGGAATCGGAAGCTCTTCCAGAAGCTCTTATTAGACAAATAATTAACGATGTTTTGAGAGAACAACAAGAGTCACAATCTGATGGAGGAGCCGCACACTTGGCGTCGAGAGCTTCTGACGATCCTTCTGACGATCAATCATGGCTCGATGCGGTATTAGAGCCGTTGATTGCCGCCGGCGGAGGCGCTTTGGCAAAAGCAGGAAAGTCCGTGGGCGAAGGCGCCGCTATTGCTATGATGAGCGATGAGGACCTCTTACGCATATTGCAGGTTGAAGACGAAGCTGAAAACGCGCTGCAGCGCGAAGCTGACAGACGAGGATTGGTTACGAGCCCTCCGCCGGAGGTTCGCCCTCCGGAAACGGCTACGCCGGCTGCTCCGCCGAGTGGGCGTGCGCCCTGGGGCAAAGAAGAGGAACTCGGCTGGGAGCCAGGAACCTTGGACACTGGAATAGTTGCCCCTCCGTCTGCTTCACCTGGAGAAGAGGAACTCGGCTGGGAGCTAGGAACCTTGGACACCGGAATAGATGAAAATTTATCAGACAAAGAGTGGTATGAAAAAGGTCTTTATGAGAGACTAGTTCGTAAATGGACCAAGTAGAGGATAACATGAAGTATGAAAGAGACTTATGTCGTTTGGAAAAATACAATGGGAGAAAGAAATTACACACCATTTAAAAATAAAAATTTAGCATATAATTTTATGCTTGAAAAATTGTCTTGTGGGTTATGGGCATGTATACCAAAAAAAATAACTATACATAAATGTGAATCTAGCGATTTTAGGAGATAATATGGCATATAAGAAGAAACACTATTATGAAGATAATTTTGTAATGAACCATTACGAACGATTGTCACAAGACTTTGAATTTGCGTCGGGTTATACTGGGAAAGCAACAGCTGTTATTACATTTACGGATACGCCAAACGATGCCTCTACAATCACGCTAGTTGATTCTGATGGAACTTCAGCTACATTCGAGATCGATAACGAGAACAATGGAGTAACGAGCGGCAATATTGCTGTTAATAATATTGCTGCTAGCGGTGGCGGCGGTACAGGCACCGCTACTGATCTTGCAGCTAAAATTAATGCTTCTTCTTTATCAATTACCGCAACACAATCAAGCGCAACACTAACTTTAACTTCTGATGTTATTGGTATTGTCGGAAATACAACAATTTCATATAATAACTATTCTCATTGGAATGGAGTTACTAGTAATACTTTGACAACTGAATTTGCGGGAGGTTCTAGAAGAGGCGTACCGTTTAGCTACGCCACAAAAGGCATAAGATTAAGAATTAATCCAAAAGCTTATAAAACACACATAGGATAAAAAAATGAATTACAGTAAATTAAACTTTATTACAAGAAGATTTCTTTTAGGAGAAGACAAGTCTCCTAGTGTACATAGTTATATTCAAGCTCTTGGAGAGACATTATCTAAATTAAATCCTAAAACTCAGACAGGACAAAGAAGAGTAGAAATTGCAAAAAGTCAATTAAAGGAAATTAAAAGACGCACTAAAAAGCTCGAAGAACAAGTTAGAGTATTAGAGGAGCAAGTAAAAGTTTTAGAGGAATCTAAGCAAAAATGAAAAAGCTTTATTTGTTATTAGAGGGCGGCGTGGCCGGCCACTTATCTCACTTGTATGATAATAGAGAATTAACATTTAATGAAATTAGCTCTATTTTGAGAAAAGCTGCTGGCGGTAAGTTGGTAGGTACTGAAAAAACTGATGGTTTCAATATTTATCTCGGCTCTCGTGGAGGATTAGCTCTATATGCTAGAAATAAAGGTGATATGGCTGCCGGCGGTCGGACAATTCGCGATTTAAAAATGAGGCAGTTCGCCGGCGGAGATGCAATTAAGGATGTTTATCTTCGAGCTTTTCGTTCTTTTCAAAAGGCGATCGATTCAATGAGGCCAGAAGAACAAGCAGCTGTTTTTGGTCAAAATGGCGAAATATTTTATAACACAGAAATTCAAGGACCAGGGGCTTCTAATGTTGTTAATTATGATGCAAATGTACTATCGATTCATCACGGTGGCCACAAAAGATATATACCAGATACAAATAAAGTAGAAGTAGTTGACGCAGAACAAAATTCTAGAATGTTAGACGCACTTTTAAATCGATTTGAAGAGTCTGGCAGTGGTACAGATTTTTCTGTTAGACGAACTGCGGTGATGCAATTACAGGCCTTAAGTGATGATAGGCCGTATGAAGAGGCAATTGAAAAATTAAAAGATGCTGGCTTTTCCGGTTCAATGACTATCGGAAATTATTTAGAGAAAGGATTAGAAGAATTTTTAAGAAGCGAAATGTCTTATTTTGGCGCGCAGACCCAAAAAGATATAAAAGATAAAATCTTAAATCTTCCGGGAGCAAAAAATTTAAGATTGATTTATCAAGGAATGAGAGACGAAGAAAAAACTTCGATTCGCGATATAATCAAGGACGGATCAAAAATACTAAGTAAAATTATATTTCCAATCGAAGATGCAATTCACGATTTTTCCGTAGAGATGCTCAAGGGAATGGAAAGTGCATATATTTTAGATAACAAAGCCGAATTGCAAAGATTAAGAAAAGAGGTTCAAAATGCAATAGAACAAATTTCTAGATATGGCGGGCCCGGCGCAGAAGAGGCACATGAAGTATTAAAGAAACAACTTAAAAAACTCAAGAGCCACGATAATATTAATACAACAGTCGAAGGATTTGTATTTCAACTAGGCGATCAAATGTATAAGTTCACAGGCAATTTTGCGCCCATAAACCAGCTTCTAGGCCTCTTCAAGTATGGTCGGGGTACAGCCCCGGCAATTATGTCACAAGGCAGTCAGCAGCTGTCTGAGGGCGTTAAAATGGTTGATTCGCCATCTCCAGCAGATCTGTACGAACTTTTATCTGGTTATGAATCAATTGGTGTGTTTCCCGGAGGATTTAAGCCTCCACATAAAGGACATTTCCAAGCTGCCGAAACAATGGCTTCCGAAGTTGAGTTCCCAATTGTTATTATGGGTGGCGCAGCAAAAACTAGGCCGCGAAGTATAAACGATGTACCTATTGACTTTGATACTGCTGCGAAAATATGGGAAATTTATGCTAATGATGCCGGAGTGAATTTTTATATTTTGCAAGCACCGCCGGGCGGAAACCCTATGCACATTGCATATGATATTTTACAAAATGCAAAACCCGGACAAAGGGTTAATATGGTAGCTGGAGCCAAGGATGGAAATCGCTTTAGAGGTCAAGCTGAACAATATAAGCCCGAAGGCGTTGATTTGGAAGTAGATCCAGTTCCAAACATTATAGATCCTGATACACAAAAGCCAATGAGTGCCACCACTTTTAGAGAAGCTATAGAACAAGGGTTGGACATCACCAAATTTATTCCGGAAAAAAGCTACGGAAGTGTTAATAAAATATTACAAACACTAGGTGTGTCTCAAGCCCCGGGTAGAAGAAATTCTGATACTTTATATGAGATGGTTGTAGAAGCACTTGGAGATCCTCGAAGTCCTGCAGGTAATGTGGCCGGGCAATTTCCGGAAATCTTACAAAATATTGAAGGCGGATTGAGTAATATACCAAAAGAGTTGATGGATCAATTAGCGCCAATGTTTTCTGATATGGGAAGAGGATTTGTTGACAATCTTACCGGACAGACCGGAGAAATTGTAGGAGGAGTCGCTCAACAAGCTACCGCTAGAACTATGGAACCATTAGGTCAGTTTCAAAAACAATTAGCACAAGCTATGGAAGCAGAGGCAAAAGAAAAGAAAAACAAAGAATTTCAACAAGGTCAAGCAGATGCTGTAAATGAGATATCATCTGCTGGCGGAGGAGCTGTTCAAGGTTATGTAGGTTCTGCTAAGCGAGATGAGGACGACGAAGACGAAGAGCCTACAATTTTTAGAGAAGACTTGACTGAGGAAATATTAAATTATTTTTTACAAACGATTGCTAGATAACTATTTATAAATGAGGTACTAAAATGATCATCAAACGAGAACAATTTCTAGAAGAACTGCACCTTAGAGAACAGATTAGAAAAATTATCAAAGTTGTTAAGGCAAAGAAAAAACTCACAGAGCAACGAGAAGAAGAGCAATTAAGATTAGTAATTCGCCAATTAATATCTGAGCAAGATGAAATGGAAGCAGTGGGTGATCCAAGTAGAGCCACTGGTATAAATATTTTAGAAGAAGTTTTAGACAATATTGTAGAAATATTTGAAACATATTATAAAAAATTAACTTCTAGTCGTGAACAAAGAGACTCATTTCGTGTACACATTCTAAATGCAGTTGAAAATTTGATTAAACCATTAAAAGCTTCAGCTGACGCAGGAAACAGTGAAACTTTGTTGCAAGCGCCTCCAGAAAATGAAGAAGTGCCGGTTAGTGAACAACTGGAACTTGATATTGGTGAACCTACTGGTGCACCTCAAGAGGATCCTCGCTTTATAGATGTGCGCGGAAAAAGCAAGAAACCTACAGAAGAAGATACTTTAGAGGCTGAAAAGGCGGAGTTTCGCCGTGGTCTAGAAGGTGATCTGACTGATGATCAAGAAACTGGAGCTTTGCGCGCGCAAGCAGCTTTTAATGGTCCGGACTCTACAATTAAAAATGCTTATAAAGATTTGCGCGGAGAAGATGCAGAACTATTCTACGAATATTTAATTACAAACTTAAAACTACATTTTGATGCATTTGAAGAAGAAATGGGCAATCCGGAAGAACCGACAACTCCTTCGTATGAAGAACAGGCTGGACTTGGCGCTGGTGGGCCTCCCATGGAAGATGAGCTTCCACCTCCGCCGGGCTTAGAAGCGCCCCCAGGATTAGAGCCTCCGCCCGAAGAAGAAGGCATGCCACCTCTTCCGCCGCCTCCGGGGTTGTAAATAATTAAATAATTCTTAAATGATCTTAACTTATATGATAATCTGGGTGGGTAGGTGGCATTATGAGCTTTAAAAGAAAAAATAAAAGAAAAGGAGCTAATACAAACTATAGTATAGCTTCGAAGCTTAGGAAATCAAAAAAAAGTAATACTGAATTTGAAATTATGCTTAATAATTTGAGCTTAGAAGAAATTATAGGTCTCAAATTAGAACTAGCAGCCAAGGCAGCTGGTGGTAAATTATACGGAATTCCTTTGTGGAATTCTTTAACAGACATTGCTAAAGATGCAACTTTTAAGTATGCTTTAAGTGCATGCAGTACAAAAAAAGAAGCAGCATTGTTTCTAGGAATCGATCTTAAAACACTTTACTTATTGCAGAAAAAATATGAGACTGAGGAATATTTTACTGATTTAAAAATAAAATAGTCCATAGTGCAAATGGTAGTTGCGGTTCTATGCCTCTAACGAGCCGGACCTTTAGGGAGGTGAGCTTTAAAAAGGTAAATTAAAGAGGGGATAGTATGGTGTTGGAGCGAGTAATACACCCACTATGGGCTCAAAATTAAGGAAATTATGAATACAAAAAATATATTAATAAAAGCCGCGGCGGCGGCAACAATGTGGCTAACATGTATGGCAATTATATTACTAGTAGTTGGCTGTAATACAGCATGTGCACCAGAATTAGAAGCGGATCCCGCAGAAGCAGATACTTCACCCCCGGAAGTTGTTGAAGAAGAACCAGCCGAAGATGCATGGATTACTTGGGACACATGTAGCCAAATCCCTGGCAACCATCCGTGCAATTTTGAACTAATGGACCAAAATGGTGAAATGGTTGAACTATATGATTTTCATGAAAAGGTGATTATTTTAGATTTATCGGCTATGTGGTGTGGAGTATGTAATAATATCGCCTCTAAAGGAGATGAGCTGGTAAATGACTATGGCGCCGAGAACCTTATTTGGATAACGGTGTTAATTGATGATGCCACCGGTGAGGCGCCTGATTTGACAGATCTACAGTATTGGGTTACAACATATGGTATTAATACCCCAGTACTTGCTGGCGATCGTACAATGATAGATTCAACAGCACAAACAGGATATCCAATAAGTTCCTGGCCTACTTTAGTTGTAATTGATCAAAACATGGTACTCAGATACGGTATAAATGGATGGAGTGAATCCATGATACGCAATTGGATTGAATCTTTAGTTAACGGTTATTAAAAATATGTATAAAGTATGGAAATGGAATGGTCGCTTTATTCAAGGTGATATGATCAGTAAACATTCAAGCGAATCTGCTGCTTTAAAAAAAGCGAAAAAGGAAGTTGGTCATAAAAAAATAGTTAAAGAAAAGAACAAAGATGAGATAATTATTTGGCTAGATGACGAAGATGGTACGCCCATGGGAGTTATCACAAAATCTATAAAGGGGACGAAACGGCTTCGACAGAGTAAGAAAAAAGAATAGTGCAAGTAGGTTAGATACGACCTTGACAGTTCAAAAACAATAGTTGCAAATAACAACAATCACTTCGATTCTGTTCGCTTAGCGGCTTAATCGGGAGGCCGCTCAAAGCCTTCTATCCAATTTGAGCAAAAACAACAGATAAGTTGTAAAAATCAACAAATTTATCGCAATAGGATGGTAAGCGGTATCTAAACGCCATCTACCTTTGTCAGTAACTGATAGAAACTGACTAAACTTGTGAATGACTACAATTGGACTTATTGTGGACGCGGGTTCGACTCCCGCCGTCTCCACCATTTAAAGGAGAAGATATGAAATTTTTAGCATCAAAGAATGTGAGTTTAACATGTGCAGTAATTAATGTAATGATTGCCGGAGTATCTTTATTAGAGGGCAGCTGGGGCTGGGCAGTTTTTTCTGCAGCGTTAGCTGGCTTTTGTTATAACAATTATTTAAAAGCATAGGAGAAAAAATGGGAACAAAACACACAAAAATTGCATCTTGGTTTTCTGGAACACATGAACAGTTAATGGAACTTTTGGCAAAAGCCAGAGGTAAAAAAATAACAGAAGTTACTGTAGATTATGATTCTATGACTGTAGTAGATCTCAAAGCCATGGCAAAAGAAAAGGGCCTTAAAGGTTACTCAACATTAAAAAAAACAGATCTTATACAATTTCTAAAAGATAATAGCTGATTATAGTATACTTATATTATAAGCAGGAGAAATATGGTATGAAAATACGGATTGCCTTTTACAAAGGCAAGGGAAATTGGAAAAACAAAATTATCCGTTGGTGGACCAAAAGTCCGTATAGTCATGCCGAATTAATAATGCCTGATAATTATACATGGATTAGCATAAGCCCGCTCTTATCATCGACTGTCTCCTCTAGAATAAAAACAGATTTTGATTTGCAAAAATGGGACTTCATAGAATTTGATATATCGCAGGAACAACATAACATATTATTAGAATTTTATGAAGATACGAAAGGATGCACATATGATTGGATAGGCATGATAATGTCACAGTTGATACCTTTTAATATAAAAAGAAAAAATAGATGGTATTGTAGTGAATGGATTGCTTATGCACTAAGAATTGCTGATATAATAAATTGGAGAACAATTAAAATATATGATCGATGTGATCTATCGCCAGGTGTATTGTATAATATAGTTACGGAAGAAAGAAGAGAAATAAATGAAAAGCCTATTGACACACTCCCTGAATACTGATATATTAAGTATAGTTCAGGGGGCGTATCCCAGCCGTCTTATAAGCGGTGCATTAAACTTGGGTAACTGGTGCATGCGGGTTCAAGTCCCGTCGCCCCTACCATCTTTGCTCCGATAGCTCAGCTGGATAGAGCATCGGCCTTCTAAGCCGAGGGTCGCAGGTTCGAATCCTGCTCGGAGTACCATTTTAAAAGGAAAAAAACATGAAAGATATTAAATGGCTTAAAGCCAGTACTGAAGACGGTCCTACCGGTGGCTCGTCTGATGATAACAATGTGGTATCCAGTATAAATAATAATATATATTTTTATTCTGAGGTAAGCAGAGTTAAAAATTTAGAATTAAATAAAAAGTTGATTAGTATAGGTACTCAATTAGTTAATCGAAACAACTCTCTGGGCTTAGACAGTCCCGCGCCAATTAAACTGCACATTAATAGCTATGGTGGCAGCTTATTTGCAGGATTTTCATCAGTTGATTATGTCTTAAAGTGTCCGGTACCGGTACATTCTATTATTGATGGATGTGCAGCATCGGCAGCTACTCTCTTTAGCGTAGTTGCAGAAAAAAGATATATTAATAAGCATGCTTTTATGTTAATACATCAATTATCTTCGGGTATGTGGGGAAACTATGAATCACTTAAAGATGAGATGGAAAATTGTGATTTATTGATGGAGACAATTCGCAATATATATACAGAGCACACTAAAATTCCTAAAAAGACACTCAATCAGATTCTTAAAAAAGATTTATGGTTTGATGCAGAAACTTGCTTAAAATATGGCTTAGTTGATGAGATACTGTAGTATATGTGTAAGAAAATATATAGAATATTAAGGAGAAAATGACTTGGCGCATCATTATGGAGATTTTATGAAAAAAAGAAAATATGTGATGATATCCGGCGGATTCGATCCAATCCATGTTGGACATGTTAGAATGATTCAGGAAGCCGCTCAATACGGCGATGGCTTATATGTTGTATTGAACAGCGATGATTGGCTTCTAAGAAAAAAAGGTTATGTTTTTATGCCGTGGGAAGAGCGCTGTGAAATCATAGAAGCTATAAATGGTGTTATGTCTGTTGTTTCGGTTGATGATAGGGATGGTACCGTGTGTGAGGCTTTAAAGAGAGTAAACCCAGACTATTTTGCAAACGGTGGAGATCGTAAATCCGATAATACCCCAGAAGTACAGGTATGTAAGGAATTAGATATTCAAATGTTGTGGAATATTGGGGGCGGCAAAATTCAAAGTAGTAGTGATTTGGTGAATAATCAAAAACAAACTATCAAACAAATTGATTTGTTTGATTTAAAACAATAAAAAAGGAGATAATAATGGCTACAACAATTAAAGAAGTTACTGGCCTGCTTGAACGGCAGCAACAGGAACTTACAAGATTACAAAATCGAGTAAGCACATTGGTTGACGAGTTACATAGCACAAAGCAAGAACTAGAGTCTTTTAAGACTAAGGTTGCTAGTGATATGAAGCATGTTTCTAAAAATGTTCGTGCAAATATGGTTCCTGGTGTATAGAAGTAATAGCTAATCTCTATATATTGTAGAGACTATTTTATTATGAACTATAAAGAAGGCGATATTGTTGTTGTGCGCTCTTCTGCTGGAACGGTCATTCCTCTTATTCATGTAAGGTTACTTAAACGAATAGTTGTGTTAGCTAGCATGGGAAATTCGATGGATTGGCCGGGATATAGTGGATGGGAGGCTACACCTGTATATCAAAATGAGATAGATATTTTGAAAAAACAGTGGAATATTCCCTTTACGGAGCCTGAAAAAGACTTGACATTTGTTTATGAACGCGATATAGTAAGAAAAAGGAAGAGAGAATGAATATATTTGCAATAGAAGGCAATAACAATAACATAGATTGGGTTGCTTCTGCAAAGTCTCAAGACAACTATCGTGTAGTTAAAATGATATTAGAATCGTGTCAAATGTTATGTACAGCAATTAATGAACTCTCCGGAGCACATGTAGCACCATATCGCTCAACGCACAAGTATCATCCAAGCACTAAGTGGGTTATGTCATCGTCTGCAAATTTTGAAGCTTTAATTGAACATACGGAAGCTTTATTAGAAGAATATACTGAGCGCTTTGATAAGATACATAAATGTCAAGCTGTGCTTGATAGATGTAAAGTATTATATACACCCTCGCTTTTTTCCAACCATAGTTTGACAAAATTACCGTTAGCTATGCCTATTGAATATCAAAGCGACGATATTATCGAGTCGTATCGTAAATTTTATGCTTCAAAGCCAAGAATTCGTTATCCAAAAGATAAAATACCACAGTGGTTTGTGAAATATCGTGCCGATCATGAATATCAGGTGATATAATGCGAGACAAAACAAGAAGGGAGAGGTACGATGAAAAAACGAGACATGCTAAAGTTTTTCCTATTAGCCTCGTGTGCGTTAATTTTCAGTGCGATGGTAATCTTGGTTATCTTATTAGAGCCGCTGCTTGTTTCGGCGCTGAATGTATCCATGTAATAGGTTCTGTGCCGCCGCGTTCTATCTTGGAGCCGTCTTCCGGAAGTCTATATGATTATGTCAAGATTGAAAAGCATAGCTCGCCAGTGGCTTTTCTCGATTATATTAGAAGCAACGAGATTAGACTTATATCTGCAGAGATTTGTGAAGGTGCGCAGCCCATTACTTCTTATAATTTCGATTTTAGTAAGCCTTTGGCTTTGGTCGTGGGTAACGAAGAATTAGGTATACCAGTGGAACTTCTTAAAAATAGTGAAAAGATATACATTCCAATGCCTGGAGTTGGATATTGTTTAAATACTTCTCAAACTGCTAATATAATATTATTTGAGGCTGTTAGACAATATGAAAGATTTTTGCAAAATTTTGAAAAAGCAGAAACTAGTTGGGATGAACAAGGATGGTATTCGTTACCTTGAGGAGAAGTAGGTGAGAAATTTGTGGGAAGATCATGTTGAAGGCTTGACAAGGCAAATGCAATTAACTCAACAAGCAGTAGAAACTTTAGAGCAACGAATTCAATATTATGAAGATGTATTAATAACACTTATAACAGCGCTAAAACAAGGGGGCGTTATAGTTGATGATGAAAGTGGCGAAAATCAGATGCCATCATAATCTATTTCCGCTGTATCGTCGGAAAATAATAACGGTAGGGGGCTGCCCGACCCACACGCAGGCAGGGGTTTCCGGTTATCCTAGTTCGCGACGAAAACCGGGTTTGCCATCTTAGCTCAGTTGGTCAGAGCAGCTGCCTTGTAAGCATCAGGTCTTCGGTTCGAATCCGAAAGATGGCTCCAGAGACAAAAAAATGAATGAACAAGACTCCGATAAATATTTAATCCAAGCTGGAGCTTCTACTATTGTTAAAGTAGTATTTGTTGTATGCTGTACTATACTTTCTGGCATGTATTTGTCTAATTGCAAGCTTGATGCCGAAACTATAGCAAGTTGCGAAGCTTCATGCAATAAAACCGGTTCGCACATGAGTTCTGTCACCAGTGGGAAATGTGTGTGTACTAGCTCAAGCGGTCAAGATATTTGGGTGTTACCACAATAATTTAAATTGATAAAAGGAGAAGATATGAGCAAAAAAGATACCATAATTCCAAAAGGAACAAGTATATGTCGTTCGGAAAGGGGACATAATAATTTTTATTATCCAACGCTTAATGAATGTACTATTTTAACTGAAGATGTCAAAGTGCAACAATTAAACTGGATTGGTGGAGGCAATCTAACAGCCTTTAAGGTGATAGGTCAAAAAAATATTATTTGGACCGAAAAGAAGTATGTTATAATAAATTGAATAATTAATAACATTTTACTATTTACAATACAGAGCGTTTTAAGTAAAAATATGGCTAAAAAAACATATGTCATTGACACTAGCGTCTATCTATCAGATGCAAATGCTATTTATAGCTATGGTAATAACGATATCGTTGTGCCATTAAAAGTCTTGGAAGAGATAGACAATCATAAAAAAAGGCAAGATAGTGTTGGCGTTAATGCGCGCCATATTATTAGAATATTCGATGGCCTAAGAGAAAAGGGAAATTTAAATAAAGGCGTTAGATTAGAAAAGGGAAAAGGAATAGTAAGTGTTAAGGCTTGTGATAAGTCCCTCATCCCTCACGATCTAGAATCAGGCCATGCAGATCATATTATTATTGCGACTGCTTTAACTGAAAAATCGCGATTAGCAAATAGAAAGGTTTTTGTTGTTACTCGCGACATTAATATGAGAGTTATATGTGATTCTCTTGGTTTGGGATGTGAAGACTATAGTCCAAAACAATTGGTTAAGTCAGGAGACAGCATATACAGTGGATTTGCCGAAATATTAGTTGATGATCAGATTGTTGATCGATATTATGAAGGCGAAAAAATTACACTAGAAGAAGAAGCCACAAAAGAGCTATATACAAACCAAATGATCATGATGATATCTAATGCAAATGATAAAAAGACAGCTCTGGCCAGATATATAGCCCCCCACCAACCGTTGCGCACACTGGAACATAATCGCAATGGAGTATGGGGTATAAAGCCAAGAAACAAAGAACAAGTATATGCCTTGGAATTGTTGATGGATCCGAACATTCCAGTTGTGTCTCTGATTGGGAAAGCTGGCTCAGGGAAAACTCTATGTGCTATAGCTGCTGGATTAGAGCAAATATTAAATACTCCTGGCGAGCAAGCTGTAAAGACAGAGAATAGGTATAAAAGATTAATAGTTTCTAGACCGGTTCAGCCGCTAGGAAAGGATATCGGTTTCTTGCCGGGAACTATGCAGGAAAAAATGGCACCCTGGTTAATGCCGATACAAGATAACTTACAATTTCTTATGGGAGATTCTAAATCGACATTAGAAATGTATATGGAAAAAGGTCTAATTGAAATAGAAGCACTAACCTATATACGAGGTCGCTCAATTTCAAATGCATTTATTATAATCGATGAGGCACAAAATCTTACTGCACATGAAATTAAAACTATTTTAACTCGTGTAGGAGATGGTACAAAAATCATCTTTACGGGCGATATTGAGCAGATCGATAATGTATATGTTGACGCTACAACAAACGGCCTTACATATGCGGTAGAAATGTTAAAGGAATATGATTTGACAGGGCATATTACTTTAAAGCGTGGTGAAAGATCAGATGTGGCCACCCTGGCAGCGAAAATATTATAAATTAATTTGACAAAGCTGTATAATTTAGTTATACTGTATACAAGGAGTAAAAAATGAGTGAAGATAACACCGATACTAAGGTGATAAAAGAAAAGGATGCCGTTGTAAACCCGACGCTAGCTTCGACTGTTGATACTGACACCGAATTAAAAAAGTGGTTGGTTAATTATGTTGGTTCCCAACAAGAACCCAATGATGGCGATGTTACTGTTGAAATGATTGTAGAAACAGTAGCAGAAGAATTTCCTGAATTTTTAATGGTAATTGCTGAAGAAAACTGGATTCGTGGATATTATCAAGCTATGATTGATGTAGAAGAGGGAACAAAAGCCATTCGAGAACAAGTAGCTCGTCGCGAGCAACAAAAGGCGGAACAAGCAGAAAATGCAGAACGGGAACAGGAATAGGTTAACTGATTATATAAGGGCAACCAACGACAGCCTTAATGCGCCTCCCGGCGCACACCATCCGGAAAAAGACTATTTCTTATTTAATTCTATTCAAATCTATATAAGAAATCCATTACCGGATAATGTAGATTTAATAGAAATTTTGCAAAAGATCACGGAATTTATTCCTGAGAACTTAATAAGAGAGGCCGGAATTGAAATGATTCTAGTAGGCCAGTTTGAAGAATTGGAAAGACGAGAGATCCAGTCTCTTTATATGGACGATTCTATATATGTAACAAACGAACAGTCATCGCAACATGATATGATGGATGATATTGTACATGAATTTGCACATGCTTTAGAAGATAGATACGGATTAGAGCTATATTCAGATGATCTAATTGAAAATGAGTTTTTGCTTAAAAGGCGCCATTTTTATGATATTCTAAAATCTCATGGATATGAAGTAGATTTAAATACATTTTTAAATGTATCTTACGATGAAGAATTTGATATGTTTCTATATCGAGAAATTGGATATGAAAAATTAATATTCTTAACAATGGGATTAGTAGTTTCGCCATATGGTTTAACTTCTCTTAGAGAATATTTTGCAACTGGTTTTGAAGAGTACTTTATGCCGACGGGCGACCGTGAGAGTTTGAGACAGATGAGTCCTTCTATATATCAAAAAATTGAACAGATAATTATGGAGAAATAAATGAGTTATATGAAGCAAGAAATTAAACAGGAAAGTGGTACGCTATCGATTACTATACGCCTTGAACAACAATATTCCGATCACACTACTCGTAGTGTGCCCTGGAAAAAAATTGCAACTAGAAACGCAAGAGCGCTCTTACTCGAAAAGGGACTAAATCCAGGAGAAGTAGTTACAGAAAGTTGTACAATTAATAATGCAGCAGCTGCAGTTGCCGGTACATGGGTTTTTGTTGATTTAGACGCGTCAGCACCACCGCCAGAAGAAAAAGAGCCACCGAAGAAAAGTCGTCGCTCATCAAGAAAAAAAACAACAACTAAAGCTGTGGAGTGAAAATGTCACACATTTCCTATTCGGAATTAAAGAACTGGAATTTTTGTTCTTTTTATCACAAGTTGGTACATATTGACAAGATTGACGGCTTTAAGGGTAATGAATTTACTGCTTTTGGAACAGCAATTCATGATGTTTGTGAAAAGAAACTATTAAAGGAGAATATTGACGATGCAAGAGTTTTTATTGATAGTTTTTCTAATCACATTGCTGCTCTCGGAGACGGTGTGTCTGTGGATCGCCGACTTGTTGATCAAATGGTGGGACAAGGCTTGGCTATACTTCCGGAAGTCGAAGAAGCATTAAATAATTATTTTGGTGAATTTGAGGTTGCTTCGACTGAAGAACAACTTTACGAAGAGATAGAGGATTTTAAAGATTATAAGTTTAAAGGTTTTATCGATGCTGTTTTAAAAACAAACGATGGAAGATATCATATAGTAGATTGGAAAACTTGTTCATGGGGATGGAATTTCCGCCGGCGAACAGAGCCAATGACAACATACCAACTTACATTGTATAAATACTATTGGTGTAAAAAGCACGATATAGATCCAGCAATTGTAGATACTCATTTTGCTCTTTTAAAAAGAACAGCAAAAAATGAACGCGTCGAATTCTTTAAAGTTTCAAGCGGAAATAAGAAAACAAATAATGCACTTGAGTTGTTGAAAAAAGCATTGCACAATATAAAAAAGGGCTCATGCATAAAAAATCGCCTTTCGTGTACTAGCGGATATGGTTGCGATTTTTATAAAACAGAACACTGTCCGTAAAAAGGAATAAAATGACAGAAGACAAAAAAACACTAATACTAACACTATCAGACCATCCACTCTCTCCCTCGGGTGTGGGCACACAGACTAGATTTATGATCGAGGGCTTGCTTGATACTGGCAAATACAAAGTTATTTCGCTTGGCGGCGCCATCAGGCACGAAAATCATAATCCAGTATATACTGAAGAATATGGCGAAGATTGGATCATATATCCGGTCGATGGATATGGCACTGAAGATCAGGTGCGCTCTATAGTAATCAACGAGAGGCCAGATGTTGTCTGGTTTATGACTGATCCTAGGTTTTGGACTTGGCTTTGGATGATAGAAAACGAAATTCGTCCACATGTTCCAATGGTGTACTATCATGTGTGGGATAATTATCCTTATCCGACATTTAATAAGAAATTTTATGATTCTAATGATGTTGTGTGCACAATTTCCAAAGTTACTGATGATATTGTTAGAACAGTATCTCCTGATGTTGAGTGTATCCATGTTCCACACGCTGTTCCGTCATCTGCATATTGCCCATTATCTGAGCAAGTGGTACAAGAATATAAAGAAAAACATGACAAACTAATTGTCAATGGAAAAGAAAAGGTAGTTTTCTTTTGGAATAATCGAAACGCTCGAAGAAAGCAGAGCGGAACTTTAATTTGGTGGTTTAAAGAATTTTTAGACGAAGTAGGACATGATAATGCCACTTTGATTATGCACACAGAACCTAAAGATCCGCATGGGCAAGACTTAGAGGCCATATTGGAAGAATTAGATATTACCGACGGTCAAGTGCTACTTTCTGTCAATAAGGTTGATTTGAAAGAATTGGCAATGATTTATAATGTGGCGGACTGTACGATCAATATTTCAGATGCGGAAGGATTTGGGTTATCAACATTGGAATCTTTAAGTTGCGGAACCCCAGTAATTGTAAACATGACTGGAGGATTGCAAGAACAAGTTACAGACGGTAAGGAATATTTCGGAGTAGGGATAGAGCCTTCTTCTAAGGCAATTATAGGCTCTCAGGATGTACCGTATATCTATGAAGATAGAATTAGCAAGGACGATTTTATTAATGCCTTGAAGAAAATGTACCACATGACTCGCGAAGAAAGGAAAAAAATGGGAGCTAAAGGTCGAAAACATGTTTTAAAGAATTATTCATTTGATTCTTATACAAAGAAATGGGATGAGGTAATGACGCACATTATTAATACTCATGGTTCTTGGGATGCAAGAAAAAATTATCAGTCGTGGACAATGGAGGAAGTATGACGAACAAGAAGAAGATTTTAGTAAAAGGCCCCGCCATGTCACTTTCTGGATATGGCGAGCAATGTAGGTTCGCTCTACGCGCTCTTAGGGCATATGAAGATATATTTGATATCTATTTGATTAACATTTCATGGGGCCACACTGGATTTATCACAGATGTCTCAGAAGAAAGGAAATGGATTGATGCAACATTAGCCAAGACTATCGAATATATTTCGTCTGGTGGTCAATTCGATCTTTCGTTGCAAGTAACAATTCCTAATGAGTGGGAAAAGATCGCTGCTGTTGATGTGGGATATACTGCTGGTATTGAAACTACTAAAATAGCTCCACAATGGGTAGAAAAAAGCTTTTTAATGGATAGAATTATTGTTGTTTCCGAGTTTGCAAAAACCGGCTTCGATATTACTAGTTATGATGCTACTGATCGTCGTACCGGCGCGCCACTCAAAATAAAGTGTGAAAAGCCAGTTACAGCTGTAAATTATTGTACCAAACAGCATGATATTGAACCGTTGGAATTAGATTTAGAATATGATTTTAATTTTTTAACAATGTCACAATGGGGTCCTAGAAAAAATCTCGATAATACAATTAAGTGGTTCGTTGAGGAGTTTAAAGATGAGGAAGTCGGCCTAGTGGTCAAAACATTCCAGAAAACAAATTCAAATATTGATCACTTTTATACTTCTAAGAAACTTAAGGCACTTTTAGAGCCCTATGGAGAGCGAAAGTGTAAAATTTACTTTTTGCACGGCTCTATGACAAATGAGGAATTAGCTGGATTATATTCGAATGATAAAATTAAGGCCTTCATTAACTTAGCACATGGAGAAGGGTTCGGCCTGCCTATGTTTGAAGCAGCACAGCATAAGCTGCCAGTGATTGCCCCGGCCTGGAGCGGACATTGCGATTTCTTATATGCACCAGTTGTTAATAAAAAATCCAAGAAAAGCAGAGTTAGACCCTTATTTGGAAGAGTTGATTATAATCTAAACCATGTACAGCCTGAAGCAGTATGGGATGGAGTTGTGCAGCCCGATTCTATGTGGTGTTATCCAATTGAAAAAAGTTATAAGTCTACTATACGAAATGTAAAGAAAGATTATACCAAATATGTTGGAATGGCAAACAAGCTATACAAACATATTATGAAAACCTTCACAGAAGAGAGGCAATACAAATTGTTTGCCGAATCTGTATTGGGACAAGAAATTATTAGATTTGATACTGATGAATTGCCAAAGATTTCAATCATAACTTCTGTTTATGATGGCGAAGAATTCATCGAACCATTCTTAAATGATATGACTAATCAAACTGTGTTCGATAAGTGTGAATTAATATTGGTTAATGCAAATTCTCCCGGGAATGAGGAGGAAGTAATTGAAAAGTATATGCAAAAATACGACAACATTATCTATAAAAAGCTAGATGAAGATCCGGGCATATACGGTACTTGGAATGAGGCTCTAAAATTGGCTACTGGCGAATATGTAACTAATGCCAATTTAGATGATAGAAAAGCATCTAATTCCTTAGAAGTTCATGCACGCGAATTATATACAAATCCAAATATTGATCTCGTATATGCAGATTCTTATATTACAAACGCACCAAACGAAACATTCGATAACAATACTTCACAAGATCGCAGGTATAATTTCGAACAGTTTTCAAAAGATGCTATGTTAAGAGGTAATCAGCCTCATAATAATCCAATGTGGAGAAAATCTTTACACGAACAACATGGAGAGTTTAATAGCGACTATAAATCGGCTGGTGATTGGGAGTTTTTTCTTCGCTGCACTTTTGGAGGAGCAGAATTTAAGAAAATTAATGATATTTTAGGCTTATACTATTTTAATCCAAAGGGTATTTCTACAAATTTTGAAAATTTTGCCTGGAAACAGGAAGAAGAAAAGGAAATTTATACAAAGTATAAGACTATGATGGAGAAAGAGAGGGAAAATGCTGAAGAAGGTGCTTTCGTACAGTCTGTTCAGTCCAAAAATTCTACCACAACACAGAACACACGACAAACATAGGGCTAATAGGGATAGATATTGGTTTAACCTCCCTTCAGTAGTGTTAACAAACCGAATATTATACCCAAACCATGAAATGCGCGTCTATATTACTCCAAATATTATGGAACATCGCTTATTTCCGGTATTTGAAGCCTTATCGCAGACATATGAAACAATTGAGCTAGAATATGCCGGTACCGAGCCGGCTATTTGGCGTATGATGCCATTGTGGGAGAGGGATATTGAAGTTTTTCATACCAGAGATATAGATTCAATCCCAACAGAGACAGAATATCGATATACAAGCGCATTTGAACAATCTTCGTGCGCAATTGGTACTTTAAGAACACATCAGAACCATTATGGCATAAAATGTCGCATGCTAGCAGGATTATCGAGCTTTAAACCTCAAAAAGTGCCATATATAATGAAATTTGATAGTTTTTATACATATTATGCAATGAAACACGGAAATTATGGCTCAGATCAGGATTTAATGATAGAAAGATTCACAAATAGCCCAGAATTCACAAAAAATCACTTTTTTGACCATAAGGCGTATAATCAGGCGAATTCTCAAGATTTTCCGTGTATTGAGGCCTCAAAAGAGCAAATATCGCAGATAAAAATGAATAATGAGCAAAAAATGGTATTTTTGCTTCAAAAACAGTGTGATCTAGATAATTGGGCAGGGGAACCGGTTGATTCTCGTGGAAAATACACAAAACACTTGTTAAACCGGTTTCCCGAAATAAGAAACAAGCTGTTTGAGAATAACGAGCTTAAAAACTTCTACGGAGCAGCATGAAAATCCACAGAGGCGTACAAACTCCAGAACACAAAGGTGACACATCAAGAGAACTATTAGATATGTGGCAAGAATCTGGTTATTGCGAAATAATAGATGACGATGCTGGTGATGTATTTCTTTGGGCTAACGAACCTGGAGATATTTTGCTTTATGAGTATGATCGTTATGATGTTTACCCGAATCTTCCTGGCCACTGGAAGAGCGGCCTATTTGCCGGTATGCAGCACCGATGGCCAAACGCTCATCCTTGGATTTATTGGGCCAGACATCCTCGAAAATTAGAGGAAAAGATTCACAATGGAATTAAAACATATGCAGAGCGAGAAATTGAATCTATATTCCTCGGAAAAGTCGAAAATAGAGTTCAGTTGGCAAACAGAACTGCTCACAACTGGTTTGAAGCCATAGAGCTGTTCAACATGCCCATTGCGATGGGTGATAGCTTTAATTGGCCATTTACACAAGACGAATATTTAGAAAAAGTTGCTAGTACAAAATTTGGGTTGTGCCTTCCGGGGTACGGGCCCAAATGTAATAGAGAAATTGAATATTTGGGCCTTGGAGTTGTCCCGGTAATTACAGAAGGCGTCTGTACGGCCTATCACGACCCTCTAATAGAGGGAAAGCACTATTTAAGGGCTGAGACGCCACAAGAGGTTCAGCAGGCGGTCAAAGGCTGCTCTGAGGCGCAATGGCAATACCTGTCTTACTACGGCAGGCAATGGTACGAGCGTAATTGTTCTAGACTAGGCTCGTTTGAAACAACAAAAAGAATTGTGGAGAGTTTATGAAAAAGGTCATTAGTTTTTGTTTGTGGGGTTCGAATCCGAGATATACTGTTGGTGCAATAAAAAATGCACAACTGGCAAAAGAAATTTATCCTGATTGGGTATGTCGATTTTATATTGCCAAATGTGTTCCCATGGGAATCATCAACAACTTATTCATGATGAATAATACTGAATTATACATCATGCAGGATCCCGGCGATTGGAACGGAATGTTTTGGAGGTTTTATGCGGCATCAGATCCTAATGTCGATGTCATGATCTCGCGGGACACAGATAGTCGTCTAACACAAAGAGAGAAAGCAGCAGTTGATGATTGGTTGGCTGGAGATAAGGATTTTCATATTATGAGAGATCACCCATGTCACGCAGCACCAATCATGGGCGGAATGTGGGGCGTAAGAAATAGTCTTTTATCTAACATGTCGCGTTTGATTAGTAGATTTCCGAAAGAAGACAGATGGCAGATTGATCAAGATTTTTTGAGAAATGTAATATACCCAATCGTCCGCGAAGAATCTTGCGTACATGATGATTATTTTGAAAAGAAACCTTTTCCCGTAAAACGAGAAGGAGGTTTGGACGAGGGTGGATATCCTGTTAACTTTATAGGACAAGTATTTGACGAAAATGATGTCGACAGCAGGGTGTGGGATATATGAAGTTAAAAATTAACTTTGCTGACTTTTGGCCAAACTTTGTTGCAACGGACAATTATTTTTATCATCTTCTTTCGACCAAGTACGATGTGGAGATAAGCGAAACTCCAGATATTCTTTTTTATGCAGATTTCGGAACTTCGCACAAAGCGCACAGCACGACGCGAAAGGTTTATTATACTGGCGAGAATAAAAGGCCCAATTTCGATGAATGCGAATTTGCATTTTCATTTGATTTTTCGGACAACCCAAAAAACTATCGCCTACCTCTCTGGGTGCTGTGGATTAATTGGTTCAATGTACCCCACTCAGAAGAGCGAGATGTTTCTTATTTAACTCCTTTAAATAATTTAATTGGCCCTCGAAAAATAAGGAAGAAACCAAAGTTTTGTAATTTTATTTTTTCCAACCATACGGGAATTCGAGTACCACTGTTAAATGAAATTTCAATGTACGAGCGAGTTGACTCTGCCGGCAGTCTTTTAAACAATATGGGTCAACGAATTCCGGGTCGAGGAGATCAGAAGCCCAAAGTAGATTTTATTTCAAATTACCGGTTTACAATTGCGGCAGAAAATTCATCGCATCCGGGATATACAACAGAAAAGTTGTTGCACCCATTGTCGATTGGTAGTATTCCTATCTATTGGGGATCTCCGATTGCTCATTTGGACTTCAACAAAGACGCATTTATTGATGTACATAAATTTAATGATTTGGTTGAAGTAGTCGATTTAATTGAGGAAATTGAATCAGACGATAGTTTATATGAACAATACATCACAGCCCCGGTTTTCCCATCAGGAAAAATTCCAGACTCGGTTAAGCCCGAATCAGTGCTTAAGTTTTTTGAGGAGAATATAATATGTTGATGGTTGATAAGATTTATGTAGCTCATTATACTCCGCTGCGAGAAAGAAAAGAAAAATTACTCAAAACACTTCAAGAGTTTAATATTGATGTAACATGGATTGAGTGTGAGCCAACTGAGAAGCAGTTAGGTGAGATCTATGATAGTAATTGTGATTTGTGGTATAAAAAAATTTTTAGTTTAGATTATGGCGGCCCAATACCTTGGAAAGAACTTACTAAATCTGAAAAATCAATTGCATATAAACATATTAAAATCTGGGAAGATATTGTAAATAATAAAATATCTACCGCCCTTATTTTAGAAGATGATTTGTTATTTAGTGATAGATTTGTTGAAGTGTTTAATTTTAATTTGCTATCGACTCCAAAAGATTGGGATTTGATTTTTATAGGCAATGGTTGTAATTTAAGAATTCCTAAAAGAAAGGTGAAAGACGGAGTTGTGGCATATCGCAAAGAACATCCGGCTAGCAAATGTGTAGATTCGTATTTAATAAACTATGAAGCAGCTGCTATAATAAACAAGAATACAAAACCATTTACGCTTCCAATTGATTTCGAGATCAATTATCATATGAAGGAGGCGGATATGAAAGTATATTGGTGGGAGCCACCAATTACAAGACAAGGTTCGCAATGCGGCCTTTATAACAGTGAGATATTAAAATGAAAATTGCCTTTCACTCAAATGAAATATGCTTGCGAGGCGCCTCTGTAGCCATGTTTGATTATGCATATTTTAATAGAAAAATATTAGGAAATGAATCTATTGTTTTACACTGGAAGGGTTCTACCGCCAATCATCCTTTAGGGATTGAAAAGTACAAAAAACATTTTGAGATTTTTGGATACGATGACTGGTCCGAAGTTGATGCAATTATTAAAGCAGAGCAGGCGGATTTACTTTATATGATCAAAGGCGGAGAAAAAGATGGAAAAATAACAGATGCGTGTAAAACAGGTGTCCATGCAGTTTTCCAAAACTATGAGCCGCACGGCGATATATATGCGTATGTGTCGGAGTGGTTGTCAGATAAGATGACCTCTGGTAATTCTCCGTATGTACCTCACATGATCAATATGCCACAACCAAATGCAGATATGCGCGCACAATTGAATATTCCAGAACACGCAGTTGTTATTGGCCGACACGGCGGAAGAGATCAATTTAATTTGCCCATTGGTTCGATTATTGAACGAGCAGCTTTAAATAATAGATTTTTATATTTTGTATTTTTAAATACAGATCGATTTTGTATGCCTTTGCCCAATATTATTCATTTAGATCCGATTTACGATTTACAAGAAAAATCAAATTTTATTGGAATGTGCGATGCGATGATTCATGCCCGGGCCATGGGAGAAAGTTTTGGTTTAGCAATAGGAGAGTTTTTGTATCACGATAAGCCAGTAATTGCTTGGCCAGGAGGGGGCGATCAAAATCACCTTAAGATGCTTGGCGAAGAAGGTCTATGGTATAACGAACCAGAAGAGTTATATACACATCTGGTAAATGTCAGACGAGAAACGCATGGTGGAAAGTACAGTGTATTAGTAGATAAATACACGCCAGAGAATGTTATGAAAAAATTTAATGATGTGTTTATTGAAGGGAACGCAAAATGAGATGTTTAGTTACGGGCGGCGCTGGATTTATTGGAAGCAATTTAGTTGACGAATTGATCAATTTAGAACATGAGGTAATAGTTATTGATAATGAGTCTTCCGATGCACATGAACAATTTTACTGGAACGAGAATGCAAAAAACTATAAATATGATATCTGCGAATATGATGCAATACGACACTTATTTACAGATATCGATGTTGTTTTTCATCTAGCAGCTGAGTCAAGAATCCAGCCAGCTATTCACAATCCTATTTATGCAACAACCGTAAACACTGTCGGCACATGCAACATACTTCAAGCATCACGCGAAGCTGGTGTTAAACGGGTAGTTTATTCCTCTACTTCTGCTGCTTATGGACTTAAAAACATTCCTCCACTCCACGAGGATATGCCGCGAGATTGTTTAAATCCTTATTCAATTTCGAAATGTGCCGGCGAAGATTTGTGTAAAATGTATATGGATTTATATGGGCTTGAAACCGTTGTCTTCAGATATTTTAATGTATATGGAAAAAGGCAGCCCGTAAGAGGACAATATGCACCCGTAGTAGGTCTCTTTCTAAGACAGAAGGGTGCGGGTCTGCCGATGACTATAATAGGCTCAGGAAGGCAGCGAAGAGACTTTACCAATGTGCTTGATGTAGTCGCCGCTAATATATTAGCAGCAGATTTAGAAAATAAGAAGCCAATTGGCCAACTTATAAACATAGGAACGGGAGAAAATCACAGCATTGTTGAGCTAGCAAAACTTGTCGGAGGAGAATATACTTTCATTCCGCCTCGCCCAGCGGAAGCTGAAATTTCATTGGCTGATAATACAAAAGCGCAGAATTTGCTCAACTGGACGCCAAAAATTAAATTAGAAAATTGGCTTAAAGATGAATAAAGAAGTTGTTCTACATCACCACTTAGGTTTGGGCGATCATTTCGTATGCAACGGCTTAGTACATCAAGTTGCAACAACATACGATAAAATTCATTTACCAGCCAAGCTTCACAACTTTAATACTGTACAGTGCCTATATCAAGATTGGGATAATATAACAGTGTTTCCTGTGGCCGTAGAACACAGGGATGTTATAGACTACTGTAATACTAAGAAGCTACCGGTACTTAGAGTTGGATTTGAATATTTAGATACTTGCGAATTAGAATGTAATATATGCTTTTATGAACAATTAAACCTAGATTTTTCCATCAGATATTCAAACTTTAAACTGCCGAGCCACATACCAAATTCTGATAAACTATACGAGACTTTAGTGCACACCAAAAAGGATTATGTTTTATTACACCAACAGTCCAGCATAGGAAAGTTTTTTGTGGATATAAAATCAAAATTACCAGTAATAGAAATTCGCCCCGGATTGACGGAGAACTTGCTCGATTATGTAAAAATTATCCAAAATGCATCAGAAATACATTGTATTGATAGTAGTGTTATCAACCTTATTGATGGCATGACACATAAAACAGATAAATTATTTTTTCACACAATCAAGCCGACATCGTTTAAATTTTCAGATAAATGGAATATAGTAAAATATACAAAATCCTAAAGAGAGCGATATGAAAATAATAGGACTTTCCTCCGATCATAACGGAATAGCATTAAAAAATAAAATACGAAAATATCTCAAAGAAAACAATTTTATTGCTGTAGATATTGGACCATTTGACGAGGCAAGAAAAGTAGATTATGTAGACTATGCGAACCAGTTAAGTCAAATGTTGACTAACGACGATATACAGAGTGGTATATTGATATGTGGCACCGGAGTCGGAATGAGCATAGCGGCAAACCGATTTGAAAAAGTCAGAGCAGCATTGGTGCATAATGTTACTACGGCCCCTAAATGCAGAGAACACAATGATTCAAATATATTATGTTTAGGACACTGGACTACCTCTGAAGAAGAAAACTTTAAAATTTTAGATTTGTGGCTGCAAACTAAGTTTGGAGAAGGTCGCCATGTTAAGAGAGTCGAAAAACTATCTTCTAAGAAGAAAAGAGTGGTCTTTACAAACGGGGTCTTCGATATCCTACACACAGGTCATATTGAATTACTGAATTTTTCTAAATCTCTCGGAGATAAATTGGTGGTAGGAATCAATTCTGATAATAGTGTTCGGCAACTTAAAGGGCCAGATCGGCCGATTAATAATCAAAATGACAGAAAAAAAATACTAGAATCCTTGCATTGTGTCGATGAGGTGGTTATATTTGATAATACAAAGAGTATTGGTATTATTGAGGCGATTGATCCATCTATTGTTGTCAAAGGTGGAGAGTGGACTTCCGAAGAAGTCAGGGCCAGAGATGGAATCCCACGACATATTGATATCAAAATTTATCCATTTTTGGAAAATTATTCCACCACAAGTGTAATAAAGAAAATTCACGAAAAGCAACATTGGGATAAGCATGAAAGATAATATATTGGTTATAGGCGATACAATCATAGATCATTCTATTTTTTGCAACCCAATAGGTATATCGCTAGAAACTCCGACTATGAAAACCGAGTTCGTAGAAGAAGAATACACTTTTGGAGGAGCGGCCAATGTGGTTAGTAACTTGTTATCTCTATCAGCAAAGGTCACTTTTATTACAGCTAATGGGCAAGATGCACACAAAGATGTTCTCAATTCTTGGAAATCGGAAAATCTTGATTTATATTTGATAGAACACAGTGGTAAAAATACCGTTAAATCAAGATATTGGATAAGTAAGGGTGATAATAAGTATAAATTTTTACAAGTTAATAGAGGTCAACAGGTTTCGTTGACTAATGAGCACATCCAGCAAATAAAAGACAAAATAAACAATGAAAGTTTTGAAACAGCACTACTAGTAGATTACAGAAAGGGGTTCTTCAATAATGCCAAACAAACTCAAGAATTAATATCACTTTTGAAAGAGAGGGATATAAAAGTCATCGCTAGTTCGCAAATATCAGACGGAAAAAATCAATATTTTCATTTCGCCGGCTCGAATCTTATTTGTATGAACGAAACTGAGGCAACTAATAATCTTAAATCTTTGTATTGTCCATCAAATTCATTTAAACCAGTATTAAATCAATTGAAAGAACTTTCGGAAAATTTAAGAGCGGGAATCTGTGTTACTTTAGGATCTCGCGGCAGCGTTTTATATGATGGCAACAGAGTAATTCATCATGGCGGATATCCAATAGAAGCGAAAGATTCTTGCGGCGCCGGCGACTCGTTCCTCGCAGCATTTGCTGTAAAATATCCCGATTTTGATCTTGAATTCTGCAACAAATGGGCAGCTGCATCAACATTGAATATGGGCACTAAGCCTCCTACATACGAGGATTTCTATGCGCTCAATTAAGAAAGAAGTTTTAAAGGCCAATAGGTGGATTGTCGAAAAAGACTTGGTAGAGTTAACTTGGGGAAATGTGAGTTACAGGCAAGGAGATATAATCTATATAAAACCATCTGGAGTTGATTTAGATGCTGCGACAGAAGAGGATATATCTGTTTTGACAATATACGGTCAAAAAATTGATGGCAAAAAACCATCCGTCGATACACCTACACATTTGGAGATCTATAAGAATTTCAATAATATTAATTGCATAGTACATACACATTCCAAATACAGCACTACATTTGCACAAGCTAATAGGCAAATACCCTGCTTGGGAACAACACACGCAGATTATTTTTATGGAGATATACCCTGTGTTCCACACCCGAACAGACGACAGATAGAAACCAATTATGAACTTGAAACAGGTGTAGAAATTTGTAAATATTTTAAATCATCTGGCATTGACTACAAAAGAATGCCTTGTTCGTTGGTTTCCGGCCACGGCGCTTTTATTTGGGGGCCATCGATAGAACAAACATTAGAAACGGCCTATGTTTTAGAGTTGGTTGCGGAGATGGCGTACAAGAGTTTAACTTTAATTGGAGCAAGCAGTATGCGTATACCAAAATATGTTATTGATAAACACTTTTTTCGCAAGAATGGAAAAGAAAAATATTATGGCCAATGATATAAAATATGGAAGACAAGAATTGCCTCCAATTCATGGAGTTATAAAAGAGGTCGATAAATATTGGGGAAATATGAAGACTCTTTTCGAAAATGAACACTATACAGTTAAAAGAATTTTTATGAAGAAGGGCACTCAAAGTAGTATGGAATATCATATAAAAAAAGAAGAATCATATTACATAGAGTCTGGAAAACTTAAAGTGGGAACAAGGATAGGTCGCGCCAAGAACACCTCGCTTATCTTAAATGAAGGAGATGTCTTTCATATACCTGTTGGATTTATGCATATGAGAATCGCATTAGAAGATACCGTAATTATTGAGTTTTCAACACTGGACGACGATGGAGACTCACATATCGTAGAAGACGGCAAAACCTATAAACACATCGAGGAATAAAATGAAATTATTTGCAGATACTGCTAATTTGAAAGAAATAGAAAGCTTATTACAAAAGGGAGTCATACAAGGGATAACTACTAATCCTTCCCTTTTGGCTAAAGAACCAAAAACAGACTTTTATGACCACATACAAAAAATTTGTGATTTGTGTGTACAGTACGGCGTAGACATCCCGGTCTCGGTTGAAGTATTTGCTACTGAGCCGGATTCCATGATATTACAAGCTGTTGAAATATGCGAAAGAATAGATTATAAGAACTTGAATATTAAGATTCCTGTAGGCTTTGAAGAATTAAGAGTAATAGATCAACTTAAAAAACAAGGAATCCGAGTTAATTGTACTTGTTGTTTTAGCGATACACAATTGCAACTAGCAGCCCTTTCCGGGGCTCGATATGTTTCACTATTTTATAACCGACTAATAGATGTTGGTGGAGATCCGCTCGAAGTACTTCGAAGAACTCGTAAGTTTATCGATGATAACAAATTAGATTGCGAAATCATCGCAGGCTCTATACGCAATGCATATGATTTATCTAATTGTTGGAACCAAGGATGCCACATAGTAACAGCAGGGTATTCTGTTATTAAAAAGGCTACCTCGCATGTTAAAACTGATGAATCTGTAGAGGGCTTTATGAAAGACTTTGAAAGGTGGATAAAATGACATATGTTTTTGATATCGATGGAACTATATGTACAAACACTTATGGTGAATACGAAAAAGCAATGCCTATAGTCGAAAGAGTAAAGGTTGTTAACGCTTTATATGAACAGGGCAACACAATTATAATGCAGACTGCCCGCGGAATGGGAAGACACAACAATGATGCCGAAAAGGCCATTAAAGATTTATATGATAAAACAGCTGCGCAGCTAAAAGAATGGGGCGTAAAACACCATATGCTCTTTTTGGGAAAACCTGCCGGCGATATTTATGTCGATGACAGAGGAATAAGAGATGAAGACTTCTTTAGAAATGAATTTTGTCCCTAAAGGTTGGGGCTTTGAAAAATGGATTGTTAATAATGACGAATACTGTGGCAAACTTCTTTATTTTGTAAAGGGAAAGCGCTGCTCTTGGCATTATCATAAGTTAAAAGACGAGGTTTTTTATATACAATCTGGAAAAATGCTGGTAAAATATTCTGAGAAAGATGACATAGCAGAAGCAGAAGAGCTAATATTGGAGCGCGGCGACAACTTTCATGTATATCGTGGCCTTCGACATCAAATGATAGCATTAGAAGATACAGAGCTTTTTGAATTTTCTACACAACACTTTGACAGCGACAGCCACAGGATTATGAAAGGTGATTAGGTTAGTTACATTCGATTTAGATGGGGTGCTTGTCGACGCATGTGAATGGCATCGAGTTGCTTTGAACGAATCGTTAAAAGAAATATGCAATTATGAGATATCTCTCGAAGATCATTATAAAACTTTTAATGGAATTCCTACAAAAGTAAAATTAAACAAACTAACAGAAATGGGAATATTAAACAAAGAACAACATGAGCGAGTATATGATTTGAAGCAAGAGAAGACAGTTAAAATTATTTCTGAAAATGCCGAATTACGACAAGAAAAAGTAGATTTAATTAATTGGCTAAAAGATAGACAATTACATGTGGCATGCTATACTAACAGTATCAGAATGACTGCTGATTTAATGCTGCAAAAAACCGGCATTTTTGACTTGTTTGAATTGGTGATCACTAACCAAGATGTGAAAAATCCAAAACCACATCCAGAAGGGTATCTTAAAGTTTTGGAACATTTTCAAATAGACAAGTCTTCTATGCTGATTGTAGAGGATTCGCCCAAAGGAATGGCCGCGGCACTTGCCTCTGGCTGTAATATCATACAGGTCAAAAATCCTGATGATGTATGTATAAAATTATTTAAGGAGTATTTAAATGAAGATCTTGATTCCAATGGCCGGTGAAGGCAGCAGGTTTGCAAAAGAGGGATATACTTTTCCAAAGCCATTAATTGATGTTGCTGGCAAGCCTATGATACAATCCGTTGTAGAAAATTTAGATTTTGATTGTGATTATATTTTTCTTGTTAGAGAAGAGCATGTACAGAAATACTCTGGACTTTTAGATACGCTGGATAGAATTACAAATGGTCGTTTCAATTATGTAACAGTTAATGGATTAACCGAAGGGGCCGCCTGCACAGCGCTTTTAGCTGAAAAATATATTGACAACGATGAAAGTCTTTTAATTGCAAATTCGGATCAGTTTATTCAATATGAGCCAGATAATTTTGATACACTTAAGAGCCTTACAAGTGTTGATGGGATTGTGTTTACTTTCAATGCTGTACATCCAAAATGGTCTTTTGTAAAAACAAATTCTCGTGGATTTATTACAGAGGTAGCAGAAAAGCGACCAATTTCAAATATTGCGACTTGTGGAATTTATTGGTATCGTAAAGGCTCAGATTTTGTTAAATATGCGAAACAAATGATTGAGAAAGATATACGAGTCAATAATGAATTTTATATTGCTCCAGTTTATAACGAACTAATCCAAGATGGTAAGTCATTGATCCCATTTTATGTATCTGAAATGTGGGGCCTGGGAACGCCAGAAGATCTTACAAAATTTTTAAATAACTGGAGACACAGGAGATAGGGTGCATATAATATCACACCGAGGAAACATAAGTGGCGCTGATCCGAGCAAAGAGAACAGGCCAGAATATTTGTTAACAGCTATAGCTTTGGGGTTCGATGTAGAGGTAGATGTGTGGTTTACCAGCGAAAAATGGTTTTTAGGTCACGATTTACCAACATATGAAGTTAGTCAAAACTTTTTTGATCCGCGAATGTGGTTGCACTGTAAAAACATTGAAGCTGTAGAACAGCTACAAAAAACTAACTTTAATTGGTTTTGGCATGAAAGTGATGTTATGACACAGACAAGCAAAGGTCATATTTGGTGTTATCCGGAAAACTATATTCAAAATGGAATAACAGTTCATTTAAATGCCCCAACTGAAACTTATCCTAATCTGTACGGAGTGTGTACAGATTATGCTTTATTATGGAGAAAATATGCATAAAGATTTTTTATTTTTTAATTATTCGTTTGTCAAAAATTCTACTTTCTTGTTTGAATCATTTGCCAAAAAGGGTCACACGATTGATATCATAGATGAAAAAACCCTAAGACCATTCGCAGACAATATATTAAAACATGGCCCAGAACACACATATAAGAATGTAGTATTATATTTGCACGAAAACGATACGATACCAATCACAAATCACTTAATTAACAACTATTTTCAAGACGCCTTTCTAATTCAGCACGATACCACAGACCATGAACATGTGCAAATTTGGAGTAATAGAAAACCAGACTTAATTATGCAGCGAGAATTAACGGATCAGACTGTAAATATGTGGCCACATACGCCAATAGAACCTTTCCATTTTGTTATTGACTCACTAAGAGACCCTGAAGCAGAAAAAGACGGCCGTCCAATAGATATATTTTTTATGGCAAATATGACCAATATTCGTCGTCGCCCGTTTAATGAGCATGTTTTAAAATTATCCGAAGGAAATCTAAAGCATTTAAATTGGGCTTTAAATTTTGAGGATTGGAATCCGCACGGAGGCTTACAGTCGGATGCCTTTAAATATTCTGCAAATCGATGTAAAATAGGACTACACTATTTTGGGAATTCATACGATGCATGGAGAATTTGGCAATTAGCTAGTTGCAAAGCTGGAATAATAATGCCAAAGATGAGAAATAAGTCGGTATCGGAAGAGCATATGCCATTTACAGACTATTGTGTTATACAAGATGATTTTCAAGATTTAGAAGATAAAATTGTGTATATGTTAGAGAACGAAAGATATAAAGATTATGGAGAAAGAGCATATAAGGATTATAATGAAAATCACAAACCTGATGTTTATTTCGATAAATACTACTACCCAACTATTATGGAATATGCGAGTGAATAAATGAAAAGAATTCTTGTAACTGGAGGTTCGGGTATGGTCGGTCACGCTCTTAAGCGCTTGATCCCAGAAGCAACCTTTGTAGCTTCTACAGATTATGATTTACGAGATCGTCGACAAGCCGAAGAAATGTTTAGGACACATCAGCCAGAACAAGTGATTCATTTGGCAGCAAAAGTCGGTGGCATCAAAGCAAATATGGAGAATCTAGGAGATTTTTATTCTGATAATATTAGGATTAATACAAATGTGCTTGATAGTGCACATAAACATAAAGCAGAAAAAGTTCTGTCACTTTTGAGCACATGTATATACCCAGACAATGTTATGTATCCTTTAACCGAAGAACAAATTCATAGTGGATCTCCGCACAAGTCAAATTATGCGTATGCGCACGCAAAGCGTATGTTGGATATACAATCGCAGGCCTATCGCGATCAATATGGTTGTAATTTTATTACTGCGGTACCGAATAATTTATTCGGAGAAAACGACAATTACGATTTAAACGACTCGCATGTAATTCCTGCCTTAATACATAAAATGTATAATGCTAAACAAAAGAATGAGAATGTTGTATTATGGGGTGATGGCACTCCTCTGAGAGAATTTACATATTCGGTCGATTTAGCAAATATTTTATTATTTCTATTAGAACATTACGATGGCCGCGCCCCAATCAATGTGGGAGACACGGGAGAATATTCAATCGGCACTATAGCTCAGATGATAGCGCACAATCTTGAGTACCATAATTCAATTATATGGGACACATCTAAGCCGTCAGGACAGTTTCGAAAGCCATCAACCAATCAAAGCTTATTACAGTTAGGATGGCGTAAAAACATGTATACAAACTTCGAAACAGCACTTAAAAATTCATGTGATTGGTTTTTAACAAATTATCCAAACATTAGAGGAACAAAATGACACAAAAAAAAGCATTAATTACGGGAGTTACAGGACAGGACGGCTCTTATTTGGCAGACTTTTTAATAGATAAAGGATATCGAGTTATTGGGATGAAGAGAAGAACTTCTCTAATTTCGACAGACCGGATCGATCATATATTTGAAAGCTCGGACAAAATAGAAAATTTTGATTTAGTATACGGCAATGTGAACGATTCTGGATGTTTGCATAGAATATTGGCAAAATATAAACCAGACGAGGTATACAATTTAGCGGCACAGTCGCATGTACGAGTCTCTTTTGACACTCCAGAAGAAACAGCAAATTATGTTGCTATGGGAACACTCAGGTTATTAGAAGCTGTAAGAAATGTTTGCCCATGGGCAAAGTTTTATCAGGCATCGTCCTCTGAGATGTATGGAGACAATCCAGCTCATCCACAAGATGAAGATACTAGGTTAATGCCGGCATCACCATATGCTTGTTCTAAAGTCTTTGCTTACAATATTGTGCGGAATTATCGAGAAAGTTACAATATTTTTGGAGCAAATGGAATTTTGTTTAATCACGAATCTCCACGAAGAGGAGAAACATTTGTTACACGCAAGATTACAAGAGCAGCTGCAAGAATTAAGCTTGGTTTAGAAGATACACTATATTTAGGAAACCTAGATGCAAAAAGAGACTGGGGTTTCGCCGGCGATTATGTTGAAGCCATGTGGCTCATGTTGCAACAGGAAACCCCTGATGATTTTGTAATCGCAACGGGTGAAACACATACTGTTAGAGAATTTCTAGAGACAGTGTTTGAAGAGGCCGGCTTAAGCATAGAGAAACATGTTAAAATAGATGAGCGACTATTTAGACCACACGAAGTTCCGCTTCTATTAGGAGATCCTACTAAAGCGAAGGAAGTTTTAGGATGGCAGCCAAAAGTTAATTTCAAAGAGTTAGCTGCTATGATGTATGAAGCGGATTTAAAAGATTTATTTCAAAGAGGCATATAGCCTAAAATATAAAAAAGGAGAATAATATGACAACTTTCAAACTTAGCGATCAGGCTTTGGGAGCTATTATGATGGCCCTGCAAAAGTCTTTATTAGAGCAATCGGATATTGTGCCGGTATTAAAAGCATTTGAGTTAACTCCAACTGATGGAGCAGAAGAAGAGCTTTTGGTAACAAACCCTCCGACAGTTAAAGTAAATTTTGCCGACACTGTAAAGACCTAATAGGAATATATGCCCAAATATTATTATGAATGTAAGAACTGTGATGTTGCGATTGAAATAATCCACCCCATCACAGATAAAAAATATGATTGTGAGGCTTGTGAGGTTAGCGGTTCTTTAAACAGGATTCCATTTCCTGTGACCACTATATCTAAGAAGCCCAATCAAAAGCAGAAGCCAGGAGAACTTGTTGATAGGTTTATCAAAGAAGCTTCAGAAGAGATCAAGGCCGAAAAGAGGCAATACAAAGAAGAGGAATACAAAGAATGAAAACGGTTATTATATTAAGTGTATTGTGTTTCTTTTTCTTTAGCACCACAGCGTTTTTAGTTTGGTACATAAGAGGAATACTGAGTAAACTTCTTTATGTGTCAGAAAGTATGGGAGATTTTATGATTGTCGTTGACAATTATGCAAATCATCTAGATACCGTATATAATATGGAAACATTTTATGGCGATGAAACGCTTCAATCTCTATTGCAACATACAGCTGCTGTTGTTGAGGAAATAGAGCAGTTTGAATCTATATACACACTAACTACGGATCTGGAGGCAGAACAAGATGAGCCTGATGATGAAGAGGAATTACCATACGATGACGAAGAAGAACGAAGCGCCTAAACGCCGCCGTCGCCGACGCAGCAAAAAAGGAAGACACTATTTTACTCAAGAGCACGAAGATGCCATAATAAAATACGCCAATACACAATGCATGAAAGAAAGAACAGAATTATATGTTAATCTAATACAGCCGGCGTTTGACGAAATGGTTGACAAAATTGTTTATACTTATAAATTTACTACACTTCCAAATATAGATGATTTAAGGGCTGAATGTAAGGTGTGGTTAACTATGATACTAGACAAATATGATCCAAATAAAGGCTCTAAGGCCTTTTCTTATTTTAGTGTTATAACAAAAAACTGGTTTATTCATAAAGTTAAGAAAAATTCATCTCAAATGAAACGAGAAGTTCATTTAGAAGATATTACGAGTCGAGAAGAATATGAATATGAAAATTTGGTGGCTCAACATGGGTATTATGACAAGAGAAAAGAACAAGAATTTTGGGAATTTTTGTGGAAAGAGATCGATACATGGGATACTGGAAATCTAAAAGAAAATGAAAAAAAGGTTTTAGAGGCTGTAAAAATTTTACTTTCGAATACTGATGATATAGAAATTTTTAACAAAAAGGCTATTTACTTATACCTTAGAGAAATAACCGGTCTTAATACAAAACAGGTCGTTAATAATCTAAAAAAACTTAGAATAAAATACAAGAATTTTAGGGAAAAGTGGAACAAGGGCGATATATGAGCAAATTAGACAAATATCTTCAAGAAGCTATTGATAATATAAGAGCAGATCGCGAAGTTACAAAAGAGCTTTTAGACGATGTATTTAAGTATTTGAGCAGAAACGAATCACACCACAGAGAGGTTGGCCCTGTGGCGGCCAAGTATGTTGAGACATTGCAAAGATCAAACGAACAGTTGGTAAAAGTCTCTGCATTGATACAAAAAAAGGAACATCAGTCACAAGATTTTTCTATTGACAAAGAAAAGATATTTGATCTAATTAAAGATAGCGGAGAAGAAGAATGAGCGATTCAGATCCAACGAAAACACCAGTAAAATTCGAAAATCTATTTTATAATAATTCAAAATTAGATCTTCGTAGTCCTCATAACTATTCCTGTGGTACCGGCGACTCGTTCTTTATGCAAAATGAAGGTAGTCTTGAGCCAGCTAGGTATCCGTTTAAATCATTAGTGCGTCAAGCAAAGCAGTTTGAGTTAAACATGAGGAAAACTGGCGAAGCAGTCTGGGCGCCATTTAATCAAGACACTTATATTGGAACGGTTACTAAACATTTTCCAATCGCGATGCAAGACTTACATTATTTTAATGAAAACTTCATAAAAAAGCATCATTTGAGTAACGCTTTCCCAATATTGCGAGAATATATAGAATTAAGAGGTCCAGACGCACTTAAAGGCTTGATAGTGCCAGTTTTTTGGGTTTATATTGCAGAGATTCAACCTATGCAGCCTGGACCCTTAACATCGGGCCATCTTGGCCCGGGCAAAAGCCTCCTCGGCGAACCTGCCGGCCCCTATGCTCATGAATACTGTAAATTATGTATAGGATTGCCAGATAGGTCACAGGCAGCTTCGCTCCCCACTATAGGTTCAAAAGTTCGTGTAAGCTTTCCAGATGCGGATGCATCAGAGGGATATGCATATTATTTGGAAACAGTGGTACAAAATGATATAATTTTTAATATAATACAAGAACCAGAGAGTTCTAGTGATACTTTTGAAGATGGTATTTCTTCCGACGCACCAATGACGATGAGCGAAGCGAATGAGGCCTCAACAGCAGCGCAAAAGCAAACTCTAAAAGAGAAAGCTGGTGAATGGGCCAAGGATGAGGGGAGGATATGGAACCAAGTAGCATCCACCTCTGCCGCTTTGGTTACTTCTGCGGTTGAGACAGCACCAGACGAGAAGCCATCTAAAACGACAAATTAATAAACTAAACTAAAGTAATAAATTATGAGTAGTCACGATAAAACAATACCCAGCAAGGGCGGTACACCTGGACAAAAAGAGTACGGCGATAATATTGCAAACAAGTATGGTACTAACCCCAATAGTGATCCTAGTGGAATAAGAGGATCACATACTCCCGAAGCTAGAATTAATTGGCGCCGAACGGGCGGCGAGTTGTTACTTGGCAACTCTAATAATGCTTGGATTATATTGGGCCCGGATCGATTTGCTAGCCCACATAGCGGCAAAGGCGGTATCGGGTCACACGGATGCTCCAGCATTGATTTGGTATGTGGTAGATCAAGCTACGATCCAGACCCCAATAACACTGTTGATACAAATTTTATTACAGATGCTGCCAGAGTTTATATTTCCCAAAACGCAGATATCGATCGATATCTGGGAATAGATGTATATGATCCGAGAGCTATGGAGGGTGCCGAACCAGAAAAGGGATGTGTTAATTCTAAAGACCGGTCCTGCGTAGCTGCAAAAGCAGACGCAATTAGACTGGTGGGACGAGAGGGTATTAAACTAGTGACCAGAACTGAAGCTCGAAATTCACACAGTGAGCCAATCGACGGAATTCAAGGTATAGATTTAATTGCCGGCGCAGATCCAGATCTTTTACAGCCCATGGTGAAGGGAGACAACTTGGTTTTTGCGTTTGAAGAATTAGCAGATATGATGATGTCTTTGTGTGCAAATTTGATGCGCACACAAGGAGTGATAAAAAAAATGAACTATGCTTTGGGTACCCACTTTCACAATTCGCCTTTTTTTGGGATCCCGACCTCACCATCACCGACTCTCCCGGGAGCCGTTATTGCATGTAATCAACAACTCTCCATTTCAAATACAGATACTAAAACCGTGCACAAGAACTTACAGAATTTATTTGTAAATACTTATTTGCACGAACATGGCGAATTCGCCATTAGAAGTAAATGGAACAAGGTAAACTAAAATGTCAGAGACTACAGATCCTACAGCAGATACAGATCCAACAGATACCGCAGACGATCTTGAGGTCGGTACCGACAGAGATCCGGACTCATCAATAGATCCGACAGACATCCCACCCGAGCTAGAAACTGAAGCCGCTGAGGCTGAAGAAGAAGTTGACTTAACAGCAGCAGATATTTTTCCTTGTGAGGAAGATGAAGACGAAGATGACATATGTACGGAGCCATTATGCCCGGAGTGTGTTCCGGATCCGGATTATCCGGAATCTCAAATTCCCGATTGGAAGAACAGAGTTAGACCATTTCTAAATAAGAAAACTTGTGATTATTGTGTTACTGTGTGGACAGACTATACACTTGAGGATTGGACTGACATGTCGGGGATAGAGATGAGCACTGATTCCGACGCGCTCTTTGATGATTGGATTAAAAACACGGTAATGGAATCGGCAAAAGTCACTGGCCTTGCTAAATTAATTCGATTTTATGCAAAAGATCTTAATTGGGTTGGTCCTTTAGATCTCTGTCGCCCGGACGGCTCCATCCCTGCTCCAGGCTCTCTTGAATCTCCAATAGAAAGTGGCTGCGCGCGCCTAGGCGGGGGTGCAACTAGATCAGCAGATGCAGAAGATACATCTGATTATGAAACCATAGACCCAGCTAGCAAAGAACGCGTCTATTTTGACATCGAAGGCAATATGACTGAGAACAACGAGCCTATTGAACATGGAACTGTCAGCAGAAGCCCGTCGTCTGGAAAGGATTGGTATTACGATGCCGATAATGAGGATGGATCAAATAGTCCATATGGTTGGAATTCAGAGACATCATTTTTTAAAGTCTCTTCTGACCCGGAAGATGAGGATGCGCCAAGCGCTTGGCGCACATATAGAGATTATGTCGAAGCAGAGGGTATTGCATTTGACGAAACCAGTCTTACTAAGGCTGACGCTTTAACAGAATACATACCAACTTCAAAATCTACCACTGGATTGCGCATAGATCTTGCTGGCAACTTATGGGTTTGGGACGCCGATAACGAATCATACCATAAAGCAACCTCATCACAAAGTACAGTGTTATATCAAATAGAGAGCATGTATCTTGTTACTGGCAATCGGACGCACAATGAAGAATACTTGAGCGATGATGACCCCAAAACTTTTGAAGATTGGGCTACTATGGTTATTGAATATGAAGAAGAAGTAACGGAAGAAACCGCGATCGAAGAGGAGGAGGAAGAAGCTGCAGATATAGAGTTTATTAGTCATGAACAAGAAGAACAACAAGTTTCTAGCGGTCCTTCGGCAGATGTGGGTATTGCTACACCATCTAAGGCATGGCAGTACGATGTTGAGCAGAGTCCTGCTGGTCAATATTTACTAACTTATGATCAGGTTATGGCCACAGATTGGTATGTTTCAAATACAGCAGGCTCCAGAATCAAAGTATTAATATGCATACCATCATTAATATTTAGTCAAATACCAGAGGCCGCCCCCGGAGAAGACCAACCATATTCTGTAACTAGCGAAGAAGGCGTTGATGTAAGTCTACCTTATGAAGTAGAATTTACAACGGAAGATGTGGCAGATGGTATGTTTACTCGCGTTAGATGGTTAATTAATCATTATGGAAAAAAGCGAGTGCCGATGGCCTACGAAGACAATCGAATGTGCGTTATCGAAACCTTAGAAGATACCGGTGTACCGGAAGTTGATGAGGTGGTTGACGATGATGAATATTCAGATGCAGAGTCTGTAAACCTAGAGGATAATATTGACTCCTACGAACCTGCTGTAAGTACTAAGCGACTCAATGCTTGGAATACATGGTTAAATACCAAATATGGCGAAGAACAGCCGCCGAACTATAAGAAGATACTTGCATCTTCAGATTTAGTGCAACAGGCCACTAATTTAAGAGATTTTAAAAATAATTTATTAGACTTTCTAAATGAAAATACGGATGGATGGCAATTTACTTATTTGGGCGAACACAACAAGAAAAATGGAATTGAGAATATAAAAATAGAATTTTCTCCAACATATTCTATCCAAAGCGTGACATATAATCTTCGGGGCTGCCCACCCATCACTCTTACTGGGCAAGACTATTATAAGACATTGTTGCAAGAAAAATATGATGACGAAGAATATTTAATGAACCCATTTGTTAATCCTGAGTTTAAAATTGCAAAAGGATGGGATGATTTTGCTAATACCTATCCTCAAACAGATCCGCGAACGATGGCTTATGTTGCTTCGATTACATATATGGATGATGTTGCAAAAGCCACAACTCCTATGGAGTGGCAAGACTTTATTACATTATGGACATATCCAAAAGTAAGAATTGCGAACTTTAACGAATTAGCGGACAACGACCCTGCTTGCAATTCCACCTCAAGCGCTTTAGAAGGAATCCTACAGAGCGGTGTAAATGTATTTATTGAAACTTTAACAAGCAAATTCGATCAACAGCTTTGCCAAACGATCGAAGAAGGCTCTGAGGCGTGGGCAGATTATTGGACAAAATACCACACACCAGATGACCCGGAAAACACCGGAACTAGACTTCGTGATCCCCGGGGGGATCCCGAGGGGAAACTCGTTAAATCACCATTTGGGCAAGACTTAGAAGAGGCAACAAAAGCCGCGGTTAATCAAGTACTAACTAATGATCCGTTTATGTCACAAATGATTGATAGTTTGGATTATATTAGATCGGCTGATGACTTGTGGCGTAAGATTTTAGGCCAATTAGGTGTTTGTGGTCTGTTGGACTTTTTGGAAACTTTATTTCAATGTCTGTTCAATGGTGTAGATTTTGGTGACATTCTTGAAAAAGCCTTAATAAGCGCACTTCAGAATATGGACATGAATTTGTTTAAAAGGCTTCTGGTAGGTTTACCTCCTCATGTGCAGAATGAGATAGCTGCCAACGCTACCGCAGGCCTTTCTGAGAATCTTCAAGATTGGAGACCATGGGACAAGGAACCTTCACTGGAGAGGCAGCAAAGAACAGCCCAGGTACTACAAGACGCGGCAATACAAAAGCACTATGAAGCCGCACAAGAACAGTTGAATGAAAATCCGACAACCATGAATCGAGAACAAGAAGTCACTTTAACCACTACAGAACAGACCGGCTTGGGCCCCGACGATTATACCACGACTACTCAGACAGAAACGCTTCGATGGACAACCTCACACAGCAGCATAGACGATCCAGTAAATAGTGCTGCAAAACAAGAAGCTTATGAAGAAGGTTTGGCCGATGCGGCAACAATAACCCCATCATACCAAGGGACAGATGATGCTAGCAAGACAAAAACATTAGGTTCTGTTTTAGTAGATTCCGGCGCCGTAAAAGATATCAAAGACGCATACATTAAAGCTTTAATGGACTTGCTTCAACCGGATGAAATTTTAGATTTATTAGAAAATATTCCTGGATTCACATTTTTAAGAAATTTGATTGACTTAACTAAGTGCCCTGGCGTTGCAATTTTTCATCCGCCGATCAAGGGCTGGTATAATGATCTGACGAGGGCGATATCTCAGTGGGACTTCGGATTTTGTAGATCTGGAAAACCACTTATAATTCCTAGAATTGTTTTCAATAGACCATATAGATTTTGGGATGCCATGAAAGCCATTGGCAATTTAATACTCGCCGCTTTGGAAGCAGCAATTGTACAAGCTTTAATGACTATGTTGAAAAAAATACTTGAATGGATATTCGGAGTACTTTGTTCTTTGATGAATGTTTTAGGTTCAGCCGCACTTACGGCCACTGGCTTAATGAGCGCCGGCGAGTTCTCTAATTTGTTAAAAGATACTATGTGTGGCACGAATGCTACAGACAATGAAATAGCAACAGCAATGGCGACTATCTTATCTGCTTTAGGCGCCACCGGCGCTCAGACGGAAGAAGAGCTACTTGCAATCGGCGAAATCGCCCTGACATCTATGGGTAGCTATATGGAAGTGGCATCAGTAAGGGACTCTTTAGAATTGCTCGGTGGTTCACCATCAACTCGTGCATTAAGAGATGCAGCAGACTTTTATAGATACAGCGAGACACCTTTGGCGGGTACACTTGGAAATGCAAACAATCTTCGCGCTCTTTACAAAACTATTGGTCAAACTTTTATTGGAACCAAAACTATTGACGCATTAAGAGATTCTTATTTGGAAAGTAAGAGTTGCGTTGACGAAGATGGTTGTGGGCCTGTAATTCCGTTTTGTGGAGTTCGAGAACCTATTAAGGATGCATTTTGTAATTTAGGAATCCCGGAAGAAGCATGTGAGCATTTGACGGATTCTACTTTAGCAGATTTAGATTCTACACTTGATGAGGCTTTAAAATTAGCGCAGTCTGGTGGAGATATTAGTAATCTTCTGCCGACAGGCTCTTTAATACCTTGTGAGAATATGGATGATGGCAGCTTTCTTCCTAGAGATACTGCTTTTGATCGTAGTATGTTCGCCAATGATGTGGGAGATGATATTCAGTTCTTGCAAATAACATATGAAAGAGAGCTTATCGGTCCCGGCGGATTAATGGATAGAATCCAGTCAGACATGGACGGCCGAGGAAAACAAGAACACGATAGAAGATTGGTCGATTTGTTAGAAAAAGCAATTGCTGGAAACCCAGAAACAGTTGGAAAATATCTTCGAGACATCATGCGTTCAGGCGCTACAGAAGAAGGCGCCACAATTAGAGTTCATAGGGAGATCGCCTCTAGCACTGTAATCGATAATTACGGTAGAAATTTTACATTTTTAAATTTTGATCCAGTCGAAGGTGTTGGTTATGGTGCTCTTGACGGCGGATTTTCAAAATCGTGGGATAATTCTTTAGGCACTTATCAAGGAAAAAATGTATATGTTTCTTCCTATGGTCGCGTATGGGAGGATACTAAAAAGTATTATCACGAATTAGACTCAAACGATCGAAAACTCGATAAGGATGAATCAACAGCTTATGATGTTTGGGAAGTTAATGAAGCTTATAAAAGAATTGCTACTGATTGGGGAGTAGAATATGAATATGATCCCAGATATGTTATATATCGCAAATATAAAATAGGAAAAGAGAAGTTCCACTATTATCCAGAACCGCATGCTAGGATGCAATTTATGGGTACGGATCCATCTATGGGTGCTAACTCACACAAGGAGGCTGGCCAGCCAGCATATCATTTTCATTTTTGGAATGAAGAAAGAAATGAATTAGACTTTATACCCGAGGGATATACTGACACAGCGCTTTATGACGAAGAAGAATTAACTAAGGATGTTGGAAAGCTTCATATTTTCAGACTAGTGCCAAACGCAATTGGAGTCAGCAGAAGTAGTCAGGCGGCCAGCTCAGTCGGAGAATATACAATGCAGTTTGATAAAGATCGGAGAGGAAATTTTGATTCTTTTTTCAAAGGATTCGGTCCGCTATCAAACGGCGCGCCAAACTCAAGTCGCTCCAAATCCGCGCTGGATCCAATAATCAGAGTCGTCCGCGCTTTAGACTCAGACATATTAGACCACATATCTTCGATGGAATTAGATGTGGCTAATAGACAGCAAAAGCCTACTATATGGGCAACACACATCACCAATGTTATTGAATCTGCAATTGTTGAATCTGGAGAAGAAGCGGAACAAAGCAATTTAGAATCAGTGTGGCAGAAGCTTTACGGACAAGATTACTCAGGCTTATGTGAAAGTTTTGTCGAAGAATATGCTGCGCAAATCTCAGATGATGACGATGCGTGGGACAGCGGCCTGTTAAATTTTTATTTAAAAGAACTTTCTGAAGAAGAGTGTTTGGATGCTGGTATATCTAAATTCAAGGGAGATGATGAAGATAAGAAAGAAATTCCGCTTCCTCGAAGTACCCGGAAGAAAAACCGCAAAGAATTTCCATACCATCCAAATAATAATGAGGATACTGGGTGGTACCGGCCCGTCCCGGTACCGGGAAGTGAGGGCCTGTCAGAGATCGTTGATTTGCCAGAAGAAGAGTATGGAGTAGGGGCTTACTATGTACACCAACAATATCAAAAAGGTTGGGCAAGAATAGCAGACGAATATTTGCCCGGCCCCGCGAATCCTTGCGAAGAGCAGGTAAGTGCCGATATCTTTAATTGGAGCGGTGTAGCAGAACACATCTCGAAAGCAATGGACAACATTGATTCTGATGATCGCGTGTCTTCTGATCCAAGTTGTGTTTGGGATCCTCCGTTTGATCGAGTTAATGATCGAGAATCAAAAGCAAAGATAGAGGGTTATATTAAGGCCACAATGCGTACAACGATATTCGAAAAAATGATTTGTGCCGTTCCGGCATTTATGAAGTTTAATCCTTCGACCGGCTGTTTTGGAGACTTATTAGCAGCATATATATTTGCAAATCTAAGAGAATCTTTATTTCAATATTCTAGAAGAAGCAAAATATTTGGCTCGCTTGGAAGAATAAGTAAAGGTCACAATCGCTATGATTATAAATTTTTAGAACAATGCTGCGCAATGTATGCTAGACAGGTTTCGGCTGGAAATATGTCAGGTTCAGCAGAAGCTCTTATGGCGGTTGAGAAAATTGATGAAATTAATACTAAACTATATAACCAGCCACAAGCCGACTGGTTTCATAGAAAACGCAAAGCTCGGAGAAGAAAGGTGTGGGAGAATAGCGAACCATACATGACCACTGTAGCAAAAGAACTTTTCAGACATGAATTCGAAGAAGGTTCGGGAAAATTTGCAAATTGGGCATGCTCCGAAATTGATAACTTACAGCTACACTTTCTGCAAGGAGGATTAAACTTATCAGAAGGACCTATCGGAGCTTATGTGACAGATGTCGCAGTTGATTTGCAGGAAGATCGTTTTGGCGGCGAAGGCTATTATTCTGGCAACTTTGCATATTTACAAAACGGAGGATTTGTGGTTGAAAAATATATAAAAATTGAAGATTATGAAGATTCTTCTGAAGCCGCTATTGATTTAGACACCGGCTCGCGCTCAGAGCACCTATTTAAAATTGTTAATATGGAGGAGTGGAAAACTTATCTTTCCGAAAACAATAATTTTACTTACACATCTACGACCGAAGAGGGAGATGAAGAAGACAGTTATAAAATTTCTGACTTATTTGAGAAGTGGTCATATGGCCTTAGATTATCTTATGTCCCTAGTTTTCACGGAACTTCCGATATTCAACAGTTGTGCGGCCAAGTTTCTAGCGATATATCATTAAAAAATAAAGCATTTAATATTGAATATTTGGGAGGAGATCCGGTTAATTTAATTCCCATAGCATCGACAGAAATTGAAATTCCTGGAGATCTTAAAATTAATAATTTTGATATCGTAGAAGATTATGACTTTGAATGTATGCTGGACCAATTTATAAGCGACACAGAGTTCAGAACATTATTTGAATATGTATTCGCATTAGATAGATTTTTGTCATTACCAACAATCTATATGATGCACTGTTTCTTAGATTCTATTGGAATGGACGATGGGTGGTATCAAGAGGTTAGTCCTGAAAACGCCCCGGGCGATGGCCCCGGTGATCCTTACGATGGTTCTCGAATCGGCCAATTTATGAGAAATATACAACATAGCGCCGGCCCAGGCCTCGAAACCGGCGATTGGCTGCTTTGGTTTAAAGGTCAACAGAAAAAGAAGAGTTACAGAAACTGGGATAAATACGGCAAAGCCCCGCCCTTTGGAGAAACTAAAGAGCTACTAAGAGACTTTTTTATGCACGCCTATGATTGGGATAATAAAGTAAATGGTAAGTTCTCTCTTCCTAAGTTTAAATTTAAGGTTAATTTGCCTCCTTTCTTTGATTGGAATCCTAAGTTTTTTGTCAATAGGCAGTTAGAAGGACCCGAATGCGACGATGATATGGGCGCCGATGCTGAAAAAGCGGCATATAATAGTGGCTAAATTATTAAAAAGCTAATACTTAGTTAGTGAGGAATTAAAATGTCATCAGCTCACGGATACTCACCGAGAATTCTACCATTTCAAATAGATCCCGATACGGGATTCACACAAAATATGTCATTGAAGCAGGTGGCTGTACAAAACTTTATGAATCTTCTTCTTTGTTGCCCGGGCGAGCGAATAATGGAACCCAAGTTCGGCGTCTGTATGAGAAAATATTTGTTTGAAATGAATTTGCCATATGTTAGGAATAACCTAAAAAGCGCGATCAAAGCACAGGCAGCAGAATATCTTCCCTATATTAAAATCCAAAGTGTTGATTTTACAGGCACCGATGTTGATAAAAATCTGCTTAAAATTAATATAACTTTTAGAATCTTAACAACAGGAGAGGTTGCCTGGATTGATCTCCAGGCTACTCCAGATATATTAGAGGTTTCAGACTCTGAAAGCGAACTAGAATTGGAACCAACGGACGAAGAAGTATCCGATACTGCAGATTCAGATGCTCCCGGCCCGAGATATTCTGAGCACCCTTCTTCTACTGGCGCCGACGAATATGATGAAGAAGGCGAAGAGAGCGAGTCGGAATCTGAAGATTCATTACAAGATTTTCCGACACGATGGTGGGTATGATATTAATTAATCAAAAGAGGATAAAATGCCAACAAAAGTAATACCAATAAATTATACTAGCAGAGAGTTTAATTCAATAAAGAATGATTTAGTGCAGTATGCAAAGAGATATTATCCAGATACTTTTCAAGATTTTAATGAAGCTTCTTTCGGCGCCCTAATGCTTGATACTGTTGCCTATATTGGCGATGTTATGTCGTTCTATATCGACTACCAAGTTAATGAAACTTTCTTAGACACGGCCGTAGAATATAATAATATTGTGCGCTTGGGCAGACAACTTGGATATAAACAATCAGGATACCCAAGTAGCTTTGGCCTAATTTCACTATACCTGCTTGTTCCAGCGAATTCTACTGGCTTGGGCCCTGATTTAAATTATTTGCCAATATTACAAAAATCTAGCATATTTGGATCTGCCGGCGGCGGAACCTTTAGCTTATTAGAAGATGTTGATTTTTCAAACTCTAGTGTGGAAGTGGTCGTGGGTAAGGTTAATGCTAATACTGGTGTACCAACGCACTATGCGCTCAAAACTGTGGGTAAAGTTGTTTCCGGCCAAAATAGTCTTAAACAAGTAGCGGTTGCCGGATTTGAAAGGTTTAAAAGAGTTCGAGTCGGAAATTCTGCAATATCAGAAATTATTTCTGTTACCGATTCAGACGGCAATGAATATTATGAAGTTGAACACTTATCACAAAATGTGGTTTATAAATCGATCATTAATACAAATAGTGATAAAGATGTTGTTGTAAATGTTTTAAAACCAATAATAGCCCCCAGAAGATTTACTGTGGAAAGAACCGGCAACTCTTTATTCCTGCAGTTTGGATACGGATCTGATTCTGAATTAACCACCAAGAGTATACACGATCCGCTTAACATTACCTTAAATATGCACGGAAAAGACTTCAGCACCGACAGAGAATTTGATCCTTCGAAGATGCTAAATACAGACAAGTTTGGTATATGTCCGGTCAACACAACACTGAATATAAAATATCGTCAGAATTCCCCGGGAAGAACTAGTGCTCCAGCAGGTCGCATTAATTCTGTGATAAATTCAAAATTTCGTTTTAGAAACATGGACAAGATAACAGGTGCAAACAAAAAGGATGTTCAAACTTCTTTGGAAGTTGTTAATGATGAGCCAATAACTGGCGGAACTCCCGAAACAACAACAACTGAATTAAAAAGAAGAATCTTGGGCCATTTCGCAGCACAGAATAGAGCAGTTACCAAACAAGATTATCTCGCTTTAGTTAATACTATGCCGGCGAAATATGGATTTGTTAAACGCTGCAACATCATTCGAGATCCGGATTCATTAAAAAGAAATTTAAATTTATATGTGGTCGGTGAAAATGCAAATGGTTCTTTAACGGCCATGACCATGACTGCTAAAGAAAATTTAAAAGCCTGGCTGAACACCAATCGAATGATTAATGATAGTATTGATATACTCGATGCAAAAATTGTGAATTTTGGAATCTCATTTTCAGTTAAAGCTCATCCATCTGCGGATAAAACCGCGGTCTTATCACGCTGTCAGAGCGCCTTAAAACGGCAATATACTGGCCGAAATAATCTTTTAGATATCGCAGAGCCATTATATATTTCTAAAGCATATACAATATTAAATCGTGTCAAGGGAGTTTTAGATGTCAAGAGTGTTAAAATTTTACCTAAAGAGGGCTCATTGTATTCAAACTCCACATTTGATTTTGATGATCAGAGGGCGCCCGATGGTACATATATAGCAGTACCCGATAATGTAATATTAGAATTAAAATACCCAAATATGGATATTGAAGGAACCGTTAAGTAATGGCTATTAAAAGATATTTGGCAATTTCAGATGCGACGATAACAGATTCTTTTAAAGAAGATTTGTCTACTCGGGGAACCGGCTCTAATATGGGAGGCTCGGATATTTTAGAGGTATTTTCTATATATGGACAAGCTTCTGCATCTTCGGGTTTAACGCGAGAAAAGGCAAGATCTTTAATTAAGTTTTCTACGACAAATATGGCATCAGATCGCACAGCTGGAACAATTCCTGCTTCTGGAAGCGTCAGTTGGTATCTTAGATTATACAATGCAGCACACTCTCAAAATGTACCGCACAACCTTTACATGAATATATATCCTGTTACAAGCGATTGGGATGAAGGCCGCGGCCTTGACATGGAAGGTTACGATTATGACGGATATGCAAACTGGGTGGTTGCAAAATCGGGCTCTTCAGGGATCGGTACCGCTGCAACGGCAACTATTACAGCTGTTGCTGAAGCGTCTATTGTTGATACCAAAGATTTTACACTAACTGATTCTGACGGCACAACGACAACATATAATCTTTCTACAGGTACAAGCACTAGTGGCAACACTACTGCATATACTCCCGGCACCACCGTTACAATTGGTCTTGTCGGCACTACTACCGCAGCAGAAGTTGCCGCGCAGCTTGTTGCTAGAATTAATGCCGGTACCTCTATAGGTTTTTCAGCCGCCGCAACTAATGCCACTGTCACCGTGACACAAGGCACTCCCGGCATTGCTGGAAACAAAACTAATACAGATGAGGGTACCGGCTTGACTGTCGGCAGTTTCACCGGTGGCGATGGCGCGGCCGAATGGACATCAGAAGGTGGAGACTTCTCTCTCACTGGCAAATACGGCCAAAACACTGCATCGTTTGGTACAGGAATTGAAGATGTAGAAATAGACATAACCGATCTTGTTGAAGTCGGATGGCTAGGCGGCGATATTACAAACTATGGATTGATGCTCAAATTACCAGAACATACAGAAACGGCTGTTTCTTCTTCATACACAAAAAGATTTTTTGCTCGTGGCACTGAATTTTTCTTTAAGAGACCCGTTATTGAAGCCCGCTGGGACTCAGCAGTTAAAGATGATAGAGGCAGTTTTTACTTAAGTAGTTCGCTCGCCGACTCTGAAAATATTAATAATCTGTATTTATACAACTATATTCGCGGCCAACTTAAAGCAATTCCTGCAGTGTATGGTTCAACATCCAATATGGCTACATACAGCCCTCTTACCGTCGCACTATATAGTGGCTCGGCCGGCCCGACCGGCTCCGCTCTACAAATTAAAGATGGCGATTCAGCTGCTCCGAGTTCTGTGTACGCCGTCACAGCCTCAGTTGATTCCACGGGAGTTTATAAAGTTCAGCTTCAATGCACTAGTTCTATAGAATTAACAGAATCACTATTTGATGTTTGGTTCTTAGGAGCAGATCCCGGTGGCGCCTCTTCGGCAGATCGACGCGAACAAATTCACACAGGTTCAGCTATTGAACCTAAAAGATTCGATCAAGGGTATGCTTGGACAGCAGATCCAACACAAGAATATGTTGTTTCGCCCCTTAATATTAAATCGACATACTCCATTAACGAAAAAGCTCGATTTAGATTTTTTGCTCGTAAGAAAAATTGGGATCCTACGATATATACTAGAGCAATAGCAACTCTTGATAGTGAAATTATTGAGAGCGGTTCATATAGTGTGTATAGGGTCGTAGATAAGGTTGATGCAATTTCATACGGTACCGGGTCTACTGCCCACACTTTAATGTCCTATGATTCGTCCGGAAGTTTTTTCGACTTAGATATGTCGTTGCTTGAGCCCGGCTATTCATATGGTATACGCTTAGCCTACTACAATGGCTCTATTGGCGATTGGGTTGAATTATCAGACAAGATTAAGTTTAGAGTAGAAGAGTAATAAATCATTATGAGTGATATCAAAAAACTTTTTATTAAAGAAAAGGCGCAAAAGCCTTTGTCGAGTAGATCCGTAAAAAAACATGGCGAGGACACTGAGTCTGAACGCTATGTTGATGCTCGAATCGAAGATAGAGAAAGGTTTTTAACACATGTACGATTTCATCCTGTTTCAGCATCCAACTTTGCAAAATACGGATCAGCTGAAAAATACTATGAGGATTCGATATCAAGAATTCAGGATCAATACCCCTATGATGGTACTTTAGCAGAAAAAGTTAATTGGGAATTATCGTCTTCTCAATTAGATTTATATATTTTCAAGAATATGTATCCGAGAACAAATGGATATATTAATCTTTGCTCGACAACTGATGGCTGGGGAAGCCTCAATGGCTCTATTACTTCGAACTACGGACTACCATCCGACATTGAATATGTCCAAGTTAAAGGCGGCCCACATTCAGGTTCAGCAAAGACTTTAGTAGAAAAGTTTTACACGCACAAGCCGGGAGTTGGTTCAAACTATTACGAGACCAACAGTGATTTAGAAACAAAATCTGGTGGAGCAGTCGGCCTGGGTTCTAGAGAATCAAACCTTAAAACGAAATTAGATGATGGTGTGACTGTAGAATTCTGGTTAAAAAAAGCAGCCTTCGATGCCAGCAAGACAGTAAAAGAAGTAGTATTTGATTTATGGAACGGAAATACTGTCGCCACAGGCGATTATGGTAGGCTTCTTATTGAATTAAACTCTAGTGCTTCGGCGTCTCCATTTAGACTTACATGTCTTTCTGGCTCTACTGGGTATACAGACACTACAGTCGGCACCGGCGTAACAAAGTCCTCATTACAAAATTGGGCACACTATGCGTTTACTTTTAAAAATGATGGCACAAAGATACGAACTCGCCTATATGTCAACGGCACACTAGATGATGAGAAACTGTTAGGTACAAATATATTAGAAATAACTGGAGCCTTAGTCGCAAATATTGGCGCCCTAAGAGCGAGCCCAGTGTCTGGAGTTAGCTTAACACAAGGTGCTGGAAAGTTATCTGCATCACTAGATGAATTTAGATTTTGGAAAACAGAAAGAGATCATAAGAAAGTAGGAAGATATTGGAATCATCAGGTTGGTGGCGGAACAAATACCGATATAGCAAATACGACTTTAGGAGTTTATTACAAATTTAACGAAGGAATAACCGGCGTCACCGAACACGATTCGACCGTACTAGACTATTCCGGTAGAATATCAAATGGTGTATGGATTGGTTATCCTGGCTCTACTGCGCGCGCAACTGGCTCGGCAATGGTAGAATCGACTGCATCGGCTACCGAGTTTAGAGATCCGATTATATATCCAATTCATCCGTCTGTATCCGATCTTACTTATAATTTAAAAACTAGCGGATCGACTTGGGATAAAAATAATAACAATCTTATATACAACACTATGCCGGCCTGGATTTTTGAATATCAAGAAAAACGCGGCGCCCAAGACCTAGAAAACTTAGTTCAAATTATGGCATCATATTTTGATACGCTACACATGCAGATATCGAATATAAACAGGCTAAAAGACAACATTTATCCATCTGCTAGTTTAAAGCCTTTGCCGTTCGCGAATAAGTTGATAGAACATTATGGTATGCCAGCTTCAGAACTATTCTCCAATGCCGATGTCTTGGCTAAAATTCTATCTCGCAGTGAATCAAAAAAGTTTGAGCTTGAACTTCACGATACTAGAAACTTAATATACCGAAATATATACAACAACCTTGTCAATATTTATAAAGAGAAGGGTACTGAAAAGGCATTTAGAAATCTAATTCGCTGTTTTGGAGTCGATGAAGAATTAATTAAATTAAACCTTTATGGAGACAATGTAACATACAAGCTCGAAGACCACTACAAGGCAAAAGCAAAGGTAAGGAGGTATGCAAACTTTAATGATACCTCTCTTTTTGGAGCTACAGTATATCAATATGCTGAGTCGGGCAACACAAATTCTGTTAGTTATATTAGTGGCTCGAAATCAATTGATAAAGAGGCACATTTCGGCGCAACAATGGAAACAGAGGTATTCTTTCCTAAAAAGCCAGAAAAAAATAAACCCGGATATTTTAGAACGGAATTCACGGAATCTTCACTATTCGGAATGCACACCGTAGGATCGGATGCAAGCAGCTACGCTTTTCAGAATCCCGATCCGGCTAACTTCCATGTTTTGTTTGTCAGAACTGAAGAAGAATCACCACACGGCTATTTTAAATTAACTTCTTCAGCCACAACTGTTTCTGGCCTTGAATCTCCGATAACTACGCTAACAAGCAGCGTATTCCAAGATGTTTATGATAATGAAAAGTGGAACTTTGCGGTTAGAATTAAACCAGATAATTATCCAATTACTGACGGAATTTATACTGGAAAACAACATGCTGCAACCGCAACTTTTGTATTCAACGACAAGCCCCTTGAAACAACAACTATTACAATAGTAGATTATGAAGGAACATCCGCTACCTTTGAAATAGATAATGAAGCGGATGGAGTCGTTTCAGGCAACACGGCAGTTAATAATATCGCAGGATCGGGCGGTGGTGGTGCAGGCACAGCCACTGATCTTATAGCAAAAATAAATGCACATTCAACCTTAGACATTGTTGCTAGTGCCGGCGCCGGCGCCACAGGCGAAGTTTTATTAACGCAAGGAACCTACGGTGCGGCAGGCAATACAACAATCTCTTTTAGCAACTACAGTAACTGGAATTCTAGTACAGTTGCCACTTTGCCAACTGCGTTTACTGGCGGAGCTTCCGAATCTTATACCTTAGAATTCCGAGGAATTAATAACACTTTAGACACAACGGAAAACCAGTTTTCATTAACCGCGTCTTTATCTGAATTAGCCGCACAAAATTTTATGTCCTCTTCCAAACGAATATTCGTTGGAGCCCATAGAACTAATTTCACTGGCGCCGTGCTAAACTATTCAGATGTAGAAATTAGTGCTGTGAGATATTGGCCCACTTATATCGATGATACGGTTTTCGTGGCGCACGCGAAAGATGTTGAAAGCTATGGAACTAAAAATCCCTCTAAAAATATAACTTTATTACACTCGGAAACGGAAAACATAAGAGTTCCAGAGGCCAAGACTCTTGCTTTAAACTGGGATTTTGAAACATTATCAACATCGGACACTAGTGGTCAGTTTACTGTGATCGATGCATCTTCTGGCTCTTCAACATCTACAGATTACGGTTGGTTTGGCGATATAATAAACAAACAACACACTGCTCGCGGAGATAAGTTTCCAGCCGATTCAGTAAAAGCAATTAAGAAAAGATATGTCAATTCTGCAAAACAGCAGTTACCAGAAACAATTTATAGCTCCGATATGATTAGCATTAGAACTGCTGATGACGATTTGTTTACTAGAGATCATCGTCCTGTAAAGTTTTATTTTGCGATAGAAAAGAGCATGTACCAGACAATTTCTGAAGAAATATTAAACATGTTTGGTACGATTGTTGATTTTAATAATTTAATCGGTGCACCAGTTAATCGGTACCGACAAGAATATAAATCTTTAGAAAAATTACGCCAACTTTTCTTTGAAAGAGTCTCTAATACAGCTGATTTAGACAAGTACATAGAGTTTTATAAATGGATTGATCATAGTATTAACGAAATGTTATATGCATTAATTCCTGCTTCTGCTGATACTTCCCGTGGCCTACAAACAACAGTTGAAAGCCATGTTTTAGAGAGAAATAAATATTGGAATAAATTTCCAACGATAGAAATGAAGTCCGATCCGCCAACAGCGGGCCTTTTCGGAATCAACGAGTTGCTATATAATTGGAAATATTCTCACGCACCAGTTACCGATACAACCAATCAGTTAGCTAATTGTCCTTGGTGGTATGAGCGCGCCGAAAGAGACGACGCCACAACATCAGGAGATTCTGAAGTAGATAGCGATAGAGAGACTATAAGAAAGATCACGGGCCGCCACCGCGACGAATCCAGAAAAGTGACTACATTAGACGGCACATCTTATAGCGGCTCTGCATTTGCTGTCAGCAGATTTACAAAACCATATAGGCTTAATCTTGATCGACCGAAAGAAATTCATGGAGGTACAAACTTTGTTGATACTAAGAAAGTAGATATAGCAAGAACAGCAATTCATCCATTTGGAAAAAATAATGATATTGGATTCCCTGTTAATGTGGTGTTGTTTGACGATATTTATGTTAATAAGTCGGCAAAACATATTGCAGACTCAGATCCCACCAGGAGAGTTTCTGGCCGGGCCGAGCCAATATGTACAGATGGGTTAGATTCCGAGTGGCCACACAACAAATATAGATATGATTTTAAAGCGAGAATGCTTAGAGATTACGGACAGGATCCTTGGTACGGCGGAGCACACCCTCCAGATTATTTAACGACTATGAAAGGCGAATTTGTGGCGCCATTTAGTCTGTATTATACAACAGTAAAGAGTACATTCCAAAAGCGGATACACGAAGCATTTCATTCAAATGTCGCAGTGACAAATCTGCATGCTGATTCTTACGGCTCAAGAAACGAAGAACCTATGCAGGGTCCATTCACCTTTGCTCATGTTGGAGGTCGCCAACATCGACATATAGATTTAAATACGGGCGTAGATAATTTTAATAATAGAGCCGAAGCATGGAAGCTTCTTCCGGGTCCATCGTCTACAGAGGCTGGGGATTCCTCTCCATACTCTCCAGACCCCCTAATGCTTGGTTTGGTTGGTCCAGACTACCCATTCCCGCCTCTTGGCGCTCCAAGCCCGGGAACATGTGCATCCGGGTTCAGGCCAATAGATAGACCAAGAGCAATATATTTGAGAAACTGTTCTGCTAAGAGACCACTCAATATTCAAAATATTAAATATACTCCAAATACGACTGAAATTGGTGGAGAAACATTAGCCACAGGCTCTGTATTGATAATGGGTAATTATAAAAACGAATACGAAATCGTACAAGCGCATGGAAGAAAATCCAACAACAGGGCCCTTGTCGAATCAGAAGGCATCACTTTGGTTAGTGGTTCATGTCTGTATGTTTCTGATGTTAGTGGCACTCTAAAACACGATAGAGGTAGAAGCGAGCATGTAATAGCGTCAAGATTCTCAGCACCCGGCGGTCCATCACAGGCTGGTGATCAAGATGGTGGTTTCGGCTTAGATGTAGAGACAGCTCAATATTCTGTTTATAATACGATGAACTATAGAAATTCGTTAGTAAGAGGAATGGGACGCTGGCCAAATGGAGTCAGAGAATTGCTAACCAACCATACAAAGCAATTTGGCTATTACAGCGATCAGATGAACATTTCTAATGGAGCCGCCGCAGAAAATATTAGTTCTGCTAGCGTTAACGCACTTGATTATACTGGTAAAGCAAACTTTCATAAAACAAATAGAAATACCGGATATCGCATTGATGGCTTAAATCCTAGCTGTGTATATTCTCAAAGTGATTTTAATAGAAAAGCTTTAGAATGGACAAAGGCTGGCGGCGCTGGAGACTGTGTGTTTAGAGGCTATGTTACTATCGGCTTACAAGATAACCCCTCAGTTGGTAGAAAAATTGATGAATTGCAAATTAAATTTAACGATTATATCGACGATGACGGAAATTTAAAAAACAATGTTGAAAATCAGGGAGAGGCCCCTGCTGCCGGCACAATCCGAGAAGCCCAGAATGATACGCGTCTCACCGGTCCAGGCAGCGGAGGCCTCGCCGGATCTTATGGAGCAGGAAAGCTCAAAGATCGTAGAGGACAGCGTTCTGTAAACGCCTTTTCTTTAAACGCTTTTCTGCCAGAATGGTCCGTTTCAATTTGGACATGGCCCAATGTACTGACAGGCGAAGAAGATGGCGAATGTGAGAGAGGAATATTTTCTTTGGGTTCTGGAGTACTCTCGCAAACTTTAAATAACGCAGCAGGCAACTCGCTTACTGTAACCGCCAGTAGGCATGTTTATTTAGATCAAGATAATAAAGTGGTTGTTGAAGTACCGTTTTTAACCAGATCTGTGCCTCAAGATACTAATCCACATCACGATAATCAAATAAATGCCGCCGGCGGACAGGTTACTTGGTCTTTTACATGCGGAAAGTGGAGATCTACTAATGCGGTTACTGAGGGACAGTGGAGTAATGTGATCGTAGCCCACAATTGTTTCCGTATCAATACTGACGGAACTCCTCAAGGTCCAGATATATATATTGATGGAACTAAGGAGACCATTGTTACTGTTACGGCTGTACCGATAAATTCTGTACCTGTCTCTCCTGTTGGTGATAGTTATATTGGAAGAACTAGTCCGTGCGGAACTGATACAATATACTATTGGTACGGTTATTTGGATGAATGCTCTATATGGCCATATGAATTATCTCAAGACGATGTAACGATTATTGCTTCCGATCCAAATCCGTTTAATCTCGAAGATCATCCGTCGTTTGGAAAATGTGCGATGTGGTACCGGTTCGGCGACGGTTCTTCTCCTGATGGTGCATATAATGACGCAGTTGATGGCACAGGTATACCTACCTTAACAAATAGATTTTGGGATATGGCACCACCCGCAGGCAGAATAAACTCGTGGCCCTCATCAGATTTTGCTGCAGACACCTTTTTAAATGTTTCACATGAACAATCTACTGCGAACAAACAGCTTCCCGGAGAAACGGTTGTAAAAGAACATTGCACTTATCCAACAAGCTCATATTATGACAATTGGTATATAACTCACGAAATTCCGAGAGCAGGGGCTCAATACTTGTGGATGTCGGCTTCTTGTGAAAGAGATTTGCATGGAACTGCTATTGATGCGAACGGCCACGCCATATGGCATCACCTGCATCCTTCTGGAAAAGTGCCGGCCCAACCCTTTGTTGAAGCTTCGGAAAGAACTGGATCTGCTTATGTTCCGGCAATCAAATTTGTTACTGGCAGCAGCTTTGGCTCCGCTGTTGGAAGTTGGGGCGGTTCTTATGGAAGAAAATTTGGTCTTAACTTAAACGCTACAAATTCCGGAAGTCTCGTGTATACGCCATTTAATCTAAATCTGCATACTTATGAGCCCGTCACTGGTTCTGATAATAATTTAGGATGGCCACTATTTCAGCCGGCATCTTATGAGTCCGCTGAAGGCTCTCCGGCTAGCAATACAAATACTTCGATTGTACGATACTTAAATGATATATTTGTTGCTGGTGGTATACCTGCCTCAACAGAAGGTAACGCCGCACTGTTCAATACGATATTATTAAGCAGGCAGGGTCCATATGGCTGGCCATCATGGAAACAAATCCGCGGAGGAGAGCACCCCGTAGCCCTACATCATAAGAAAAACAATACCTTAACAATAGTAGATGGCGCCATAGAGCGTACAATAGTAGAAGCAACAAGTAGCAAGAATGTTATAGGACTACCACGCGGCAACGGATTTAGAGCCTATAGTGAGCCGCCTATCGTATATAATCGTTTTATGACTCATGTGCTTAATAGTAGAACGGTAGTGCAACACACATACAGAAACAATATGTGCATGTATTCAAATCAAGAAATTAACAATAGATTAGGATTGACGGAAAATATTCCTACAATGTATAGTACTATGGTTGAAGAGTACACAAAAGCACTTACTAGAGCAACTAAGGTTCCGTCTGTAAGTTTTAATTACTTAGCATATTCTGAGGGCGTTTATCCAAAAGAAGTTAATCGCTATTCGAACACAGTAAGAACTCGTAAGAATTTTCAATTTAGCTGGAACAGTCGCCGTTCTGAACGCGGAGTAACCTTTAGTCCCGACAATTGGTTAAACGACGACGGCGTGACTACACCAATTTCCAATAAACGATATGTGGTGCATCCTCAATCTATTACCACTTTTAAAAATTCACAAAATTATCCTAAGTCAGATAGCGACGGCGGCTTCAAGTTTGACAGTGTGGCGATCGATAGCAAATATCTGTATAGCACATGGCCACTAGATGCCACCGATGATGGCGCCTATATGGGCCCATCCAAGACTGGCCCGGATGAAATGTGGCCCATCAATATGCCCGATAGTCCCACCGCGCAAGACAAGTGGAATAACTCAGCAGTAAATCCGAACCTAAAGACTTCTGGATCTGGTGAACTACAAAATTATCATGTTCAGTTAAGAGGAAAGACCTATTATGGAAGTGCAGTCAATTATGATCAGCTAGTCCCGGGCGCTCAATACCACAGAAGGCACACGATTGAAACAACCGGCTCAGCAGATCAGTGGCGCTATGGTGTTCGCGGAATGTCAGTGGTTGCCCCTTATAACGCTGTTGGCACAGCACCGCGAAAATTTACAATGAGCGGCTCTTCTTTGGACTGGTTTTTACACACAGAGGCCGGCACACATGATGGCTGGGAAGTGTTTGGTGGAGAAACAACTTGGGAAGTTCCAGCCCAATCAGGAAAGTATCCATTTTATGATTCATATGAAGAATATGCTTCGGAGGATCTTCGACTTAAGGGTAAAGAATATTCAATTATTCCTGAATTTAAAATTAGCGAACACATTCCCTTCTATATGCTTCAAAAGGGAGGTGATTTCTTAGCTGAAAATACGGCATCGCTTTCATTAACCGGTTCTTCATATGATAACTCTGGATTAGAAGACTTTTATAAAGTATATAGTCATTCTGATTTTATGAAAAAATTCGATATTGTCGATACAGATCATGAAGTATTTGGCGGGCCGACCCAAATTGAACTCAAGTGTTCAGCATATCTAAAACTATTGCCTTATGATGGATTTTATCCTGCTCAAAGAACAACTCAGTTAGCATCGCTGTTTTCACAATCGTTCGGCCCGAATATGTATCAAATAGATTCGAATATCGATAAAACGCTAACAATTGGCCCCTCTGGGCAAACAACTTCTCCTGCCGGCGGAACAACTGGCCAGCGCGTCCAGGCCGCAGAGTGGTCTGTTTATATGAGGCCCTTCTTCGCCCCGGGAATTATGTTTAACTCAATTAAGTCCGGACTCGCAGTTGATTACCCCATTATGACGGGATCTTATAAAGTACACAAAGATCCCGTCATTAAGGGCGTCAACAGGGGGCATACGGCCGAAGCAGCTAGCGCTAACAGTAGTGGTACGGGCATGGCCTATAATGCAGCATATGATCATACAGCTAGTGGCTACTATATTGCCGAGCCGAGATTCCACCATAGAATTCCTTTCGAGGCCATCATAAATCCACAACAATATATTCTGGATCTGCCTGTAACAAATATGGAACCACACCCGTCGGGTTCTCTATATTTACCCTTGACAGCTGCAGTATCGTCACCGAGTTCAGATCTGTATAGAATGGCGGCAAACAATTTCTTCGCAGAAGTACCAGAGTTTTTCTTACAAGGTGGAGGGTTTAGCGCGATTGCGTCACTCCCAGAAAATCATGATCTTTTTGGCCAAGTGACTGAAGCGGACATTACTTCAGACAGAAAATTTGGAGCCCTGGTAAAAATACGAAAAAGTGTAAATAAGGACCAAAACTTTAACAGATTAAGTTCTAGCGTTAGAAGTGAGTATCATTATAGAAATGGACAGTTTAACATGGAGAGATTGGGCACAGACAATCCAGTCCCTCATCCGTGGTCACTTTCTGAGCCTACGATTAACATGTATAGTCGCCCATCTGCTTTCGGGCCTCCAACAATAGGCTTTTGGGGCTCTAATGCTGGCTTTAATATGCCGTATACGCCACCGTACTATGATGGTGGTGCCTGGGCATATCTAGAATTCACCCCTTCGAAGGGTTCGGCAAAATATACTTTAGATGAAATATTGGAAGGTACAGAGATTATGTACACGCGCGCTGGGCGACAAAAAGCAAAGCAAGATCCGTCTATAAATTCTGGTCTAGGCGGAACAAGCCAAGTGGAGCACAATCAGCATGTTCCAAACTGGCCTTGGTCTAGGCCGATAGACTTAGATAGATCTGCCCACGCTAAAGACAAAGAACTGAAAAATGGTAATGATAATATTATTGCAAAAGTACAAAATTTCTTTGACCCATATCCTCAAGGACGAGACTTAATAGATGAAAATGCAATGCAAATTTCAGCATCAATTAACTTAATGCAAAAGGCCACACAAAAAAGTGCCGAATATAGCGCAATCACGGGCCAAGCAATAACGGTTTCTGACGATCCGCAATCTGATCTAACTTCGTGGGTTATACAAACTAAATTTGAAACACCAATATTGAATTTTATGAAATCCGGAAGCACTGGAAGATCTTTTGCCAAAGAGTCTTCTGCATATGGCATGTGGCATCAATATGGAGAATACCCAACAGACAGTGACACAGGAGTGTTCTTAGAGGTTGTCGATGTTCCATATAACTTCTTACGAATGGGTCTCGCCAAATCTCATGATGAAGCGAAGTCGATAGGTTCATTGGCAGACTTGGTTGGGTTTGACACAAGTCCTGTTAAGCTTGGTAAACCAGCATCAAGTAAGACAATATCCGAAGCTATCGTTGCAGTTCCATTTATTGAAAAAGATGGTGAGAGACACTTTTTTGAAATAGCGAGAACTACAGTAGATGAAGCGCACAGTCGAGTGTTGGGTAATCCGCCAAAGTCTCCAAGAGAAGGAGCAGATTTCGTACCGGGTGAGTCGATAATAGACATGGTTGAAAAAATGGATAAATTTGTATTTCCTCCAAAAATGGACTTTTTAACCAACAAGGATGTACAACCATTTGCAATGTATATTTTTGAATTTTCTGTAATACTAAGCCAGCAAGATTTAACAGATATCTGGCAAAATGTTTTGCCAGACATTGGTCGCACCTTTGAACATCAAAGCGCAACAATTTCGCACCCTCTTCTTGCAACAGAATTTATGGGTTACGATGCACAAGTCACCGGTAAAAAAATACAAAACAAACTGCAATGGATGGTTTTCAAGGTGAAGCAGAAAGCTCAGAAAAATTATTTTGATAAAGTTGTTGGTAAAAGTCGTACTGCTTATGAAGGCGTCCTTAGCAACTATGTGACAGTTAGAGACTCTACAAGTTCTAAATTAGTTCCAATGGATTATACTTATAATTGGCCATATGACTATTTTTCATTAGTTGAATTGGCAAAGGTTGATGCCACTGTAGAATATGGAGAAGATCCTACTAGTCTTATGGAGCGGGCCAAGCTTGATCCAAGTTCAGTAGGATTGACAAATTTGTTAGAAGGATTCCCGGAGACTGAGGATTAATAGATGTCATTTTTTAATAAAAAAGAAGAAGTATTGCAAATTAAGTTAACTCAATATGGCAAACACTTGCTGTCTAAAGGCAAATTTAAGCCAACATACTATGCTTTTTTTGATGATTCTGTGCTTTACAATTCGGAATGGGCACAGTTTTCTGAAAAACAAAGTGAAGCAGAGGGCAGAATTCAAGAAGACACTCCATCATTAAAAGTACAACATATTTATGCCGGCGCAGAGACAAACATTAAAAAATTAACTACTAGCGCCAATGTTTTAAAATATTGGGAAAAAGATTTGCCATATCCGCAACACACTGAAGATCGACATTACTCGTTTTCTTCGGCGCCTTTAGGAACAACCACCTATGGTTCAACTAAAGCTCCAGCTTATTTGGTTAATTTTCTAATAGGGGAGATGACAGGCTCTTCTTATTATATGACAGGCTCGCATCAGACATTAAAAATACCACAGTTAGATGTCGACATCGTATATGAAACAAGCATTACATTTGACGAAGACGCTCCATCATACTCTCTCCGCGGCCCGGCTGGCATAGACTTAGGAGGTTCATTCCCGGACGGAAGTCGTTTAAATGTTAAAGAGAAACATATATTACTTGAAATTGTTGAGAATAATACTGATTTTTCAAATGAAAATTTTGATATTGAAGTTTTCTTGATGGAAGAAGAAGAGGTGAAAAATTACAGAACGCCAAGTATTGCAAATCCTGGAAAAAAATATAATTTAACTCCGCTTTCATTTGTTAAACCTAAGTATAAAATTGTAAATAATATATTATTAGATCCGGATGAAGAGAATTCAGCAGATAACCAGAATTTAGATTTGGATTCTAGTTATATTGGACACTATTTCGATGTTTTTGTTGACAAAGAAATAGACACAAATGTAATGTGTAGTGCTATAACGGCAGATAGGGCCGAAGAGATGTATGATGAGATAGGATTTGAGTGTCCGGAAGGTGGCGTAGGAATAACTGAAGAAGATTTTTCCGCCTTTAATACGGATGATCAAGAGGTTTGTGAATAAACAATGGCAATTATTAAAAAAACAACGGAAGCAATAGCCCCAATCGCAGCATTCCAAAGTACTGAATCGTTAGCAGATAGTGTAGCGGCCAGTATTGAAGAGATGGTCAACTATGAATTTGAAGCTCGGGACGAAAGTTTAGATTTTGACTTAGATACAGATTCCTTTAATGCTGTCGATTCAAATCTTCCAATAGTACAAATTACAAAAATTATTTTAGAACCAACCGGGGGCGACATAATACCAGAAAATAACCCCCACATTGATGATGTTGAAGGTGCGAATATTTTAGTGGATGAATTTGGGAATGTAGAGTTCGTTTCAAAAGGTATAGATTATTTAACAAAAACAACAACACCCGCAGGATTGTTGGTCAAAGTGCAGATAACCTTGAGAGAAATATTAGATTCATCTGGCGTTGGAACATGGTACGACAATCCAGAGTTTTTAAAATACCTAAAAATTAGGGTTGTTGAAAGTCATAAAACTAGTTTATTCCAAGAATTCATAGCAGGAAAATATGACATAACTCCAGAAAGCTATAAAGAATCAAAATTTAAAAAATATGCGAATGAAGTAATAATTTCTGTTGAAAATGAAATTTTATCGGATATCAATCAATATACTTCTTACAAAGATTCACAAGGCAACAGAGTTTATGATATTAGATTTGAGGCATCGTTTTACCATACAAAATCAAATCCCGAACATTTAAGTTATTTTGCGCATGCCTTCCTCGACTCAGAACAGATAGCGGCTGATTTTGGCTGTGGAACTGGAAACTTAGAAGCTGCTGAACTAAAAACAAAACATGGACCAACAACTGGAGAATTGGTTGTCAACAGCTCTAAAGTATCTAAAAATTCGTTTGTGTATTATACGCCTCAAAATAAAGTTTGGTTAGGTCCGGTACATTTTCATGAAGGTGTCGGCTTTATGGCAGGTATCGAACATACTGACAAGCCGCACCCTGTATTGAGAAGGGTGGTGGTACAGAACACTAAGATACAAGATCTCAGAGATTCTTTAGATTTTGAAAGGGCAGAAATAGAATTTTCTATAATCGAAAATAAATTACTAAATTTAAGTCTTTCCACGCTTGAAAGATCTGTCGTCGATGTCAAAAAGACGCAAGAATATTTTTCAGAATTATATGGCACAAGAGACGCCGAAGGTCGATTTCGAGGCACTATAGCGGTAAACTTCCAGAAAATTTTAAGAGATAATGCTGAGTTTGGAAAATTATTAACAAACAAGAATTTATCCGTTGTTGAAGAAATCTCAAACTCTTGTAAAATACTTATGGCAAAAATTGTTAGACAAAGAGTGGAAAATATTGAATCTTTAAATATGCTTGGAAATATCATCCATGGCCGGGTGCCGTTTGGTACAAGCGAACTAGGACTCATAACACATTCAGAACCAATTAAGACTGTTGTATACTCTTCTTCTGGAGCAAGAAAGACACTATCCCCATATACTAGAAGGATTACTTCTACTGGCCAAGCTGTCGAGAAAACAGAAAAAAATAAAATAATAAGAGCCGGCTTAGAAGATGCTGGGTTTCTTACCGAAGTAAATGTGTTTCCAAATTTAGACGGCAATGTGCGACACTTTGCTTTCACCGATCATGACATTGCCAAAACAACAGATGGAGTATATCGGTACGGAATTGAGCTAACTGTTGAAGATGGAACTAGAGATTATCTCTTAGGAATATCCAGACGCCTATTGAACGCTAAGAAACAATTAGAAACATATTATAACGAAGCAATATCCAGCACCGCAGGACAGAGAAATTATAATAGCAAAAATGAAAAATATACTCGCACTTTTACAAACTTTAAAAATTCTCAATATCCTGCCACAAAAGACAACAAGATCAGAGGAGAAACAAAGGTTGTATATCTTGGAGCAACAAAAGAGAAAGCTCCACGCAATGTTAAAAATCATAAGCATAGTTTTTTAGTCGATTCTGTGGGTACCGGACAAACAAGTGTAGTAGATAATCATTTTCATATGGTATCTGGGTTCAAAATAGGAGAAGCCATCGATACTAAAACCAAGAAAAAAATACCTGGCTCACACACCCACGCAACGAATGTGATTAATTCTAGAAGCATGGCACCATGGGTTAATCCAATAGCAGAATATCTTGAAATACTAGATATTTTTTCTGCAGGAAACCATAGTGTCGATATTAACAAATTATCTAAAATGCTGCATAAGATGCTGAGCACCGAAACCGGAAATCCAGAGAGCATTTTGAGGTTAGTAAAATTAATTGACGACTTATATTATAAGGTTGATACAGTTACAGGCGCTCCAATATCTATATCTGGCCGCTCTTCTTCGAGAAGATCTGGAGCCAGAAAAAGAACAATTAAGCTTGATAAAATGTTTGATGAGATATTTGACTCAAATGTGCCAAAACACACAGGATATGATTATTTGATGATGCAGGAGCAAAATCCGACCGAGCAAGGCTTGTATATGGTTGATGGAAAAACATATGTTTCGCGCGCAAAGCAGGAAACAAGAAAATATTTTTGCGAAGATCAGTCGGCAGAACTTGTTGTTTCGCATGGCGGAAAAGCCTATATACAAAATGATATGATATCAAATACTGAACTTGCATTTTTGTGTCCCGCAACCGCACAAATCGCTGGCAAAACTGCTTTTAATATGCTTGGCGATTGTGATTTTGAAAAACAAAGCTTAACTCTTATGGAGTTGGAATCTAAAATATTATTATACAATGCAGAGCCGGAAAAAATATCTCTTATCGGCGCAGCATCACAGGCGCCGAGCTTATCTGTTACAACGATTCAAGACAATACAAAAACTTTATTTAGCAAAATGAATGTCGTTGTTGCGGACATCACAGAAAAAAGTATAACTGGCTTCTCCGCGTTGTTTCCTACGACAGTTCAGCGCCGCATCGAAAATGTAAAAACATACTTGGGTAAAGAAAATCTAATGGTGAGACAAGATCTTAATGTTGAAAACCTAACAAAAGGAGATCTTGGATCTGTACCAGCTAATTTTGAATTGTCTATAGCTGAAAATAACAACAATGTGTTAAATATAATCAGTTCTCCGATAAAAAACAATGTAAACAATCCATTTGTCAAGAATGAAAATCCGTTTAAAACAAATATAAGTGCAGATATTGAAACAACAGCGGGTCTTCAAATAGAAAAGTTTGATATATCTAATTCCTATAATGTGCTGGAATCAATTGATTCGGCCCAATTCCAGGCATTTCCCAATCAGTTTAAGTCTTTGTTCGTGCAGAATAGTCCAATAGTAAATTTGTTAGAACGCGCGAGTACCGAACCGACTCAACGAGCAGAAATAGAAAGCGTCCTAAGATTAAATCTTCAGCTTCTGAAATCTGTAGAAGTTTTTGCTGGGTATCAACTCAAGGAAGACGGATCGGTACTGATCAAGGCGCCGCAGTGGACAAGTTTAACATATGATTTGTATAACGAATCTGTAGGCCAGATATTGTTATGCAGACTAAAGAACTACAGCAACAGTGAAATTAACGCATCTTATAGAGAAGTACTTGATATGCCAACTTATAATGAATATTTCTTTCTTAAGCCAACTGAACAAGAGATTACAAAGACAACTAGAAGTTCTCCATTTAGTTTTAACACATACAGGAGAAGTTTGAATTCAGGCAAGGTAAAGATCACAGAACAGGTCAGGAAAGATATCGGCACTGAAACGATATCCTCAGAAAGAATATCTTCTAATATTTTTATTAGAGAACAGTTTGGGTTTAAGAAGCGCTCTTCTGTCAAAAGTTCGGATAGTGAAACTGTCGAAACACAAAATACTAGCCGCCGACGAACTCGTCGCCGACGAAGCTCAATGAACAACCGAGGATCTGGAGATACATATTAATGCCATTAAGTAAAACAAAAATAGTTATCGATGCGACAAATTTTAAAAGTTCCGCAGATCCATTGCGCCAAAAGGCAAAAAAGTTTTGGACCCGAGAAGAGAGAAGAAATTTTGAAATACTAAAGAAAGACAACAAGTCAGAAATAGGGGAAAGCCTCGAATCCGCCGGCGCGCCATTTGAAATAGTATTTAACACACAGCCCAGATTAAATGAAAAAATAGAATTTTATGAATTCGAGCAAAAAGTTATATTAAAAGCAAATAAAGAACGAATTGCACAAATGACCGACCCTGCAACAGAGTGGGAGTCCTTCATAAAAAATATATTTTATCCAAATTTAGAGGCAGACGCCGAAATTGATGCGAATAAGGAATACGCTGTTTATTATGATCACGCGTTTAAAATTGAATTACCATATTCTGAGAAAGAGTTAAAGCTGATGAATGTTGATCAAAAAACAAACACTGCGAATATAAAGCCAGAATACAATTTCTATATCGAAGGTTACGAAGAAGAAATAAGGGAAAAGAAAATCCCAGAGCAGCTGTTGCCAAGTTTATATGCGTTAAAAGAAAAAGAGGTTAATGAAAGAAGCTCAGGCAAGACAATAAATAATAATTCTCTTGACGGACTGATCGGATTAGACAAGAGCGACACCATGTCTGCTGGTCAAATATTAAAAAAGCGCACAAAACCGCTAGATCACGGCAACATAGAAGAACAGCCATTTGATAAATATCTTAAAAATTATGGTAAAAACTACGCTCGCACCACGCGCAGAGCATCAAAAAGAATTAAAAAATTAAAAAGACAAATGTCAACGATGTCTTTCTCAAATCATATGATAGAAAACATAGCAGAATATAATGAAAAAAGCTATATTTTCCCCATGTATACCAATATTGAGTTTTTGACAGATTACTCTACCTATATAGCGGAAATATTGAGAGAAACAAATCTTAGCACTTCGTTTATGAACTATGTTATGCACAAGGATGTGACCAAAGCTCACAATAAGGTCAAATTAACTGAAGCGCAAAACAAAATGATGATTAAGAGAAATGTCGAGTTAGAAGATTCTTATGCGACCAAAACAAAGTTCAAAACTAAAGAAAGAGCCATGTTTGACTTTATTGAATGGTGGGAGAATTATTATAACAACGAACAAAATATTTCCGAAACTTTATCTGATATGTCGATAACAATTGGCTCAGATGCCAATGACGCTGATAATCATGGAACAATTAGAAGTCAATATCTGCAGCAAGTACATGATATGGTTTTTCAAAGCAAAGTTCGCAAATTTATAAAAAATTATACACGCTCTTTTAGTGATATACTGAAGGGCAGCCTAAGTCATTCGGAAACTTTGATGTATAAGATTCAAAAATTTCTAGGAGATCCTACAGGGCAGCCAATCCAGGTATTTTATACATGCAATTCAAACCAAGTTGAAGTAATGAGCTTGTTTGACACCCAGGTTAAATACGATACTGAATACACATATGTTATAACCGCTTATCAGTTAGTGCTCGGCACAGAATACGGATATAGCAACATCGAAATTGGCAGCCAATATAATACCGTTGACGATACTACGGATTATTTGGCCAGTTTTGTGGTTAATACAAGACCCTCTATGAAAGTTATAGAGGTGCCTATATTTGCAGAAAAAGAAAGAATTATTGACTCGCCACCCGTCGCCCCAGATATCGATATTATACCTTACCGTGCAATTAACAATCGATTGCTGTTTAATTTCAATGGAAATGTCGGAGAGTACGAACTGCATCCAATCTTCTTTAATGAAGAGGAGCGTGAGCATTATGAGCGACTGAGGATAGCACAAAAGGTGTTACCGGGAAATCCAATTAATTTTAGCAGTGACGATCCAGCCTCAGTTTTTGAGGTATTTAGAATTACAACTCGACCAAAATCGTACCAAGACTTTAAAGACGCCAAAAGAGCTTCAGTGTATACTGATGTATCAGAGGAGACAATACAGAAAGCATCGACAGCCTCTTATGTAGAACACCTTTCTCCAAATATAAAGTATTATTATATTTTTAGATCAATAGATGTGCATGGTCATATATCATATCCGTCTGCAGTATATGAGGTTGAGCTTGTCGATGATGCTGGTATGGTATATCCAATGATTAAAGTTATTGACTTCGAACCAGAAATTCCAAAAACAGACAGTAAAAAAATGAAAAAACACATACATATTCTTCCTAATTTGGCACAAGTTTTTGTCAATGCGGAGAAGTCTGGTTTGGTGAACGAATATGGGGAAATCGCCGACAGTGCCAATTCTGCTAACGGAAATATTCAATTAGGATTCCAAGAAAGCCCTATATGGAATAAAAGATTTAAGATTCGTTTAACTTCGCGGCAATCTGGCCGAAAAATAGATTTAAATATAAGCTTTATTCACAAACACATAACTACAGAGAGCGACTATATAAATAAGGAAGCATTTAGAGATTCATCGACCGATGTGGTCGCACAGCCATCGAGAATGTTTTATCAGCGCAAAAGACATAAAGAAATGGATTCCGAAGATTTGTTAGATCTTTTGTAGTGATGCAATTTGAATTTAAAAAAATAAGACATTTATAAACTAAAATACTAATTATTTAACAGGAGACACTATAAAATGGCATTTTTAGATAATTCGGGCGATATCGTCCTCGACGCAGTTTTAACTGATACTGGGAGAATGAGGCTAGCCCGAGCAGACGGATCGTTTAAAATTGTAAAATTTGCACTTGGCGATGACGAAATAAACTACGAAAATTATAACAAAACTCACGCCAGTGGTTCGGCATATTATGATTTAGAAATTCTACAAACTCCGGTGCTTGAAGCTTTTACTAACAACGCATCTTCTATGAAGTCGCACTTAATTTCAATTTCTAGAAATGATTTGCTTTATATGCCAATGTTAAAATTGAATACTCTTATTTCTAATACTGCGCAGAATTCAGCAGGGACATATCTAATCGCAGTCGATTCGGCAACAGAAAAGGCTTTCACTGGAGGTTCATACCGAATTGATGGTTTGGTATATGGAGCTTCTCGCAACAGTCCCTATCATATTAGGATCGATCAAGGCATCGATGCTAAAGATTCAAGTGGAAACCCAATTATTTCACCAGTTCAAGCATTGGACGCAGATTTAGTCGAAACTCAGTACATGCTCCAGATAGATAATAGATTTGGAAATTTTAGATCTATAAACGACAATATTGCAACGGTATCGTTTGTTGACGATGATAACATCGCGTCATATTATTTAAGTCTGGGAACAGATCTTGAGTTTGTTACGGAAAACACAGAAAGAACTACAGAAACCTCAACGGAAACTATCGCCGGCCCGCGCGGTACAAAACTTGAGTTCAGGCTCCAAGCATCTTTGGAGCTTAATACAAGCAATTATTTGTTTACAAGGTTGGGTAGCACCACAAATATGCTCCAAGCTGACGGTGCTACGACATCAGAAGTATATTATATTGACTCTACTGTAAGAGTTCAAGGTGCAACAACAGGATATTCTATTGATGTGCCTGTAAGATTTATTAAACTAGTGGGCTAACAGGAAAAAATTAAATGGCTACAACATATAAGACTTTAACAAATAACGATGTGGTGTCGACTCGGACACTATTACATGAGGCAATTCCTATAACGGGTACAATAGTTTCTGGAACTTATGATGAGAATAATATTAAAAATTATGCACATGCTATGTTCCAAAGCACATATGATTATCCTTATTTGAGTTCTTCCGCAAACCACATCTTCGACATTACATGTGGATATTCTACGCAGGCTCCCGGATACACATCTGGTACAACTCTTTCTGCATCCACAAATACACAAAATGGCAAAAAGGTTAATGTTTATAACCAAATGGCTCAAGTGCTTATGGGATACGATCATAGCGGGTCAATTCAACGATTTGATGAAGACGGCGATATTCTCGCCGGCGGAACAAAAATTGATGCGTGTTATTTCGTTAATTTGTCTAGACTGCTCGTTAAAGATGAGATCAAGAAAGGTACATTTGAGTTGGAACTGGGAGTAACCCCGGGTGACGCGGGCCATACGGATCCGTTTACTAGTAAGAGAATTCGAATTCATGATGCATCTGCTTCTAACGATTTCCGTGTTAATTCTCCCGCTGGCGAGTATGGCATTCTTGAAGCTGTCAACTCGCAAGGTAGTGCACTTAAGGCTGAAAATGTTAAATGCGGCCTTTTATATTACCAGGCAGGTATTGCAGTAATTTCAGCTTCTGTGTTTAATTCAGATGATGATGGAGGTCTGCTCTCTGATTCGGGAAATTATAGCGGCACCTATCATTTCAATAACACAAGCACAGTGATCATGGATCCGCATGGCGCAGCAGACGGACAGGGCAAGATGAGTTCGTGGCAACAGTTGACAGCATCACAAATCTCCGGCGCCGCAGATAGTTTTAGAAGAAGGATATATAACCTACAATTTAACAACACTACGGAACTCAACTCTACAATCTACTTCTGTAGGGTCAATCACAATGATTTCAATTATAGTGCCAACCCGACATACATGAGTTCTAGTGCGATTAGAGTAAAAAATACCAGATCCGACGCTCCGGTGTCCTTCATTACTACCGTTGGACTATACTCTGCAGATAATGAATTGTTGGCTGTTGCAAAATTGTCGGAACCCCTTAAGAAAGATCCGACAACAGAATTAACACTACGCGTTAGATTAGATTACTAATCGGATCTTTAAACATATACTAATTAAAATGAGATGCCGATTTACAAATTCAAACAAAATGATATATTTCGAAATGTTATAAAGGCACACCCATCATGTGAATTCTTTATACACAGTGGGAGCATATATTATAATAAAGAAATACCGATTTCTGGCGCGTTTACTGATTTTACGCCAAACAGCGCTCAGGGCCCCGGTACCATTAGTTTATACGAACTTAATGTAGATCGCACCACTTCTGATACTGGGATAATATATCCTTTTATAACAAAAGATGGTTCTTTGAGCGCATTTAAGACGGTATCTACGACCTCTTTTAACAGCGATTTTGGCTATGGCGACACTATTTCTGGAGACTATCCCCTCTCTGCTAGTATAAGAAGGGATTATATTGTTGACACCGCGCGTAAGCATATTAAGGCGTTGAAAAACACACTAAATCACTATAGACCGTTGAGTCCACATTATCAGTACTCATCTAGCTATGGAGACAAGGATACACAAGATCTTTCCTTAATCAGCATACCGTCTATTTTTTATGGTTCAGCTATACAAAAAGGCTCAGTAAGTTTAAAATATTATATGACTGGTACACTTATTGGGGAACTACGAGATGAAAACAAAAATGGTGAACTGATTCAAGTCGGTCCGGTGGGTTCCCCAGGATCTGCATCCGTCGCCGGCGTAGTACTTTATAGTGAAGGGTTCTTAGTCTTAACCGGTGCCTGGACCATAGAGAACGACTCAACAATAGAAAGAGATTACATCGATGATTCTACTAATTTGAAGAAATCGTCGTGGATTTTTTGGGGTACCGGCGCAAATGATGGAGTATCTGCCGCAGGGGCAAACCCTCCAATTATCAGCGCAAGTTATGATCTACATTTTAGCGGAACAACATACACTCCAGTGTTGACTATGTTGGCACATGCCGAGGTAGGAGAGTTAAACTATTCAAATAATCCAACATTTTTAGTATATGGACAAACGGGTTCTCTCAACCCAACTACCAGTTCATATCAATTTCAGGAAAGCCCAGATATGTTGATAAAAAATACGGTATCTTCTTCTTATTATGATTATGAAGAGTCAAATTTCGAAAGACAGACATACATAACAAAAATTGGTATATATGATGAAGACAAAAATTTGATTGGCGTTGCAAACCTAGCCACACCTGTTAAAAAGAAAGAAGATCAAGAGTATACTTTTAAATTAAAATTAGATTTTTAGATGGAAACAATAGGACTTGATATAAGTTCTTCAAAGATTGGTATCGCTGTATTAGATAAAGATGAAAATATTCTATTAAGCGAAGTGATTAAATTCAAAACTAATATAAGCCTTGAAGAACGCGCAAACAAATTCGAAAAGCGCCTACGCGAAATTGAAAAAGCGTATGTGCCATATAGTGTATATATTGAACAACCGGCTATGATGTTCAAGGGCGGCAAAACTACCGCTCAAACGATGGCAAAGCTGCAAAGATTTAATGGAATGTGTGCATATATTGCTTATAGAGTTTTTGACATGCAACCAACTATGGTAAATCCTCGTTCTGCAAGATCTAAGTTAAATATAAAAGTCCCACGCGGCACAAATGCCAAAAAAATCATTATTGAATGGGTCAAAGACGAATACAAAGATCAGTTTAAATTTGAATATACTAGACATGGAAATCCACAACCCGGTACAGATGATAGGGCTGATGCTGTAATTGTTGCGCTTGGTGGAATTAGACTTGACAATTCGCACCAATAAGGCTATATTAATAGCATGCATGAAAAAATCAAAATCATTACTAAAATTTTAGGAAATAGCTTTAAATCAAATGATGAGGTGCTATTTTTCTGTCCGTATTGCAAACATGAAAAGCGTAAAATGTCTATTAATTTTGCGAAAAATGTGTTTAAATGCTGGGTTTGCGACACAACAGGCCGCGATATCCGCCGCATTGTACGCCGATATGGAGATTATAAACAGCTTCAGAGGTGGGACGAGCTTTCTAATACAGTCGACATCAACAAGTTTGACAGAGTGTTGTTTGGAAAAGATGAAGTTAAGCAACAAGAGCAGAAGATCAGGCTACCGGAAGAATTTGAATCGTTGGCCAATGGCTCAACTCCGTTTACGGCTCTCTCGGCATTAAAGTATTTAACCAAAAGAGATATTTCTAAAAGAGATATTCTGCACTGGAAGATCGGATATTGTGTAAAGGGAGCATATGCAGGAAGAATTGTGATTCCCAGTTTTAATGAAGAGGGTTATGTTAACTATTTTGTCGCCAGATCTTACAACAAGAGTCCAAAAAGGTATAAAAACCCACCAGTTTCTCGCGATATTTGCTTTAATGAGTTGTATATTGATTGGGATGATGATTTGGTCATTACAGAGGGCATATTTGATGCAATACAGGCAGGCCCAAACGCAATTCCGTTGCTTGGTTCTACGCTCCGCGAAAACTCAAAGCTTTTTCATAAAATAGTTAAAAACGATACGCCCGTTTATTTAGCTCTCGACGCCGACGCAGAGAAAAAAGAGGCCAAAATTATTAACCTTTTATTAAAATATGGGATTGAGACATATAAAGTTGATACAACAGGATATGAAGATGTTGGGGTAATGACAAAGGAAAGGTTTAAAGAACGAAAAGAAAATGCAACTTTTATCACACAAGGCGACTATTTATTGAAGAAAGCATTAATGCAGATCTAAAATAAAAGGAGTCATATCAGTGAAGACAACTATAAATAGGTTGCGACAGCTCATAAGCGAAGAATTGCTAAGAGAGCAGAATGAGCCGCCGGCCGATGACTACTACCCAGAAGACATGAATCGCGGGTACGATGACTTAATTGAAAAGTTGCAGCAAGCAATGCGAGATCTATCTTTTGCAGTAATTGACGAATATAAAGAGCACCCATCTTTCAATAAAGAATCAGCGTATAAAGAAGTTGCAGATGTTATTGATTCTGCAGCTAGCAACTTTATTGAAGGCTTGAATTTGCCTAGTTTTGTAGATTTACCTACTATAATAGAAGATGAATTTCGCGATTTTGAACAAGGAGAACAATACTGATGAGTAGATGGGGCAAACCAACAAAAAACAAGAAGGGAATAAACGCAAGATATTTTCTGAACGAACAACAAGAAGCGGATCCGGCCCAACAACAAGCGGATCCGGCCCAACAACAAGCGGATCCGGTTAACACCTTCGATCAGCAAGTATATGGTCCTTTGTGGAATCTTATGCCTGATCTGCCCTGGGTTGACATGCCATTTCCGGGCGGCGAACGAACCTATATACCGGCCGGCCATGAAGGAGAGTTTTCTCCCCGACAGGCTGTCGAAAGATTTCATGAATTGAATCCCGAGGGGTTTAACTATGAACTCATGTTCTTCGATGATTCTCGCTACGGCGACAAGGACTGGACAAGTGGCGCCACACGCGGTGAAAGCCCGGCGCAAGACTTATACGATGATATGGTTAGAGGTTACTATGGAAGTAGAAAAGAACTTGAAGGCCTAGGCCTGAAAGGGGCGAAGACGACTAGTGTATCCGGCGCTAAGCGAGATCTCTATGAGAGAAGGCATGTTCCTGCTCCTGTAGGCGACGGATACTATGGATCATATGGATCGTTAAATAAGATCATTAAACAAGAATTTATAAGCTTATTAGGCGAAGCGAGCAAAAGAAATGGACCTAGTGCGAAGGCCGGCAAGATGGACCGAACAGATATCGCAAATCAGGTTAAAGATTTAGGCGCTCCGCAAAAGAAAAATAAGAACACCAAAGGTCACGGCCCAAATACAAAGGCTGGTAAGATAGATCGAGCAGACATTGCAAACCAGGCCACAGATATGGGCGCCAAAAAGAATCGAGGCAAAAAGAATCAAGAGCATGGTCCAAATACAAAAGCTGGCAAGTTTGAGCGATCAGATGTTGCAAACAAGGCAACCGGGAGATGGGTCAGTGAGCAAGTCGAGCCCACATCAGACGAGATTGTGGAAGCGATTATGCAGATAATCAATGAGAATGGCCCGGGCTTCAGGTGTCCGGATGACAACATGCCCGGAGAGAGTATGATGGATTGTATGGCCAGATTGTCAGCGGCATCTGAGTCCGAGCCAGTCCGGCCGGACGCACCTGCCCATTGCGCCGACCGTCCGGGAGGTTGTATTCATATTGACGATGTTCCGGCCGGCGGGGGATACAGATCGGCCATCATTCCCACTCAAGTTGGAAACCGCGTGGAATTTCACCAGCGCGTACCCAAAGGCCAAACTTCACCTATGGTTTGGGGCCTGTCTTCCACTGACCCTAGTCAGAATTATTATGACGGATATCAACCGCCCCCCGGTGGCCATCCAGTCCATAACCGGCCTCCTGGAGGCGCAAGCGCTCCACCAAGGCGAGATTTGTATGAAAGTCAAACCGGCCCCAGCAAAAAAATGAAAGAATCCCAAGATCCTTTTAAAAGAATGAGAGATGTTGCTCTAAAACCTTATGGGACTCATAGAAAATGAAAATCACAAAATCACAACTCAGGCAGATTATCAAGGAAGAGCTTGAAAAAACGATGGCACCGCCCCCTTCCGACTATCACAAGCTGATGGAAGCAAAGAGGAAGGCTTTCATAGAGGCAGGCGAAGATTGTCAAAAAATGAAAAACTACTGGCCGCAGGAAGCCGAAGACGCGTTAAGGGCCGCTGATGAAGCAATGGGCGGTAAGCTTGTGGGTAGACGACATGCCGAACCTTGCCGAGATTACGGATTAGGGGAATAGAAAATGAAAATCACAAAAACACAACTTAAACAGCTTATTGCTGAAGAAAAAGCAAGATTAGCCGAGGGTGGCTGCGGCGACATGTCAATGCAAGGTCATGTAGAAATGATGCCGGACATGGGACACGGCTCAATGGGACACGGACCGGCAGTACAGCACCCCTCATATGCTGGAAGCGGCGATATGTCTATGTCTGATGATCATCATGATCACGAAGGAAGAATGGCCTTATCACAACTACAGCAGATTATGCAAAATGCCGGTATGCTCAAAGGATTGGTGAGTGAGGACGACGAATTACAAGCATGGGTCCAGTCTAAATTAACGAAAGCCTCCGATTATCTTAACTCTGTCCGAAGCTTTCTGGAATATGAACTGATGCCTTCTCAGCCGGTAGCAATTGGACTTGGAGAGCATAGAAAAGTCAAATTCACAAAACAATCGCTTTCAAGTATTATTTCTGAAGAGCTTTATTATTTAACAGAACAAGGTCAAAGCGCCATGGCCCAGCTTGGTGGTCAAGACATTATACATGATCCCAGTATGGGAGAACCTTCCTACGAAGATGTGCTTAGATCGACCGTAGAGGAGGCTGTGCGCAAGCTGAAGCAAGGAGATGCAGAGGGCGCCCTAGGGCAGTTGCAGGCCCTTCTCGATGGAACTACGGGCGGAAAAGGGCTTGATAAATAATGCCATTCAAATCTGAAAAACAAAGAAGATGGATGCATGCCAACGAGCCTGAAATGGCTAACGATTGGGAAGAAAAGGAAAAGAACGAAGCGAAAATTAAAGTAAAAGGCTTTGAACTTAAGCAGCTTGTAGCAGAAGAGCTTGACAAACTGACGATCAAAGAACAATTAGAAGTAGAACTCACTCGCGCAGAAAGAGAGCAATACCAAGATGCTTATCATCTTGTAGTAGAAGCTCACGAAGCCGGACATTTGCCTGAATCTGTTTGGGAAGCGATGCATCAGATGATGCACAAACTAGGGATATACATATAAGAAAAGTCTTGACAGATTTTACCACATGTGTTACATTTGATATAAGGTGAAGTTTGAATACTATTGAGACAATGCATCCAAGCTTGCTGTTTGCGTTAATTTGTAGCTATGCAGCAGTGTATTTGTTTGGAATATTCTCTGGATTTATGATGGAAGACCGAAACAAGCTTAAGAGCGAGGTCAGAGAATATCAGCGTCAGAGAGAAAAAGAGCTTCGCCAAAAGACCAACAACTGGGATCATTGGGATCATCCAGTATACTAAGGGGTGACACTTGAAGTTCGCGCACATTGCGGATACGCACATAAAAAATTTAAAATACCATTACGAATATCGCGTAATTTTTGAACAACTATATGAGAAACTAAAAGAAGAAAAGGTAGATTATATTGTTCATTGCGGAGATATTGCTCATACAAAGACACAGATCTCGCCAGAATTTGTCGAAATGTGCTCGGAGTTTTTTCGTAATTTAGCAGCTATCGCGCCAACATATATTATCTTGGGAAATCACGATGGTAATCTTAAAAATAGCAGTAGACAAGATGCATTAACGCCAATTGTGGAAGCACTCAGTCTACCAGACTTATATTTATTGAAGAATTCTGGCGAGACTGATTTAAATGGCAAATTCTGTTTAAATGTATTATCTGTTTTTGATGAAGATAATTGGTGTGAACCATCAGATCCAGATAAGATCAATATTGCGCTATATCATGGCTCAATTTCCGGAGTTAAGACCGATATTGGATGGGTTATGGAACATGGAGAACATAATGTCTCTATTTTCAAACAGTTTGATTTTGCTTTTTTGGGCGATATTCACAAAACAAATCAGGCTTTAGACCGAGAAGGTCGAATTCGGTACCCCGGAAGCACAATTCAGCAAAATCATGGCGAAACGAATGACAAGGGCCTGTTATTGTGGGACATTCAAGATAAAGATAATTTCACATGTGAGCATGTTGCTTTTAAAAATCCAAAGCCATTTGTTACTATCGAGCTAACTCCAAAAGGCCGGCTTCCAAAGGGTACAAAGATTCCCAAGGGGGCTCGATTAAGGCTTGTTTCGAACAATAACCTTCCTCTAGCTCGCATGAGGCGCGCCGTTGACATTGCAAAGCATCGCTTCCGCCCCGAAGCTATCACATTTTTAAATAGGGCTTCTGGACAGCGAGGAAGCGTGGATTCTTTAACAAACACAATTGTTAAAGAAAATCTTCGTGATACTGCCGTACAAGAAAAACTAATGCGTGAGTATTTGAAGGATTATGAGGTTGGCGAAGCTCTTATGGAGCGCGTATTATCGCTAAATGGCAAATATAATCAGTTAGCGGAACAGGAGGAAGAAGTTAGCAGAAATGTTAATTGGAAGTTGAATTCGGTAAAGTGGGACAACCTGTTTAATTACGGAAAAGGCAATATAATTGACTTTTCTAAACTTAACGGTGTTGTTGGAATCTTCGGCAAGAATTATAGCGGAAAGAGTAGTATTATTGATTCTATTCTCTACACTATGTTTAACTCGACTTCTAAAAATGAACGCAAAAACCTTAATGTTATTAATCAAAATAGACAATCGTGCATGGGAGAAATTGATATCTCCATTGGTGAAAAGTCCTATAAGATTAGTCGAATATCAGAAAAGTATGTCAAGAGGTTAAAAGGTGAAGAAACGCTAGAAGCTAAAACTGATGTCAACTTTGAATGTACCGATCAGGCAGTGGGAGCAACACAGAGCTTAAATGGTCTTAGCAGAATAGAAACAGATAAAAACATTCGTAAAAAGTTTGGAACTTTAGATGATTTTTTACTATCTTCGATGGCGAGTCAGCTTGACTCCTTAACATTTATCAATGAAGGTTCAACTCGCCGCAAGGAAATTTTAGCGAAATTTTTGGATTTAGAAATCTTCGAGAAAAAGTATAAGCTAGCGAAAGAAGACGCCAGTGATTTGAGGGGCGCCCTAAGAAGATTGCAAGATAAGGAGTTTGATGAAGAGATCGCAGCCGCGACAATCGAGTTGTGTGAAAGTGAAGACAATATCACACAATACAAGAACAAATGCGAAGCACACCAAACATCGATTAATAAAGTTGACGAGAAATTATCAAAAATTCAAGCTAAAATTGGCTCAATTCCTGTTGAAGTGATTGATATCGTAAAGACAAAAAACGAGATACGAAAATTAGAAGCACAACAGATGTCGCTACAGTCTAAGATTGTCGAAGAAAGACAAGATCTTAAGATACGAACAGAGCTTTTTGAGAAAATCGCAAACTTTATAGACAGCATGGATATCGAAGAACTGGAACTGCAGAAAGAAGAGATTGTTCTTCTAAAGAACAACATCACTAACTTGGAAAAAGAGATAGAAAATGCGGATAAAAAGGCAAAATTGTTAGATGGAATTCCTTGCGGTGATTCCTTTCCGAAATGCAAGTTTATTAGAGATGCCAATGTTGCTGTTGCGTCCCGTTCACAAGTAGCTGCCGAGCAAAAAAACACCACAGCGGCGCTAAATAAATTGAATCCTGAAGTTGTCTTCGGGCATATAGAAAAATATAATAATATTTTAAAGAAACGAACAGAGGTCACTACTAAGATTGCGGAATTAAACTTATCTATTGAGCGAAATACCAATTCTTTGGAAAAGGTGTCAAATAATTTAGTTGATTTGCGCGAAAAGGTAGTTGAATATGATAAAAATAAGAAAGCAATAGATAATTTAGAATCTTTAATCGCCAAATCAAACAAAATGAAGGCAACAATTGCTACTTTGGCTTCTGAAAAGGTTGAGTGTGAAGACAATTTAACTACATTGTATGTAGAACACGGTTCTCTAGAGCAAAAGTTGCGAAACTTAGAAGAACAAAAGCAGGAATACCACAATTTACACGATGAATATTCGGCTTTTGATCTTTATATGCGCTGCATGCATTCAAATGGAATTGCTTACGATATTATTAAGCGAAAACTTCCAATCATTAACGAAGAAATTGCTAAAACACTAGCAAACATTGTTAATTTTGATGTATATTTTGAAGATGATGGTAAGAAGTTAAATATTTTTATCAAACACCCAAAACATGATCCGAGACCGATTGAAATGGGCTCCGGAGCAGAAAAAACCATTGCATCTATGGCAATTCGAATAGCTTTATTGTCTGTGTCTAATTTACCAAAGGGAGATCTATTTATTTTAGACGAGCCCGGCACCGCGTTAGACGCAGAAAACATGGAAGGGTTTATTAGAATCTTGGATATGATTAAAAGCTATTATAAGACTGTATTGTTAATATCGCACATGGATACACTAAAAGACAACGCAGATATAATTATTAATATTGATAAAAAGGAGGGTTTTGCACATGTCCGATATTAAAAAGTTGAGCTTAAGAGACATAATGGAGGTGAAGAAACACATTGATGCCGGCAATTTTAAAGTAAAGATTGTTGGCGTGAAAGAGAACGAGGATGGCTCTGGCACTGTTAATGTTGAAATGAGTGAAGAATTTATGAACTGGTTTAAAGAGCAGCAAGGACTTAAACGCTGGAGTAACAAGAGATTTCACAAGTTTTTCACACAAACATTTCAAAAATATTTAAATTCTAGCCTTCAAACAGAAAAATAAACTAATTAAGGTCAGGAGGAATTTGTAATGAGAAAAGGTACTCTTGATCGAATTTTAGAAAAAGCCGTCTCTCGTAAGCTATTTACATTTTTGACTGCAACTGGTTTAATGATGTGGTCTGATTTGGATTCTGAAACCTGGGGCATGATCGCTGTAGTATACATTGCAGGCCAAAGTGTTGTAGATGTAATGAAAGCTTATCGATTTGGCGATTCTGGAGAATAATGATGAGTTGGTTAACTTGGGAGGCCACCAAGCTTTTTGTTAAGAAGGCTTGGGTATGGTCCAAACATCATTGGAAAATTGTAGCACTCGTCATATGGACGATAGTAATTTGGTTTGTTTCTAGAAAAAATGCAAAGGCCATGCTTAAGGTACTTGAAACTACTAGAAAAAGTTACGAAGACGAAATCGAAGCGATAAATAAAACACATGCAGAAGAACAGCAGAGAAAAGCAGAGGCTGTCGAACAATACCAGAAAGTAATGGACTCTATAGAGGTTCGATATCAAAACGAGAGAGACAAACTTACTTTCGAAAAACGGGCGCGCATTAAGGAGCTTGTAGATTCTCACGCCGGCAACAAAGAGAGCCTTAACGAGGCTTTAAAAGAGGAGTTTGGATTTGAATATGTGGAATAAGATTTTTACTCTCATAATTTCAACTAATTTAATAGCAGCACCAATTGCATATGCAGATGAGGCACCACAATATACACATGTTGAAGAAGGAGATCCGGCTCCTTTCGATGGGACTTTATTTAATCCGGCCGCAACTGCCACATTGATTGCGGAAAGTCAATTTAGCATGTCTGAGTGTGATTTGCGAGTAGAATTTGAGATTAATAAGACAGAAGCCAGATATCAACTTCAGCTTGATATGTTACAAGTTAGCTATGATTCTTTGACGGAAAGACACGATCTTTTGATGGATATTAAACAGCAAGAAATAGACACATATCGCGACATGGCTTTAGAACAACCAAATAGAAATAATCATTGGTGGCTAGCTGGCGGCATTGTAACTGGCATCGGACTTACTTTGGGCGTTTTGTTCGCATCGCAGGAAATTCAACGATAATGGGAAAAAAAGATTTAAATTATATAGCGAATCTTGAAAAGGCAATATCAGATAAGTACGGCCCAGAAGCAGTACAAAATCCTAAGAACTTATGGACAAAAGAAAAAGAGGAAGAATATAAAGAGCAGATAAAGAAGCTGCAAGAAAAGACAGACCTGCTACAGAAAAAAATTGAGAAGATTGAATTAAGTGGTTTTTTGATATCGAAAAATCTACTTAATAAAGATAGTAATCGTACATGCCCTACATGTGCTGTATACTCTTTTAGTAGCAAAGATGATGTTTATATGAATAAGTACGATTGTTGCTTCAAGTGTTATGTACAGTATGTTGAAGATCGGGAGACTCGATGGGAATCCGGATGGCGCCCAGGAGATAAAAATGAGCAATAAAAATAATAAACAAAAGCAAATTCAAGAGGCAATAAATATACTTGCAAGCATGTCTAATGCCATTGATGCGTTGGTTGAATATACAACCCCAGGCAACCATACAAGAAGCGGAAAGTCGATAAGCGAGGGCATGTCTGATAGAGTTAGAGCTAGTTGGAAAAGCCCTTTGTCTGAACCTTTGTACGAAATGATGGAGGAAGCGAACAAAGCGACCGGCCTCGGCAAGATGTGGGAATATGATAGAATTTTAGTTGAGGATGTCGATCAGTGGTTCGCATCAGGATACTTTGGTGAAGATAAAGAGGAATTTGAGCGAGCAAAGATGGAAGTGTTTCAATATGTGAAGGCGATGTTCCCATAAAGAAGGAAAAAGAATTGTCGAAGAGACAAACAAGTAACTAATTATAATAAGGAAAGCAAACAAAATGAAAAAAGTATTACACAGATTAGTAAACTTATTGAATGACAAACACTGTTGTTGCTGTTGCGGCTGTTGTGGATGTGACAGTTGTGATTGTAAAAAATAAGCAAGGAAACAAATAAATGGCAAAATCAAATACATTAGACATTATTAGAGGAATCGCGCAGGCAGCTGCAAACTCTTATGACGGCGCCCACGATAAAAAGTACTCTCTCGATGGAGAAGAACACAAAGTTGGCCTCAAGAGAGAAGAGGGCGACCCGATCTTGGATTCTAGAGTATTAGACGGCTTTCGCATTAAGTTTCAAGGCCCATTACTTTGCATTCATTATCATGGTGAGATTAAAATTAAAGATATTCACGACAGCAAATTTGAATCTAATATAGAAGATATGATTAACGATATTGCTAAATTTCTTAAGAAAGAGTACAAAAAAGTAACTGGAAACTCACTAACGCTAAGCCCCGATGCGGAAGTTCAGGTAGATGTGCAAAGCACTTCTCGCGTTAGAGCTTGGGTTCAGGCCTTTAGATATTATAAAATTGGCGGCTTATCGGATGTCGAGCGGGATCCTAATTATGAAGAGGGCTCTTCCTCCGAAGAAAGGCTGGACGCGGCAATCAAGAAGTTTTTGGCAATTGGCAAAGACAAGTATCCCAACACTAAAAAGCCAAAGAATGTAACTAGAAAGGAGAAGTAAGATGGTATTGGAAAGATTACAGGAAATTCTTAGCGAACTTTCTTTGGCGGTTAGAGACGCAGAAAAGTTTGATAAAGGTAACGCTTCGGCCGGCCGTAGAGTGAGAAAGTCCGCCATGGAAGCAATTAGAGATTTAAAGGAACTCAGAGCAGAAGTTATGGCCGAGCTTCACGAGCGTAAAGGTAAATAGCAAAGCTTTTGAGAACATAAGATGACATATAGACTTTCAAAAGAAGAAGTTTTGAAAGAGATTGTTAAATGTGGCAAAGACTCCAGTTACTTCTTGAACAATTACGCCAGAATCTCTCATCCGCAAAAAGGCTTAATTCCATTTCGGACATACGACTTTCAGTCGGATCTCTTAAAAAGCTATAATGATCATCGATTTACGGTTATACTAAAAGCCCGTCAGCTTGGAATATCCACTATTACAGCTGGCTATGTTGCGTGGCTTATGATGTTTCATCGCGACAAAAATATTCTTGTTGTAGCTACAAAATTCGGAACGGCATCTAACTTGGTTAAAAAGGTTAAGGCAATCATTAAGAGAATGCCTGAATGGCTCCAGATCGCTGATATTTCAATTGACAATAGGACTTCGTTTGAGCTTTCTAACGGCTCTCAAATCAAGGCATCCTCAACTTCTGGTGATGCTGGCCGTTCCGAAGCTCTTTCATTATTGGTAATTGACGAGGCTGCGCATGTTGAGGGCTTAGAAGAATTATGGGCCGGCCTTTATCCTACACTATCTACTGGTGGTCGTTGTATTGCGCTCTCTACACCAAATGGTGTTGGTAATTGGTTTCACAAAATATACTCTGAAGCAGAGCTTGAAGAAAACGAATTTCATCCAGTAAATTTACCATGGGATGTACATCCGGATCGTGATCAGGCATGGTTTGAGCGCGAAACCAAAAATATGTCCTCTAGAGAAATTGCGCAAGAACTTCAATGTAACTTCAACACTTCTGGTGAAACTGTAATACATCCAGACGACATTGCGTGGATGGACACAATAACTAAAGACCCTGTGTACAGAACGGGATTTGATAGAAATTTTTGGATATGGGAGAAATATCAGGCCGAGAGCACATATCTGTTAGTAGCTGATGTTGCGAGAGGTGACGGAGCAGACAACTCGACATTTCATGTCATTAAACTGGAAACCATGGAAGTAGTAGCGGAGTACCAAGGTAAGCCCAGCTTAGATATGTATTCTAGGATATTATATCAGGCCGGATCAGAATACGGAAAATGCTTGTTAATAGTAGAGAATGTGGGCGTTGGAATATCGGTACTGGAAAAATTGATCGATCTAGAATACTCAAATTTGTATTTTTCAATAAAGAGTTCTCACGAGTTTGTAGAACAATATCAGGCTGAGTCAATGACAAACTCAGTTCCAGGGTTTACGACCTCTACAAAAACTAGACCAATTATTGTAGCAAAATTTGAAGAGTTCATAAGAAACAAACTAATTACTATTTATTCGCAGAGAACATTTAAGGAGATAACCACATTTATTTGGTATAACGGAAAGCCACAAGCTATGAGGGGATATAATGATGATTTAATTATGGCGTTGGCAATCGGTTGTTGGGTTAGAGATACGGCTTTACAAGTTAATAAAAGGGATGTAGAATATAAAAAAGCTTTATTGAATTCTATGCTTGTATCAAATACAACCATTAATACAACTATCAAAGGGATGGAAGGTTATAAGAGAGAAGAAGATTTAGATAGGTTTGATAACGCAAAAAAAGACTACGAACAATATAAATGGTTATATAAAGGTTAATAAATGGCAAAAAGAACAAGAGCAAGAAATCGCAGAGTTAGTAACCCTAGAAATGAAAACTCAGAACTTTTTAAAAGATTAACTAGGTTATTTTCTGGGCCCATTGTTAACTATAGGACACAGAACATCCGTCGTTACCGTCGGCGACATCTAGACAAGTTTAAGTTTAAATCTGCTAGCGGCAAGCAGTTTAAAAAAGCAGATAATAATCCGTTTGCTTCGTTAGAAGCTGACTTAATGGCGAACCAAAATCGTCAACATCGATATTCCGATTTTGATCAGATGGAATATACCCCTGAAATTGCTTCTGCTATGGATATATATGCTGATGAAATGACAACTTCAAGCGCCTTATCCCCAATGTTAAAGGTCATATGTCCCAACGAGGAGATAAAAATTATTCTATTTAATCTTTATAACAATGTTATGAATGTTGAACATAATCTGTTTGGCTGGTGTCGCACGATGTGCAAGTATGGAGATTTCTTCTTGTATATGGATATTGATGAAGAGCATGGTATCAAATCGGTCATTGGACTACCTCCGAACGAAGTAGAAAGGCTGGAAGGAGAAGACGATTCAAATCCGAATTATGTACAATTTCAGTGGAACTCGGGAGGATTAACTTTTGAAAATTGGCAAATTGGCCACTTTCGTATTCTAGGTAACGACAAGTATGCCCCTTATGGCACTTCTATTTTAGAGCCTGCAAGAAGAATTTGGAGACAGCTAACGATGTTGGAGGATGCGGTCATGGCATATCGCATTGTAAGATCCCCAGAGCGAAGAGTATTTTATATTGATGTCGGAAATATACCGCCTGAAGATGTCGAACAATACATGCAGAAAGTTATGACGCAAATGAAGCGAAATCAAGTAATCGATCCAGATAATGGCCGCGTCGATTTACGCTATAATCCGATGAGCGTCGAAGAAGATTATTTCATTCCTGTACGCGGAGGAACATCTTCGAAAATTGAAAATTTACCAGGAGGCACTTATACTGGAGACATCGACGATATTAAATATCTCAGAGATAAACTGTTTTCTGCACTTAAGATTCCTCCCTCATATCTCTCCAGCATGGCTGACGATGGCGGAGGAGAAGACAAGACAACGCTAGCACAAAAAGATATCAGGTTTGCCAGAACCATTCAGAGATTACAAAGAGTGCTTGTATCGGAGCTTGAAAAAATAGGAATTGTACATCTTTTTACTTTAGGCTTTCGAGGAGACGATTTGTTGTCATTTAGTATCGTTTTGAACAACCCATCGAAAATTGCGGAACTGCAAGAATTAGAGCACTGGAAAACAAAGTTTGATGTTGCGGCCTCCGCCACTGAGGGCTTTTTTAGTAGAAGATGGATATCACAAAATTTATTTAATCTGGACAATGAGGAATTCCTTAGAAATCAGCGTGAAATGTATTATGACAAGAAATTCGAAGCCTCTCTTGAAGTTGAGGCTGAAGCAGTGGTACAGGCTGGCTCGGTGGAGGCGGAAGCTGATGCTATGGATATCGCCGAAGAGGAGGGATTAGTACCTCCAGGAGGACCGCCCGTGGAAGGCGAAGAAGGGGGTCCCCCACCAGAAGAAGAAATGCCGCCGGAGGAAGAATCCGCTCTGTTGGCTGAGCCTCCCCCTGAAGGACCACCGCCGGGTAGTAGAGATGAGCCAACGGTATACACAGATGGCAGCACATACTATCCCGTAAATGTTGACCAGCGAAGCGGAATGAATAAACATTTAAATTCGCTATATGGTAGAGAGGTTGCCTCTGCTGCAAGAAGAAATATATATCCAGGCCTTTCCGATTTAACAAAGGCAGGAAACGGGATTTATGAAGGAGACAATACTAATTATATTAGAGAAGAGAGACAACTTTTTCAAATCAACAATGATTTAAAACTACTTATCGAAGATATGGAGCGCAATAATGACGACAAAAACGACGAAGAAGAGACACAATAAAAAAAGAAATACTGCATTTTTATATGAAGCTTTGATGGTCGAGCTTACTAAAGCAATACTGAGCGAGAATCATAAACGCAAAAATAGTATTATAGAATTATTGTCGGTTTGTTTTTCAAGCGGCACAGATCTAAATAAAGATCTTGGGTTTTATAAGTCGCTAAATGAAACCTCGGGCTTAGATCCATACACGGCAGAAAAATTAATATTTGAAATCAAAAGCGATCGAAACAAAAATGTTGATCAAAAAAGACTTTTTAATGAACAAACCGCTCTTATTGGTTTAATTAACAGACGCCTTTCAAAAAATGTGTTCTCGAACTTTGTTCCGGGATATAAAAATTTGGCCACTATTGCACAAATTTTCAATCAAGACACAACCACGAAAAAGCGTGTTCTACTAGAAAAAGAATTAATAGAAAGATTGGTCAATGAGTTAGCAACAGAACAAGCCCCAGAAAAAATTGTACAAATCGACAATCTTGTGTATAAGACTTTCACACAAAAATTTAATAACAAATATAATAATTCTTTATTGTCGGAACAAAAGAAGTTATTGAGCAATTATATTATGTCATTCGCAGACAATGGAGTGGGTTTAAAGATATTTGTCGGAGACGAACTTAGCAGGATTCAGAAGACCTTGCAAGAAAGTACTTCAAAAAATGAAGACCTATTTACAGGATCTATGAAAGACTCTGTTAAAGAAGTGGAAAATATGATAAATGAGTTTAAAGAGCATCCAATTGACGAAAGGGCACTAAAAAAGATATTGAAGATGCAAACTCTTATAAATGAGATTAAAAGCTAATGTCTATAGATGTAACGATAACAGATCCGCAAACAGACGACGAACAAAAAAGAGTTGCTCCAGGCCAACCACAGATCAGCATGAGTATGAATCTGCGCAAAGGCGTAGACGGAAGTGTTATGATTTTTGACCATGACGATATTGATATAGTTGTCATACCTGAACCATTAAAAATTGTTGCTCTTCCTAAAGACTTAATTACAGATGAGGTTTATGATACGCAAAATCATCTATTTAAACATTTGGCCAAAAAAGGTATAATTGAATTTGATAGTATTAAAGGTGGAAATGTGTACGGCTCTTTTGAAGCGACAATACATAAATCGGCATTTGAGGGCCTGAGTCCAATCCAGGCAGCAATATTTCAAATTGGAAAATTTATCGAAGATGAGCGTCCGTACTTTCAAGCAGAAAAGGCTTATTTCGAAAAAGAAGAGAAAAAACTTTTGGATCCTGACGAAGAAGATTCGACAGAACTTGGAGAGGTGCCACATGAAGAAACGAAAGGCTCTCTCCGCCCGGGCTGGATCCGCGGTCCTTATGGGATCTATGATATGTATCGGGTGTAAATGTGGATTTATTGTGGTTTGTTTTAACGGCATATGGCTTAACGCAAATATTAGTATATGGCACTATATTTGATGCCGTGAGACCGGCCGCCGGAAAGTTGGGAGAATTGTTTCGTTGCCCCATGTGCCTGGGTTTCTGGGTTGGGGCATTTTTGTTTGGAATAAACAAATACACAGAACTATTTACATTTGAGTATACAATTGCCAATTTATTTATTTTAGGGTGGTTAGCTTCCGGAACATCGTATGTACTCAATATGATTGTGGGAGATTGCGGCTTAAAAATACAGCACACAAGGAGTAATGACAATGAGCACTAACATTTGGACAGCAAAGTGGATGTTACAGCCAGTTAGGCACTGTTGCAAGGGTTCCTAAATCGTGCGGGTAGCGCCCGCATAGTTTAAACTAATATTAAGAGGTACACGACATGAGCAAAAAATTATTAAGAGAATTTTATGAGCTTTGCGATGGAGGCTCTTGCCCGGACTTATTAACTGAGTCCGAAAAAGAGTTTGTCGTTGGCGGCGGAGTAATATTATCTGGAAAACTACAAGAAGCCGAGGCTAAAAACGGCAATGGCCGAGTGTATCCTAAACACATATTAGAAAGGGAAATGAAAAACTATCAAAAACTTATTGATGAAAGTCGTGCACTGGGCGAATTAGATCATCCAGACGAACAAGTTATAAATCTCAAAAATGCTTCTCACTTAGTTACTGAGGTATGGTGGGACAAAGATAATCCGAACGCAGTTATGGGTAAAATTAAATGTTTAGATACTCCATCTGGTAAGATATTGCAAGAATTGGTAAAAGCAGGGGTTAAACTCGGAATTTCTTCTAGAGGTTTGGGCTCTGTGACTGAAAGCAAGGGAAAGACAATTGTCGAAGATGATTTTCAACTTATCTGTTTTGATATGGTATCTGAACCGTCGACAAACGAAGCCTATATGATTAAAGAAGCAAAGAATTTAAATTTATCAAATGTTTTTACAAAATCAGATAGAATAAATCGTATTTTAAATGATATATTGAGTGACTAAAATGAATAATCAAGATTTAAAAAAAATATTGAGACCACTGATTAAAGAGTGTATAAAAGAGGTTATTCTAGAAGAAGGTGTTTTGTCTGGAATCGTAACTGAGGTAATGGTCGGAGTGCATTCTGCTGGCGTTACTCCCATAGTGGAATCGCGCGCCCCACAAGCGAGAAATACGCCTACAGAAAAAGAACAACTTCGAGCCGCTGCCGAGGCAGATCGCGAAAGAAGAAGAAAGATTATGGAATCTAGACATCAGATGTCCAGCGCTGTTGGAAAAGACGCCTATAATGGTGTCGACCTGTTTGAAGGAACAGAGCCCCTTAAAAGAGCCGGCTCTCCGGATGCCGGCCCAAGCGCTCCGGGAGCTTTGGCGGGCGTAGACCCTGGAGATTCCGGTGTAGACATCGGCGCTTTCTTTGGTGCCTCAAAAAATTGGAGTAAATTGGTGTAAATATGGCGAATGTAAATGTAAAACCGAGGAGAAATGATACTCCTGAAAAAATGATAAGAAGGTTTATAAAAAAAACTAAGAAAGCAGGCATAGTGCAAGAGGTTAGAAGACGCAGGTATTACGAAAAGCCATCCAATGCTAAAAGAAGAAAACAAAATGAAAGAAAAAGAACAATCGAGAGATTAAAACGCAAGAAAAGAACTAATTATAGAAGCAAAAGGTAAATTAAGGAGTTATATAAATGGCAAATTGGCAATCATACGGCGTTGGACTACACAATGTAGGCTCTTATCAGGCCGCGGGCACACCCTATATCACCGGTTCGGCAGGAATGGAAGCCTCTGGCGCATCAAACGCATGGCAGGATAAAATTGAGTTTCCAATGGTTACAAAATCTATAACCATTATCAACACTAGTGCCAATGAGTTAAGGGTACACTTTGCGGACGCGAAAACAGATACAACCACGCTACAGAATTATCACTATATTGCTTTGCCGGCTAACAAGGATTCTATGACCATGAATGTGAAGTGTTCTGAAATTTACATTACCAATCACGGCAGTGCTGGCGCGACATATACGCTGTTCGCCGAATTAACTCAAATTCCGGCTAATAAGATGTACGAGCTAAGCGGTTCGGGTATCAACGAAGATATGGGCTGGAGATAAGGAGCATTATAGATGGGCGGATTTAATAGCGGAGGATTCAGTCCTTCACCAAGTGTTGTAACTGACTTAGAAGTCGATAGCGGAACAGTTTCTGTTGACGCTACCAATGATAAAGTTGGCATTGGAACGACTAGTCCTAAGACTAAGTTGACTGTCGAAGGTACACTCACAATAAAAGAACAAGCTAACGCCGACAGTGATAGCGCCGCTTACGGCCAGCTGTGGGTTAAATCAGACGCCCCTAACAACCTTTACTTTACAGATGATACGGGCCAAGATGTTCAGATCACTTCTGATGGTTCTTTAGCCGGCGTTGCAGGTAGTCTTTCTGGCTTAGGCAGCAACGATAATCGACTTATGCGGACCAATGGAACCGGCGGTCAAACCGCTCAAGGTTCTGGTATTACTGTTGATGATAGTAACAATGTGAGCGGCTTGGGAACTTTAGGAGTCGGTGCGATTACTTCAACCGGTGCTCTTAAAATTGGCTCCGCCGCAGGCAGCGGATTAGACGCTTACCTCTATACGGCCGGCACAGCCGCACATGTGGGTATCCAGTGGGATGCAGATGGCGAGACCGAGGGCATCTTGATTGGTGGTGCCGATAACCATGGTGTTGATTTCAAGTTCTTTGGCGAGTCGTCTGGAAAATATGTACATTGGGATATGTCTGGAGATGAATTGCTTCTCGCTTCTTCTACCAAGCTTTCCTTCAATGATGCGTCTGGAGGCGAATATATACACGCTTCTGCTGACAATGTTTTGGAACTATTCGCCGGCACAGACATTAAGCTCAATACAGACACTGTTACAATGGCGTCTGCAAATGCCAACGATCCAGTAGTTATTATTAAGAATACCACAAATGACGCAAACGGCGCGCGCCTCAGATTTGTTAAAGACAAGGGCGCCGCCGGCGCAAATAATGATGTTGCAGGAATGATTGAATTCTATGCTGACGATGCAAACCAAGATCAGGTTTTGTTTGGTCGTATCGCAACTCAGATATCTGTAGCTACCGATGGGCAAGAAGGTGGGTTGTTGGCGCTTCAAGTTGCTTCACACGATGGAGAGATAAATAACGGTCTTGTTATAACCGATGGCTCTGCTGAAGATGAGGTGGATGTTACGATCGGAAACGGCTCAAGCTCTATTGTCACAATACCGGGCGATATTGACCTCGCCGGCGATATTGATGTTGACGGCACAACTAACCTTGATGCTGTTGATATTGACGGAAATGTCCAACTAGATGGAACACTCACTGTCGGTGTCGATGACACTGGTTATGATGTTAAACTTTTTGGTGCATCCGCCAGCCATTTCTTGCTTTGGGACGAATCGGCCGATGAATTGGTATTAGCGGCAGACTCAAAGCTTTCATTTCATGATGCGGCCGGCGGTGAAAACATTGTTGCAATTTCTGATGGCCACCTGGAGGTCAATGCAGGGGCAACTCTTGATATGACTGCACCAACCGTTGATGTTAACGCTTCTACTGCGGTTACAATTGATACGCCCGGCGTTACCATAACAGACACTACAGCCACCAGCGCAACAGAGGGCGGCTATTTAAGGTTGGCCGCTGACGACGGCGCGGTTATGGCCGATAACCATAGACTCGGAGTGATTGAGTTTGCAGGAGCCGAAGATGCTAACAGCACTATATCCATAGGAGCAAGAATCCAAGCAATTGCTAGAGATGCTTGGGATGCATCAAATAACGATGCAGACTTGCAATTTTACACTACCGATGGAACAACTGAGTCTTTAGTGTTAACATTAGACGCCGACAAATTAGCCACCTTTGCGGGTGCCACACAATTTAACGGTAATGCTACTTTTGGTGTTGACGACACGGGCGTTGATGTCAGGTTCTTCAGCGCCACTACTAATGAAGGCGTGCTTTATGATGCGTCTCAAGATGAGTTAGCTCTTTTATTGACAACTAAGCTTAAATTTCATGATGTTGGCGGCGGCGAAGAAATTTTTGCATCAGCTGATGGCACGCTTGATATTAACGCCGGCACCTTGTTAGATGTTACATCACCAACAATTGATTTAAATGCATCAACTGCTGTGACCGTCGACGGTCCAGCCGTGACAATTGCAGATTCCGCGGACGGTAAGCCCGTTCTCACCTTAAAAACGACTCACACAACCAAGACATCTTCTAGTGAGTTGCAATTCCTTAAAGATGCGGCAGACACAGAGGATGGCGAGGTACTTGGTCAGATTACATTCTATGGCGAGGATGAAGGAAACAATAATACACAATTTGTTGGAATTACAGCCGAGATTGCGGAATCAGACGATGGCGCTGAAGGTGGTAAGATTGCACTTAGGATCGCGACCCATGATGGCGAAATGCAATCTGGCCTGACAATTCAGGATGGAGATGCAGAAGATGAAGTTGATGTGTGGTTGGGTAATACTACCACTTCTCTCACAACCGTGGCGGGAGATCTTAAGACTCAGGGCGACACAGTAACCTTTGAGTCTGCTAATTCGCTTGATCCGCTGGTCATCATCAAAAATACTACAAATGACACAAATGGCGCAAGACTTCAGTTCGTTAAAGACAAGGGCGCCGCCGGCGCAGACAACGATATTATCGGATCAATTTTATTCTATGGCGATGATGATGCACAGGATAACATTGAGTTCGCTTCGATTGTTGGCCAAGTCGCAGATGCGTCCAATGGTTCCGAGGGAGGTCGTCTTATTTTGAGGGTCGCCTCGCACGACGGAGAGATAAATAATGGTATTGTCGTTTCGGATGGCTCCGAGGAAGATGAAGTCGATGTAACTATTGGTAATGGTGCGCAATCTCTCACAACTATATCGGGAGATCTCACCGTTACATCTGATGCTAACTTTAAAGATGTAATTAATCATGGTGATCCGGCAGCCCCAGGCCGAGTCGTATTATATGAAGAAGTTGATGTTCGACATGCAAACGCTACCGACAACACTGTTAGTGTCCAATTTGGTCAAAAAATTCCACAAGATTCAGTTGTAACTAGAGTTGTCGCAATAGTTAAAACAGCTAGTAATCTTGGCACTCATAATGTTCAAATTCGTTTCGATGTCGGTGACGGTCGCGCCGCCGACTATAATGCAACAAGCACCTCACAAGAGGCTCTTGGCGCCGGCGCAGCTAATACAAGATCTTCGACCAATGTTGGGTCAGCCGTTGACATTGATTTGACTGCAGCAAAAGAAAGCTATATTAATGATACTCCGTCGTTCATGACCACTGCTGATGTGTATCCGTATGTTTGCAATGCTGGCACTAGCAATGGTGGTACGGATGCGACTTCGGGTACACTGCTTATTTACATTGAATATTATGGATTAGACTAATTAACTTGGTGCTTCTTGATGCTACTTAGTGATGTCGACACTATTTACTAGCAAAGGAGATATGTAAAAATGCCAAGCGGTTGGGCTTATACTTATTTAGATTATTTAAACAGCGTTGGTGGGCCTACGGGCTCTGTCCAGTTTCGGACCGACTGTAACGCTTTAAGTGGTAGTCAATACTTTGTTTATTCTACTGCTTCAAACAATATTGGCATCGGCCTAACAACATGGGATGGCGTCGGCGATATGGATGTCGGCCGCGGCCTTCCACACTCAGATCACAAGGTTCATATCGTTGGCGATGTTTCTGTAACGGGCTCAATTTATGCTACCAATTATTATATTAAAGATGTCTCATCAATTGAAGTAGATGGAGATACAAAGTTTGGTGATAGTTCTGGCGATACACACCAGTTCTATGGAAAGGTTGCCGCCGGCCCTGTAGCGGTTTTTACTCCGTCGGCCACAGTGCATGTGAGAACCGCGGCTAGTAGCATCAGTAGTATAGATGCTATTGGTGATGATTTGGTTGTTGAAAACAGCACAAATACTGGCATTTCCCTCTTGGCTGGCTCGATACATACCGCCGGCCTCTATTTTCCAAATGCAAGCGACACAGATCACGCTTATGTGAAATATGATCACGGTACAGATGCAATGGCTATTAGAACGAACGGCCATGATGCGATACACATAAAGTCAGATAGCAAGGTTGGAATTGGTAGTAACTCCGGAGGCCTCTCGGATCCTGATGCGCAACTTGAAATACTAGATACAGGCACACAACTTAAGCTTTCTTATGATTCTAATAGCTATGCAACGCTAGCTGTGGCTTCTGATAGTGCCTTGACAATTGCATCGGCAGAGTCTGGAGATATTACTTTAGACCCGGGAGGCTCCGATGTTGTGTCAGATGGAAACATATTGCCAAATGCTGACAATACCAGAAATCTCGGCTCAGCTAGTAAGCGTTGGGCCAACTTATATACAGGCGACCTTCATCTCAAAAATGATCGTGGCGACTGGACAATTATCGAGGAAGCAGACTACCTAACTTTGACGAATAATGCTAACGGCAAAAGGTATAAAATTATGATGGAGGAAATCGACGACTAATGGCTAGACGAATAAAGTACGCTGATGACGCAGAAGGTATCCGCCCTACGGGCAAAGATAATATCAAGATTATGCGCAATTCTCTAGTGCCAGCAACTGGTACTTCTTGCGATCTGGGCGACGACGAGAGGCGATGGGATCATATATATGTCAACAACTTTCATACAGGAGATTTGCACTTAGAAAATGATCGTGGTAGCTGGTCAATAGTTGAGGAAGAAGACTATTTATCAATAACGAACAACAAAACCGGCAAGAAGTATAAATTTGTTCTTGAGGAGGTAGAAGACTAATGCCTGTATATTCATCACACTTATCATCGTCTGCAGGCGCCCAAGTTACGGGCTCTTTGACGATTTACGGAGACACTGCAGTTACGGGATCTTTGACGGTTTCTGGCTCCAGCACACTTAATGTATATGGCCCCACTACATTAAATACAGATGGCAGTAGTTATGATTTTGTAGTCAAAGGATTGGCTGATGATAACATGCTTGTTGTTGATGCATCCGCTGATAGAGTAGGAATTGGAGAATCTACACCATTAGGTAAACTCCATGTTAAGACCGCAGACAGCGGCATTACAAGTATTGATGCAAAAGCAGACGAATTGGTAGTTGAGAGCGACGGCAACGCCGGCATATCTATATTGGGAGGCTCGATTCATGTCGTCGGGTTATACTTCCCAGATTCTAGCGATCCAGACGAATCTTATATTAAGTATGATCATGGCTCCAGAGGCATGGCGATTAGAACGGCTGGTACCGACGCCTTACTTATAGATAGTTCCCAAAATGTCACTGTCGCAGGAAACCTTACAGTCAACGGCACAACAACAACTCTTTCTACAACAAATACGGTAATAGAAGATAGACTGATTGAGTTGGCGACTGGCGCCAGCACTGGCGCTGATAGTGGCATTATTATTGAGCGCGGCTCAACCGGGAACAATGCAGCGATCCTCTGGGACGAGTCGCGCGACGAGTTTGTGCTGGCGACTACCACGGCAACGGGCGCTTCTACTGGCGACCTGTCGTTTACGCCTGCTAACTTATCGGTCGAACGCATAGGTGCAGGCACAGAGCAAGCTGAAGCCGAAATACACGCGAAGCGAGACTCCTCAAGTGGCGGCACCTATTCAAGCAACGCGCCAATCATCATTGAAGATGATGCACGGCCTGCGCTGCAGTTCGTAGGCTCGGCCAACAATATCGCTCTCATTGAGTTTGGCGATAACGCCGCAGCCGCGTCGGGAATGCTTTACTATGACCACAGCACCGACAAATTGCGCATCGATGCCGGCGGAAATACCGATCGGTTGACTGTGGACAGTTCTGGCAATGTTACTATCGCCGGCGAGCTTGATGCGGCAACTCTTGATATTAGCGGAAACGCTGATATTGATGGCACCCTCGAAGCCGATGCAATTACGGTAGATGGGACAGCTTTAGCAGAAGTGATTGCTGACACTGCCGGCGCAATGTTTTCCAGCAACACAGAGACTGGCTTAACTGCGACATATCAAGATGGTGATAACACGATTGATTTAGCAATTAGCGCTGCTCAAACGACAATTACTTCCCTGCTTGCGGAGGACATTAAAATTGGCGAGGATGATCAGACCAAAATCGATTTTGAAACTGCGGATGAAATTCATTTTTATGCCGCAAACGCAGAACAAGTTTATGTTGCCGACGGAGTTTTTGGGCCACAAACCGACAGCGATGTTGACTTAGGGACAACTGGTGTTCGCTGGAAAGATGCTTTCGTAGATACCATTACCACAACAAGCACGATTACTTCTGGTGGAGCAATTACCTCAAACGCTGGAATTGTTGTAGACAACATTACAATTGACGGAACAGAAATAGACCTTTCGTCCGGGGATCTTACTCTTGATGTTGCTGGTAACATTTTCCTTAATGCTGATGGTGGCCATGTTGCTTTCAAAGACGATACTACAGATTATGTAAAAATTGCAAATAGCTCTGGTGACGCGGTTTTTCAAGCCCTAACAGATGCGAAGGACCTTAAGTTCAACCAATATGACGGTAGGACAATTCTCGAAGTCAATGATGGCGGCTATGTTGCAATTGCAAATGGAAGCGCCGGCTCGGGCGAGTTAAGAATTTACGAAGACAGTGACGATGGTACTAACTATACAGCCTTTAAGGTTGGTGCTCAATCTGGAGATATTACATATACACTGCCGACAGCAGATGGTTCGAACGGACAACAACTTACAACCAATGGTTCGGGTGTGCTTTCGTGGGCAGCAGCGGGTTCGAGCGGCGGCGGCTCGACCGCAGCAGACGATATTAGCGCCGGTGACGCCGCAGTCGTTATTACGACAACCGAGGGCAATATTACAATTGATGCTGCCGAAGGCAATAGTGATATCGTTTTCAAAGGAACAGATAACACCACAGATATCACTTTCATGGTTATGGATGGTAGCGAATCATCGATTGTAGTTAATGGCGGCAATAAATTAAACTTTAGAGATAGTGGCCTTTACATTTATTCAAACGCGGACGGCGACTTGGACATTGTATCTGATGGTACTGCCGTTGATTCGATCAATATTGAATCTGCAGGTGGAATTACTCTCGACGCAGGTACAGCCGGCTCGGGAATCATTTACGAAGATGATGGGACAGAAATGTTACGAATCCACAATGATTCAGGCGATGTTCTAATCCAAAATAAGGTTGATGCGAAAGACATTGTATTCCAGCAATACGACGGCACTGAAACTCTCAGGCTTGACGACGATACAACAGTTAAAGTAGCTACAGATCTTACAGTTGGTGATGATCTTTCGCTAACATCAGACTCGTGTGTTATTAATATGGGTGCTGGAAATGATGCCACTTTGACTCACGATGGCACAACCGGCCTTACAATCGCAGCAACGCCAATTTCGATTGATTCAACCGGCGAGCTACATCTCAACTCAACAACTGGAGACATCAAACTTCAAGATGGCGGTACCGATCAAATCGCATTTGATCTAGACGGCACAGCCGGCGAAGTTATTATGAAACCAGCCGTTGATTCAGACGATATGGTCTTCTCTCAATATGATGGTACAGAAGTGATTCGTATTGAAGATAATGCTTCTTTAGGCTTAGTGGGAAATAAGCTAAATATTGCCAATAGCAGTGGTGATGTTGTCATAAAGCCCCTCCAAGATGCAAAAGATATAATATTCCAGCAATATGACGGTACTGAAGCTCTTCGTATTGACGACGATACAACAGTTAAAGTGGCCGTGGGCATCACTCCAGATGTTCAAGATGGCGCCTATTTAGGTACCTCATCACTACAGTGGAGCGATCTGTTCTTGGCCGACGCCGCGGTTATTTCTTTTGGAGACGATAACGAAATTACACTAACGCATGTCGCAGATACTGGCTTGACGCTCAAACATACGGCCACCGCCGATGACAAGCCAATCGTGCTTACGCTGGCAACTGGTGAAACCGACATGGCAGCAAACGATGTCATCGGTAAGATTGCATTCCAAGCTCCAGACGAAGGAACAGGAACAGACGCTGTTCTCGTTTCTGCTGCAATTCAAGCGGTGGCAGAGGGCGATCATTCCTCGTCAAGCAACGCTACAAGATTAGAGTTTATGACGGGAGCTTCAGAAGCCGCAGCCGAAAAAATGAGCCTTTCTTCCGCTGGTTTATTGACTGTTTCTGGCAGAATTATTACAGATGATGCTACAGACGCAACTAGCACCACCGACGGCTCTTTACAAACTGATGGTGGCCTAAGCGTTGCAAAAGACGCCATTATAGGTAATGATGTATATTTGTTAACAGATAGTGCTGTGCTTGGGTTGGGCGCCGGCAAGGACGCCACATTTACTCATGATGGTACAACTGGATTAACCATTGCGGCGAACCCAATAACGCTTGATTCCGATGGCGCAATTACTTTGGATTCTGCCACTGGCGATATCGACTTCCAAGATGGCGGCACATCGCAGTTGACGCTTGATATGGATGGAGTGGGCGGCGCGGTCGTTATGCAACTTAAAGTTAATGGTGATGACTTTTTGTTCAAGCAGTATGACGGAACAGAAGTGATTCGCTTTACCGATGGTGGGCATGTCGAAGTTGGAGATAATTTATCTCTTAAATCTGACGGATCTATCATAAAATTTGGTGCTGATAGTGATGTCACACTAACTCATGTCGCTGATACTGCATTGCTGCTTAACGCTGCTATGCGCTTACAGTTTAGGGACTCTGGGCTATATATTGGTTCTAACGCAGATGGCGACTTAGACATCGTGTCCGACGGCACAGCAGTCGACTCGATCAATATTGAATCTGCAGGCGGAATCACCCTCGATGCAGGCACAGCTGCTTCAGGAATCATTTACGAAGACGACGGCACAGAAATGTTGCGAATCTTTAATTCTTCAAGTGATGTTGTAATTCAGAACAAGGTCGATGCGAAAGACATTATATTCAAACAGTATGATGGTACCGAAACTTTAAGGTTAGACGACGATACGACTGTTAAAGTGGCTGTCGGTATCACTCCTGATGCCCAAGACGGTGCCTATTTGGGTACTTCTTCACTTCAGTGGAGCGACCTGTTTCTGGCAGACGGAGCCAACATTTCTTTCGGCGACGATAACGAGATTAAACTAACTCATGTCGCTGACACTGGCTTAATCCTGAAGCATGACGCCACCGCCGACGATAAATATCCAACTTTTACACTTCAAACCGGTGATACGGACATCGCAGCAGACGATGTTTTGGGCAGGATTGCATTCCAGGCACCGGACGAAGGCACCGGCACAGATGCAATTCTTGTAGCCGCGGCCATCCAGGCTGTGTCCGAAGGAAACTTTGCTGCCGACAACAATGCCACTACTCTACAATTTATGACTGGAGCATCAGAAGCAGCAACCACAAAGGTGGCAATAGAATCTGATGGCGATGTGGGGATATTGACTGATGGAGCGACTCTTAGCTTCGGGGCGAATGAAGAAATACAGCTAACCCATGTTCATAATGTGGGCCTCATTCTCAAACACAATAATACAGCTGATGACAGCTTTCCTACTTTAACCTTCCAAACTGGCGACAACGATATTGCCAATGGAGACCTTCTTGGGCAAATTTCTTTCCAAGCCCCAGACGAAGGCGCCGGCACTGATGCTGTTTTGGTCGCCGCAGGTATTGCAGCTGTAGCAGAAGGCGACTTCTCTAGCTCCAGCAACGCAACATCGTTATCTTTTAGAACCGGAAACTCAGCAACAGCCTCACAAAAAATGGTACTCGATTCTGTGGGCCGTTTGGGTGTGAATGTAGACGCTCCAAAGACTGCACTTAGTGTTGCGCAAGACTTCCACACAATAACCTTCGAAAACCAGATGTCTGATGGGCAAGGTGGTGGCCAGATCTTGAAATACTCGCCCGGAGCAGACGATAGTCTCACAGTTGGCCAACTATACTTCCTACACACTGATGGTACTTGGGATTCCACCGACGCGGATGCCGTAGCCACTGGTGCATCGCAACTTCTTGGAGTTGGATTAGGCTCTGCACGCTCAGTGGGTGTTTTGATTGAGGGATATGTGAGAATTCCAAGCACAGAGATCCTTAACACTCCAGGCTCCGGAGCAGTTGATGGACTACCGGTTTATGTGTCTACAACCGCAGGACACTTTGACTTTACTGCCCCTTCTGGTTCGAGCGATTTCGTCAGAGTTGTAGGCTATGCGATTGATGATGATGGTGGCGATGTATTGATTTACTTTAATCCAGATAGAACTTGGGTCGAGGTAGACTAAGGAACATAGTATGGCGGAATGGGATAAAATACTTGGTGTTGAAGATGACGATGTAAAAAAGATTAATGGAGTCACGAAGAGTAATGTGGACGAAGTTATAGGTCTGGAGACGGGCTCTTCTTCGGTGGCCACCGCATGGTATATTGGCTCTTCTGGTGGGAAAATCTTTCGTACAACCACAGCCAACGCTTCAGGCGGATGGTCTGAACTCGTCGATGTCGGTTCTGTTGTGGCTGTTAGCACGGCTATTGGGCAAGATAATTCTGGAAATCAGCGTATAATGTTCAACAACAAGACTAATAGCGTTAATATGTCATATGCAAACACTGCCGATGATTTAACAGATTCTAATAACTGGACAACACCAAATCTCAGTCTTGATATCGGCTCAACAGGCGCAAGTCTAAGTCCCAGAGGTGCAGATTTTGGCAGATCCACAGCTTATGGAAATGGTGTCTGGATGATGGCGAACCTCATGGGCGCAACCGGCGAAGATCCGCAGAACTATGAAGGCCTTATTAGATCAACTGACGGCGGCGCAAACTGGACCGTTGTTGAACTCGACAATACAGTTAACACTGGCCAGTATTGTATCGCGCATAAAGGTGGTACATCGAATGTTTGGCTGCTCAGCCTGAAAGATCGCATCTGGACCACTAGTGATAATGGGGTTAACTGGACCGATCGGGGCGTAGTCGTCAGCGGCAAAGGAATCCGCGATATTGTATATAAGTCTGACAACGGCACTTGGTTAGCCGTGATGGATGGTAACAAGCTTGCCACTAGCACTGATGATGGAGTCAACTGGACAGAACGCACTAGTTCTCAAAGCGGCTCTAACCATTTGAATTCTGCTGTCTTCGCGGCCGGCTCTATTAACGAATTTATCGTCGGCGGCGCCAATGGAAGGTTAATGCGCAGTGCGGATGGGACAAACTGGACAAATGTGTGGACTGGAACCGACGAAGATTGGGGCTCAAATGTTATATATTCAATCGCGACAGATCACAGCACTATTGTTCTTTGCGGCGGCGGCGGTCAAGTAGCTTATAGCACCAACGGATCGTCCTGGACCACGCTGGATCCGGCAGTCACAGGCTTTACTGCAGCCCTCAGATGTATCACCTCTGATATCGAAGGTGCCGGCTTGAGGTAATTCTTATCAAAAATCGGCATTTACTTAGATGAGATACTATTTATTTTTGATTAAAAGTAATTATACTTTATTGCAATAAACATATTCCGGGAGAAAAAAACATGTCTACATTGCTTGAACAAGCAATTATTGATGCTACAGCTTTGAGAGAAGCAGCAGTTAAGAGTGCCGAACAATCAATTATAGAAAAGTACGCACCAGAAGTTAAGAAGGCTGTAGAGTCTTTGTTGGAGCAGGGGATGCCTCCTGGCATGCCACCTGAGCCCGATCCTATGATGGACCCTATGATGGCCGGCGGTCCTCCGGGAATGCCCCCTGGAATGCCCCCTGGAATGCCCCCGGGCCCCGGTGGCACGCCTCCGCCAGATCCGGCTGCCATGGCAGATGTCCCCGTGGCGCCACTAGCGTATGCAGATAATGTGCCTTTATGCCCATGTCCAGACGAAGGCCAAGAGGTAGAGATAGATTTTAATGAATTAGCCGCCCGAGTGGATGCAGAAGAGCAAGCACTTGAGGCGCAACAGGCGCAAGGTGCAGGCATGGGAATGGCTCCGCCACCTCCTGGCCCACCCGGCATGCCCGGCATGCCCCCCGGTCCGCCTGCGCTTCCTCCCGGTTTGAGCCCGATGGCTCCCGGCGGTCGTGGCGGCCCTCCACAACCAATGATGGAAAATACAAGAGATTATAAAATTAAAGATGATATGGTACTTAACTTAAGTACTGAAAAACTACAAGAAGCAGTTGATTCTGAAATGATGATACCTGATGAACTTGTTACACAAATAGCCGAGGAAATTAGAGCAAATCTCAGCGCTCCGGATAGTGGCTTAGGTGGTAGAACTACACCAACAGGCGCTATGCAAGAAGCGGAAGATATTGTTCAAGCCGAAATGGCTGTAGCAGAACAGCAGGAAAAATCTGAAGAAGTCAACGAATCAATTAAGAGACTTCAGACTGAAGTCAATTATTACAAACACCAAAGTGGTCAATTTAAGAAGGCACTAGTGAAAATGCAAGAGCATTTAACAAATGCCAATCTTTCGAATGCTAGACTACTTTATACGAACCGTGTATTAAGCGATCCCTCGCTGAATGAGCGACAAAGAAATAAAATTGTCGACGCGATCACACAGTGCGGTTCTGTAGAAGAAGCAAAAGTGATTTACGAAACACTTCAAAGCGCTGTGGGCTCGACTGCTGGTACTACCAGCAAGAAAAAGCCACAATCACTTCGCGAAGCAGTTAGTAGAGATCGTTCTCTTCTACTTCCCAGACGACAAGAAAAGAAACCCCGTGATGTGCAAGCATATGATAGGATGAAAGCTCTTGCCGGTCTAAAATAGCACAAAGTGAAAACTAAAACAATACAAAAAGGAGAAAAAATATAAATGTCTGTTTTAAAAAAACTAACCGAAGGTATTGTTAGTAGGGATCTCGGTAAGGAAGGTAGCGCTCTTCTCTCTAAGTGGGAACGCACCGGCCTTTTAGAAGGACTTTCTAGCGATAACACTCGTTCTAACATGGCTCGTTTGCTTGAAAACCAAGCTAAGGAGCTTTTGCGCGAGGCATCTACCATGGCTGGTGGAGATGTCGAGGGTTTTGCATCTGTTGCATTCCCCATCGTGCGCCGCGTTTTCGGAGGCTTAATTGCCAACGATCTCGTTTCTGTTCAGCCGATGAGCTTGCCCTCGGGCCTCATCTTCTTCCTAGACTTCCAGTTCACTCCCGGAACCTCCCCTCGTGGTAGTTCTGACGGTGACGCTTCCCTCTTCGGCGGCGGTAAGGTTGGTCAGGAAATCATGGGTGGCGTTAGCCTCACAGGATCTTACGCGGAAGCCGGATTCTATTCCATGAACAATGGCTACTCGTCTCCAACCGGTTCGACTCAGCTTGAGCTTGATGTTGTGTGGCAGGGTACTATCGGCGATGGTCTTAAGACCGCCGGCGGATCCTCATATGAGTTCACATTTAGTGGATATCATGGTGGATCCACAACACTCACAGCAGATAAGCTGGTTCGTTTCGACCCAGATCTTTCTGGTTCGGTCGTTGTTATCACCGCAGCTTCTGGTTCTGGTCAGTGGTTGCATGCTAGCGGTTCTCGCCTCAACCTTGATAACTTGGTTGCAATCGAAGCTACTGGTTCTAAGCCTGATGGTACTGGCGCCACTGGTTGTGAATCTGATGTTGATAGAAGCGAGTGTCGTCTCGTTCGTCGTTTGACTCATATTGTGGGTCAGGATTCGGACTTGGGCGGAATTCGTTCTATGGACATCGACAACAAGATTGGTGAAGAAGGCGCCTCGTCTGTCATCATGGTTTGGCAGGCTGTTGGATCCACCACCGCTGCAACAATCGCCGCCTCGCTGATCGAAAACAACGACACAGCCGCAGTTGCTGGTGGCAGTGGTAAGTCGTTCTCTTATCCAATCATCGATAATCTCGATAATGTTGGCGAGAGAGCACTCGGAGCCGTTGTTGGTGCCGATGTTTGGGGTCTTGAGAATGATCCGGGAATCCCCGAGATTGACATCAAGGTCGATTCGTCTGCGATCACCGCGATCACCAAGAAGCTCAAGGCTAAGTGGACACCAGAGTTGGGACAGGATCTTAATGCCTATCACAACCTTGATGCCGAAGTCGAGCTTACTGGCATTCTCTCTGAGCAGATTGCTCTTGAGATTGACCGCGAGATCGTTAACGACCTTATTAGAGGCGCTACCGCTGGTACATATTACTGGGCTCGTTCCCCGGGTATGTTCCTCAATCGCGAAACCGGCGTTGAAATCGGAGCTAGCTCTGCTGCACCCGACTTCACCGGTACGGTTAGCGAGTGGTATGAGACTCTTGTTGAGACTATCAACGATGTGTCTGCACAGATCCACCGCAAAACTCTGCGGGGTGGAGCTAACTTCTTGGTCGTAGGCCCCGAAGTTGCTAATATCCTTGAGTTCACAAGTGGTTTCCGCGCTAACATCACCGCTGATGCCGATAAGGGTACCGTCGGAGCAGTTAACGCTGGCTCTATCTCCAAGAAGTGGGATGTTTGGGTTGACCCATACTTCCCCCGTAATGTGGTCCTCGTCGGCCGCCGCGGTAACAGCTTCCTTGAGAGTGGGTATGTATACGCACCTTATGTGCCGCTGCAGACCACACCTACAATCTTCGGAACGGAAGACTTCGTACCCCGTAAGGGCGTCATGACGCGCTACGGTAAGAAGATGGTCCGTCCGGATATGTACGGTCTGGTTATCGTTCGCGGTCTCCTCGGTGAAGCCGGCGCAACTAGCTAAATCTAGTAGCGTAATAATAATGCTAAGCCTCCACCATTTGGTGGGGGCTTTCATTTTTATAGAACTAGTTATAACCGAATCAACAAGATTCATACCAAGTTATCGGGCAGACTTGAGCTGCCTCCTAGTATCGTTGAAATAGGTCGATACAGGAACATGATTATAAAAGGAGGGTTTTTAACTATGGGAACAAAAAGAGTGGGCCTCGCGCGAATAGAGGCATTATTGGAAAACTTAAAGAGAGAGATCTCTTTTGGAGCGGGAACAAATATTGTTCAAGTCGCAGATACTGGAAATGGAGTTCAACGATCGGTTTCGTCACAAGCAGGTACAGGGTATGGTATTCACGAGTATTATGAAGTGGTATCCGTATCGACAGCCGATGATGATGATGTGGCTGCATCATGTTCGGTTTATCTGCCGGCACAAGCTGTCATCATTGAAGCGGCATTAATTCCTGTTGAGTTAGCTACATCTAACCATGGACTAGTGGCTTTGGAAGTACATAGCGCTGCTATTGCAGATGATGCGGCTTCCGCTGGCACTGAAATCGTAGGCGAAGATGTGTCTGGCAATGTTTCGGTACCAGATAATGACTGTGATCTCGACGCGACCGCAGGAGTTTTAGGAAAAGGAATCACTATGGGAACTTTAGCTTATGTAGAGAGGGGCACCGCTGCAACATACCTACATGTAACTGCTAAGGAAGACTTGAGTTCTATGACGGGAAGTCCCAAAGTGGGAGTTTATGTCAAGTGGCTCGGCCAAGCCCCAGTGGATGTTTGATAATTAAACTTTAATTAATCGATTATAAAACCCCTAACCATGTGGTTAGGGGTTTTTTCTTTTTTATGAACTAATTATTACAACACAGGAGGCCACAATGGGCAAAAAAAGACGAACTTTAAGAAGTAACAAATTCAACGCTAAACGCGGTGCATGGCTGGACACACTCAAGCGAACAGAAGCTTTATCAGAACAAGTGGAGAAGGTCGCAAAAGAGGTTGAGAAAACTGTAAAGACAGCACAGGAAAAGACAGCCAAAAAAACCACAAAAACTAATACAACGAAAAAGACAACGAAAGCGAGACCAGCAAGAAAGTCAACTAATCGTAAAACGGCAACTAGAAAACCCAGAACAACCAAAAAAACAACGAAACAATAATTATACTTTTATAAGTGCCGGTTTGTCCTTCGTCTAACTATTTAGACACAGGAGGATCTATGTATGTCACACCCCACGCTTACTCCAGTAAGTCAACTGAGCGCTGTAGTGTTACCGTCGACTGGAAGCCGGAACCTTGTTTCCGGATCGCTTCCATATGGAGTTTATTCTAACTCATCTGATTTTTTGGACGGTGCATCTGCGCAGGTATCCTATACATATAAAAAACTCGGCGGCGATATTCTAGATATTGAGTTAACTGCAGGAAATGTTTACGCTGCATATGAAGAAGCAGTACTTGAGTACTCTTATATAATAAACATACATCAATCTAAAAATGTGTTGTCTGATTATCTTGGTTCGGCCACAGGTAGTTTTGATTATTTAGGAAGGTTAGTAGCCTCAGACCCACTTTCTGGCTCCAACGCTACCGACAGAGCCGTTGCCCTAAAATATCCTAAATATACCTTTGCATATGAGCGAAGAGTCTCGGATGGGTTTGCGCAACGAGCCGGCGTCGGAGGCGATAGGACTGAATATTCAGCGTCATTTGCCACAGCCGAGGGCCAACAGGATTATGACTTGCAGCAATTGGTCGCAGAAGCAACTGGTGAAGAATATACTGATAAAGTCGCTCGCCCGGGCAAAAAGATCCGTATCAAGAAAGTGTTCTTTAAAACTCCTCACGCGATGTGGAGATTCTTTGGGTATTATGGAGGAATCAACACTGTTGGGAACATGTCTTCTTATGGTATGTATGCCGATGATTCAACCTTCGAGTTAATTCCTGCTTGGCATAATAAACTTCAAGCAATGCAGTTTGAAGATAATATTTGGACAAGAGTTTCTCACTACTCATATGAACTTAAAGATAATAGAATTAGAATATACCCTAAGCCCTCTTCTGTTAGCCCTACGAAAATATGGTTTCAATTTACTATAGACGAAAACCCGTGGGAAGAGGACAATAACAAACAAAGCGGCACACAGGGTATTAACAACATGAATACGCTTCCGTTTGAAAATATTCCTTATAAGAATATCAATGCAATTGGTAAACAATGGATCCGTCGATTTGCACTGGCCTTAACAAAGGAGATCTTAGGGCAAGTTCGCAGCAAATTTGCAGCACTTCCAATTCCAGGCTCAGATATAACCTTAAATGGATCGACCTTAATAGTGGAAGCTAGAGAAGAACAAGATAAACTCAGAGAAGAGTTGAAGAGTACATTGGACGAATTGACATATGCCAGACTTATGGAAAAAGATGCCGGCGTGGCCGATACGGCAAGGTCTATACAAGAGAAGGTACCTCTGCCGATAATCGTAGGATAGGGGGATATATAAGTGGCAGGAAACAAATGGAAACAACCCGAACAGCCCCCTTCACCGCTCTTTGCTGGTAAAAAAGAGAGAGATCTTGTCAAGCAAGTTAATGATGAGTTAATCGAGCGAGTCGCAGGCCAGCAAGTACTATATTACCCAATAGATATTCAAAGAACAAACTATCACGACATATACGGAGAGGCGATTCAGAAGACTTTCTTGCCCCCTATACGCGTTTATGCCAGAGTTGACTGGGAAGGAATAAGCACGAGTACAGGCAATATTGGTTTAGATAAAGAATCCGCTATAACCGTCTATTTTCACAAAAGAAGGTTAACCGAAGACCAGGATTTATATGTACGAGAAGGAGACTTTGTTTTATATGGTAAGATTTATTATGAAATTGTCTCGTTATCAGAGCCCGATCAGATGTTTGGCCAAATTGACCACAAAACAGCGATCGTCGCAAGAGGTGTAAGAGCTAGAGAGGGAATATTTGATGCATCGTAGGAGGATAACATATGTCTAAAATGAGAGAGTATGAATTAATGCCATCAACGATTGAAACCATCGATCGAGCGTTCTTTAATTGGCTTAAAGAAGGCATGAATATACATACAGACACAAATAAAGGTTGGAAAAAAGTGCCGGTCATATGGTTGTCCGCTGAAAGAAACTTTCATATTAAAAATGATAAAGATTTGCGAGATTCGAATGGTGTACTTAAGCTACCTTTAATATCAATTGAGCGCGCTTCTATTGTGAAGGATCCTATCGATAAAGGAGGCCATTATGCAGCACTCCCCAGCAATGTCAATGAAAGCGGGACAGACTTGAGATCAGTTCGTGGAGGAACAAGACAAATTAGTCGCAGAATAAGTCAAGCCAAGACATCAAACAATGCCAACGAGAGAGTAAATCGATACCCCTCCACGGTAGACAAGACGACCAATCCGGCAGTCGTGTATGAAACCATTACAGTGCCCGTACCAGTATATTTAAACATTAATTACAACATTGTTATTAAAACGGACTACCAACAACAGGCCAACCAAATTATAGCAACATTTATAAATCATCCAGATAGCTCTTCAATCAATTCTTTTATAATATCTGCGGATGGGCACACTTACGAAGCTTTTCTTGATGTAGACTACTCTATCGGCGGAAACATATCAGATGTTGGAGAGTCGGAAAAACTTTATGAGGCCTCGTTAGCAGTAAAAGTTCAAGGATACATAATGGGTTCTGAAGAAAACGACGATCGTCCAAAAATTGTTGTAAGAGAGAATGCCGTAGAGGTAAAGATTTCAAGAGAAAGAACGGCTTTGGGTGATATTAATCCCTATTTAGATAGAGACAAAGATTATAGAGAGTTTTAATTTCGGTATTAAACAGTAATTTTGGATTTTCAACTTTTTATCAACTATTTACTAACGATAAAATAGTGTATCAAGCACAACTAAATAATTTATTAAGGAGTTAAACACGGAATGTCAGTAAAAGGTTATAGATTCGTATCGCCAGGAATTTTTCTTAAGGAGATCGATCAGTCTGTACTTACCCCAACACGACCAGAGAGGGGACCAGCGCTTATCGGGCGATTTAAGCAGGGCCCAGGTATGCGCCCGGTTGTAGTTTCAAGCTATCAAGAGTTTTCGGAACTTTTTGGAGATCCTCATGCTGGCGGCTCTTCTCGCGATGGTTGGCGAGGAGACGCACACGGTGGTCCGACCTATTCTGCATATGCTGCTGAAGCATGGCTGCAATCCGGCGTTGCTCCGGTCACAATCGTAAGGCTTATGGGCACTCAGAACGGCTCTGCAACCACTGCTGGTTATGCCGGCTGGGATACAAAGAATTCGTCCGGTACTTCCGTGACGCATGTTTCTTCAGGCGACACTAATGTTGCAGCCCAGGCGACTAATGGCGGCGCATTTGGCCTCTTCATTGCCCCTTCGGCCTCAGTAACGGACGCCAATCAACCGACTTCTGGTGTTACGGCGTACCACTATACCGGCTCTCTCGCGGCAGTGTGGTACTTGACTGAGGGATCGATTGAATTAACTGGTACACTAGTGGATGGTTCGACTGTGACTTCTGGCTCTGCTCAAATGTTTCAATCTATGGATACTAACTTTGCAAGATTTAAAGCAGTTATCAGAAATAGTGCCGGACAATCAGTAAAAGAAGCAGAGTTTCATTTCGATTCGGGCGTTGATGGATATATTAGAAATCAATTTAACACAGATCCTACCAGAACAAACGGTAGCATCAATAGTTCTGCCGATAGACTAACATACTGGCTCGGCGAATCCTTTGAGCAGTCTCTGGACGAATTAGTTTATGCTATTTCTTCTTCGGCTGGCGATCAGGTCGGCTTTGTTGCCGGCCTAGGTAATTCAAATGCCGAGTGGCAACAGCACCGCGAAGCATTCCGAGACGGCCGAACCGGATGGTTTATTAGTCAAGATGTCGGCGCCGCCGCTTCATATAATGCACTGGACCAGCAAAAATTATTTAGATTTATTGGTATGAATCATGGTGAATGGTTACAGAATAATTATAAAGTTTCTATTGAAAATATTAAGAGGGCTTCACATCCTAATAAATATGCATATGGTACTTTTGATGTCGTGGTGAGGCCTCTCGGAGCAAAAGAAACTCCCGGTACTGCTACTGAGATTTATAGCAGCTGTACTTTGGATCCGGACAGCGACAATTATATCGCGAAGTTAATCGGTGATAGATATGTGGAGTGGGATTCTGACAAGCTTGTTATGAGAGAATATGGGACATATGATAATATGTCTTCCTTGATTCGCATTGAGATGAATGAGCAAGTCGACAGAGGTAACACACAAGCAGAGCTTCTACCTTTTGGCGTATTTGGGCCTCCCAGGTTTCGATCATTCGCAGTCGTTAGCGGCTCTACCAGCGTCTATGATGTAGTGGATGCAGTTGCTGCCACTGGAAAAATAACAACGGCAGACGGCGACGATGCAACAGCCAACCAATTCACAGAAGGTGAATATGTTAAGATGACAGCAGCAGATGGCACGGTAGGGATATTTATACTTTCCGACGCCTCGGAAACTGACGCAGTTGCTTCAGGCACTATTTTGGACGCATCTTCTGATTTAGGTACAGGCACCCCATCCGCAACTTTATTGGCAGAAGGCACTTGTATCGCTGTTAGGTGTAACTTGAATTCAAATTCACAAGCTACTGTATTAAATGAATTTAAAGATACATTGAACTCAGCTACTTCGCCACTAAAAGACAAAATTACAACCGGCACCATCACTGGTACTGGAGATGGTATTCAGTCAATTACATTTACACAGGCCACGACTGGAGATGCCGGAAACACGACGATAACAACCGACATCTCACAGTTTACGGTCTCAGGCTTTTCCGGAGGTGCGGACCACAGAGGGCAAAATGCAATAGTTACCGGAACAACCGGTTCTGCATTCACAAATGCATTTATTGACGCATCGGGAAGCATCCCCGTTGTAGGCTTAGCAAACTTTGCACATACGGCTGGTAAAGATGTGCCGGAGGCATCCCAGCCGCTACTTCATCTCGGACTCGTGCCATATTCTGCATCGTTTGATTTTCCCGCACCAAAGCTTATTAAGATTGCAGACAAATGGGACGCAAATTACCATAGAAGCTTTGGAGTCGACTGGTCTCGCCAGAAAACAAGAGGCACCGAAGGCCCGCTTCACTCCATTGACCGTAGTCTGAAAGATGTGGCGCGCCATGTCCCATCTTATTATACCTCATATGTTGATGACCCATACGCAAATGATATGGAATATGCTTGGGTCTTTACACTGGACGATATTCAGTTGGAAGACAATGCTGGCCCTAGTTCTGCCACTTCTGAAATACAGAAGCCCAGAGCTTATTATGTTTCCGGTTCCCGTCAGACAACTTCCGCTCGCGAAAATTCTGTTGCGGTACGCCCAGATGCGGCGATGAGAAGCTGGACAGCAGCTTCGGGCGCATTTTCTGATGACCGCCGCGGCCTTTGCGACATGGGTTACAACCGCTTTACTACTATGTTCCATGGTGGTCATGACGGACTAGATCTGCAAGAAGCAGAACCTTTTAGAAACACATTCCTTGATGATTGTAGTGGCGACCGAACACTTAATTATGCTTATAACACCGTCATGAGAGCAGCTGAGATTTTGCAAGATCCCGAGTATGTGGAATTCAATATCCTTTCTATGCCCGGGCTTACTGAGCGTAACCTTACAGATAAGCTCCTCTCGGTCTGCGAAGATAGAGCGGATGCTTTGGCCATCATTGATATCGAAGGTGGATTCGTACCGCGTACAGAATCTAGTGATTCAGCCTCTGCAAGACGCGGAAATGTTACGACAATTGTGAGCAATCTTAAATCCAGAGAGGCTGATAGCAGCTATGGTTGTGCTTATTATCCATGGGTTCAGGTTCAAGATTCTCGTTCTAAAAGAAGACTTTGGCTGCCGCCTTCTGCGATTGCTGTCGGTGTTCTTGGATACTCGCAAGCTATTGAGAACAATGCACCATGGTTTGCCCCAGCCGGGTTCAAACGAGGTGGGCTTGATAGCATGGGCTCAGACACCGGCGCAGCAGGCCTCAAGGTGTTGAATGTGCACACTAGATTAACATCTGAACAGAGAGATGATTTGTATGAGCACAGCATCAACCCAATTGCTAAGTTCCCAGCAGAAGGAATTGTGGTGTTTGGTCAGAAGACCCTTCAAGCGGTTCCCTCCGCGTTGGATAGAATCAATGTTCGCCGTCTGCTTCTACATGTTAAGAAAGAAATTTCTATCATTGCAGCAACAATACTGTTCGAGCCAAATGTTTCCGACACATGGGCCAAGTTCAAATCAGCTGCTGATACCTTCCTTGAGGGAGTTAAGGCAAATTACGGGTTAACCGATTATCTGGTCAAGTTAGATGAAACCACAACCACGGATGATCTGATCGATAGAAACATTCTTTATGCTCAGGTTTACCTTAAGCCGGCTAGAGCGATTGAATTTATTGCAATTGACTTTATTATTACAAAAAGTGGAGCATCTTTTGAAGACTAAAAACAAATGAAGACTATATACAACAAAGGGAGAACATTTTAAATGGCAGAATTTTGGAGAAACGCATCTCAAGAACCTAAAAGAGCTTATAGATGGTATGTTTCGTTTACGAACCTCGGATCCACACCATCGACCACCAATGGCGGCGGCGGCGCGATCTCTTCTGGAGGAAGTTCTTTGCAGTATGCATGTAAAAGAGTGGACCGCCCGTCTCTATCTGTTTCAGAAACAGAACATACATATCTTAATCACAAGTTTTATTATCCTGGCAGAGTAGAGTGGAATGAAATTAGTATTTCCTTTGTTGATGTCATCGGCGCCGACGGAGCAGCAGATGTATTTTTACAAATGCTCAATCAAGCCGGATATAATTTTCCATCTGCTGCTGGCCCGTCTACATCTCCGGAAACAGGCGCGGGAACAGGAGTCGATCTGAACCTAATGACTTTAGGAAAACAGGCTATGGTTGATCAGTTAGGCGATGTTGCTATTGTTCTTGTCAACGCTAATGGTTTGGAAGTTGAAAGATGGACCCTGCATAATGCTTTCTTTAAAAGTGTTCGACTATCTGGTTTAGATTACGGAAGTGATGAAATGCTTACTGTTGATACATCAATAAGGTATGACTGGGCGACCTATGTGCGCTCAAATGGTCCAGCCGGCGACATCGACGATAGCGACAGGTCTCAAGTTATCACAAACTATGGCCCAACTGGAATCTGGAAATAAATAACATAAATTAAATCATTTTAACAAACAATCGTTTCATGATAGTATAATAAAAACGAGGTGTAAATGTCTAGAAACAATCGGGATCGTCTTGGGGCCCCCGCCCCATCGGATCCTTCATCTGCGGCCGTACAGACCGCTAACGCCGCTGCAGAAAAGCAGGGTTTATCATTTGTTGTTCCGACCGAATTTGTAGAGTTGCCAAGTCGGGGCAAATATTACGCCGAGGATCATCCTCTGCACAATCAAGAGGTTGTCGAGATTCGACACATGACTGCTAAGGACGAGGATATATTAACTTCTCGCTCTTTGCTCAAGAAAGGCTTGGCCATCGAACGACTTATACAGAGTGTGTTAGTCGACAAAAATGTCGATGTCAATAGTCTTCTTATCGGCGACAAAAACGCAATTCTTGTACAAACCAGGATACACGCATACGGAGCTGATTATGAAACAAGGGCGATTTGCCCAGCCTGTAGTGCAGAAGGTTCGAACAACTTTGATCTTATGGAGGTTGGAATTAACTATGGAGATTCTTGGGCTGATATGAATATCGAGGGCCCAACAGAGAACAGTACATTTCTGATTAAGTTGCCTAAAACTGGATATCAAGCAGAAGTTCGACTGTTAAATGGTTACGATGAGAAACATGTAATGAAGGTGGTGGAGAATCGTAAAAAACATAGACTGCAAGAAACTCCAATCACAACACAGATGAAACAATTTGTCGTGTCAGTCGATGGATATAATTCAAAAAATGAATTAAATAATTTTATTGACAATATGCCTACTTTGGATGCGCAATATTTGCGAGTAGCTTATAATAGTCTAGTTCCAAATGTTGATATGGCTCTGCCCTTTGTGTGCGCCGAGTGCGGGACAGATTCCCGACTGGAGGTACCGTTTACGGCGGACTTTTTTTGGCCTAACCGATGAGTATATGGCAAATGTTTATGAAGAATTTTTCTTATTAAAGCATCATGGTAGTTGGTCTTTCTTTGAGGCTTACAATTTACCTGTTGCTTTGCGGCGCTGGTTTGTAGAAAGACTAGCAAAGCATTTCGAAGATGAGCGCGAGCAGATCGAACGCGCCCAGCAGGACGCAAAAAGGGGAAGCACAAGATAGCTTCTTAAGCTGGAAGAGGAAACTTTTCCAGCTTTTCTTTTGTGTATAACTAATTATTTTATGGACTTATATTATGGCAAATAAACAAATAAACGAAGATAAAGTAACGCCGATTGTAATTGATTTAACTGGTGCCCAATCCGGACAAATTCAAGAGGGCGGGTTTTTGCGTATGTTTGGCTGGGCCGTAGAAAAGATTCTTGGTCACATGTTTGGCGGCGCCGGCGCGCCGCCAGTTAAAATTAGAGGAAATCCAGCACAAGTTAATTCTTTTGTAAGAGCATTGGCAAATGAAAAGAGATATATGGACTCGTGGCGCCAGCATGGTTTAGACGATCCGCGAACTTATAAAAACAAAGCAGTACTGCAGCGCTCTATAAGTGATTTTGAGAGACTGACCGGGCTTCATTGGCCGTTTGAATGAGGGGTATTAATTAATGGCTGATAAACCAACAGGAAAAGATGTAAAAACCGCCGAAGAACTAGACGAAGCTTTAAAGTCCATAGAGAACAGTGGAAAAAAAGCCGCCGCCGCGTTATCTCAGATGGCTAGTGCGACAAAAGGTACGGCACAATCCTCAGAATATGCCAGTCGCGCCACCCGAGCCTTAATTAAGGCTCAGGAGAAGCAAATTGCTTTGATACAACAGCAGATTTCAGCCAATCAAGGCAACAAAGACGCAATTAAAGCTCTAGAGGTTAGGTTAAGAAAGCACACAACCACTTTAAATAAGTTGACTAAGGCGCAACAAAACCAAAATAGAATGACTGAGGCCGCAAACAAAGGCATCAGAAACCTTACGGGGGCTTTGGGAGTTAATGCTGACGCAACTGAAAATTTTATCTTTCAACTAATAGCCATGGCCTCAAAGTTGCAGGGTGTGGGGAGCGCTAGCCAAGCCGCTGCAGCGGGATTTGGTGCAATGGGTGCTGCAGCCAATACTGCGGCCAATTTCATAGAGCAAGGATTTCTTGTTATACTGAAAAAGGCTTGGGATGTTGCGGTTGGACTCAACGAAGCGCAATACTCATTTGCAAGAAGTATTGGAGCCAGCACTGGCGAGTTGGCCAATTTTAAATCACAAATGGAAGCCGTCACTATGGCAAATCTTAGAGCCGGCGTCACCGCAGAACAGACGGGCGAAGCATATACTGCATTATATACCAGTATATCGGAGTTTAGCAGAATGTCCGCCCGAGCACAACAAAGTCTAGGCAATACAGTAACTTTATTAATGCAAAATGGCACATCGGCACAAGATGCCGCGCAAAGCATGCAAATGCTTAATAAAGTCTTAGGACAATCTGGAAGCCAATTGGCCCAAACTGTTCGAGGCTTAGATTCTTTCGCAAGGGCCTTAAATGTCCCACCAGCAATTGTTCAGCAAGAGTTTGCTGAAATGAGCATGGATCTATCAGTTTATGGCGGTAAAATGGTAGATGTTTTTAAGGATTTGAGAATTGCTGCAAAAGATACAGGTCTTTCGATGAACCAACTGATGGCTATTACTGGTCAGTTTGATACTTTTGAAGGAGCGGCAGAAGCTGCAGGTCGCCTTAATGCTATTTTGGGTAGAGACTTGTTTAACTCGCTTGATATGTTAATGACTGTTGATCCTACTGAGAGATTCCGCAAGCTAAGAGAAGGAATCATGATGGCTGCCGGAAGTTTTCAAGAATTAAGTTACTATGAAAAGAGAGCAATCGCAGATGCCGCAGGCCTACAGGGTGTTGGCGAACTGGCATTGCTCATGTCTGGTCATTTGGAAAGGAGTGCCAGAGCAGCCGATGCGAACGCCATGAGTGCAGAACAAATGGCGCAACAACAGATGGCTTTAATGAGTATGCAACAGAAATGGAATGCAACCTTGGCCGCCTTGGCTCCAAGCTTGATGGAACTTATGGAATGGCTGCAGAGAATGGTAACACATATATCACAAAATATTGATCGCTATAAAGAATTAGGTCAAAAGCTGTTTTATGCATGGGGGGCTTTTAAGGTAGTTGGTGCAATATTACCCATGGTAACGATGGGATTACAGGCGCAAGCAGCGGCAATGACATTAGCCACCGGCGCCGCCAGGGGCCTACAACTTGCACTTATTGGCGGCGGCCTTTTGGGAGGACTGGGCCTTGTTGCAGCAGTGGGCATGTTGGCTGCAGCAATTTTAAAACCACAGCATTCCCCTTCTCTATATGATGCCATGGCTTCGTTTGGGCCAAGAATGCGTCGAGCAGGCACCTCAGCCCGAGAAGCTGCAGCTGGTTTTGATACTATGGGCCGCGCGGCATTACCAATTGGAGGAGCGATGTCCGGCGCAGTAATGGCGCTCAGCAGATTACAAAGTGTTGATACCTCTATAATGGATAAGATTGCAAATTCAATTAGAAACATCGCTAGTGCAATCAAGGAAGTCGATGTAAACAAGTCCATGGATTTTAGGGCGTCTATTAATACTTTTGCCAGTGCAAAGGTTTCACAAGTAGTTCAAGCAGCAGTACAATTAACATCGGATGATGTGGCGCAAGTATCTAGACTGGTAGAACAGGCAAATAAGTTGGCAGTAGCAAGCACAGTATCAAATGGAGATGAATTGTCTGCATTAGTTAGGGCTGTAGCTCAAATAGCGGCCACTACACACGGCACCGGCGGAGGTGGAGGCGGAGGCGGATATCAAGGCCCGCAGAATGTGGAAGTTACTCTCAAGATGGCTGGCGCGACCTTGGCAAGACAGGTTGTGCCGTTGGTTGATCAGAGGCTTCGCGAGCAAGGTCATGGATAGATAACATTGATTAATTTTTAAACTTTACCTATTTATTTTATAATGTCTGTAAGCCTGATACCAAAATTGTTGACCGTAAAGTGCACTCTTACTGTAGTGCACGATCATTTATTGGGCTGGGACCGTCTCACGGGCCTACAACTAAATGATTCAGAGGATATGAAGTGCTTTCCATATGGCCTAGATATCAATGATGAAAGCAATATTAAATTAAGTACAGAGCACGCAGGTTCAAGCAAATCTTCTGAAGCTGATTACTATAGTGACACCTTTGGAAACGCTTACGGAGGCGCACCATCAGACTCTAGAGATATTTACAAGGCTTTCGCCGGCGCGGCTCCCACTCCGCTATTCTCCACCGGCGCTACGGTGGAATCAAATTATGCAAATCAGGCGCAAAACTTCGTTACTATAGTGCATATCCCAACTGAAACTAGATTACATTTTAAAGCTTTTTTAACTTCTCTGGCCGATAACTTTAGTTCTAAATGGGGTTCGGAGCGAGCGTATGGTCGTATGGATCCGATTAAAATATTCCAGGGAACGCAAAGAACAATGACAATAAGTTGGGACTTGATCGCCTCTAACAAAGAAGAAGGAATCGAAAATTTAAGAAAATGTACAAATCTAATAAGAATGTTATATCCAACACAGACAAAACATGGAAGTGCGACATCTTTAAGGGCCCCGCCGATGATGGCTATCAAGTTTACGAACCTAGTATCACAAGGTCCAGCCGACGAAGGCCGAGGACTCACTGGTACTCTTAATGGATTTAATTTTACTCCAAATTTAGATGTAGGATTTTTTGAGGTTGAGTCCGAAGAAAGTCAATCAGAAGGATAAATAAATTATGGCAAACGAGAATATACAATTTGAAGGATTTACAGTAGAGCAAACATATGCTAAAAATAGCGGTATGGCACTGTCGTTTGTAAGCATTTACAATGGTGTCCGCGCAGATTTCAAAGCATATATAACTGGATTTACCGATAACTTTAATTCGGCTTGGTCATCGGAACAGCCATATGGAAAAGCAGATCCGATTAGACACTTTGCCAATACTGAAAGAATGATGTCTGTATCGTGGCAAACAGTAGCAAAAGACAAAGATGAGGCTAAAGCTAATGTCATGAAGATCTCGGCTTTAGCACAGATGTTATATCCAGTGTATGAGAATAGGGGCTATGGACCTTCGATTGATATTGTCGGCTCCTTTGGTTCGAATTCTAGTCAGGCGCAGTCTAACCCTAATCAGGCCGATGTCGCCCAAGGAACCGGCGCCGCCTTGAGCAGCAGAAGATGGTGCATTAGCGCCCCTCCGCTGGTAACGGTAGAACTGGCAAACCTAATAAGATCTGGCATACCAGATGATGTGCCGGGATATCCAAATGCTGCTATTATAGAAAAAAAGTTTTGGGGTGATACAAAAATAAAAGGTTTAATTTGTGCAATTGAAAGTTACGGGATAAATCCTAGGCTCGATGCTGGATTTTTTGAAGATGGCGAAGGAGTATTGTATCCTAAAGTTTATGATCTTAATTGCAGCCTTTCAGTAATGCACCAGGCTTCTCCAAATATATTGGTCGACGCGAACAACACTTGGACACGCGCCTGGGGAAATACATATGGTGCAGGGTTTGCGAATAAGGATGGTTCAGATGGCGGAGACGATGGAGATGAGTTGTGAGTTTGAACAAAATAGAAAAAGGAGAATATTTTAATGTCAAGATCAAGATTTAGAGGTCGTAATACCTTCGTTAATGGAGGACAGCCGGGCACAGAAGAGGCATATGAGGAGCTTAGAGAATCGCGCAATCGAAAAAGAATTAAACATTTCGTTACCGCTGAGATGAGGTATCCAGACGAAGCTCTCAGAAGGCGCTTGGCCGAAGTAGAATATGTTTGGTCTCATGGAGACAAATATTGGAAATTGGCTGCGCATTATTATGGAGATTCTAGATACTGGTGGATAATTGCATGGTATAATTTAAAACCTACCGACGCACACTGTAGAATAGGGGATAGGTTAAAAATTCCTATGCCATTGAATAAAATTTTAAAATATTACGGGTATTAATAAAGGTTTACATTATGGGTGAACAAGATAATATAACAAGACGAAAAAATCTAGAACAATGTTGGTTATTGCATTGGTTAAGAGACGAGCGGAACTGGGCCACTCGCCAGTCCACTGCCACCTCAGCGCCAATACAAGATGGCATAGCTGGACTGAACGAGGATTGCGAGTATACTGCGTTCACTGCGATGTATGGTTCTCCCACGCTAATGATGAGCATCTTGACAGGCAGAACAGATTTGGCCGGCGCAATGGATTTAACACCATACCAGCTTTCTTTTTTGGTGCCAAAAGTAAGATTGTATAAGACTTATGTAGGCCAAAGAGGCCAAACGACCAGCGATGATGTCAGTCTCGCGGGCAAATCTTGGGATGTGGAGCTTTTGTTTCCTGATAATATCATGGGAATAATGGCAGATGAGTCCGAACGACCGACTAACGAGTTTCGTCGTGTGGAGCGGATGATGAATTCACGCGCAGGACGCGGCACGGGAGTTGGAATTACAGGGTTTAGTTGGAAGTACGAAGGAACAAATCCTGCCGAAGCAGCTAACTTATTATCAGCCAATTTGAGCCTACATCTCAACGATGTTCAGGAATTGTTTGACAAGAAAGGGCCGTTCCCAGTCATGACACACGCAAGAGACGGTGAAGATCCAACCGAAATTGATGGCTACTATCAGTTTGTTGATTTAATAATGCGAACAGCCGCAACAGGTACCAGCCATTCTGCAACTACATCGGGCTCCGAAGAAGAGGGTTTTTGCAAGTGGATGTACCTATACGATCCGGAGTACTTTGAATTAAAAGCAGTCGTCGGATGGGAATTTAAAGACGGTGCACCGTTTAGCGAAGCTCAAAGAAATGCACTACGAAGCGCTTCTGTGATTCTGTACCTAACGATTGTCGATCATGTGATCTCCTATAATGAGGATGGTTCGCTCAGCTTAGATATCAGATACCGTGCTGCGATCGAAGGCCTGCTAGAAGATCCGAGCACGGATTTATTTTTGTCTATCTATGAGAGAACAAGACAAGCACAGATTGAGGCAATGCGTCAAGCTATAGCTACAGGCAGAACGCATGTTGTCACAACTGGCGGAAATGTAAGTACAATGACGGATGCTTTTGGTAATGAATTAATAGAAGAAGATACAAGAGATACTCAACTAGGTTCTGATGAGGTATCAGACGAAGACGACGACATGGTTGGTAGATTGGACAACTTGTTGGAAGAAATGCGTAATCTATCTAGAGGCGTCGGATATCAGACGCTCATGAACTGGTTGGCTGATCAGACTCACATACCAGATCAGTGGGGTTATGATATTGTAGCCGCCGGCGGCTCCACCGCCCACGCTGAGCGTACTCCGGTGCCGGCCTTCCGAGGTAGAAAATTAAGGACCGGAATAACCGATGCGGGGTATGGCCAGCCTACTAAATTTCCATTATCATACGGAGCGCCACACGGCGCAACAAGTCTTGTGGACCAAGACACTGGTATACCGAGAATCAAAACAGTTTTTGTTAGTCCCGATATGGTCGGCGCGCAATATGATGCGAGCAACCGGATGGCCGTCGTCCCTGGACTGCCACCGTGGGCCTCCACCGGTGCAGAGTACTCTCGCAGTAACGCTGCATTTACATATGCCCATTCGGAAAACATTAAAGCTGGCGATCCCTTTGCAGCTAGCGTCAATAGTATGAACGGTTCTATTGGCGATATCGCGACACACAATAACACAGCGAATACTCCCGGTGGCGAAGCTTCAGATGCTTGGCGCGCAGGCCACGACGGTAGAGATCCTGGGGGGTCCGACTTCAATAAACTAAACGAAGAAGCAGTAGAAAAGGAATTGTACTTCGATACCACAACCAACCCCGAAGCCGGCAATCGCGCGACTCCTGAAAACCCCACCGCCGGTAGGTATAGAATTAATTTTGTATATTTTGGAGACATAGTTGACTGGGCAGTCAGAAAAGCATTGTGGAGGGAGCCGTTTCAGCCGGAAGATCATTACATCGCAATGGAACGATTTAGAGATCTTGCGTATACTGCTGAAGAGACCGGCGCCCAATGGGCACCAACATGGAATAGAAGCTTTGGCCTCGATGACCTATGGACAGACGGAGAGCTAAAGGGCCCGGACGGCGAACCCCTCACTATTGATAGTTTTGTTGAGGACATACGACAACTTAAAGAACGCAAACTAGATAAAATTAATATTATACTTGGCTGCATAGAATATTTTGATCCGGTGTCTATGAAAACAAGATACATTAATTTGGCAGATATTCCAATTACCTTGACCAGATTTAACGAATGGTTCCTAAATAAGATTATGCGTCCTGGTGTTTATTCATATAGTTTAAAATCTTTTCTGAAAGAGGCTTTACAGTCCTTGGTTCTCGATATTCTTGGCGGAGACAAATGTTATGAGGGAGTTAACGCAACCGAGGGAATTGAAATTGCGGAAGCCTCACCAGCATCCAGATTCTCAAGACAAATATTTGATATAGGATTTACTAATTTTACCTTACCTGCTTATAAGAATAGTAATGGCGCCTATGAAAGTCCGCTAGAATTTATTAGAGATCCAGACTTTTACAAATCTTCTTTACAGAAGAGATACGACTTGGACAAAATTAATGCAAGCCTTCAGAGCAGCAAGACCACTTTGTATGCCACCGAGGAAGACAATACAGATGTTTATCACTTTATAGCCTTGTATGCTAGAGGATATGAGGCGAGCACTTTATTGGGGTTTGAATCGGATGCTGAAGCTGCCGCGATGACAGATAACTTAAAGGAGTATGAGCAATATGCCGGCCTCGAAACCCTGCCGGGCGATTTGAGTCGAGGCATATTTCATTTTTATTTGGGCCAAAACCAAGGACTAGTAAAAAGTATCAAATTCACCAGAACAGATCAGGCATATCTAGCAGAATCAAGATTATTGGGCCACGGTGCCTTCGGATACAACCAACTTAGAGGAAGATATGAAGCAACAATCGTTATGCAAGGAAACACCTTTTTCCTACCGGGTCAGTTTATTTACATAAACCCAGACAGTGTTGGTTCCGGGGACTGGAATTCAGACTACGAAGACGCTCCGCTGCTTCTTGGGTTGGGCGGCTACTATGTTGTGATTGATGTTGATTCCACAATCACCCCAGAATTTTTTGAAACAACTCTTCGCTGCGTGTGGCATAGCGCAGGTCGGGTAGAAATTTGTAAGCTAGCTGCAGCAAACACAGACCCCACTAATATGGATAGTGCTGGTGCAGAGTTCTCGGTCGAAGATGCTTCGGCCTTTGCCTCAGACCTTCCGGCAGAACAACAGGAACCTTAATAATGGCCGACTTTAAAGCAAAAAATACAACAAGAGGCGCTAGAGAATTATTCGAACATCGCAAAGAATATAGAGATAATGCTATGTTCGAAGAAGGTCGTTTTGTTTCTGGCGTCGAAGATTTTTTTATTTCAAAACAGCTGTCGTTTTACGGTAGAATTGATTCCGAAGATAACTTTATTTCTCCAATAGCATCTAGGACGGCTGCCTTTAAAACTAAGACGATCAGTTCTAACGCTCCGCGGGCTTTAGACTTTGTAGTCGACGCTTATAAAGGATTCATGAGAGAGTTTCAAGACTTAATCAACTCAGGAATTTGCGGAGTAACAGCATCCGATATAAATTTGGAAGTTGTAAGGGCCTGGACTCGGTTTGAGGATCTGCAAAAAGCTGCTTTCATGAGCTTTTCGGGAAATCTGGAAAAACATGTGTTAGCTGCAACTCTAGAGGCGTCTTATCAAAAGAAAAAGAATGACTTAGTGACCATAGAACAATTTATGGAAAAAGTGACAGAGTTCACCAAACTGGTGTCTGGAAAGGTACCTTTGACTGCTACTGCGGTTATGGCATCAAGATTCTGCTCGCTACAAAGTAGTGGCTTGGCTATTATATTGGAGGATTCCGCTTTTGATGATGACGAAAAGAAATCGATCTTTATGGATAAGAAAATATTTGATTTCTACAGACAAGCTGCCATGAAGCACGGCTTTATGATTGACAGAAATGCTCCTTGGCAAATAGTAGCAAACATAGATTCCGATCCGATGGCAGAGTATATGAAAAATAGATTTACATCAAAAGAAGAATTGGCGAACACACATTACTATAAAATTTATTATAAAGATATTGGACTTCTTAAAAAATTCATCCTTATGACATGGAATTCGTTTGTGGACAACAATAGATACGCATCACATCACGATCACGATAGCGGAACACCCATATTTTATAAGAGAGAAAGACTTAACTTAGCTCAGTTGAATGACAAATACGATAATGCATTTTGGATTCGGTATTACTGCAAGATAAAGCAATCAGAATTACAGAACAAAGGTATCTTTAATGATATTTTTGTCAAAAATTTAATTAAAAATGCAATTCATATTGAAAAAAACATTGACATGCCGGCCGCATTAGATTATATTAATAAACAGTTCAGTTATCATGTGATAAGGGATCGGCTCGATCCGATTAGGTTTCTGCCTGGAGAGCAAAAACTTGAGGTCGGAGAAGAATCAGAGTTTCAGTCCAATGTTATATTAGAAACAACTGACTATTATTAATTTGAGGTTAACTTGCTGTTTCAAATAATTGATAACAAGAGCGAATGTCTTGGCTATTATACCGATGGTAAATTAATATTTGAGGAAGAACTTCCAAGCGACATGAAGCGCACATGGAAATATTCACTCTCGTTAGAAGAGGCCAAGGGAGTTGAATTAGCCTATTTATATTGTGGCGGCAAATCGATCGAAGAAGTCTGCCCCAGTCACCTAAGAGAGAGGTTGCAAAAGCATTCTGAAAAGCTAAAGGCATTTGTGAGATCGTTTATGGAGTCAAAGATTTCGCTACATGAAAACTGCTTTTTTAACTTGGTACCTCATAAGTTTTTAATTAATTATTATGATGCTAAGAATGAAATATGTCGCCATGTATTTGAGAACTACGAAAAGCCGTACAACTATTACTATATGAAAGATTTGTCGATGACTTTAGAACAAATTCGGCATCGACCACTGAATGTAGATTTAAAAATTATGAGAGACGAGGCACACACCGTGGCAGGTAAAAATTTTATCAATAAGATGAAAAACACCAAATTGGTATGTGATTATAATATTTTTGGTACAAAAACTGGTAGACTGACTACGAAAAAAAATACATTTCCAATTCTTACTATGGATAAAAAGTATCGCAATATCTTAAAGCCGACTAACGACTGGTTTGTAGAGCTTGATTTTAATGCTGCTGAATTAAGAACGATTTTATCGCTCAATGACAAAGAACAGCCCACAATCGACATGCACAGTTGGAATGCGGAATATGTATACAACAACGATAAGACTAGAGACGAGGCGAAGAAAAGCATATTCGCATGGCTATATAATCCGGACTCAAAAGACTCGGCGCCCAATAAGTTTTATGATAAAGAGAATCTATTACAGAATTATTATATTAACGGAACAGTTACAAATCCCTTCGGTAGAGAGATTGCCGCAGATCCACATCATGCCATAAACTATCTCGTTCAAAGTACTAGTGCAGATAATACGCTTAGACAGATGGTTAGGATAGCGAAAATGCTTAGAGGCTGTAAGAGCTTTGTGGCCTTTACTCTGCACGATAGCGTTATTATAGATTTGCATCACCAAGAGCGCTCGCTGCTCCCGCTCCTTACACATTCATTTGGCTCTACGGATTTGGGGGAATTTGTTGTAAATATCAGCGCCGGCCAAAGCTTTGGAAACATGAGGTCGTTATAGTGATAAACTTGATTGGCATAGGCAAAACTGGCTGTTCTGTTGTAGAGAAACTTGAACAGCATTCACAATATAGTGTGTATAAAATTGATACTGGACTAAAGGGCTTGAAGAAGAATGGCATTTACGATTTTCCTTCGTTTGATTCGCCGGAAGATTACGAAAGTAAATGTCCGTCTATGAAAAATTTTCTAAAGAATGTGAATGGTGAGACTCTAGTAGTTATTTCCGGAGGGGAGTTTATATCAGCAGCCTCGTTAAAAATATTGGAAACAATACGAAGCCGTGCAACAATTAGTTTGTTGTATTACAAGCCCGAAGCAGCACTGTTGAGCACTGAGAGACAGCTTTTAAATCGCGGTGCCTTTAATATATTTCAAGAGTATGCAAGGTCCGGTGTTTTTGAGCGCATGTTTGTCATCTCTCATGAGTTGTTGCGGAATATGATGGGGGATGTGCCGATATCGGAATTTGAAAATAATTTATCAAACCAAATATCGATGGCCTACCACATGATCAAAGTACTGCAGAATGATAATCCAATATATGGAGTCGTATCTCCCAATATTAGTATGGCGAGACTGTCAACAATAGGCATGGCTTCCATTGAAAATGACGAGGAGATGTTGTTCTATGAGCTGCTATATGCTAGAGAAAAGACTTATTTTTATCTAATACCAAAGAAGGAACTTGATACGGATATAAAATTAATGAATAAAATTATAGAACAGGTTAAAAGAAAATCAAAAGATGGTAAAATAAAGATAAACTTCACCGTGCACGAATCTGATTATGAAGAGCCGTTTGTGTATGTAATATCAAGCTCTTCAATAATACAGGAGACACAAATAGAATGAAAAAGAAGGTAAAAAAGATTAGCAAAAAAGTAAGACATCTTATAGACTGGTTTAAAAATAGAAACTGGAGGAAGGCATATAGAATTGCTTCTTATGTCTTATTTGTTGTTGCAATGGTAGGTTCCATATGTTATACTAGTATAGTATCGTATGATATGGGAGAAGAACACGGCCGCCGAGTCGGACAGTGTGAAGTAGGATGTGCAGTGTTGGATATGGAATACAGCTTTTATGATGAAGATGATACTTGCTGGTGTGCCGCCGGCCCAAACGCATATTACGCTGTACCCCTTAGAAAAGATTTTTAAAAAAAAGATTGACAAAGCTTTCAGAGTGTATTATATTTATACTATACAGAATTTAGCAGAGCAAAATATTTGTTGCTTTGACTATAGGCTAGCCAGCCACAAATAACAATAGGAGAAAATAAAAATGGCAATTGACATGAGTAAGATGAGAGCCCGTAAGCAGGCTCTAGAAAATCGAGGCAACGGAGGCGGTTCGTATTTTTGGCGTCCACAAGACGGCGAACAAACGATTCGTATTGTTCCGACTGCCGACGGAGATCCCTTTAAGGATTTCTGGTTCCACTATAATGTGGGAAATAACGCTGGTTTCTTGAGTCCCAAGAAGAACTTTGGCGAGGATGATCCACTGGACTCATTCGTGCGCAAACTCTTTAACGAGGGCACTGAAGACAGTGTAAAAATGGCCAAGAACCTTATGGCTCGACAGCGTTTCTTCGCTCCGGTAATCGTCCGCGGCGAGGAGAGCAAGGGTGTCCGTGTCTGGGGCTTTGGCAAAATGGTTTACGAACAACTCATTAATTTGGTTCTAAACCCCGAGTACGGAGACATCACAGATCCAGATACTGGTACAGATCTTGTGCTGCATTACGGCAAGCCCGCAGGAGCGTCGTTTCCGCAGACCAAGCTTACCCCTCGGCGCCGACCATCACCACTGTGTGACGAATCTATCGGTGGCGTGGAGCTTTGCGCCGAGTTTCTGGAAAACATTCCAGACTTCAATACTCTTTTCGAGCGCAAGACTCCAGAAGAAGTGGGAAGTATGCTTGATGCATTCCTCCTTGGGGACGAAGCTTCCTCGACCGAGACCACCAAGTACGGTGACGACGGCGAGATGACTGTACCGCCCGCGTCCGCTGGTTCTAGCGTTGACCGTGCATTTGACGAACTTATGAATGCATAATCGATAATAGGTACAGACCCACGGGGAAGGCATAGGGTTAACAGGTGCCTCACTTTTTCAAAACAAAACAAGAGAAACTAATGGCTAGAACTAAAACGAAGGTTGGCAAACTTTCAATAGCAGACATGCGCTCGCTCATTAACAAGAAGGCAGGACAAAATGTTGCACACAACCTTACAGAAGACAACCCGACTGCTGTCAAGGATTGGATTCCTACTGGATCGCGATGGCTTGACTCGATCATCTGTCGTGGTCGACTGGCTGGCATTCCGGTTGGAAAGATTGTCGAAATCGCAGGATTAGAAGCTACTGGAAAGTCGTACATGGCCGCACAGATTGCAGCCAACGCTCAGAAAATGGGCATCGATGTGATTTATTTCGATTCAGAGTCAGCTATTGATCCTTCTTTCTTGGAACGCGCAGGATGCGACTTGAGTGGTCTACTATATGTGCAGGCTGCTTCTGTTGAGTTTGTATTAGAAACAATCGAAGAATTACTCGGCTCTAATGATAATCGCATGCTCTTTATCTGGGATTCTTTGGCCCTGACTCCAGCAATATCCGATATTGAAGGAGATTTTAACCCCTTGTCATCAATGGCTGTCAAAGCCAGAATCTTGGCCAAGGGTATGTCTAAGTTAACAGTGCCGATTGCTAATTCCCAATCAACTTTTTTAGTTTTAAACCAGCTTAAGACAAATATCACTCGATCTCCATCAGAAGCTTTGACCACTCCTTACATGACTCCGGGCGGCAAGGCTATGATTTATGCCTACTCTTTGCGTGTTTGGTTAACGGGCCGCAAAGCGAAAGCCAGTTTTGTATTGGACGACAAAGGGTTTAGAATAGGATCAGAGGTTAAGGTTAAACTGGAGAAGTCTCGCTTCGGAACGCAGGGTCGTCAGTGTAACTTCAGAATTCTATGGGGCGACGAGATTGGAGTACAAGACGAGGAGAGTTGGTTCGATGCAATTGCCGGCTCATCCAGACTTAAGCGCTCTGGTGCTTGGTATGAACTTTTAGACAAGAATGGTAAGCCATTAGGTCCTAAGTTCCAAGCCAGCAAGTGGGCAGATAAATTATCAGATGAAAATTTCAGAAAGAATGTTTTAGAGATTATGGATGAGGAGGTGATTATGAAGTTCGACAAACGAGAAGGCGCCGCCGAAGAATTTTATGGAGATAATAGTGAATAAAATTGCTTCACCCGCGTCTGTATATGAAATAAGAGAATATAACAGAAAGACGAAAACATACAGATACAAACAGGTGATTAACGCAAATACGGCTGAAGAAGCCAGAGAAATTTTTATTGAAGAGAACAAATGGAAGCCGAAAAAAGACATTACACTTTTTATAAAACCGGCAAACTGTAGATAAGGAGAAGAGACACATGAGTTCACTATTAACAGCTTTAATTTTAGCAACATCTTTTAACACTGCGGAGGCTAAGCCCCACAAACGCCGACATCCTCCCAAGCCTTTGCCTGTGCATGTCGTGGTAGATCATAATTGCACAAAACCACATTATGCACCGCGTCGGGCACGCTCAAACGCCAACCATGTTACGCTACATCCCAGAGGCTATTGGACATACCCTCATGGCAATTCGGCGCTTGTTTGGCGATGGACTCCAGGCCACTACAATCGTAGAGGAGTCTGGATCAGCGGATATTGGCGCGTAGTTGTGCGATTATAAAAAACTAGTTGACTTTTTGGGGCCCTGTATGCTATATTAATACAGCATATAGGGTTTTTTATGCATGAATTACAAACCGTGGAGAAAAATTGATTTACAAGTTGGAGATATGGTCGTCAAGTATGAAAACGGACGAGCCGAACAGGGAGTATTGCAAGCTAAGCAGTCACCGTATTACGATCATAGAAAAGAACAGCGCGTCGGCGCACTATGGAAGGTGTTAGGATGGGAGTCGCGCATATTGGAAAGCTTCTTGAAGAGGAAAATATTCGAACAAATAATCGACCACTATCCGGCGAGGAGAAAATGAAACGATTGTTAGTAATAGATGCTCTTAACATGTACTTTAGGGCATACATTGTAAATCCTAGTCTATCCACTAATGGCCAGCCAATTGGTGGAGTAAAGGGATTTCTTGGTATAATACAGAAACTAATTAGGGAAACTAGGCCTGACGAAATTATTATTTGTTGGGATGGAGAAGGCGGAAGTCAACGCCGAAAATCTCAGGACAAGAACTATAAGCAAGGCCGCAAACCAATTCGTTTGAATCGAGATATTAGAAATCTTTCCGAGAGTGAAGAGGTGGCCAACAAGATCTGGCAACAAACTAGACTAGTAGAATATCTCAACCAGCTTCCTGTCGTGCAAATGATGCTGCCATCTGTTGAAGCTGATGATATTATTTCATATGTTTGTCAAAATAAGAAGTACAACTCGTGGCAAAAGGTGATCGTTTCTTCGGACAAAGATTTCTTTCAGCTTTGTGATGATAATACTGTACTTTACAGACCAATTCAAAAGCAAGTACTCAGTTCTAAAAGAATTGTTGAAGAGTTTGGCATTCATCCAACAAATTTTGCTATGGCTAGGTCTATCGTCGGAGACAGAAGCGATAATTTACCTGGAATTAAAGGTGTAGGCCTCTCTACGATAGCTAAACGATTTCCGTTTTTGATTGAGGAGAAAACTTACACCATTGACGATATCATTGATCACTGTAATTGTTCCGAAGAGAAATTAAAGGTTTTTAAAACTATCTCAGAGAATAGAGAGACAATAGAGCACAATTATAAAATGATGCAACTGTACGCACCGTCGATTAGCGTACAGGGTAAGAGTAAGTTAAGATATATAATTGAAAACTTTAATGCCGAGCTTAATCAGACCACATTTAAGACTATGATGATAGAAGATGGATTTGGTGTCGTTGATTTTACAGATTTATTCGCATCGATGAAAAGAATTGTGGCCAACAACGCATAAAAATAACTATTTATTAGGTAATGTCTGATTTCCATCACAAGTGGCGCCAATTCTTGGCTGAAGAAGAACCCTTTCAAAAACGAATGCGACAGAATCTCCCGGGAGAGCTAGACTTTTTGCTAAGCACTGGAGATAATGATAAGCGAGAGGGCTCCGGAGTACAGGGTATGACTAAGCCATCTGGCAAGTCCGCGCCGCCTATGGGAGAAGGCCTTCGTCTCCTGCGCGAGATATCTGAAGACGAAGTAGAGCATATTCGCGATGCCATCGATGAAATGGGCCCAGAAGAACTCGCCTTCAATGATGCATTTCAAGGCAAGACCCGTAGGGTTATAGACTTTCAAGCTGTCGATATAGATTCTGATCTTGGAAAGTTCATGGAGTTTTTCAGAAAACAGGAGTATGAAGTTGATTGGAAGCGTGGCATTGTTTCAGCAGAGCGAGATATTACAAGTTCCGAGGACTTGCTGGACGATTTGATGGGCCTAGGCCGCGGCCAGTCGCGACAAAAGAGAAGCAAAAAAATCCAGATGAAGGTCGGTAAGCTATTTGCGAAGATTGCAGAACTATCAAAGAAGCAGGATGTACTTTTTCAAAAGGTTGTCGACAGCCTTAAGACCGCCGGCGTGACCCCCCGTTCTCCCGGTAATGTTACCGGAACTCAGCTTAAGCATGCGCTGCCCGATGAACAAGAGAGGGGAAGATATGACCAACTATATAGTCAGCTTAAGCTATACATTCCAAATCCCGGATATCTTGAACCAGCATGGAGCGAGATACCCGATTGGGCAACTAAGATGGCCAAATATTGGCAAGAAAATGCAGGCTACATTAAGAAGGAAATTGACGAACTAAAGGGAGATCAATACTCCATCATTCTCACGCGGGATCCCATCGATATCCTTCGCATGAGCGATTTTAATAACATCACATCCTGCCACAGCCCACCATCCAGAAGCGGAGGAGATACCTACTATAAGTGTGCCGTCGCCGAAGCCCATGGGCACGGAGCCATTGCATATATCGTCAACACACAAGACCTGTTGGAAGCTACTGGTGCCGATTCAATCGAAGCTGCAGAGGCCGCCATCGATCGTGATCATGTGGGAGAAATATTCCCAGATGATGTTAGAGGAAGCCACATCGGACTCAGCACAGAATTAAATCCAATTTCTAGATTGCGCCTTAGAAAGTTTGTGTACGACACTCCAGATCCAGAAGGTGGTTATGATATTGGTACGCAGTTGGCGGTACCCGAGAAGCGTGTGTATGGAAAGAAGATTCCCGGCTTTGTTGAACGCGTGGTTCAGTGGGCAAGAGAAAATCAAAAAGAGGCTCTTGAAAACATGCCGATTGATGCGTATGGTGATGGCATTGACCTGAACAAGTTTAAACTTATTGGTGCTTCTTACGAAGACACTCAAGGCTACGCCGGCCGCCGCGAACTAATGGTGCAACTAACTGGTCGACCTAACGAAAACTTTGACGGACAGGTCGAGCAAGATGCAAGTCCGGAATATGACTTAGATCCCTCTATGTTTACCGCCGGCCAGATTGAAGCTGTGCAGGCCCGAGTAGACGAGATAGTCGATCAATGGAACGGTAGATACCAAGCTGCAGAAATTGAAGCAAGCGTTGAAGACGACGATGGTCAGATTATCATCATGCTCAAGGCATGGATGAAAGTCCAGTGGGGTGTAGAAGAATGGAACAAGCTTCCTGTCCCAAGCTCAGCGCGCTGGGCAGTCTCGGAACTTAACGACTTGGGTTGGGCTTGGGCAGATGAATCAGCCTCATGGCTTCGTCGCAATCAGAATCATACGATTGAATTAGGCTTCCGTATTTGGCCAGAAAAGATTCCAGAGTGGACTGGCATGCCGTTTACCGCAGACGCAGAAGAAGTCGAGGACTTTGGCGTAGCCATTAATACTATTGATGACATGTACGACGGAATTAAACATTACCTCACCAGACACTATAAAATGGAAGGCTCTATGACTGGTGGGAGGTTTTTAAACATGGCCATAGAGGTTTCAAACAAAGATATCGATCCTTATGAGTGGACGCTTGAGCTTGATGACAAATGGGATCCCGAGGAGGCCACCATTATAGTGGGTCAAGTAGAATTTTTCTTCGATACCAAAGAGCTTCAATGGAACCCACAGGTTTTACAACAAGTATTAGACTCTCGCGATTTTAAACATGCAATTCGAAAGAAGATGCTAGCAGCTGCAAAAGAAGAGGTCCAAACAGAGTACAATGTAGACATATGGGAGGAGGGAACCGGAGCTATGCCCCTTGATAATGGAGTAAACTACGAGTTTGCATTCGTCGTTGGCGATGGAGACCCAGACGAGGTGATAGACCTATTTGAAGCTGCAGTTTGGCAACCCGGCACTGTCGATGATGAAGATAAGCTTCGCGAGATCTTTTTGGGTACACTGGAAACAATACGCAGACTGCGAATGCCGACCGGAATGAAAGGTCCAGAACCTATCGAACAACTGTGGGACGCTGAGCCCGATCCGCCGCCCGCCCAAAATTCTGAAGATGAAAATCTAACAGAGAGTAGAATACGAGACGGCAACAGAGACATGCAGAGAATGTATAACAAGTGGAGAAAATATTTATGCAAGTAAATAATAGAAATAAAGTTGTTATAGTGCAAGGCAGAATAACCCCTTGGACAGAACAAAGCCTTAAGTTTTTTGAATCATTGCCCAACACTCATGTTATATTCTCTACATGGAAGGATCAAGATAGGGATATTGATACAAACGCACAAGTTTTATATTTAGAAGACCCAGGCCCGGGCCCAATACAAAATTTTAATAGACAGGTGTATGGTCTCACAGAGGCTTTGAGGTTATGTGAGGATGACGACTTGGTGTTAAAAACACGCTCCGATATGGTACATGCTAGAGATCCCTTTGAGATTTTTAAGGACATTCCTGTTGAGCAAAATGGGTATGATGTATTGAGATCTAAGCTATATATAAGCAATATAATGACTATCGATGCGTACAAGAAAGTCCCTGGTGAGGGTCATAGATTTTTTAACCCTTCTGACTGGCTATTCTTAGGCAACGCTTATGATATCAAAGAGTGGGCAGATGTACAAAGAAATAGTAATTATGTTTTTGCCATGGCCAAAGTTCCCTCGCCACACCCCTCACCAACGGGGCACTGCTGCTGCGAACAGTTATGGTGTCTTAGCAATGCCATAAAATCTGAAAAGGCTTATAGCGATATAGATTTTAGCGACCTTACAAGTTTGACAAATCAGCAAGTTAGTGATGTGTTCATCAAAACAAATTTTGAAATAACGAATACAATTTCTACTCTTAACGCGTTGTGCGGCCGCTATAGTCACCAGCCTGAAGATCTTGAATTTTATATGCGAGAGCTTAAATCTGCTGTTTAAAATAAGGAAATTATATGGAATTAATATCGACACACTTTTGCAAAGCTGCCAATGTTGGTTATCATGGCAATTTGTTTGGAGGCACCATGCTTGCATGGCTTGACGAGGCAGGCGCTATTTTTGCATGTCAGGCATGTGACACGCCGAGAATGGTAACAAAGAAAATTTCAGAGGTCGTATTTAATAAGCCTGTTCGACCTGGACAAATCATTAAGATTTATGGAAAGGTGAAAAAGATTGGCAACAGATCTATGACTGTTCGTCTGGAGGCCAGAAGACACAGTGTATATAACGGCTCTCAGAGAATAGTGCTTACGACCGATATGACATTCGTTAGAATTGATGGCGACGGCGAAGCTATCCCTCTAAGCGAAAAAGTTAAGAACAAATATGGCGAACAGGTATGCAAGCCACATGGCGAGGCAGATGAACTGTACGCAATTTACGGAGGAGACTAAAAAGCTGTGAGCTAATTCGATCCTATGATCGGCATATGCCGAAATTTTTTCGCAGGCTAATTTTTCAGATTTTTGATTTTTAAAAATGACCAAGTATTATAAAAAATGGAGAGAATTTTTAACCGAGCGAGAAGTGCTGGAACCAGACTTTCCGGATAGAATGGAGTATACAGATGAAGCAAAGGCGGTTATGGCCGCTCAGCAACAAATGTACAGAGATTCCTACACTATTTCAGACGATCCGTCGGTACCTCACGGCGCCAGTGCGCAAGTTTGGCTCAAAGATATCAAGGAAAGGTATCCCGAGTTGTCTGACGACGAGGTAATTGACCGTTACAAAAATGAGATTCTACCGGGTATTGAATCTGCACTCGAAGTAGAGCCTGAAGTTAGAGATCCTGCTAAAAACTGGATAGATGCTAGAGCTACTGGCGGGAAGTCCGGAATTCGCATGGGCCCGAGACACCAGCCGTATATAGACTTTAATCCGCACGAAACCACCCTCCAGGCGAGTAATGCTTGGCCCCGGTCCCTTCCATTTGCTCCAGTCTTTGGCCATGAGACGGCGCATGTCATCGATGCACGCTCCGGCCAAGAAGGCGACCCGGGCGATAGCAGTCAAGCGCGAGAAAAGAGGCGAAGATATACAAAACACGGCGATAGAATATCAGATTCGCATGCCACCGCAGCGTGGCGCCAAAGAGATAAATTTGAGCTAGCATTTCCCGGCATTTCCGACCTCAATCTTGATCGCTTTGATCCTGAATCCAGCCGAAGCCCAACCGGGCCGGCCCTTCCCCACGCTCTTCAAATCTCAGAGCCATATGCGGATATATTGCAATTAAGGGCTTTGTATAACAAGCAACACCAGCAAGGCTTAAGGTCGACGCCCTTCTTTACCGGACAGGATATGAAAAAGCTTAAATTAGGTGTAGATCTTCCAGCCGTCCGCGGATCCGCAGTGGGTGGGGACTTAGGAGAGTTGATAAACACCATGAAAAAGCCCGGCTTGAGCGATCAGGATTTAGCCGATATTTTAAACACAATCGCGATGGCAGATACGCCAGAAAGACCAATGGTTACAGAAAAGCTTATTTTTGATAAATGGAGAAACTATTTAAAAGAGGAGAAGAAGGTGGACAGCAACAAGATTGCAAAGGCGGTTATATGTGACGGAAATAAAGTTTTGCTACTCAAGCGTTCAGCACATTTGAAAAAGCACGCAGGCGAATGGGATCTTCCCGGTGGCCACATTCTTGAGGGCGAGGACGCACAAGACGGTCTTCAGAGAGAGGTTTGGGAAGAAACAGGACTTATGGTGAGACGCCCAGAAAAGCTTTATTCCCAAGGCAGAAACACCTATTACAAGGCTCGATTGCCGCAAAAAAGGGTAAGCTTAAGCAGCGAGCATGTAGACTATAAAATGGTTGATATCAGAGACCTAGAAAACTATAACCTGTCGAGCAAATACATCGATGCTGTTAGGAGGGCGTATAAATGACTTATCACAAGAAATGGAAAATGTTTCTCTCAGAGACTTCGGCCCCAACATTCGAAACTTCTTTATATTTGGCGCCTTCCCCCATACACGGCATGGGCGTGTTTTCAGGGGAGCACATGCCGCAGGGCACAGTACTTGGGATAGCGCACCAGCCTCAAGGTGAGCAAGGCCGTCTGGCGCCAACCACGGATTTAGGCAGGTATCACAACCACTCATCTCAGCCAAATTGCGAAAGCGTATTGAATGGAGGTGAAAGGCATTTGGTTGCGTTAGTAGATATAATGCCCCATGAAGAAATAACAGTCGACTATACTAAGCAGCCTGAGCTTGAACAACCTTCCGAAGATTGGATGCTTGTGAAACAAGTCGAAGAAGATGAGGACCTGCCGCTGTGAATTCTTGAAAGTAGAATTTATGAGAATCTTCTATAAAGCGGAACTATTTATTAAAGCATGCGTTATTTACTGTTATTATTCATATTATCTTGCGCACCAAAACATAAACCTTTGGAGACCGAGGGCACGACATACGAAGTCGAAGATGCGGTACTGGAGATGTTTGATGATGAAGATGCGTTTGAAGATTTACCTGAAGCCGGCGAGGATGAAGAAGAATGAAGGACATATTCCAAGAATGGCGCGCCTTTAAACTACTAAATGAGCAAGAAGATGCCACCGAGGTGGAGGCCACAGCATCTGCAGAACCAGAAGAAACACCAACATATGTAAGTGATGACGATGAGCGTGAGGCCCGAGGCGCCGGCCGCAGAAGGCGCCGAGGTGAACGCGCAGATCGCAGACACGCCAGAAAGTTAGCTCGTAGAACGGCTAGGCAAGCAAGGAATCGTGAAGGAGAGGCCCGTGACGCTGAAGAAAGAGCGGCCATGGAACGCGCGGGCTATAACTATGAGCGCCCCGATGGCACCACGGTTTCGTCACTTGGCCCGGGCGAGAGGTTTGTACAAGGGTTTGGGCGTTCTTCAGAACAGGGGCAGGTTGTAGATCGCAACAGGGCTTATCGCGATGCGGAATATAGTAGAGATTATGATGAGAGTATACCGGTTCTCGGACATGCTCTTCCCGGCTTAAGACAGTTTGCAGATCGAACGCTGGGCCTTGGGCGCACTAATACTGAAATAGCAAGTGATACTATAGCCAGAAGCGAATTAACGCCGGCCGAAGAACAATTTAGGGAAGAGAATCCTCTGTTCTTTACAGCCACCGACCAAGGAGGTCACGCCCCACTCAGAGCTAACTTTCCCGACAGAAGGAGCTATCGAGATGCGGTAAGCATGGTTGACAGTATTAACAGGAAGACCAGCGATCGATCTGACGCTGAGCGTGCTCTATCGACCGCCGAGGCGGGTGTCACAGCTGCGGAAGAGATGCCAACTCCGGAACTCGGACACGACCTTACTAGAAGAGCCTCGTTGGTAAATCAAATGGCGGACTTCGATCGTAGTCAGGCCCAGACCGCAGCCATGTTAGGTTCTCCGGAAACCGTCGAAGACCGCTTAGCCAATGTGGGAGGCCTACCGGGTGACTTCCGAACTAGTTCGACGCAAGGAGGACCAGAGGTTGAGATTGGTGATCGTGGTCAAGTGACAGTTACTCGACCTCCTCCCCAAGAGGTTATTCAGCCGCGCACGATTGAAGGAGTAGAAGTCCCGGATGATCACTTGGAGCAAGAATACCGACAAAGCGTTAACACTGAGGCTACGAGGGCTGCAAATGCAGTTCCAAATCCGGAAGGCGATGGCTTTGTTGGAAACGCAACTCGTGATAACCTACGAGCCGGCGTCAGCGCAAGCCACGAGTCCGAACAGGAGTTTAGAACATGGATGCGAAGTGAACCAGAATTGGCAGCACTCGCTACCGCTGCAGATCTAGATGCCGAGCGTCAAAGAAATTGGGGCCGCGGCGGCAGTAACATGCGAGCCGCATGGAACTCTCAAATAACAGAAGTGCCACAGAGTTTGCAGGATGTAGGCGTTACGCCCGGTATGACGGTTGGCCAAGCATATGAACTACAGGCCAGAGTTAATGCCCCGCAATATGCGGAAAATTTAGCGTCAGTACAGGAGCAAGATCGAGCAAGTTTAGAACAACGCACCTCCACTGTCGATGTCCCGGGAGTGTCTGGAGAAGCAGGGCAATACAGGAACGGAAGACTAACCACTCCGGACGGCGTGGTATACGATATCGCCGGCGCGACAGATTTTCCAAGCATGAATGATTGGCTATCAGATCCTCAACTTGGAGCTGAAAATAGAGCATGGCTTCAGCGAGCAGCAAGCGCCGGCGTTGACCCGAGAGATGCTTATGAATATGCGAGAGATTTGGCGCAAAGAGAAACTTTAAATGCTTATCTCGACAACCCGGAACAGTTTCAACAACATATAGTGCCGTCGCGAAGAGATAGGATTCAGAACCTAAGAGATCCTCAAAATTGGATTCAAGTTCCGCCCGGGTACCCTCTTCAGGAGCAGCGAGCCACACCGTATGTTCAATCATTATTGGATCCGATTATAAAGGAAGAATTTGAAGAACTTTTTAGTAGAATAATAGCCGAGAGGATAAAGGAAGGGCAATGAAAGCTTTTCTCGACAGTTGGTCTAAGTTTACAACCACACCAATAACTGAGCGTGTTGATCCTAATAAAGTTGATACCTCAAGTTTCAAAATTAATGATATATTAGAAGAAAATATATGGAGTCAAAATAAAAAATTAAAACCCCGTATAAGAGAACGCTTGATGCACATCGCCAGTAAATTTTGGGAATCTATAGAACTACCTACAGTCAAGATTGATGATATAACTTTTACTGGCTCTCTTGCCAACTACAACTGGTCAGTATATTCTGATGTGGATTTGCACATTTTAGTAGATTTTAATCTTTTACCTGGCGATGAAGAAATAACAAAAGCTATGATGAACGCTCGTCGTGCTATGTGGAACAATAAACACAATATTGAAATACATGGCTACGAAGTTGAATTATATGTACAAGATTCAAATGAAGTTCATCACTCTACTGGCGTCTATTCGGTGTTAAAGAACGAATGGGAGGTCGAGCCAGAACGCGGCGACTTTACAATTGATCATAATGATGTTAAAGTAAAGGCCGCACACATAATGAACCAGATTGATATAATTGAGAGAGATTATGAAGAAGAGAATTATAGAGAAACAGTTTCTGATGTAGATCGTCTAAAACAAAAGCTTCGGAAATTTAGAAAATGCGGTCTTCAACAAGGTGGAGAATATTCTACTGAAAATATAGCGTTTAAAGTTTTAAGACGCAACGGCTATTTAGAGAAGTTGTCGAAACTCAAAACGGATTCTTATGATAAAATAATGTCGCTGTGAGAAGATTTTCTGCTTGACATGATAAGCCATAGGGGTTAATATTGTTATACACACTATTTTATTTAAGGAGCATACATGGGGCATGCTATGGCGGTTGATTTTTCTAAATATGGTAAGTCTTTTCAAGAAGGCTTATCACAACTAATTCTGCAAGATAGGCCCTTCGCGGACCAGATTGGTGAAGTGTTAGATATAAACTACTTCGAATTAAAATACTTGCAAGTCTTTGTTGAGAAGATCATAAACTACAAGGAAAAGTACAAGGTTCATCCGACGCTTAAAACGATGACGACAATTCTGCGTACCGAATTGGGAGAATATAACGAAGCAACGCAGATGCAGGTCAGAGACTATTTTGCCAGAATATACACAGAAGATGTCACTGATGGTTCTGAATATATAAAAGAAACCGCGCTCGATTTTTGCAGAAAACAAAATTTGAAAGGCGCCATGATAAAATGTGTTCCCCTTTTAGAAGAATCATCTTTTGATGAGATTGCAACGATTATTAATAATTCTCTAAGCTTGGGAGTAGATAATGACTATGGTCATGACTATATTAAAGATTTTGAATCGAGATTTGAGGTCAGGGCTAGAAATGCAATCTCGACAGGCTGGACCGAGATAGACGAAATCTGCAAAAATGGATTGGGAAGGGGCGAGCTTGGTGTTGTAATCGCACCTACGGGAGCCGGAAAATCAATGGCCTTAACTCACTTGGGAGCCCAAGCTGTAGTGGCAGGCAAAACAGTAGTACATTACACTCTAGAGTTGTCAGAGGCGAGTATTGGTAATCGATATGATAGCTGTATGACGGGTGTACCTTTAGGAAACCTCTTTTCTTTTAAAGAATTAATCTACGAAAAGGTCCAAGACATACAGGGCAAACTAATTATTAAAGAGTATCCGACTAAATCAGCTAGTGCGAACACGATACGCAATCACTTAAAAAAGCTTGCACAAAGGGATGTTAAAGTGGATATGATAATAGTAGATTATGGAGACCTTCTAAGACCAAACTCTCCACACAGAGAAAGGAGACACGATTTGCAATCAATCTACGAAGATTTACGAGCAATCGCCCAAGAGACAGAGTGTCCGCTGTGGACCGCTTCACAAACTAACCGTTCTGGCCTAAATGCAGAAGTTATTACAATGGAATCAATCAGCGAAGCCTTTAGTAAGTGTTTTGTTGCTGATTTTATTTTTTCGTTATCTAGAACGATCGAGGACAAGAACAACAACACTGGCAGAGTTTTTGTGGCAAAAAATCGGTTCGGACCAGACGGAGTTGTTTACCCAATATTTATGGACGCATCCACGGTAAAAATTAAGGTTTTACCATCCACGGGCGAAACACCAAGTGAAATCGCGGCTAATTCCGCAAAAGAGCAAGCGAAATTATTAAAAGAAAAGTATAAAGATTTTAAAAAGACAGGAAATAATTAAATGTATAGTAAAAAAGAAGTTCATGATGCAACTTTAGAGTATTTTGAGAATGATGAATTGGCAACGAATGTCTGGATGACAAAGTATGCCCTTAAAGATAACAAAGGAAGGTATGTAGAAAAAACGCCCGACGACATGCATAGAAGAATGGCTTCTGAGTTTGCCAGGGTCGAGCAAGCTTTTAACAGCGAACGCGCTCTCTCGGTTGACAAGATTTATGAATATCTTAAGAATTTTAGATATATCGTGCCACAAGGTTCGCCCATGATGGGCATTGGAAACAATTATGTCAATGTATCCTTATCAAATTGCGTGGTGGTGGAATCACCAGCAGACAACATCTCTTCAATTGTTGACTCCGGAAAAAATCTTGCTAATTTATTTAAGCGTCGTTGTGGCGTCGGTGTTGATATTAGCGATTTGCGCCCAGAGGGAACATCGGTAAATAATTCTGCCGGTACTACTACTGGAGCGTGGTCTTTCGCCGATCTTTATTCGTATATCTGTAGGATGATAGGTCAGAATGGCCGCCGCGGCGCCTTGATGATTACTATGGATATCCGTCATCCGGATATTGAAAAATTTATTACTATGAAACATGACTTGACTAAAGTAACCGGCGCAAATGTCTCTGTTAAGATAAGCGACAGTTTTATGAAGGCGGTAGAAGAAGACGGAACATTTACGCTGCATTTTCCCGTTGGATCGGACAAACCAACACACACAAAAGAAGTTCAAGCAAAGGAGTTGTGGGATTCTATTGTGGAATCCGCTACAAAAACCGCAGAACCCGGCCTGCTTATGTGGGATAATATAACCAAGTCGCTACCAGCAGAAGAATATGCACAACAAGGCTTTAAGACGATCACTACTAATCCTTGTGGAGAGATTCCCCTGTCGGCACACGATTCTTGTCGGCTCATCTCCATTAATCTCAAGAGCTTTGTCAAAAACAAATTTAATAAAAAAGCTGAGTTTGATTTTTCAAAGTTGTCCGAGGTTGCCGCAATGGCAATGAGACTATCAGACGATTTGGTAGAACTTGAACTAGAAAAATTAGATAAAATAATTGAAGTATGTGATACTCCAGACGAGAGAGAACTGTGGCTCAAACTTCGGACTGCGTGTGCGACGGGCAGAAGAACCGGTCTGGGTACCCACGGCCTCGCAGATGCAGTTGCATGCTTGAATCTGGCTTACGACTCCAAAAAAGCTAACACAGTAATCGGAAAAATTTACGAAACACTCAGAAACTCGGCGTATTTAGAGAGTGCGCGTCTGGCAGAAGAGCGAGGCTCGTTTGAAGTTTTTAACTGGCAGCAAGAGCGTAATAACGCATTCATTAAGAATTTGCCACAAAACATACAAACCCTTATGAGCCAAGTGGGTCGAAGAAATATTTCAATTTTGACAAATGCTCCGACAGGTTCAGTGTCAATATTATCACAAACTAGTTCGGGACTAGAGCCAGTATTTCGAAACAAGTATACGCGTCGAAGAAAGTTATCCCACAACGAGACAGATACTGAACCTGACTATGTGGACGAACTGGGGGATCGATGGATAGAATATGCAGTATTTCATCACAATGTTCAACAGTGGATCAATGAACACGACACAGATACATTGCCTAGTTTTTTTGTTGAAAGCGATCAGATCGACTGGCTTCGCAGAATAGAAGTACAAGCTACAATCCAAAAGTTTATCGATCATTCGATCAGTTCAACTATTAACTTACCAAAGGATACAGATCCGGCAGTCGTATCAAATCTGTATTTTGAAGGTTGGCGCCGCGGCCTCAAGGGAATTACTGTCTATGTTGACGGTTCCCGCTCGGGAGTTCTGGTGACTCAAACCAAGACTGACGCACTGTTTCCACAACACACAGCACCTTCCAGGCCGAAAGAGTTAGAATGCAGAATACACCACACCACGATCAAAGGGGAAAAGTGGACAATATTAGTTGGACTCATGGACGACAAACCATATGAGGTCATGGGAGGATTGGCGAATTATGTTGAGATTCCCAAGAAATATACCGAAGGCGCACTGATCAAGCATCACCGCAAGACGATGAATTCCGTTTATGATCTTAGGTTCGGAGAAAATGGTGATGAGATAGTGATAAAGGATATTGTTAAGGTGTTCGACAACCCTAACCACTCGGCATTTACAAGAATGATTTCTTTGGGCTTGCGCCACGGAGCCTCTGTGCAGTATGTTGTTGAGCAGATGCAGAAAGATCGCGACAGTGATATGTTCTCATTTGCAAAGTGTGTCGCCAGAGTGTTAAAAAATTATATTAAAGATGGTACAATGCCTGGAGACAAGTTCTGCTCCTCTTGCAACGAGGAGACTCTAGTCTATGTAGACGGGTGTGTGTCATGTACTGCATGCGGCTATTCTAAGTGCAGTTAATAAAATAAAGGAGATAAAAACATGACACTAGAGACTATTTATTTACCAGTAAATCGACACTATTTGATCGAACTTGTGGAAGAAGAAAAAGAAAAATCTGAACACAACATTTTATTACCAGAAGACTATAGGCCGCAGCAATCAGAGTATGCAACAGTGAAGCTTGTTGATTGGGCCGCTGATGTAAAGTATAAGCCCGCTTCAGAGAACACCATGGCAATTGTCGAGCGTTCTATGATCAAGGAGCTAGAATATAAGGAGCAAAAGTTACATTTAATCTTAGAAAACTATATTCTTTGCACCATTTATGAAAACGCATCAGTATGATTTTGATACAATTGTGGTTGGCGGCACTTATAGTGCTGTAGCATATTGTTATAACAACAAATTACCAATATTGTTTGTTGAGCCATCGCCGCCACACTTTTTCGAGAAAAACGAAGATGGTAGCTCCAAACTTGAAAAGTACAGAAAGCTTTTGTTTCTCTTGTCCCTGGAAGGTCTCGTTCCGCTGTCAGATAAGGTACGGTCAATCAGGATAGAAGATAATATTCTAAATATTATCACCAAGACTTCTAGGATAATTCTATTTCGGTTTAAGAAAATAAGACTTTTCGACGAGCAGGGTATAATCGGATTAGGTCTTCCACATAAAAAGCAGAAACATCGATACGAGGCGATAGATTGGTTTGATGTCAGAAGTGGAATGTGTCACAAGCATCATTTGTTGGAATCGGAGTCGGATTTTGTTAGGCGTATACACTTTTATCCGTCTGAAAGGATTGATGGCAATCATGACAAAAAAGATTTTGTAGCGATTTCATATCTAACCGAAGAACAGGTGAACGACATAGAATATTCTGAAATTTATGCTAAATTTAAATCGCTACACTTGATGAGGGAGGCGGGAATTGTAGGCGCCAAGAACGGTTCATCTCAAAAAACGGGAAATAACAGATACAATCCACTAAAGATTGAGCCGTCACATAGAGAGATAAATAAACTTACTAGAGATTTGTACAAAGATACGGAAAATATGATTTTTGACTACAGCGAGTATGAAGTGTATGAGGACCGGAAGACAGAACATTAATTCGTTTCACCTTGCCGGCATAATCCCCGTGGCCGGCCAGCCCTTAGATTTTGGGTTCCCGTGGCACGATTGTATGATGCCACTTTCGCCAAATTATTTGGCGATACATCATGCCGTGATGGAATGCGCATGGGCAGGTTGTGAAACAATATGGATCGTGTGTCATTATGAAATGCAGCCGCTTATTAGGCATGAGCTTGGTGAGGCAGTACAAGATCCTGTGTGGTTCGGCCGCCGTCACGATAGGCATCCCTCGGAAAGTCGAAAATTGATACCGATATATTATGTACCCGTGCACCCCAAAGATCGGGATAAACGAGATTGTTTAGGGTGGAGTGTGTTGTACGGAGCGGAAACTGCATACTGGATAAGCAAGAGAATGAGCAAGTGGGTAATTCCTGACAAATATTATGCTGCTTTTCCATACGGCATTTATGATAATAGCGTATTACGAGAACATAGAAAACAAATCTCCTCGAACAAAAGGTTTAATTTATCTTATGACAACAAAACCATCAGAGACGGACTTCATCTGGGCTTCACATTTAATGGTGAAGATTTTATAAGAATACGCAAAGAGCTTAGAGAATCAGCCACAGGTATTAGGCCTCCAAACTCTGGCCTTTCAAACGAAGTGTTGCCAATAGAAGAAAGATGGTCCGCGAGGTCTTTTCCACTTGACAAAGTATTTAAATCAGTTATAATTAAAGAAGATGTAAATACATCGATTGACTGGTATCATCAAGTTGATAGCTGGCAGGGGTACTGTGATTTCATCTCGTCAACTAACAGACGATTAGTTAAGCGACCTCATAAAATGATATTAAAATATAACGAATTAAACCAAATTGGAGAAAATTTTGATCAAGAATAAACCATCAATTCCTTTCGTCGGTCTTCACGCTCACTCTGTCGCTGGCTCTATTTTTGACGCCATCGGATATCCGCAAGAACACATGGATTTTGCATACGAGAATGGCTGTACGGCTCTGGCTTTAACAGATCACGGCAATATGAACGGATTGCCATATCAAGTGCTTCATGCACGCAAGATGCAAGAGTCTGGTAAAGACTTTAAGCCAATTTACGGCGTAGAGGCATATTTTATTCCTTCTGTGGAAGAGTGGCAAGAAGAATATGCTAAAGCAATGGAAGACAAAAAGCGCGCCCGGGCAATTAAGGTCGAAAAAGCATCCGGAGCCACTGTTGAGGACGAGGGGGCATCTAAGAAAACTCAAGACATTCTCCGGAGACGGCGCCACTTGGTTCTCCTCGCTCAGAACCAAACCGGCTTGAACAACCTATTTAAGTTGGTATCGGAATCCTATAAGTCTGAAAACTTTTACCGGTATCCGCGTATTGACTATGCACTTTTGGAAAAATATAACGAGGGTATTATTGCTGCTTCTGCTTGTCTTGGTGGGGTTTATGCTGGTAATTATTGGGAAAATCGAGAAGAAGGTTCCGAAGCCGTACTTAACGCGATGCGTACAACAACTGAGCGTATGGTCAGTATTTTTGGTGATCGCTGGTATGCCGAAGTACAGTGGAACAATATTAAAGAACAACACGAACTTAACCAATATGTAATTCAGGTTGCTCAAGAGCTTGGAGTTGAGCTTATAACAACTGCTGACAGCCACTATCCTAATCCCGATGCTTGGAAGGATCGAGAACTTTATACTCGCTTAGGCTGGCTGGGGAAAGGCGGCCTACCGGAGTATATGGATTCGGAACTGCCAATTGGTGTCGAAGAGGTAGGCTACGAGCTTTATCCAAAAAACGGAGATCAAATTTGGGAGAGCTATAAGAAGTATTCCGCAGAGTGTGAGTTTGAATATGACGACAATGTGGTGATGAGATCTATCACGAACACACACGATATTGCACATCAAAGAATTGAAAAATTCGCACCCGACAATACAGTCAGACTTCCTGATTTCGTCGTCCCGGCCGGCCTCACAGATACTCAAGCCCTTATTAAGTTGAGCGTTGATGGCTTAAACAGTCTTGGATTATTCGATAATGAAGAATATGCACAGAGGCTTAAAAGCGAATTAAAGGTTATTGATGATCGGGGATTCAGTAAATATTTCCTAACCATGAAAGCTATCTCAGACAAGGCAACGAGTGCGATGTTGACTGGCCCAGGCCGCGGATCAGCAGCGGGTTCATTAGTAGCTTATGCATTGGGGATCACTCAGGTTGACCCAATTAAATATGGACTACTGTTTTCTAGATTCTTGCGTGCTGATGCTACTGATTATCCCGATATCGATTACGATGTGGCCGAACCGATGGAATTGAAAGAGACACTGATTGAGGAATGGGGCGATGATACAGTTGTACCGATTTCAAACTGGAACACCTTGCAACTTCGCTCGTTGGTAAAAGATATTTCTAAATTTTATGGAATTCCTTTTACCGAAGTTAACCAAGTTACTGGTAAAATGATTTACGAGGCGACTCCTGCGGCAAAAAAGAAGCACGGAATCAAGGCCGGTGTCTATGTTCCAACATTCGAAGAGGTAAAAGAGTTCAGCGAAAGCCTACAGGCTTTCTTGAAAAAATACCCTCAGATTGCCAACCACATTGATATCCTATATGGACAAGTACGGTCATGCTCTCGGCATGCTGGAGGTGTTGTTGTCGGAGAAAATCTAGATCAATACATGCCTCTGATTAATTCTGGCGGTATTAGGCAGACTCCGTGGAGCGAGGGTCAAAATGTTAGACATCTTGAGCCGATGGGCTTTATTAAGTTTGATATTCTCGGATTGTCCACTCTTAGAATGATTGAGGGCTGCATAGAACATGTGCTTCGTCGTCACCACGGAATAGAGAACCCAACCTTCGCGCATGTACGAGATTATTATAATCAACACTTACATCCTGACTCTCTAGATCTTGAAGATGAGGATGTGTATAGGAATGTTTTTCACAAAGGCAAATGGGCCGGCATATTCCAATTCACTGAAACCGGCGCACAGGAGTTCTGCAGGCTAGCAAAACCGACAAGCCTTATTGACCTGTCTGCTATTACATCGATTTATCGTCCTGGCCCACTCAGTGCCGATGTTGACGATCAGTATGTCGAAGCCAAAGAGAATCCACAGTATATTAGATATTTGCATCCGATCGTGCAAGAGGTAACAGAAGATACTTACGGCTTTTTAATTTTCCAAGAGCAGATTGCAATTCTAGCTCACAAGCTCGGCAAAGATATTTCGCTTGACGAGGGTAACAAACTGCGTAAACTGTTGACGAAGAAGGGCACCGGCAAAGGCGCGAGGGACAAAGAAAAGATTTATAAGAAGTTCGTTGCGGGATGCATCGAGAAAAAGATTCATCGCGTCGATGCTCAAAAGCTTTGGGATACTTTCGAATACTTTTCTGGCTATGGGTTCAACAAGTCGCATGCTGTCTCGTACTCTATCTTGAGCTATCAGTGTGCGTGGTTGTGTCACTATTATCCTGCTGAATGGGTCGCCGCGTTCTTGGATAAAGAGCCGGAACGGAGAAAAGAGCGAGCCATCAACATTGCAAAGAGTATGGGATTTTCGATTAGATCCCTTGATATCAATACTTCCGGCGCCGTGTGGGAAATTTCCGCGGACGGCAAGACTTTAATCCAGCCGTTGACTTCTATTAAAGGTTTGGGAGAAGCAGCGATTGAACAGATCGTCAATAATAGACCTTTCCAAGTTGTCGAGGACTTCTTGTTTAGTGAAGATATAACTTACAGCAAGCTTAACAAAAAGGCACTCGATGTTCTTATTCGAAGCGGGGCGATGGATTGCTTAATCGATGAGCGCTTTTCCGGTGCCAAGCACTTTTGGAGCGCCGTCGCAGTGGACAGGCCTCGAAAGCCAAAAAACCTAGACGCCAATATTGACTTGTATGCAGAAGAGGGTGAATTCACGGAAGAAGAGAAAATTCAATACCTTGTTGACTTAACTGGAGTATTTCCGTTTGCATTGGTTATGAGCGAGTATGTACGCAAGAATCTAGAAGAACGATTCGTCCCGCCCATTTCTGAGTTCGATCCGGATCTTCAGTTGGCTTGGTTCATACCCAGAAAAGTAACATCCAGAAAGACTAAAAATGGGAAAGACTACTGGATTGTTGATGTGGTTGATGACTCTAGCAACAGCACCAGCATTAAGTGCTGGGGCGTTCGCCCGGGCCGAGATGTTGTGCACATCAACCGTCCATACATGGCTCGTCTAGATCACGATCCACAATGGGGGTTCTCTACCCGCTCAGTATATCATAACTTTAGGCTTTTGGCGTGAAAACTTATAAAGAATTGCAAAGTACATTTAAAGCTTCCGGTCTGTCGGAATTCGGTGTCAAGCTCCCCCGAGAAAATTCCCAAAAAGGACAAGTACTCTTGTTTCTTTTTCAAAATAGAGGAAGAGTTATCACCAAAGCCGAGGCGGAGAGAGTAGTATGTGGAAGAATGAATAAGCAGACGAAAGATTTGCAATCACTGAGACATCTAGGAAAGCAATCGGGCTTTAATATACTACAGGCCGGCTCGATATATGAAGGCCGCAAGCTTAAGAAGGGAGAATATGTGTTAGTGGATCTAGAAAAGGTTAATCCATATTTTAACAACAGTCGCAGAGACGAGAGCAGCCTAAGCTTTTCCCTAATCAAGAAAAGGTATAACGATTCGTGTGCAACATGCGGATCTACAGAAGGAATGCCACACAGGTATTCTCGCGAGATTGTCGTATTGGAGAAAGGACACAAGGATCCTACGATGGCGATGAACAATAGCAATATAATTCCTCAGTGCCAGTTGTGCAACAAGGTAGCAAAGGATAATTGGATATTCGATGAGTTTGGTCGAGTGGCTAAAATTACTCCGCAAGGATTGCTGTCGCGACACAGCAGAAAGCAAAAGGAAGAGTTTCTCAAGGTTTTAATTGCAGACTTGGGTTGACAGTTTGCAAAATTTGTGTTAAATTATAATCAACAAGGAGGGATCAATGGATCCAAATAAAGAAAATAACAAATCGTGGAAAAAGGTGGGTATTGAAAGCACCTACGAAGCCGCTGCTGCGCGAAAGGAGAAGCTTCTTTCTGAAAATTCAGATAATAAACTTCTAGTCAAAATTCGACGGTGCGGAGCTGGCGGCACACAATTTAAACTTAAAGTCTGGCACCCAGACTTTGTAAAACCAAAAAACAATAAGAAAGGAAGCAAGTAATGTTATTGGAATATTATCGAGTGAGGCCGTCAGCAACTCCTCCGACGAGGGCTAATCCGAGCGATGCTGGCCTGGACATACATTTTAGTCCCGAAGAGCCGTGCACTACTATGGCGACGATCAAGCCGGGTAGCAGCATGGTACTGCCAACGGGTCTAAAGTTTGGTGTCCCGCATGGTTATATGTTAGAAGTAAAGAACCGTTCCGGCGTTGCCGCAAAGCGAGGCTTGTTAGTCGGCGCTTGTGTGATTGACTCGGGATATGATGGTGAGGTGTTCATTAACCTTCACAATGTAGGCACAGAAGAGCAGCATATTCTGCCGGGTACTAAAATTGCGCAAGTAGTTATGGTGCCCGTGGTACACTTTAGAGCAATAGAGACTAATCGAGACAACCTTTATAACTGGTATCCGATTACAATTAGCGACAGAGGTGATGGGGCTCTGGGGAGTACAGGTGAATAAGAAAACTCAAAGAACAATGTTTTCCAGCAATACAGGAAATTGGTCAACTCCGCAGGCATTTTTTGATAGGCTGAACTGGCGTTTTGGCCCGTTTGACTTAGATCCGTGTGCCAGTATTCATAATACGAAGTGTGCCAATTTCTTTACCGAGGCTGAAAATGGATTAAGCAAGGACTGGACCGGATTTACTGCGTTTGTTAATCCTCCGTATGGAAGAGGAATTGACAAGTGGATTCAAAAAGGATACGAATCAGCACAGGATATAGACACAAGAGTCGTCATGCTGATTCCCGCGCGAACGGATACCAAGTATTGGCATAAGTATGTTATGCGCGCTTCAGAAATTCACTTGGTGAAGGGCCGACTCAAGTTTGGTAACAGTTCGAACTCCGCGCCCTTTCCATCGGCGGTGGTAGTGTTTGATAGTATGTCACATCGCCCCCGCGATAATCGGCCGAAAATTTTTTCTATGGAGAGGGCATGAACCGCAAACAGCGTAGAGCCATAGCCAAAGCGCAAAAGAAAAAAGGCAACAAAGACTTGGCCGAAAAGATGATGATGTTCGATAAATTGCCAGATGAGTGCTACATGTGCGAGTCCGAATTCGATAAGACAGATCGTGAAATGGTGAGCAGTTGGAATGTGGTGGTGAGAGAGTCGCAAAACAGGGTAAACTTATATTGCCCGTCTTGTTGGGAATCCGCACATGAAATGATGGCGGATATAATGGAGACCTTGCAAAAAGTGAAGAATAAGGAGGAGCAATGCGAAAAGGGTTAAGTTACGATGATGTGCTGTTAGAGCCGCAGTATTCAAATATCGAAAGTCGAAGTCAAATTGATATCGGCAATTCTCTAGGAGAAGTGCAGTTGAATACGCCTATAATTGCTAGCCCTATGGACACGGTTAGTAGTGTGTCGATGGCAATGGCAATGCACAAAGCCGGCGCCATGGCCATATTGCACCGATATAACACTCCGGCCGAACAAGCCAATCTAGTTATGTATGCAAAAGAGCGCATCCCAGATATTAATATCGGAGTCGCCATCGGAATATCCGATGATTATTTAATGAGGGCGGAGTTGGCGAAAACAATGGGCGCACAACTGTTGTGTGTTGATGTTGCGCATGGCCATCATATTCTTATGGAACGCGCGCTTAAGACATTGCGAGATAAGCATGGTGATTCTTTTCACATTATGGCTGGCAATGTCGCGACAGTAGAAGGTTTTAATGATTTGAATGATTGGGGCGCGGACTCTATTAGAGTTGGCATCGGCGGCGGATCGATATGTTCGACACGCGTCCAAACCGGCCACGGGATCCCCACGCTGCAGTCCGTCATGGATTGTAGTCAGAGCGATCGAGATGCAAAAATTATCGCCGATGGTGGTATTAAAAATAGCGGCGATATTGTTAAAGCAATTGCATGCGGTGCCGACTTTGTAATGATCGGCTCATTGTTGGCTGGTACCACTGAAGCTCCGGGCGAGGTCATGTACGACAAGAGCGGCCAGTCTTTTAAAGCTTATAGAGGGATGGCTAGCAAAGAAGCACAGGTAGACTGGCGCGGAAGAACCGCCTCCGTAGAGGGTGTCTCCACTGTAGTCCCCACTAAGGGCCCGGCAAAGAACACAATTGAACAGCTAGAATTGGGAATTAGATCGGGCTTGTCGTATTCGGGAGCACGCAACATTATAGAGTTTCAGGCCCGCGTGAGACTTATCACACAGACCCCGGCCGGCCAAAGTGAAAGCGGTACGCACATATTAGGCAGGTACCCAACTTGAGCAAGAGTGAGCTAGATAGGGTTGTGTTTTCTACACTTGAAGATACAAAGGTAAAGTTGAAAATTAAGCTTCATCGCGACAGCTTAACACAAGCTTTGTTTTTCAATTCTGTCATCGAGGCTTACATTAATGATGATGCGGATTTCCTACGATGGTTTGCCAGCGCGCGCCAAAGTCTTAAGGTTAGCAAGTCGCGGCGTACAATGCTGGCAAGAGAAGAGCGAGGAGCCGCAGAGAATCTAAAGAAATTTGGCTTTAACGAGGCCGAGATTGATAATATATTTGATATAATTGCAGAAGAAAGAGAATAAAAAAGATGATAAAGGAATGTGCAGAACTATGTATTAAGCATAAGGTAGGTTGCCCAAATAAATCGTGCAGAATGTGGATTGATTACGAGGAAGATTTTAATTGCACCAACATTGCTATAAAGAAAAATGGTAATATGACGCTAAGACAAATCGCAGAAAGAGAAAGCCTCTCGTTTGTTAGGATTCAACAAATAGAAAAGAAGGCCCTCAAAAAACTCAAATCCAAGATCAATAACTGAATTAAATGTGCATTTACTATTTTTAAGGACTATTTATCTATGACATCGTGCTTTAATACCAGGAGACCACTTAAATGAGCAAGAAAACACTTTTAAAAGAATCGCAAATTCGTCATTTCATGAAGCTTGCGAACATCGAACCACTCGCACCAGGATTAATATCAAATCTGAAGCTAAATGAACAGCTGGATGACGAGGAGGCCATGGAAGAAGATCCAATGGCTGGAATGCCCGGAGAGGCAGCCGATCTTGGAGCAGAAGATCTCGGCATGCCCGGCGGCGAAGGCGGCGAAGGTGGCGCTGTCGGAGAAGCAGATCGCGGCTTTGTAGAGAAGCTGGTACAAAAAATCGCTGACGCAATTGAAGATGCTTCTGGACTTCAGGTCGATGTGGAAGGCGAAGAATCTGCTATGGCCGATGCCGAAGGTATGCCCGATATGGGAGATATGCCTCTTGGTATGGATCAAGGCGCCGAACTTCCTGGCGATGAAGGCCCAGAAGATGAGTTGGCCATGACTGCAGAGGCTAAGCTTCGTAGATATATTCGTGGCCAAGTGGCTGGTCTTTTGAGCGAGGCGGCACAACCCCGTCGACGCTCTGGTGTAAAAAAAAAGAGTAACGGCCAAGGCCGTAGAAAAGCAAGGGCGGTAAGTTCGCGCCGACGAAGCCGACCTGTTGCACGAAAACAGGTCGTTTTAGAGGTTAAAAGAAAGCCCCGAAATTCGAACGATGCTCTTCGCATGCAAGTTCGCAAGCATTTAGCTAGAATCATGCAAGAGCAGAATCAGGCTACAGTAACATCAACAACGAGGCCAGATCCTCGCCTTCGAGGTCGAGAGGGGAGACCTACACGACGGGCATTCCGCGCAGCGCGAGGCCAAGGGCGCAGCGCACAAGAAAGAGCAGCTGTAGACGCAATGACGGCAGACCAGCGGCGAGACTTTTTCCGAGACCGCCCAGCAGACAACCCGTATCTCTACCAAGACGATCCGACCATGGCCCAAGCGCTTCAATCGAGTAATGTTGAAGGTGCTTATCAAGATATGAGTCCGGACTTTTTAACTAACCCGCGAGCGAGAGACGCTTGGTATGGCACCGATCCAGTCACTGGCGTTCGAACCGAAGAAGGCGCATGGCCGTCTGAACTTGGTTCTGAATCTCAAGGCTTGGTGCTGCAGCCAGATGGTACCTTTTTAGACGAGTTGTCCGGAGAAAGTTATGCTAGTCAGGCAGATTATAATGAGAGAAACCCAGTGGATCCAGTTCCGCGGACCGACTATAGCGGTTTCGAGAGTGGTCAACGGGGCCTCAGTGGCGATGAGTTCCAGCACTACCTCCGTCAGTCCCAGGGTCTTGGCGGATCGCTCTTCGGAGGTGGCGGCGGCCACTTGTTGAACATTGGCCCCGAGAGTCTCCAAGGCACCGACGCGGCTGAGATTCGCGTAGGCGGCGACACCCTAGGGGGAAGCGATCTGAAATTCTACAGAGGCGACGATGGTCAATTTTACTCTTCCGAAGAAGCTCGCGAGAGATTGAGTCCACCAAAATCTGCACATCCCATGGACGCCGAAACCCATGAGGGCGATGACACCATCGAGGAAGGTGCGCACTCTGACTTTTCCGGCGCAGGATTAGCCGACAAGGGTTCGAACTCTAATCGTGATTTTGAGAAGGGTGGCTATTATAAAGATAGCGCCGGCGAACATCACACTGGAGGAGGCAAAGCCAAGTCTTCTCGTCAGCACATGGGCGGCAACAGTTCCGGCCTTCCGCTTGAAGAATCGGCCGACAAGGATGATGCACAACGCACGCAAGATATGATCCATCGAGGTCGAAAAAGAAGCACCTCGTCCGTGGTGGACCAGATGCACCCCTACCGTGCGGGCGACACCAGAGGAGAGCAAAGCGCCACCGGAGAAGAAAAGGAAGCCACGGAAGAGCAATTACAGCGCCAAAACGATTTAATCGAGAAATTAACTCGCAGAGTTGCTGCAAGATTACTTGACACTCGCCGGCGATAGTGCTATAATGTTATAGAACAAGAAAAGCTGCTTGTTGCAGCTTTTCGTTTATATGGAGCTTGTATGGAAAATATAATTTGGCTATTTGGTGGCTTCTTAATAGCTCGACTCTTTAGCTATCTTAAGGCCTTTGCACAATCATATCTTTTGATAAAGCAGACGGAATTTGACTGCTTGAGAGTGCTTGGCGCAACTTCGGAGTCCATAGCTTTCGTGAGAGAGGCAAAACAAAGACTCATATCCGATTCGGAACTGCCAAACGAAGTCAAGAATCAACTTAAGGTTCAATTAAACATTGAGGAGCACCTAGTGTCTGTCTGGAGAAAAACTTCGATCGACAATTTTGTAGCTAGCTATCCGGCTAGATACAGAAATGCTTTGGATTTTCACGATTGGGATAGTGCGATGATTCACCTGACTACATTATACAAAAATAAGAATAAGTAATTAACAACTTAACCGAAAACAAATATCATATCATATAGAGGTGTAAATGAAACTCAATAGAGAAGAAAAAGAAGAAGCAGTCGAACAAGAAGAGCTTCCAGAAGGTACAGTTCTTGTACCAGTACCTGAATCCGAGCTACGAGCCGTCGGACTTTTTGGCGATGTGGAGGAAGAAAAGATGGCAGAGCTGATTGGCTCGCTGTTGCTTTTGAGAAATAGCTCTTTTACATTGCAAAGTGATGGCGCGAATAATGAACCAATTGAATTTTTAATATCAACTTCGGGGGGTAGCGCTCACGATATGTTCGCAATATACGACACTATGCGATTAATTAGAGAAAGCTGCGAGATTCATCCTGTGGCTCTTGGTAAAGTAATGTCTGCTGGAGTGTTATTGTTGGCCGGCGGCACCAAGGGCAAGAGAAAGATCGCAAAGAATTGTAGACTTATGATCCACGGTGTTACCGGTGGTCATATCGGCGCTATTCATAACCTAGAGAATGAAATGGATGAAATTCGCTGGCTTCAGGAGCGTTACATCGATGCCCTGGTTGCCGAAACAGATATGACAAAAAGGTTTTTAAAGAAGCTGATTGCGCGCAAGGTTAATGTATACTTAACGGCGGAAGAGGCAGTTGAGTATGGAATTGCCGACGAGGTTATATAATGGATAAAGTTTTTTATAATCAATCTTCTGCGGCTAAGTTGGGCTGGTCGCCTTCTTGGTTTGGAGAGAAATATAACGACGAAGATCTAGTAAAAGCGGTTAAAAAATGGCAAAAGGCGCACGATCTGACAGCAGATGGCCTCGTTGGCCCAATGACATACAGAAGGATATGGACAGCGAGAGAAGCAAACATCTCTGAGCATATTCCAACAAATTCGCTGTATCGCCTAGGCCAAACGATGTGTCGCGACGATAATCACATTGTACACAATGGAGGGTTCATTGATATTGATTGGCCCAAGGTGGTGCTGTGGGACGATCCAGACGGGTTCGCTTCTCGGGACGGAACATACTACGATTATAGCGGCAAAGAAGATAGGAAGCCTACAATGTTTGTCAATCATTGGGATGTGTGCTTATCTTCGGAATCATGCGCAAAAGTGCTCAACAGGAGAGGTGTTTCTGTACATTTTCTAATCGACAACGACGGCACAATTTATCAAATGCTCGACACTCAACACGCTGCATGGCACGCAGGTCACACACACGGTAACAAAAAAGGCATAGGCGTTGAAATCAGCAATGGATATTATACCAAATATCAAGACTGGTATAAGAAGAAGGGCTTCGGCGAAAGGCCAATCCAAGAGCACGCCTGGGTACATGGTAAAAAGCTGGATCCATTTTTGGATTTTTATCCTATACAAATTAAAGCTTTGCAGGCATTGTGGTATGCTATACACAAAGGCTTGGGCATCCCGCTGGAGTATCCAAAAAACTCAAAAACAGGATATGTCGAAACGGGAGTACACAAAGACTGCGATCGTGGCAAGTTCAAAGGATTCTGCAACCACTACAATTTCACTAAAAGAAAAATTGACTGTGCAGGCCTAGATTTGCCAACTCTTTTAGACGAACTCAAAGATTAGAGACTAATTATTATCGACATGGACAAAGAACTACAAAATTTATTAAACGAATATTTTGAGCCGTCTGCACAAAAAATGAATATCAACGATATGTTCCGTCTTGTTGAAGAGATTATGGAATCTACCTCGGATGTTCTTTTGGAACAAAACGAGTCACCAGTTGAAACAGAAACGGAACAAAAGAAGTTGTCTGTCACAATGCCAGTCATTCGCATATCCGAGAAGATGTGGGGGAAAGAGGGCTCTCAAGACAGAGAAATTATCCAGAATTTGCTTGGCCGCCTAGTTAAACACGGCACCACGCTGACTGAAAAGATAAAACTTATTAACAACTTTCTGGAGAATCCCCCGCAAACAGAGGATATATCAGAAATCCTTACAAACATTGTCCTGTTAGACACACTCACAAATATTATGGTCCACTTCAACGCATCGGCGGCCGGATTTACATTTGAAGGTTTCCTATCGGCACTCCTATCCGGCGAGCAGGTTCCAGCAGGAACAGCGGGAATTCAAGATTTAATTGACAAAGACGACAATCCGATTAGCTTGAAGCTGTTGACTGAGAAGCCCGGCGATGTACATGGCAGTTATAAGGATTTGGTCGACCATTTTATTGATCCCGGCGGCTTAAAACAACAAAGGGGCAGTGGTCAATATGTTGCACAAGCCGGCGCCGAAGGCAAGATGACCTATGTGGTTGCTCTTAAATCATTTAGAGAAAAAGAGGCCGGCCAAAAACTAGAAGGCAAAGAGCACATTAGATTCTTTCAATTTGATTTTTCTGCGCAGACCTTTTTTGAGTCGCTCATGAGCCACAAGCACAATATACCGCTTGTACTGCTACCTGCTGATTTAGAGAATCCTCCTGCTCAGACTGGCGAAATGGAAAACGAGCAAAATGTTGCATTTCTAGAAGATGAGGTCGTCGCACGCCTTATGGCGGATCAGAAGAAATTATACGCATACATGATTAAAACTTTTGATGCAACATACATTAAAGAATTGATTGCACAGTTTGAATTGGTCGACCGCGAAGGTCGAGGCAGCAAGCTTGACTTAATTTGGAAAGAAACTGGCGAGCGTGTAAATAAACCTTCTGTTGTGCTCCCGCCCGGCGATCCTAGGAACAAGTCGGCCGGGTCCGTTGGTCACGAAGGGTATCGAACATACGCAGAATCGGTTGAACTTCTACAAGCAGCGTTGCAAGAAAGTCCGGAAAAGTTTTGGCAACTAATTGCTCTCACTTCAGGTTATACCGGCGCCGCAGGCGAAACGCAATTTGTGATTAGCGCCAACTATTATAAAGAAAAGGGCTATGACAAGGATGGATTTGGTTATGTAGGTATCATATATGTTGGTAAACAAGCGGTAGTTGAGCTAGCGCAAAACTATGCCGATGTACTTAACCAGAAAATCTTTGACATGTTTGCACAGGTGCAAACATTGTCACAGCAAATTAATGCTTATTTTGTTGCCGGTGACAAGCCGCAGGCTCTTGCCGCCGCAGAGACGGCAGGAGTGCTCAAAGCTGGCGCGGAAGAATATGCAGCCAAAGATTTAGAACAACAACAGGCTATAACAGCCAAAGAATAATTAACGAGAGGTGTTAGTTGACAAAAAAATATGACTCTGGTTCAACTTTAAACCAGAGAATTTTAGATGGTGTTAATATATTAGCAGACAATGTTGCTGCAACACTGGGACCAAAAGGTCGCAATGTTATATTACAAGAGAAGGGCAAGCGGCCCATAATTACAAAGGATGGCGTTACTGTAGCACAGTTTGTGACATTAGAAGACCCTATGCAAAACGCTGGTGCTGAAATTATTAAGCAAGCATCTGCAGAGACAAACAATACGGCCGGCGATGGCACAACCACCGCAACGGTATTGGCTAGGGCAGTACTAACTCAAGCTCAAGCATACTTGACTGCCGGCGCCAGCCCGGTTGAATTAAAGCGAGGTATGGATAAGGCGGTCGGCGTTATTGTTGACAAGCTACACAACATAGCAAAACCGATTTCAAGCGTTGAAGACATAGAACATATCGCCACAATTTCTGCGAATGGTGACGAAGGTATAGGAAAGCTAATTGCAAAAGCTGTTGACCTTGTTGGAAAAGACGGCGCCATCTCAATCGAAGAGGCACGCTCCTTAGAGACTTCCCTAGATGTGGTTGAGGGGTTTCAATTTGGTTCTGGGTATGCATCTCCGTCGTTTATAACTGATGAGCGCCGCGGCGTGACAAACTATGAGAACGCGTTTGTATTGGTTGCCGATGGAACAATCGATAGTGTCGAAGAGCTTCTTCCTGTGTTGGAAGTCACCGCAAGAGAATCACGACCTTTAATTCTAGTCGCGGAAAACATAGAGGGACAAGCGTTGGCTGCTTTAATTATGAATTCCATGAGAGGTACGCTTAAAGTAGCAGCAATTAAGGCTCCTCGTTACGGGGAAGAGCGTCGAAATATACTGAGCGACCTAGCACTCTCAACGGGCGCTACATATGTGACGAAATCTACGGATTTAAATCTGAGAGATGTGAAAATTGAGCACCTAGGCCAATGCAGAACCATTGAGATTGGCAAAAATCGCACCACTATTGTTGGAGGCCATGGGGATTACGAGCAAGTTGAAGTTCGCATTCAACAATTAAAAAACGAGCTATCTGCAACTGATTCGCTTTATGAGTGCGAGAGAATTCAAGAAAGGATAACCAGACTGGCTTCCGGGGTAGCTATTATACATGTCGGCGCCGCCACGGAAGTAGAAATGATAGAGAAAAAGCATCGTATCGAAGACGCTCTAGAGGCGGTCAAATCTGCACAACAGGAGGGCATTGTTCCTGGAGGGGGAATTGCTCTCATTAGGGTAGGAGCGGATGTACAGGTTGAAACCAGCAATGAACAACAAGGTTTGGGCGTGGAGATCATTAAGAGGGCGGTGTGTGCACCATTTAGACAAATGGCTGATAATGCCGGCGAATCAGCAGATATACTTCAGGACAAGATATTAAACCTTTCAGAATTTGAGGGATACAACTTTTCAACGGGAGAAGTTGCAAACATGTTTCAATCTGGAATTATTGATCCGGTGAAAGTTACCCGTTCAGCACTCCAGAATGCAGTTTCTGTCGCCGGCACTCTTATTACGACCGGACATGCAATAATTCAGGTTGATTAGTCCTTTAAAAGACTATATAATATTGCAATGGAAGATTATACAGATACCCTCATTGAACTCAATACTAAATTAGAACGATTGCTTAACGGTATTGAGGCTTTAAGCCAAAATCAAGCAAAAATGTGCGAAGATATTGGCAAAATCAAAGAAGCTGTCTACAATCCGGATGAGGGCTTATATGCCAGAATCAGAGCATTAGAACAGTGGAAAGAGAGTACAGCAAAGATACAGTGGATATTAATTTCCGGTATACTAATGTTGGCGGCCAAGCAAATATGGGAATCGGTAATTATACAATGATGAATGAGAAGGATAGACGCCAGCGCAGAACTAATTGAAAGGTTGCTGAATGAGTTTAATTTAGCTCCCAAAGCGCGCCAGTTCGTTTTATCTTTAAAGGTTTGGGACGAAGATAGGGGCCTGACAAGCAAACAACTTGAAGCACTAAAGAACATCGAATTTAATTATACGACTACTAAGAGCGACAACTCAAACAATTGGACAGAAGAAGAAAGAAAAGTGGCAATTATATGTGCACAGTATTACAAGGAGAACCCTCCTTATTTTAGTGACCTTTCCTACAGGCTTTTATCTGATGATCAGTTTGTGCCAAGCGATAGCGAGTACAGAAAACTAACACAAAACAAGTATGCACAAAAGGTCTTACAAGAACACGAAACATCTCCGTTGTATAATAAAGGAGACTTGACTTCCATACGAAAGCCAGCACTAGAGCCGCTGGGCTTATCTGAGTATGATAGTGTGCCGCTGATTGTTATAAAGCCTTTCGCGGCCCCGATAGTCAGTGCTGCGAAAGGGTCAAAAAGGTATCTAGTATTACCGGTGGCCGAAGAGACGCCCTTTTTAATTGAAGAGCGTTATTTAAAAAAATATAGATAAAATTATTGACAAAGCAGTCATATAGCATTATACTGTATATACAGTATGAGTAAATTCATTAGCAATATTGCAAAAAAAGGAGAACAATAATGCGTGTAAACATTACATACTCTGCGGAGCTTGATGCAGTTCCAAGAGAAGTATATAAATTAATCGAGGATGTGGCGGAAGAGCTTGGGGGCGCTTGTAGTCAGACACTGACTTCTTGCGAGGAGCCTTTAAGAACTGCGCCGATCGAACAAGCACAACAGGTTGTGGACAGAGTACAGGCAGTACGAGCACGGCTGGCTGATTTAGATTTGAGACTCTCGGATACCTTAAGTATTTTTGCCGGATATTTTAAGGCAAAGACCGAGCCTGAACCGGAGTCTGTTGAGTCGAAAATTGGCGAACTGAAAGAGGCGGTTGCAGATGCGGAGGCTTCTCTAGTCGCAATGGAAGAGGAACTCACGCACGGCGCTGAGACCCTACAGGAACAAAGCGATGATGCTTAGTCATGGAGACATGGCCTATATTCCTTCATCTGTGACGCTATGGCAGACCAGTTCAAATGGCAATCCGAATAAAACAAAGAAAACAGAGAAGCCTCAATTAGTTTTAGTCGCGGATTCAAATATGGAAGAGGATACAGTAATTAATGGGCGCCGAAAGGTGTTAATCTATGGTGAATATTGGATGGTTGAAACTAAAAACCTCTATCCGTGTTCTCACAAAGATGAGAGTGTGGCCGGTGATTAAACTCGTTGAAGTTAAGAAAAATAACAAATATACAGGTGGCTCCAGTCAGCCATCTTACCATCTGCGTGAAGTGTATATCAACCCGCAGCATATCGTATGTATTCGTGAAGATGCGGAAGTCAAGAGATCACTGAACGAAGGCCTGTTGCCAGCCGGATTAGATCCTAGACAGGATTTTAGCAAAATCCATTTAAATCGTGGACAAAACGGAATCGATATTACTGTTGTCGGCACGCCCACCGCGATTGAGAGTCAACTATTAAACAACAAACAGCTTCTAAAAGGATGACAATGAAGACTAGCAAAAGATATTTTATAATTCATGGTACCACCTCGTGTCCGTTTTGTATTAATGCCATCGGTCTTTTGGAGGAGAAAAACATCAATTATATTTTCTCACCCATAGCCGGCCAGCTTCTAAAGGAGGCGAAAAGCAGATATGATCACGAGACTGTGCCGATGATTGTGGAGAGAGACTTGCACAATCTCAATGAACAGTTCATTGGTGGATACACCGAACTTAGAACTTACTTAAATATAGAGCCAGATGGCAAAGGAGGAAGCTGTGATTTGGACGGTAATTGCGATTAATCCAACTACGGAGCGAGCAGAAACTGAAGTATTCGATTTGTCTCCCGACTCAGATAAAGCAGAGCTTGCAGCAGCGAGAGAGTTGCCGGGCAAGACTATTGTTGCTATGGTAAAGGGTGCACATATGAATAGCACTCATTTGCCAGAAACGACGCTTTCGCTATACCACACTAGGAGATAGCAGCATGACAAATATTCTGCTGGGCTGCCTGTTGTTTGTTATAGGGCAGACTCTCGTATGGTTCCAGTTGAACTCACAGTTCGTTTGGGAGTGGTGGCAGAATAAGCCATTCCACGCCATATTCCTCTTTGCAACACCGGCCAGCTTTTGTTTCTGGTACGGCGTTAGAATGGTTGTCGGAGAAATGAATGAGCTTTGGGGGCCTAGACTATTAATCTTTGGAATGTCGTATTTAACATTTCCTTTGCTAACATGGCATTTTATGAATGAAAGCATGTTTACACCTAAAACTTTAACCTGTGTGCTGCTGTCGTTTTTGATTGTAGCTATACAATTATTTTGGAGAAACTGATGATATTGAAAAAAAATGAGCCTATTCGTTGCGCCGACGGATTCACGATGAGTGTGCAGGCTAACCAGCGCGCCTATTGTACTCCGCGCACAGACAATGCGGAAAGGTATACCGAAGTAGAGGTCGGATATCCCAGCGAGGCTGAGCCGCTTTTGTTGGAGTGGGCCGAGGATCCTCAAGCGCCTACAAACACTGTATATGGATGGGTGCCAGCCGAGCGCGTGTCTCTTATTCTGGTTAAACATGGCGGCATTGTTTCGGGCGATTTACCTCCGGGTATACCTATTCTTACGGCCAATTAAAACTAGGGGGCATAAAGCCCTCTTTTTTTTGTTTTATCGCACAGAAATAACTATTTATTATGACAGCTGTCACTAGGGCCAAAATTAATGGAAAAATATTTCAAGGCTTGGAGAGAGTTTCAAGCGCGAACTAAGATAGAGGAGTCACGCAGAAATAAGTCTTCTCAACTCCAAGAAAATTTACAAATACTCAACGAGATTTCTCGCGACACCGCAGATAAAATCTATAAATGGATGCGCGATGCATCGGTCATGGACTATTCGTTTGATGAACTGTTTGACGGCAAGATGCGCATGGCGATGCCGTTCGACTCTGAAGATGCGTTGAATCTTAAGAAGGTCGTTCGCGTCCTCAAAAAGGATGGCTGGAAGGTTGGTGAACTGGTCCCATGGGAGGGAGGTATGCATACCTCCAACAAGTTTCCCACACGCAAAGTCAAGCAAAAGAGACAAAGACTTGCAGATCAGGGAGGTGGCTTTTATGAAGAAGATATTGAAGTTGCAGACTTGGACCTCGCCAAAAGTTACGAAAAGAAGATCCCAGCTGGACCGCGCAAGGGCGAGGTTATTCAGCGCACAGACAAGCTAGGAATGGGCAAAGCAATTGCCAAGCTTGTCAAAGAGAAGAAATTAGACAGAGAGCTGTTGGAGTGGTGGCACAAGAAACAGACTTATTATACAAAAGATAATAATTGGAATGAGATTGAAGGCCTGTTCAGCGGCGACGAGGTTGACTACACAGTTATTATCTCGCGACACCCTGTCGATGTACTCCGCATGAGTGACATCGGCAGTATCAAGTCTTGCCATAGCGAAGGACATAGCCATTTTCATTGTGCTGTGGCAGAAGCCAAGGGCCACGGACCCATTGCATACCTTGTCCCAACGACAATGTACGAGATGCTTATGTCCGGTTTGTACGAAGAATACGATACCGCAGACGATCCTGAAGCGGCATACGATGTGGATCGATCCACCAGCAAGTTACTTAAAGCACACGCAGCGTACCAAGCAGAAGAGTATATCAAAAATCATATTACCACCATGCAGCCTCGCTGGTCATCGATATACAAAATAATTGACAATATCAAAACTAGCGAGGACGAGGATATGCTTGAATTCGCAATCCAAGCAATCTTCGATGCCGACCCTGTGTATGGAGGACTGGACCCTGCCGTTCGCGGCTTGCTAACCGATCAGGCTGTGATGGACGCAGTAGTTGCTAAGGCTGAGGGCAAGGAATGGTCTTTGATGCCGAAGAAAAAGGAAGGCGACAGGGAAGAGAGAGCCCGAGAAATCGGAGATATATCCGAATTCGATGATAAGGAGATCTTTAGAGACAAACAGCGCGGAATTAAAGGTATTGTTGCAAAGGGTCGCGTCAGATTCAGAAAGTTTGAAGACAGCGACACTGATATGCAGTTTATCGCCCCAGAACACAGAACATATGGTGCAGTTCCTCCCGGCTTTGTCAAGTCGATGGTCAAGTGGGCCGCAGAGAGTCAAGAACAGACATTTAGAGACAATGGTTTTCTTGGGCGCCACCCAGAGCAGGGAGGCTTGCATGCCCCCAACTGGTACAGTTTGACTAGGTATGGTGGTTCATATGAAGATACGCAGGACGGCACCACTTTGGATGCGCTGTTTAGGCAGTACGATCCAAAGTTTAAGTCTTATAGCTTGTATCAGAATGTTGAGCGTCATGACGAAGATGAGCAGGAAAGCCTTTTTGATGAATATGAGCAGAGAGTTGACGAGCTTAATAATTATGCTGCCAACAGTTTGGAATACTGTAGCACTCACGCCGAGGTTAATGATGACGGGGAAGAGCCCTATGTCTATGCCAGTGGAGACTTGTCAATCGAATTAAACCTTCTAGGCTGGAACGGCATCATGGAAGATTACGGCAATAGTTACACATCTAGAGGGGCAGATGAGGACGGAAATCCATACATAATTCCAAAGAGTTGGGGCGGCGACTACCAGAAGAGAAGACAATTTGAAAGCGTAATCGAAGCCAATTTGGACATCTACTCAGAAGAGACAGACTGGGAGGTTAATGTTCAAAAAGGCGGCGCAATAGGTGAAAAGGGCCCAACAACAGTTTTACAAGTGCGATTCCGCTGGAGCATGGAGGACGGCTATACGCCGGACGACTACGAGAACTTTATTGATTATATTAAGGATGATATCGACCAAAAGGTTCCGAACATTCGGGAAGCAATCAGACTGTCGCTAGTTGAAGAAGGTCACATAGAAAGAAATTATTTCGATAAGCTTAATTATCCCACTGGCTGGGACGAAGAGCATAGCGAACCCCTACCCACCCCAGCAGAGGAATTGGCCGATCGACTTCAACATTTTAACTTCTATCCTCCATCGGATGATGGCGATGGCGAAATGTTGTTTGTAACCAAATCTCCCGGCGTGGGGCAAAGTTCTATCAACTATATCCCCACATCCACGCTGATGCCAGCCTCGCTCCGAAAGCACGATAGAGCAACAGGCTGGACGGTGGCTGATCTTGAGACAGCGTTCGGCGGCACGCGGTTCTCACTTGGATTCGGCACACCGCCATCAGTTAAGCACACAGGTCTAGGCATGCATAAAATAGCCATGGCCCTTAGCGACATACAAAAGGAAGCGGAAGCGTATGCCGGTAAGCAATTGTCGCTTGACTTTGGGGAGAGATACCAGGCGCCGCCCGATCAGGATGTACTCCCAGACTTTGCAAAGAATGTGGAGTTTATAACCGTTCTTGCTACACCAACCGCTTCAGAGCAAGCAGGGTTGCCAGAAGCAGACGATGAAGACTCTAGATATTTAGGCTTTGGAATCAGAGTCAGGATTCTTTCTGTTGATTCTGAACGCGAAATTAAAGGTGCAATTGCATTTATGGAATATGTTGATAAAGAAATTAAAACAATTGCAAAAGCGTTCCAAAGTCTATGGGGTCCAGCAATTAAAGAGGCAATCGAGAATAAAGAGAAGGCAGAAGCTGCAGCAGTAAGCAGAGGCACAGCAGATCAATTTCTAAATGCTTTAGACACATATGCTATGAGATTCGATGATGTTCCAGAAGACGACCCTAGATTTAATCCGAGAGCAGCCGGCGCCAAAGCTTTAATATTGTGGACAAACGAATCTTGGGATGAAATGAACAAGCTGGAGAGAAGGGTGCTCATCAACCAGTATCTCCGTCCACTCCAGCAAGGTTCTCTAACATCAGTACCTCCGGAACACTCTTCAGTCGGCACACCAAGGCACTGGTCCGGGTATATACAGCAGGCCATGAGAGAGGCTGGGGCCCCCGGCGCAGTCTTTCGGCAATATAAATGGGAAGGCCCAAATTACAGCAAGCTATATAACGCCCTTACTGATGCCGAGGGAAGCGCGGAAAGGATGCTTGATGCGGATATTGAACAGGCAGAGCGCGTGGAACAAGAGCTATCACCGATGTCCCCGGTCGCAGATGCGGAGATTAACGCAGAGACAGCCGAGGAACCGGCTAACCGCGATTATGACGCCGCCCTCGCGAGGGCACTTACGATTGATCCTCCGAACTCAAGACGGCAGCTTGAGGAGGCAATACGAAATGTGATTTATGAATCTATTTATAAGGAGAGGCCGGCCCAAACTATGAAAGGTAATAAATTAAGAAATTCAATTCGACACGCTATAGTGGAAAGTTTATATGGTCGAGGCGGCCCTGAAGACTTGCCGTCGATGGGCGCCGGCCTTCCGCACAGGGACGACGACGACCCCGAACATGAGCACGATTTCGGAATTGACGACACTGATGACAACGATGACTTAACTGATGCGGAATACGAACGGCTAGAACGAGGCGAGGGCGGTTTTGAGGAGGATTCCGATCTTGCCGATGCAATGGCTGCAGCCCGGTGGTTAGAAGAAAATCCCGGTGGAAGCCTGGACGACTATTCCGCTGAAACGAATCTGCGCCTAGAGATGGAGGCCAGAGAGATGTATTCCAACGATCCTGAAGATTACAGCCCACTTACTTCACCAGCAAGTATAGTAACGAGCCCTCAAGGCAATAGATTCCACCCAGTGCACCAACAAGAAAGGTTTCATGCAGGCACAGATATCGCTTTTCCGAGATGGCTAACTAGGGACAATATGCTATCTGATCCTGAAAGATTTGCTTGGGAACTACATCACTTGCAACAACAAGGTATTGATGTGCACACGGCCAACGATAGTGACATAATGCTAGCAGCAACTGAGGCAGCTAGTCAGATAAGATCACCCGCGAACGCACAAGTCGTATCTATAAGAGAGGCCCCGGGCCATGGACCACAAGTAGTGCTAAGATGGTGGGACAACCGAACACAGTCATGGTACTATGGCAGCAGCAGTCACATGGGCAGTGTCGTAAACTACGAAATCGGACAGAGACTTCCTGCCGGCGCCCTCTTGGGGACCATTGGTAACGAGGGTACTTCTACTGGTCCACACTTGCATTGGCAATTTTGGCAAGATTCAGGCGGCGACGGCATAACTATGTATCACGATGCTTTAGGAAATTTAACCGAGATAGATCCAGATGGCTTGTACACCAGTAATATAAATTGGGAAGATTTTTGGAATGAAAACGCAGAAGCAACCGATCCAGAAAACCTTATTAATAGTAATTATTGGTTACGCAATATCGCCAATCCGGAGGCCGGCCCGGCCCTATCAGACGCGGTGGGCATGGTGCCGAGATCCGAGCTTTACCAGTACAACTCTAGTGCTCTAAGAGAAACAATAAGAGCGGTTTTGCATGAGGCTTTAAAAATAAAGGTTACGATCGGCGAGGAATGTCCCGAGTGCGGCTCCGTAGCACCATGCGTACACAATACACGCGGAGAAACCGTCGCCTGCGAGTTGCCGGCCGAGGAAGTTTGTGAACTTCCGACACTCGAAGAAGCGTACATTCAGAATGTTTATGAGGCGATTTGCGGCATTAATATTCATAAAAGAAAGGGCGGCAATCGCGACCAAACGCTCACCGATATTCGTGGCATTCCGGGAGTTACAATCGTCAGTGTTGTGCCCGGCACAACAAGAGATTTACCTCACACATTTATAACCAACCTTTCAATTAAGTTTCAACTTAACCGCAATCTTCCACCCCGTAACTATGTACAGAAAGAACTGTTGCCGGGTATGCAATCGATCCCAGGTATTTCTAACTTTACAATTAAGAGACTACAGCAAATTTCGTCGGTGGAGGATCCGGAATGAAACTACTATTTGAAAATTGGCGAAGGTTTATAACTGAACAGACCGGAGTAGACACCGATGGCGACGGCTATCCCGATGGAACCGTCGCGACACCGAACGCCACCACCGCGGGCCCAATGACCCAACAGCAATACGACGAGCGAGTACGAGCAGCACAGTTGAATGCTATCTCTGTTTATCAAGACTCTTATCGCGTTGGACAAAACGAACAGGAACACGGAGCAGGCACCTTATCGTGGCTTGATTATATTCAGACAGACTTGCTCCCCGGGACATCGATCGAGCCAACCAGAGAAAACGCACTGGCGTATTATACAGAACATATAACACCACAAATTAACTCTGTATTAGACCCCAACAAGATTGTGCGTCACACAGCCATTCCCGAAAGCGGTGAGATTCAAGTTGGCCTCGATGGAGGCACAAGAGGCTACGCGGGCGGCGCATACTACGACGAAGCACATTCAGATATGGATACTGGAATTAGGATAGACGCGGCATCGCGCTCCGGAGCAGCTCTTTACGATACCATGGGGCACGAATATGGCCATGTCCTTGGCATGAATATCAACCCCTATGCTGGAATAGATCCTAGCACGACAGGGATAAGTGTAAATTGGCTCATTCGACACGCATCTGACGAGCATGAACCCCATAGCGCCTTCTGGGGCTCACACCGAGCCGGATACGATCCGGGATCTTCGGAAGTCATGCGCGCCGGAGCGGCAAAGATGGGCCTCGATCCCGACGAGCCACTCGATTGGAATACAGTCGGCGGGGAAGGAGCGCTCGACATGGTGCAGCGTCGACTGGACAACATCGGCAGCCAGTCTATGGATCAAATTCACAATAAGCGTATGGAAGCGGCATTTGGCCCAGACCTGTCCCATCACGGTGATGAAGAACATCACGAGAGACATTGGGAGCCATACGCCGGCCTTATATGGTCTCGCGCCCAAAAGAGCAGGCACTATGATGATTTGACTGTTGGGGTAGACAATGATGGCGACGGCTATCCCGATGCCGTGGATCCAGACGGAGACTACATCGATCCCGATCCCACCGTCACAACCACCACAGATCGGGCCTATACGGAGTTCAATCCGGAGACCGGCAACTGGGAAAATACTCGCCGACATACCGCTTGGGACGCACAGCAGATGCGCGATCTTAAGAGCCAGCGCGAAGACAGTGAGCATGGTAGTCATCCGAGGGATCCCTATGGCGGCAACCCCGACGACCCGGAGGACAATCCAGTACCGTACAACACTTTTCAAACACGCGATGTTGACGCTGCGGCATACGAACACGGACCCGGGTCCGAGGTTTCTGACGAAGAATATATAAAGAACCTCAACACAATAGCAGATCTCGGAGATGAGGAAGAAGACGAGTGGAGTATCGATGGAGAGAGTAGTTATTCCGTAACTGCGGAGCAAAAAATATTTAACAATTGGCGCAAATTCTTGACGGAAGCTCAACAAGCGCCTCACCAAATTTATTGCGACATGGATGGAGTTCTGGTGGACTTTGTTCGTGGAGCCATAAAGCAAATTAACGACGATGTTAATAACGACAAGTTGCCAGATGATGTTGGTGGTTCAGGAAGTCTTAATTCTTTAGGTCAACTACGCATGGCTATGCGTCGAGAAGATGTGGATGTTATTGAAGAAGAACATATTGAAAAGAATGGTGATGGCTCAACGACAATTAGAAAGGCCGCAATAAAATATATGTACGAAAGACTCAGAGACGATGAAGATTTCTGGGCAAATCTGCCTTGGATGCCCGGAGGCCGGGAACTGTGGAATGCCATTAAAAAATATGAGCCAATGATCCTCACCGCGCCGATGGGCAAAGGTTCTGAACGAGGCAAAGAAAAGTGGATCGCGAAGAATCTTAGACCGAGCCCGAAGCAGGTTTTTATGTCGCATGATAAATATGAATGGGCCATGTCCGATGGTCAAAGAAATGTTCTGATTGATGACTTTATGACGAATATTAAACCTTGGAAATCTCACGGAGGAATTGCGATTCACCACGATCCAGAAGACATGAAGCACACAATGGACAAGCTGACACAAGCAGGATTTAAGGTCTTGCGCGCACCTAATGAACACATGGACGATGAGGCACCTGTAGAAGATGAAGATTAAAGAGTTATTTACCAAGCATCCTGCCGAAGTAGGAGAAAATTATTGTGAACATTTTGTCACCGCTGTAGGCATCTCTTTAAGGCTAATGGCCGGCGCATTAATGCAGTTCTTGCATGCACTTTTTCCATTTTTTACTCCCCCGCTTGGCCTGGATGTTTGCTCTACCATTAAATATTTACAAAATAAAAGTCCGGACGAGCGAAAAAAATGTGATGACGACAAAAGGTAAAAAAACCTCAATTACGATGGCCGTCGCCGCAATAATTAACCTTTAGAATTTTCACTTTAAGCTGCGATCTTAAAAAAACCCTTTATTAAATCGCGCCAACGGTGAAATTTAGCATTTTGGCACCTACCTACTAATGAGGGGTAAGTGCACATGGTGGGTATAAAAAAGATTGTATTCGCAGCAGTCAGCATGGTTTTTTTAAGCTGTGGTGGTCCAGCAGTTCCCGCGACAAACCCCTCGATAGTCGTTCAAACTCCAGCCGTTGAGTGTATAGTTGAAGCATCGGAAACTACTGTTCAAACAAGCCAATCTAGGCGCATGCGCCGAGTTGCAGATAGAAGCAGAAACGCAGCAGTACAAGTGTATGCGCCAGACATGTCAGTAAGAGGTTCGGGCACATACTTTAGTATGGGCGATCATTTGGTTGTAGTCACCGCTGCTCATGTTGTTAGAGATATGCCATTTATGATCATAGTCGCACAAGACGGTGAGCAAAGTATGGCGATTACAGCATATGTACAGAGCGAGGGAAGCCAGGATATGGCTGTGCTGCTGCTTCCTTCGCCGTTAGAGAGCCGTACAGCTATAGAGTTTGAAGCACTGCAAGATCATAGTTCCTTGATTGGGCAATCGCTGGTATACACTGGTTTTCCCGGACACCATGACTTGCTTACGATATTTGGACTGGCAGCGGGCATAGAACACGGAAATATTATAATGCAATCCTATGCATGGCCGGGCGCTAGCGGTTCGGCGATATTCGATGACCGTGGCCGCGTTGTTGGAATATTAAGAGCTATTGATGTGAACCAAGGGTTCATCGGACCTCAACTTACAGAGGACATAGTTTGGCTACATCCGGTTAATGATTTAGAACTGACTAAGGTTATAAAGTTTTTAGATGTATATGAGATACTGATCGAAGAGGCAGAATAGAAAAAAGGAGAAATACAATGGACTGGGCAAGGCGCTTGATGTTAATGTTTACAGCAGTGTTTTTGTCTACAAGTTTATCCTGTATGTCTCCGGATTATTCCATAGTTACCGGCGGCGAGAGCGAAACTGTTTATGTCGAAGTAGAGGTGCCCGTATACATTGAGACAGAAGTGCCTTCCGATCCGGGTGAAATATGGATCGACTCTTTCGTCCAACCTATGAGTGTCGATGGTGTTGACATTCTTTGGGTAATTGACACTTCCGGATCGATGAATATATACGATGATGAGTTATTGGCCGGCATCGAGGCTATGATGAACGCACTCCCAGCATCCGGCTGGAGACTGGCTATGACTTCCAATGACCCAACAAAAGCCTCCGTGGAAGCACAGTTCCCGCTCGTTCCTGGCGACGATGTTGAAGACGCCAAAGATATGTATGAGGCTATGGGCGTCGGCCACAGAGAGGAGGGCCTAGACGCAGCATACGAATATCTTGTTAATAACTCCTACGCACAAACATGGTTACGCCCAGATGCCGCTCTACTGGTAGTTCAAGTTTCTGATGAGGAAGACCAAAGCGATGATCATTTCGCAAATGTTGACGACTTCAAAAGCTGGTACGGTATACAGAGAAATGGATCTGCATATATTTCTAGCATTGTTACTCAAGATCCATCAGTTTCGGTGTGCGAAAGAGCGCCAAGCACTATGAATGTTGGCGACAGATATATGGATGTAACAAATTATTTCGGCGGAGTCATTGTGGATATTTGTGCTGAAGACTGGTCCCCTGGCGTTGCCGATGCATCGAATCAGTTAGAGCCGCACGAAGAGTGGGCGCTTACCCACGAACCGATAGAAGACTCCATCAGAGTTTTTATCGATCAGCAGTTAAATTGGGATTGGCACTACGATGCCACATCTCAAAAGGTTAATTTTGATGTGATTCCACCAGCAAATGCGTGGGTTGAAATTGGATATAGGTATTTCCCAGATGATGAGCAAGATACAGGAATGGATACAGGCCCGAATTGAGAGCTTTAGAGCGTGGTTATATTGGAAAGACCTCGCCTTTAAAGACTTGATCATGATTGTGCTTTCGTTCTTGTGGCTCGCTGGATTTATCATATTTCTGAGTTGTGTTCTCATCTCATGCGCCACCACATCAGAAGACACAGCACATTACGAGGCTTCTGAAGAAGATGAGTTTGTAAACAACTGGTGGTCTCTAGACACTAGCAATGTAATTTTGAATCAAGTTGTGGGCGATAACAGTTGCTATAAATTCTATGAGTATAGTAGTGAAACATATGGAGACTGGCGAAAGATGTATGGCAGAGACAGTCTTGAGGAGGGAAGCTATTTTGTAGCCGACTGGGAAAGAGTGGGTACGAGTTCTATTGTAATTTCTGAAAAATATGAACTTGCATACGAAAAGGATTTGGATGAATGTTACACACTGCAGGCATACTCTTCCCTAATGAGCGCGGAGGGCCGCGCGTGTCCGTGCGAGATAGAATGATATGTCTAACAAATATGAAAAAGAATATCTAAAGATAGTAAGGACAGAGCCCGCGCCACTTCGAGATGAAGGTTTAAAATTCGAAGAGATGAAGGGAACAACATTTAGAGAGAGGTTAAAATGGAGAGGGATTGAGGCCAAATCTCTCATGATTGGATTGACCGCACTCTCTATTATGGCAAGCACTGTGGTGCTTTTAACGCTAGCGGTTATACTTGGTTCACTAAATTAAAATATTCGCTATTTACATTGTGCTGGAGGGTATGATATGGGTGAAGTAATTTTTATTATCGTTTGTGTCGCCATCGTAATGTTGTTAGCAATAATTCGCGCCCTTGCTCTCAGGGCTAAAAAACAAGAAGAGATGCGCGCCCGAATCATAGAGATAGAGAAGAAGAAAGAAGTATTACATAGTCTCATCAAATTGAAGGAAAAAAAAGATAAAAGATATGGTAAGAAAAAAACACAATAACTTTGACAATTTGTAAAATTGGTGTTATGATGTATAGCAAACTATTTAATATTGATAAGGAGAAAAAATGTTCAAATCCCTAATGCGTTTCTTGGGCTTCAGAAGCAGCCAAAAGAAACAAGCAGAATTTAACCTATTACAGCTAAAAGTTGAAATCTTGGAAAAATCTAACGAATTACTTTTGGAAGAAATCGAACGCTTGAATAACGAGCTTAATGTCGCCAACAAGGCACTCGAAGGTAGGCTGTCTGAGGATAAAGCTGCCATGCAAGCTCTCGAAAGTCTTATGAAAGAGTTTGATATGATGGCGTTAGAATCCATGGAACCGATTGGTGACGCATAATGCCAAAAAAAATCAAAGATGCAAAACATGCGAAGACCGCGTGGAAGACCATCTCGCGTGAGCAAGACAAGCCTTGGGGCCACGAACTTGTTTGGTCGGGCCATGATTTTATTCATGGTAAGATTCTGTATATCAAGAAGGGGCACAAAACTAGTCTAAAATATCATGCGCTCAAGGCAGAGACTCTATTTTTCCTGACCGGGCGCGCACATGTGACCTATGGATCCGAACATTCGTTTGCCGACCCAGTGCTGTATCCTCTAAAAACGGAAGAGTTTGTTGCTGGCGATACGCTAATGGTTCAGTCGGGCTGTCCATACAGGATATATGCCGTGGAAGATTGCGAAGTAATTGAAATCGGGAATCATTTATCGGATAAACCAGTTAGAATAGAGGACGACTATGGGAGAGCTAATGCCGAAAGCAAGCAAAAATAAACCTTCTGATACTAAAAAGTTTGAGAGTACAGACGAGGTTGACGACGATTTACGCCCCAAGCCGCCACCCCGACTTGCCCCCAGAGGCATTCGGACATTTACGGTCTGTCGTCAAAGTGATGAATCGGGCGTATCTGGCGAAGGAGTTGTGATAGAGGGTGTGCTGCTAGGCACCGGCCACTGTATTGTTCATTGGCTCTATCCCCCTCCGCGCGGAGGAATAGCTATATTTGACTCAATTGATGATTTTCTCAAAGTCCATGTTAAGCCGCACCCCACGAATAAAACCATTATAACTTTTGAAGATGGCGAACAGCAATCACATTAAGATGGAGAAACCATGCAGTGGATAAGCAAAAGAGGGAACTTGGTATAGGTGATATAGTTTGGCTTAAGCCATCTGCTGCTGGGTATCCGATGATGACAGATCCAGAAAACGAGCTTGGCGTAGGCCTCGTACTTGAACACGGAACTGAGGAGTTTGCAAACAGCAGAGTTGGCATGGTTAGGGTGCTTTGGACACGAAGCAACACAAAAAGATGGGAGTTTATCGAAGATTTAGTGATTGTTAAACATAAATAGTATATGGTGCTCCTGCGCGTCGGTGATTTAGTACGATGGAAAAGCTCGCTATTTTTGGTGGAGAATGGTGTGGAAGTTGATATAGGAAGATGGCATCACGCGCTGATATTGTCTATTACAACTCAAAAACACATGCTGACAAAAACGGAATACACAGAGGCCAACAGGATCCGCCTGATGTTAATAGGACCGGATCACGCTGCTCGTCAAATAGAAATGACCGTTGAGGCCTTTTACGATATGGGAGATTTAGAAAAGATCACCGGCGGCGCGTGGGTTAACGCAGGAAAGCTCTAGTTATTACACGGGCACTTCGCTCG